AACTAAAAAGGTTGATGATGAAATTGCTCGTTCAATAGCTGAAGATACAAGATTAGACCAAAAAATTGATGATGAAATTGCTCGTTCAACTGAACAAGATACATTAATTACTGGACGTTTAATTGCAAAAACAGGTAGTGTGATGGATGCTGCTAATGGAAGTTTAACTTTAGCAACTGAAGATGCTGCTAATTCAATAACAATAAGTTTAGATTTTAACTTCGGTTCAATCTAATTATAGTAAATAAAATTTAGAAATATAATAAAAAAATGGGTAAAAGATTGCAAATAAGAAATCATGCTGAAGTCTTTGATACAAGAGATTCAGCTTTAGCCTATATTAACGATATATACAAGGGTCAATCATTAGTTGCTGAACCAACAGTTTATCTGTATGGTTCAGCCTTGAACCCTAATATTATTCTTGCTATTGGTTCAGTAGGTAATGGTTCATTAGCTGCTAAAAACAAAGTATTTTTAATTGATACTGCAAGATTAGACGCTGATATTGCACAATTGAAACAAGATGTATCTGGTGATACTGAAAATATTCAAGATATTTTAACTAAATTAAATGCGGTTATTGTTGGTTCAGGTCTTGATTCTGATGGTACTTATCAAGTAGATATTGATGATGATTTATTAAAAAAAGCAACATCATTAAATGATGCCATTAAAAAATTATCCGCATCATTACAAGCAACTGCCAAAGCAACCGACTTAACAGTTAAAGATAGTGAAACTGTGCATTTAGAAACAACTAAGACAAGTACAGGTGTACTTTTACAAGCGTTTTCGAAAATATCAGAATATGGTAAATTAGACCCTGATTTTAATGATAATATCCTTATCAAAATGTCAGATGGTTTATATGCAACAGTTGACTTATCTTATGATGAAAATACTGGTATTTTGACATTCACAGCATCTAAAACAAAAGATGATGGTACAGTAGGTGTTCGTATTATTGAGAAACAATTTAAAATTGGTTTACATACAACTATGAAATCAGTAAGTTATGACCCTGAAACTGAAACTTTAATTTTTATTTTAACAGATGCAGATGGCAATGAATATACTGAAGTTGTAGATGCAACTGGTTTAATCACTGAATGGGATGTTGAAAACAAAGTAGGTTCTGCTGTTTATTTAACTAAAACAAGAGTTAAAGATGGTCAAGATAAACTTTCGGCTGATGTTATTATTTCAAGTGGTGATGGATGGAATATATTGGAAAAAAGTAAAACAACAGGCGGTTTATTTGTTAAAGGTTATGCAAATAATATTAAATATAAAACTGATGTCACTGTTGAAAATGCTTTAGATACTTTAACATTAAATGACCAAACAAATTTAGCTGATGCAAAAGCATATACAGATGCACAAGTATCTGCTGAAACTAACCGTGCCAAAGGTGCAGAACAAGTTTTAACAGATAATTTAGCTGCCGAAGTTACACGTGCAAAAGCTGCTGAAAAAGCTAATGCTGATGCAATTGCTATTATTAATGGCGATAATGATACTGTTGGTTCTATTAAAACTGCATTAAAAGATGCAAAAGCATATACAGACATTGAAACTGACCGTGCCAAAAGTGCAGAACAAGCATTACAAGTAGAATTAAATACATTAAATGGTAATGAAGCCGTTTCTGGGTCTGTTAAAAATGCAATATCAATTGCTAAACAATATACTGATACACAAGTAGATGCTGAACAAACTCGTGCTGAAGCTGCTGAACAAGTATTAACAAATGCTGTGACAATTATAAATGGCAATGAAGCACAAGAAGGTTCTATAAAAAATGCAATAGTTATCGCCAATGAGTACACTGATGAACAATTAGCACAACATGACCATGATTCATTAATTAAAATTGATGAATTAAGAGATGATTTAAATGCTGAAATTAAAAGAGCCACTATTACAGGAAAAGAAAGCAAATCATTATTAATGAATATTACACAAGGTTCAACAGGAACAACTATTTCAGGTGATGTTAAAATATCTACTATTACAGGTAATATTATATCAGAACAAGATGGTGGTATTTTTGCTTATGTAACATTAAAATATAATGCTGCGGAAAATGCTCTTTATTTTAACAATGGAACGCCTGTTGATACTAAAATCCAATTATCATCTGCAAGTTTAGTTGATGATGCTTATTATGATGCAAGCACAAAAACAATTATAATTGTATTTAATGATGCTGATAAAACAACTGTTAAAATTCCTGTTGGTGATTTAATTCCTACATTAGCTGTTGGTAGAGAAACAGGTAGTGCAGTTATTATGAGATTAGTTACTGAAGAAAATCTAAATACAATATATGCTGATGTCGATATTTCAACTGCATCTGTAAATATATTACAAAATGTTAATGGTGCTCTTTTAGTACGTGGTACTGCTGATAATATCAAATATGGTCAAAACAGTAATGTTGAAGCTGCTCTTGATAATTTAACATCAGCTTCAACAGGTAATTTAGCTGCTGCAAAAGCATATACTGATGAACAAGTTGCTATTGAAAAAGCTCGTGCAGAAGGTGTTGAAAGTACATTAAACACAACTATTCTTAACAATACAACAAATCTTCAAGGTCAAATAACTGCTGAAGTTACACGTGCCACTAAAGCTGAAGAAGCAGAAACCAAACGTGCTGAAGCTGCTGAAGCTGCATTAGACGCAAAAATTGGTGTTAATAGTGATGCTATCACTATCATTAATAGTGATTCTGGTACTACTGGGTCAATCGCAAATGCTGTTGCTACCGCAAAAGCTGCCACTGATACTGCAATTGAAAATGAAAAAGATAGGGCAAAAGCTGCTGAAGCTGCATTAGACGCAAAAATTGCTATTATAAATGGTAGTGGTGTAGGCTCAATGTCTGACATTTTAGATAAAGCAAAAGCATACACTGATACTTCAATTGCCCCAATAGCAGGTCAAATTGAAAATGCTAAACAACAAGCAATTGCTGCTGCTGCAACTGATGCGACAACAAAAGCCGACAAAGCTAAACAAGAAGCAATTACTACTGCTGCAACTGATGCAACAACAAAAGCAAATTCTGCTGAAACAAATGCGATTTCGGCTGCTGCTATTGATGCAACAACAAAAGCTGACAAAGCATTATCTGATGCAAAATTATTTACAACTTCTGCAACAACACAAGCATTGGCTGATGCAAAAGCATATACTGATGCACAACATATTTATGTAACAGGTGCTAGTGTAAATGCATCAACAAACGTAATAACATTAGGTTTCCAAAACAGTGTTCAAACTGTGAATATTGACATTTCTTCAATAATAGAAGCTGCTGTAACTAAAGCAGTTACACAAGCTGTTGCGCAAGCTAAACAAGAAATTCAATATACAATTGTTCCTACTTCTTCTACAAATGGTACAGTTGATAATAGTAAGAGTCCTCGTGAAATTTCTATTGATGTTACAAATGTTAACAATGGTACATATACAAACACTCCTTAATAAGAGTGCATATATACGAAAAGGAGAGCAGTTTTGCTCTCCTTTTTTATTGCATACTTTCCATATAACTATTATATTTTTCTTCTGAAATTTTATCAAAATCTTTATCAATAATATCAAAAATACTACCAATAGCCACTTTCCATTTTTTAGAAATAAAATTATTTGAATTTACATCTTCTTCAACAATTTTCAATAATGAAGCTGGTAATTCACCTTCTTCCATAAACTCATTTACATCTTCTTTTGTTAAAGAGTCTATAATTTTGTTGTATGCTTCAACCTCTTCTTTAATTTCAGCTTCTTCTAATTGTTTTTGTCTTGTATCATAATCTTCAAGAACTTCCTGCCAATTAATTCCACATTCTTCAACGAATGGTGGTACTTCACCTGCCGATTTCCAAAATCTTATTTCTTTATCTTCAATAGTCATTAATTGTTCATATGTATCTTGGTCAGTTGGTTTGTAAGGTTCTCCTGAAACCAATTTTGATTGGTCAACAGTAAAATAATTTCTATCTTCTGGATTATTAATTAATATTTTATCTCTAATATCCTTAGAGAAACAAACTAATAATGGTTTGATGCGTTTATTAAACTGTTCCAAATATTTTTGTACATTATATTCAGTATCTTCATCGCAAAATGTATCATTTTCATCTTCAACCACTTCATTATCAAGCAATATACAATTAAAAATTAATTCATCCTCTTCAGTTAAATTAGGGTATTCAACTTTAGCACACTCCACTTTATCTTTATAAACAGGTAAATCACGTTCATTATTTTTTACTTTTTTTCTATAAGCAGTCCACATTTTATCAACTTCCTTCGTAATTTCAACCTTTTCTTCGCCTTCGATTGTGTAGTAATGTGTTACTCTTTTAACATCTGAATGTGATTTGGATTTTCCTGTGTTAATATAATATATTGCATCACCCATATGAACATTCAAATTATGTTTTATCGCTAATTCATACCAAGCTTGTCTTGCTTTTTTACTACCTGCTGCTGTAACGTTCCCACAATCTTTAATATATTCAGACAAATCTTTTTTAATTTTACCAACTGAAGCAATTTCTTTCAATGGTATTTTCAAATTATATATTTTATCAATATAATCATAATACATAATCAAAAATTCTTGTCCTTTACCAAATAGTAATAAATCAATTGCTTTATTCATGAATTTTTCTATATACAATGGCATTTTTTTAGATTTAATTGTATTACCAACTAATTTTGTTTTACCATTTTCCAAATAATCAGCATAATTTTTACGAGAGAAATTAATAGTTGCTTGGGCATATTCATCAATACCAAGCCCCATTTTACCTCTCATGAATAAATCATTAAATTCAGCAACATCAGCTTCTACACCATGATATTCTTGCCCTTCTTTTGTGTTACGATTAAGACCTTTCCCAATATAATGACGTTTATTTAGTTCTTCTTCAGGTGGCATTTGAAAGTTTACCCCATCAGTGTCCATTACAATAGGCTTATATCCTCTATCTTTAAACCACTTGTTCATTAATCTTAATGATTGTCTGCCAATACAAGTTGTTTTTTCAGCACACATTAAATCGCCCCAATTAAATAAATTAGGAGCACCAAAACCACCAAAGAATGAATTACCAAATATTTTGAATGGCAACTGTTTTTTATCATTAGCTGATTCTTCAGATTCATATTTTTGAAGTTCTTCTTTTAACAGTTTTAATTCCTCAGTTGTTCCTAAAAAAGTTTCAATATATTCTTTTTTCTTTTTAGCCTTTTTGCCTGCAACGCTTTTCAAGCCTTTGAATTTTTCACGTTCAGATAAAATATATTCCAATAAGGCTAACATAACACCTGAAATATCTTCACCTGTTGAAATCATCCAACTTAAAATAATAGATGGATAAAGAGAATTATAGTCCAATTTAACAACTCTATCAACATATCCAACTGATAGAAGTCTTGATAAACCGCCTGTAAATGCTCCAGATGATGCATATGATGGTAACGCAAGGTCATTTTCATAACTCCAAGCCAACATAATCATTTTCCATGTAGCTGCTGTACCCATTGTACACACTTTTCCAAAAGTCGTTGGAAGAAGTTTTCCCAATAAGAAATTAGACTGATTATATCTTAATTCTACTTTATCTGTTTCATATAAGTCATCCAACAAATATCTTTCAACAATATATCTTCCAGTTGTCTTTACATATATTTCGTTTGTTGAATTATCTTTGATAGTGCCATCTTCCAATAAAGTGTAACGAATTTTTTCTTCAGTAATTTCTTCAAATTTATTACCAGATACAATTTCAGTTAATTTGTTTATTTCTTCTTCATGTTCTAATAATTCAGTTTTATTATGAATATAACTTTGAATTTCAGTGATTTTCTTTGAAGCGTTTTCAATTTCTTGTTCTGTATAAAAAGTTAACTGTTTCTTATCAATTACCTCATTATAAGTTTTGGAAAATGTCTTATCAGTTATTTTAAACCAGTGTCCATTTTCATCATTAAATGCATATTCATTTACAGTGTCAGCCCATGTAACATTAATATCATTACCTGGTACATAAACACGATTAGGCTTATTTAATTTAGAATATTTTGTGACATATTTCAAATCAGCTTTTTTCATGTTACTGTCCTGTGCTTGCGCTCTTCTAACAGCATGTAATGAATCAGTTACATTAAATCCCCAAATTACTGTTGGGTAATAATATTCAATTTCACCGCCCAATTTAAGAACTGACTGTTTCTTTTTCTTATAAATTGATTTTGGAAAATATTTTGCGCTTTCAATTTGCATAGAAGTTCCTAACAAAGCCAAACGTTTTATTAAAAAGTCCCAGTCAAAGTTCTCAGAGTTATGCCCTGTTATAACATCAGGTTTTTCATTTCCAATTATTCTTAAACACTCTCTAATAGCTTCTAATTCATTTTGTAACCGTTCTTCACCTTCACCTGTAATTGTGATGATTTTTTCAAAACCCTTATTTGTTCTAATACCCACCTGATTGATAGCACATCTTTCTGCTTCCAAACCCTGGGTTTCCAAGTCCCATTCAAGACGTTTCAATTGGTCATAATCATCATATCCTTTGAATAACCGTTTACCCGTAGAAATCATAAATTGCTCAACAGGTGTAATTGCTAAAAATTCTTTACTACTTCCTGTTGAATTTTTATCATTAGAATATATTGGCTTTTTTCCTTCAACAAAGAATTGACTAAATTTTTTAAATGGCATTGAAAATTTAGCATAAAACATCACACGATAACCATTTTCAAGACGTTCAGTAGTCTCTCCTTTGTTGTTGTAAATATTTAAGCCTTTAGTTGCAATACCATATTCAGCCATCTTCTTCATAAGCAGCTTTCTATCTCCACCATATAATTGTCTTGCTGCTGATTGTTTTGCCCACACAAAAGGATAAAACGCTTCACGTTTCATTCTTTTAATACCTTTTGCATCATTATATATAATGATAGCATCTTTATCATCATAACTGCACTCAATATTAATGATACGTTCCATTGGGTCATGCCCTTCAAGGAATTTATTGATTCTTTCAGAGGTTATTTTTTCTATCATAAATTACTATTTGATTTCTGTTTAAAAGTTAAGGTCACATTTCAATGACCATCATTTTTGCAAATATACAACTTAGTTTTAATTAAAACCACAAAAAAATCGCATATATTTTATTACATGCGATTTTTAATATTATTTAATGATTTACTTTTTTATAACACCATCCATGATATAAATCATCAATTCATCTTGGATTGGCATAATCAGTTCACCAACTGGGTATGTTTGTTCACCACTCACCAAATCAGGATTAAAGTTGATTTTAAATTGCCCTCGATATATACCAGGTTGTTTTGTGTCCCTTTCTTTCCATTCATATACAATTACAAATTCATCAACACAACTATTATTTTCACGTGGCACTATTGAAGCTTTTGCATTCGCAATTTTCATAATACCATTGTCAACATTAGTCATTGAAAATGTAATAGAAGCGTTTTGTATTGCTTCATAAAATTTGTTAAAGTCATGTCTACCATCATTTATTAACTCCATTCTAAGATGTGGCAAGACCGAGTTTTTATTTATATAAAATTCTTGTGCCATATTAATTCATTGCTAAATCATTTTTTATTATACTATCTAATGGCATTACATTTCTATATATTGCTCGATTTTTAAAATCTACTGAGAAATCATATCTTATTAAATAATCTGAACCAATAATGCCAATTATTTCACGACCACAAGCACTTTTAATATTACTAATTACACCTCTCAAATCTGATGTCATAAATTGATGCTGTATTTTTACAGAATCACCCAATTCGCCTATTATATATGATGCTTGTACATCTTTACCGCCTGAAACACCATGAATAGTCAAATCAATATATTTAATAAATTGAAAATCATTTTTATGCTTCAAATAGTAAGTTTCATCTATTAATGACATATTAGCTCCTGTATCAATAATAAAATATTTTTCTTCACCATTAACAGGAATATTTGTTATTGGTGTGTTTATGCCATCGTTTTCAGTCTGTTCGAAATAATATAAGAAATCAGTATTTTTCTTTCCATTATCACATGATGTTATACATAATGTACATAACATTGATAGCACTAAAAACAGTTTTACAATTTTTCTTTTCATATCTTTTTATATTGTTTGCAAAATTAAAAATTTAATATATAATTTCCAAATTTTAGAAGTTAATAATATTAAATTACTCCTAATATAAATAGCTTTTTTTAAAGCATAAAATAAAACTATTTATATAAAAACATTATAAAATGGCAATTGATAATGAAAAGAAAAAATTATTTCATCAGGTAAGAACTCGTTTAGGTGCAGGTGTAAGAGGTGTTGAAATTACTGATGACATGCTATGTGATTTGCTAGAAATGTGTGTTAATGATTATGCTGAGAAAGTACAAAATTGGATAATCGAAAACCAATGGGCTAGCTTATATGGTAAAAATTTATCATCAACTGATATGGCATTTGCATTATCAGTTAGAACATTAGATTATATGAAAGATTATTCTTATTGGTTTTCCAAAGAAGTTGGTTTACAACAAAGAGGACCTTGGGAATTAAAAAAAGATTATGTTGAAGTTGAAAAAGGTAAACAAGTTTATATTATACCAGCGGGTAGAGAAATAAATAAAGTACTTTATACAACCCCCCCAACTTCACAAGCAGCTTTATTTGCTAATTATGCAGGTATTGATGTTGGTTTTGGTGGTGGTTATGCTCAGATTGGCGGTGGTGGAGTTGGCTCAGGACCTATTGGTGGATTTTATACAATGCCAGCATATGATACTGTATTATTATCTGCTGACTTAGCATACAAAAACCGATTATTAAGGTCTGATTTAACTTATAAAGTAACAGCAGGACCAAATGGTACTAAATTATTACATTTATTATCTACTCCTGGTTCTAACTTATCATTTGGCTTTTCTGGTCCTGGAATTGGTGTTGGTGCAGGTTTATGGGGAATGGTAGGATGTCAGGTATGGTACACTTATTATGATGTAAATCCTGGGGATGAAGATGAATGTAGAAAGCAAAACCCTGATTTATTAATATCTCCTGACCAAGTACCTTTGGAAGAGATGGATTATTCATATTTAAACAGTCCAACTAAAACAATTGTACGTCAGTTATTGGTGGCAGAAGCAGCTCATACATTAGGTTTAGCTAGAGGTAAAAATTCTGGTAAAATTTCTATACCAATGGCAGAAATGCAAATGGATTATCAAATGTTATTAAATTTTGGTACAGATGAAAAGAAAAATGTAATGCAAAAATTAGAAGAGAGACTGTTAAGAATGTCACCTACTGAAGTCATGAAGAGACAAGCTGAAATTGTTGAAGCAGCTATGCAAGCAAAACGTGGAGTGCCACTTGGTTTATATGTAATATAAAATAAGGGAGCAGTTGCTCCCTTATATCTTTATACCCAAGACATTAACAATCCTCTTTTGGCTAAAATTAATTCAACATCCACTAATGGCATACCAAAATGAAATACTAAACGACCCTCTTCAGGATATTCAAAATCAGGGTCATTATCAGGATTATCTAGGTTTTCAGAAGCCAATGCAATACAATTATCTCTACAATCTTGCATTGAAAAGCACATATTATCTTGCGCCAAATCAAATTTTATATTATAAATTTTTAATTCCTTTATAATTTCATATTGAGAATCTTCAAATAAAAAATCACCTGCAATACCACTAGGTTTTTCTTCAAAACCTTCAGCCCAAAATGATTCTTTTTGCGCATCATCGCCAAATAAAAATTGATACAATCTTCTACCATCCACATCAGTTCCTTTTTCCCTAACATATAGAAGTCTCATATCATCATAATTTTCAACATCATCTAACATATTATATATCAATTACTTTGTTATTTTTAATAAAATTGATAAAGACCATTGCACAAGCTTCTGCATCAGCAAGAGCATTATGATAATTTTTTAAATCATAGCCAATATCTTCACATAATATATTTAGTTTGTGTGAATCTAAATGTTTATTATATTTTCTTGATAATTTTAATGTATCAATATATTGATAATCATTGTTAGTATCAAATGCTCTTGAACAAGCATTAATGCAGCTTTTCTCAAATGCAGCATTATGAGCAACAATTGGTGAATTACCAATCATTTTATCTACTTTTTCCCACACTTCAGGAAATTTAGGGGAATTTTTAACATCTTTATATTGCAGTCCATGAGCAGCAACACAATGTTTTTCAAAATATTTTGTCTGTGGATTTATTAAACTATAAAATTTATCTACAATTTTACAGTTCTCTATTATAACAACACCAACAGAACACACAGTTTCACGATAACCATTTGCGGTTTCAAAATCTATTACTGCAAACCTATTGTTTGTTTTTCTTTTTACCATACATTTTTAAATCTTTTAAAATTTCTGAATTAATTAGTTCTTCCATTTTTGGTGAAAGTTTTCCATATGAGTTTAAACCACAATTAAATGTAGTTGATTCAGAAAGAATTTTTTCAACATCTTTTAGAGTTAGTACTCTAAATACATTACTTTTCATTTTCGCTTTTTATAACTGCTTTTATTATATCTTCTTTGGACATTACCTTTTCCCACATTTCAAGGGAAATATCATCATCGAATAGTTGATAATAAACAGTCACATCTTCTGTTTGTGATAAACGGTGTACTCTATCCATAACTTGCCAATTATCAGATGGAACCCATGAATAAGAATTAAATATACAAATATGGCTTTTTGTCAATGTAATACCAACCCCTGAAGCAAGAATCTGACCTATGAAAACTTTCTTTTTGGGGTTATTCATAAATTCATATTCAGCTTTATCTTTTTGTACATTAGTTTTCTTACCATCATAAACAACAGCCATATCACCAAAATGTTCTTTAAATTTTTTTACTTCATTTTCAAAGCAACAAACAATTAACACTTTTTCACCATCTTCAATATGTTCTTCTGCTAATGAAATTGTATTCTCAATCATTTTATTGGCTAAATATCTTCTCACAAGACCACCCTCAATGAGTTCTTGATATTTAGAAACATCAACACCTGTTAAATATTGTGCATTTAAATAATCTTGCCATAATTTACGATATTCAACCATTTCATCATCAGTTAAAGTGTAATAACGAGTAAAAATGGTTTTTTTAACCATTCCAGGAATATCTTTTTGTAATCGCCTAATATATAAATGTTTAATTTTTTCTCTTAATTCATCCAAATTACTTGCACCATCACAAATTTTTATCTTAGTTCCATCAGATTTATTTATGGTTTTTGCATCACAAAATCTATCCATATAATAATCATAATTTTTTGCTATATCAGCATCAATTAATTTTAAAATGTGATATAAATTAAGTGGTCTATTTGTCAATGGAGTGCCTGTTATACAATATATTGCTTTCGGTTTCGTTCTATTTAAAAAATCATCTAATGTTTTATATCTGACTGAAGTATTATTAGCCAATTTTTGTACTTCATCAATAATAACCAAATCAAACTGAGCAAGAAACAATTGGCTCTTAGATAAAGCTTCTTTAATTACTTCTTTTTTACGAGATTTTTTCATTTTTGGTTCCATCTCTCCATTTTTTCCCTTTTTACCTTTACATTTGACCATTATAGGAATTTTGATTTTTTTATTTTTCCCATTTTCGTCTTTATATGTTTCAATTTTATAATCAGGTTCTAATGGAATATGATAAAAATTATCCAATATATCATAATTTATTACAGTATATTGTTTGTCTGGCACCCACTTTTTACCAAAAATAATACCAATGTTATCTGGATTTGTATAATAAGATAATTCTCGTTTCCAAGTGCCTTTTAAAGATGCAGGACATATAATTAACACTTTTTTATATCCACCTGCCATAGATGCCACAATAGCTGAAGTAGTTTTTCCAAGACCTTGCTCATCCGCAAGAATAGCTTTATTCCTTGTTATAAGGAACTTTACTGCTTCTTCTTGATGTGGCTTCAATGAACGATTCAAATGGGCTGTAAGCGCATTATATGGAGTAAAATCAATATCGTTTGTTTTATAATCTTTAACAAAAATATCATCCATTAATGCTTTTTTAGGAACAAATGTTAATAATGGCTCTATTACTGATTTTCTATATCTTACATAACAATGATAACTATCACCCATCTCGCCTATAATAGACATTATAAGTAACTTTTCAGGAATAAAATCTATATCATTTTTATCTGCAAATGATTTTCCAAACCAATCTGTTATTTTAATGGTTTTGTTTACCTTTATAGGAGCATACTGATAATTTTCCAATATATATTTTATATCAAACTCTGATAATTTTCGATAGCCTTTATCTGAAAGGTTCTTCAGATAAGTTACATATAAATTAGTTCCATCATAATTTCTTATGATGGAGTATGCTTCTTCTATTTTAGATACACTAATTGCCATTATTTTAAACCATGTTTTTGCAAATATACGACTTATTCATCATATTTACAACTATTTATTTTAAAATATTCGATATGGCTAAAGTAATTTTTGCCCCTAATAAACTTGATAAAAATAAATTTACAATATTTTTAGCTGGTAGTATAGATATGGGGAAAGCTAAAAATTGGCAACAAGAAATTGAGGATAAATTAAAAGATGAAGATGTCATACTTTTTAACCCACGTAGACCTGATTGGGATTCATCATGGGAAGAATCAATCACAAACCCACAATTTAGAGAACAAGTGGAATGGGAATTAAATGCTTTAGAAGAAGCTGATATGATTGTTGTTTATTTTGACCCTAAAGGAAAAGCCCCTATTACATTAATGGAACTTGGTTTACATAAAGATGACAAAATTGTTGTATGTTGCCCTGAAGGTTATCATAAAAAAGGTAATGTAGATGTTGTTTGTCACAAATACAACATCAAACAAGTAGATGATATAGATGGATTGGTTAAAGAAATAAAAACTGAAGCATTTACCTTAGATGAATCTATTTGTAATAAATTTAAACAATTGATTAAATAATGAGTAACATAATACCAATTAACAGAAATAATAAGTTTTTCTCAAAAGAAGATTTTGATTTTGAGTTAGAACTTGGGATGGAATATCTTCAAGAAGATGTCAATCAAAGTATTATTCTCTATGAAGTTGATTTAGAAGCCACTAATATGAATGCTGTTTATAAAGAATCTAATCGTAATAATATTAGATTTAAAACCCCAAAAGAATTAACAGTCATATACGAAATAGAAGCACCTAGAACAAAATCATATGAAAATAAAACAAGTGGTGGTATTTATTCAATTAATGGTAATTTAAAGGTTGGTGTATTTCAAAAAACTTTAAATGACCAAAATTGTGAAATCAAAAGGGGTGATTATATTGGAATTGCCATTGATTCAGAAAGAATGGCATACTTTGTGGTTACTGATGATGGAAAATTGAACACTGATAATGCACATACAATGTGGGGAACAAAACCAATATTTAGAAGTATTGAAGCTACCCCAGTAGATAATAATGAATTTAATGGAATGTAAAATGCCTAGACAATTTTTAAATAAAATGAAACTTCGTGAAAAAGCTATTGGTAGAGATAGAAGGGAAAACTTTGCAAAAGAAATTCTTTACAAAGACACTCCACTTCCTAAACCATTAGAATATACTGATATTGATGCATCATTTAAAGATTTTGTGAGTGATACATTAGATATTGCATATGAGGGCAAAAGATTACCAACATTCACATTATTTAGTAATCAGCGTTTTTCTGAATATTCGCAAACATGGGAACATGTTGATGAAAATAGAAATTTATTAATGAATTTTAAAACAATAAGCCGTGAAAATAATCCTAGATTTGGTGAAAATCAAGGTGGGTTATGGAACATACCAGGTGAAAGACATTATACAATATTAACAAAAACAGTTCTTGATGATAATGGTACTGAAAGTTTTGAAAGATATTCTATGAAACAACCTTATGCTGTTGATTTAATTTATAATATTAATTTGATAACTAATAAATATGAACTGATTAATAAATTCAATGCACTTGTTAATGAAGCTTTTAAAGCAAGACAATGTTATATTAGACCAAATGGACATTTCATTCCAATGATATTAGATGAAATTTCAGATGAAAGTGAATATAGTATAGAGGACCGTAAGTTTTTCTCTCAAACTTTTACCATTAAAGTAATGGCATATATTATTCATGAAAAAGATTTTCAAGTAGAATCCTACCCAAAAAGAATAATGGTGGTATATGATGGAGATGCTAAAAAGAAAAAACCGAATGTTGATATTGAAGAATTAGATGATATTAATTATGAAAATAAAAGAATTGATATTTCAATTGATTTTCCTGAATTCATTGAAACTGTAACATTTACAATTGATTGTGATGTTAATGTTGAAAAATCTACACTGGATAATATAAGATATTATAGATTAAATGTTAATGGAACACCAATATTTCCAGAAAAAGGGTTTATATTAAAAGAAAATGATGAAGTTAAATTAAGAATTTTTAAATTTGATATTTCACAACCTTCAAAGTTAATGTTTCATGGATATGACCCAAATATTCGTTTAAAGAAAAATTACACTCCTGAATTAGTGAGAGATGAAAAATCTAATTATGAAGAGATTATTGTTGACTAAGAACTTTATGCGTATTATTTTTTAAATAAAAATGGATTTAAAATTATACGAAATAATAAATTTAGAACAGGCGATTGATGAATTAATTAAATATGATTTATCTTTCACATTTAAAGTTTCATTAGATATAATGCGGAACAAGGAAGCATGTAAAAATATTACTGATTTATTTTTCAACAGAATGTCAAAAATATTTGATAGTTATGAAAAATTATATGATGCATCTTTAAGAACTGAAGAAGAATCTATTATATTTAATGAAGCTTTGAATACGACTGTTGATGTACACATTAAACAATTATCTGTTAATGATATAGTAATTGAAGATAATGTTAAAGTAAAATTAGTTTTATTTAATAATCTAAAACCAATGTTAATAGATTATTAACATGAATTTAGCCTGTGTTTTTGTAATTACAATAGATATTTATATTAAAATAAAATATAAAAGAACATATGGCAACAAATAATAATAGTGCAAGACAGACACATGTTAGCCCTGGTATATATACTAAAGAAACTGATTTAACTTATGCCGTTAAATCATTAGGTATTACAACTTTAGGACTAGTAGGTGAAACTGTGAAAGGACCAGCCTTTCAACCACTTTTAATTGAAAATTGGAACCAATTCACTAACTATTTTGGTGGCACTAATCCATCACAATTTAAAGGTAGTGGATATTTGAAATATGAAGCTCCATATATCGCAAAATCATATTTAAGACAATCTAATCAATTGTATGTCACACGTGTATTAGGTCTTTCAGGATATAACGCTGGTCCTGCATGGGCTATTACTGCATATGCACCAGCAGGTAAAGACGGTAAAGATATGTTAATTGCTATCTTACGTTCAAGAGGTGAATATCAAAAAACTGCTTTTGTTTCAACTGCAACTGAAGAACAATGTGAAGATGTTTACGAATATGACAAATTAGTTTATTATGTTAGTGATGTTGATAATGTATCATTAGTTCCAAGTAAAACATTTAATTTAGGCTCAGGATGTGATAAGTTCTTTGGAGTTACAACTGACCCATCAGGTGATTCATACTTCAATGTAAGTCAAATAAATTATGGTAAATTTACTATTTCTGGTACTACTGATAAAGGTATGACTTTCTCATATGCAGTGTCTTTAAATCCAGGTGATAAAAACTATATTATCAATGTATTAGGTACTCAACAAGATATTGGTGACACCGAATTATATGTTGAAGAATTATATGATGTAGCTTTAGTACAGTTAATCGAAAGTGGTGATATTACAGGTATTAACAAACAAATGGTAGGTTTCCCACCAATTAAAGTTACTCCAGCATACGCTTCATGTAATGATTTATTATTAGAAGATGAACAACTTTTAACCAAAAGAGATATTGGTAAACGTTTCTTAGCAACTCAGGACTCAATTAACCCTGAAACTAAAAAAATGTGGAATGTTCACAAAACTACTGATAATGGCGTGAGTTATGTGGTAACTCCAGCGGTTGCAGGTAACATTTATCAAGTAATTTCATTTGTAACAACAGCAGGTACACGTGAATATTATTACAATGAAACAGGTGAAAAATTAGGAGATGCAACTCCTGATGAACAAAATGTATTGACTGAAGCTGTTGAAGTTTTATCAGATAATTTATTCTATGTTAAAGATGGCGAAAATATAAACCCAATTACTTGTGATTTAAATAATTACAAAGAACAGTATAGATTTGCTTCTACTCCTTGGATTGTTTCTGAATTGAAAGGTGATGCCCAAAATGTAGAATTAGTTAAATTATTCAGATTCCATACAATATCAGATGGTAATGCTTCTAACATACAAATTAAAGTATCTATCGAAAACATTAAGCCTGATGATGGTTTATTTGATGTTGTAATCAGAAGTTTTTATGATACTGATTCATCTCCTGTTGTTTTGGAAAGATATGGCAAATGTAATTTAGTTCCTGGAACTGCAAATTATATAGGTTTAAAAATAGGTACTTCTGATGGAAATTATGTTACAAAATCTAACTATGTGACTGTTGAAGTTAATGAAAATGATAGAGTAAAATCATCAATTCCATGTGGTTTCTTAGGTTATCCTGTTAGAGATTATTCAGGCTTAGTTCCTGGAAATGGTGTTACTGGAACGGTTAAACAACCATTATTACAATATAATGTTAATATTGATGAAGATATAAGAGCTAAGAAACAATACTTTGGTTTATCTAATTTAGTGGGTATTGATGAAGATATTTTATCATATAAAGGTGTTGAAGCATATAATGGTTTACCACAAGGGTTAACACCATCTTTCCATTTAGATTCACGTCTTGTATCTAAAGAAGATTTATCAACAGGAACAACAGGCTTTACACAAGTTGTTACAGTTGATGGGGAAACAGGCTATACTTGGGTAACTGTAAATAGAAATAATGTGACTTCTGAAGGTATTGAACCTCGTATTGGTACTGATGCATTGATGCAAGGAACAATATATGAAGATATTAATTATCGTAAATTTACTGTTCTTCCTTATGGTGGCTTTGATGGATGGGATGTTTATCGTACTTCAAGAACAATAACTGATGATTTCAAATATAACAAATATAAAGGAAGTATTAATACTAAGAGTGGTGTAGGTGCAAACTTCTCTATCATAAATGACCCTGTGACTTATAATTTTGATAGTGGAACAAAAGCAATTACTTCTGACTGGTACGCTTATTTATCAGCAATAAGAACATTTGCTAATCCTAAAACTATTGATATTAACGTTCTTGCAACTCCTGGTATTGACTATGTTAACAACCAAATGTTAGTTGAAGAAGTTATTTCTATGGTTGAAGATGAAAGAGCCGATTCAGTATATGTTGTAACAACTCCTGATAAACCTTTTGGTGCATCTGATAGTGTTAGTGACATGTTTACTCCTGATGAAGCCGTTTCCAATTTAGAAGAAACAGGTATTGATAGTAACTACACATGTTCTTATTATCCAAATATTCAGTACTTTGATGCTGATAACAATGTATATGTTTATTTACCACCCACAAAAGATGTTGTAAGAAATTTTGCATTAACAGATAATACAGCTTATCCTTGGTTTGCACCAGCTGGCTGGGATAGAGGTGGAATTGATGGGGTAAAACCAAAGAAAACTCTTAAACTTGATGAACAAGACACTTTATATACAGGTGGATTGAATTTCGTTCAAAGTTTTGCACAAGAAGGCTTTAGACTTTGGGGACAAAAAAACTTCCAAATTGCAGATACTCAAATGAACAGAATTGCTACAAGACGTTTGTTATTACAATTGAGAAAATTAATTTCTATTGCTTGTATCAAATTGATATTTGAGCCTAATGATAATACAACTAAAGAAACATTCAAATCATTGGTTAACCCAATTTTGGAAAATGTTTTCAATAATAGAGGTATATCAGACTTTAGAATTGATGTTGATGATTCAGTAGAAGCTCGTGATAGACATGAATTACCTGCAAAAATTTGGATTAAACCAATTGGTGCATTAGAGTATATTGATATTAACTTTATGATAACCCCTGAAGGCGCAAATTTTGAAAATTACTAATAGAAACAAATTAATATAAACAATAAGGGTGAGCTTAACCAACTCACCCTTTGTTATTTAAAAATATTTAAATAATCTTAAAGATATTTATTTATAAATAAGTTAGATTATGTCTCATAAAGAATCTCTTAATGAAGAAATAATATCAAAAATCAAAAAAGAATTACATAAAGATATGGACAATTCAACAAAGAAAACTATTGAAGAAATCAAAAATATTATAGGAAAAAAACAAACATTAGAAAGTGTTATTTTTTCTGAAGATGATGAAGAAATGGATGCTCAATCTTTAGGTGGTGAAATACCTACTGATATGGGACAACCTGAGCCACAAATACCACATACTGATAAAGGAATGGATGATGGAAATAATGACATGTCATCAATTGGAGAATTGATGCCTGACATCCAAAATAAAGTAAATACCATTAGACGTATGGCTTTAGAAGGAGTGACAAAATTAGCTGATAAACCATTATCACCTGAATACGACTTTTTTAAAAAAATATTTATGGATTGCGATAAACTATTTGTGAATAAAGACAAAATAAAACAATAATATGTTATTCAAAAAATCAAAATTTGAATAATTATATATAAATAATAAAATTAAATTAAAGACAAATATGAGCGATTTATTAATAAAAATGCCACTTGAATATGAACCATTAAAAAAGAATAGATTCTTATTCAGATTTCCATCTGATTTAGGCATTCAAGAATGGTGGGTAGCTTCAGGTTCAAGACCAACAATCTCTCAAAATGAAGTAGAAATTCCTTTCTTAAATACATCTAACTGGGTTATTGGTAGATATATATGGGAAGCAATTACAATTACATTAAGAGACCCAATAGGACCTTCAGCTTCACAAGCTGTTATGGAATGGGTTCGTTTACATTCTGAATCAGTTACAGGTAGACAAGGCTATGCGGTTGCATATAAAAGAGATATTGTTCTTGAAATGTTAGACCCAACAGGTGTTGTTGTTTCTCAATGGATTATCAAAAATGCTATGTTGACTAATGTTAACTTTGGTGAATTATCTTATGATGATGATGGTATTGCAGATATTACAATGACAATCAGACCTCAATACTGTATTTTAAGTTTCTAATATTAAGAAAAAATATTAATAAGAGTAAGAATTGACTTACTCTTATTTTTTTTTTTCACATACTCAACACCCAAATACTATCTTTGTTAATTACACAATAATCAACTATTTTATCATTATTATCAACATTTATTTTGTTTTTTATATATTCTATATCATTTTCTGGAATTGTATCATTTACTTCTTCATTTGGTATTTCTACTATATTTTCTGACACTTTCACATCTTCTAACATTTCATTTGGCACACAACTAATGAAATTTATAATACACAATATTGAAATTATTATTTTTCTCATAATTCATTTTGTTAGTTAAGTAGGTAAGAATGTTACCCACTTATTTATTTACTTTATATGGTTTCAAATTAAACTCTTCCGCTTCCACTGAAATCTTATATTCCATCTTGGGATTCAGGTTCACAATGTTGTTTCCCGTATTCAGTTCTATGTCACTGACCTTTCTTCCGTCTTGGAAGCATGAAACAACTCCCGTTTCTGTTGCATCATCCTTTATATTGATGATTAACTTTCCCTTATCCAAACGAATATCAATGGGATTGGGTGACATATAACCAAAGTATGTCAGGTTCTTGGATAAGCCCCACTGTTTGTCATACTTATAATTCAAATAATATTTCTTGCTTGGTGCGACAATCTTTGCATCCTTAAACTTCATGCCAAATGAATTTTCCGCAATCTTTGGTTGCGTTGCAGAGGTTACAATGATGCTGTCAAGATTGGTATTTATTGCTCTATCCTTGATAATGTCAGAATTGAAAGCATTCTCACCAATGGATTCAAGATTTTCAGGAAGATAAATTCTTGTTGATATGGTGTTGACAAACGCATTATCCTTAATCGTTTTAAGGTTCTTCAAGTTGGAGAGGTAGATATAACCATCGAATAAGTCGTTCCAAAAACGTTTTGCGTTTGGTTTATCAGGATTTCCACTATCATTGTGAGACGAATCATCCCATTGTTCTTCTGAATCCAAGTAAAGGTCAATGATGTTCGCAAGAGCATACTCACCAATTGAAGTTATATTCTTCGGTAAGATGATTGACTTATATTGTGGCTTTTTATTCAATTTCTTGTTGTTATAACTTTTATCAAAGGCATAAGGTGGTATCTCCCCATCAGGATATTCATGATAGCCGTTTAGAGTACCATTTTCGCCCTTATAACCACGAATTTCAATATCACCACACATTCTAACTTCATACAAGTTTGGAAGGCTGTCACGCATGAATTTGAAGTCCTCTGCTGTCAGGTATGTATGATGCCAAGTTCCATCTTCGGGATTCTGCCAATCACCATAAATAAGCATATTAATTGTTTTCTTATAATCTTCATAATTTGGTTCAATACCATATTCATCCCAATAACCTTCACTTGGGTTATACCAAGTTTGCACTTTATATTGAAGTGATTCATGAGGATATTTTTCACCCATCATAATCATTGCACTTCCCCATCCAGGTCCATTACCAAGGTCAAATTCTTCATCCCCTTTTGTATTCGGGTTTAATCCTCTTGTGCTGACATTATCAATCTTGTACGTTTCAATCTTCATGGACGAAGTTTGTGCATTTGCCAATGGAAGCACAAGCATTCCAAAAAGCAATGTAAAAAGCAGTTTCTTAATCATATAATATTAATTTAAAAGTTATATATTATTTATACTGTCTATATTATCTATTGTTGTGGGTACATTTTGTACCACATCTTGTATTACATTTTGTCAATACACATATTCAATCAAGTAATATCCTTTTGAGTAAGAACTATTTTTTTTATTGATTTTTTTCAATAGATTACCTTCATAAATGTAATCGAAAGTATCGTCTTTCATATCCTGATATGAAATAAGATTATTCGGTTTATTGCCACACCATTCAGTTGCAAACAGTATATGTTCATTATAGGGAGAATTATAATGCTTTATCAATGATGATAAATTAATGTTGGTATTATTGGCTTTATTACCATAATGAATATCAAAAGTTTGTGTAATACCATCATCATTGGTATAATGATACTTAATCATATTGCCATTTTCCCAAGTATATTCCTCATAGTTATGGATTTTATACCGATTACCGCCTTTTTCCTCAGATACAAGGTCAATACTCTTCAACTCCCCACTATCATAATATGTAAGTGTACCAACAGTTGTAACACGTTCCCCATTTAATCCATAGATATACAACCTTGTCATATATCCTTGTTTGTTAAAAGTAAATTCACATTTAGAGTTGAGAACTTGCTTACCATTCACATAAGAAATGAATTGATACCGATTATTGATGATGGTAAATGTTTCCACAGCTTTATATTTGAAATTCTGATAAAACTCTTTCCGTACTTCAATCAGGTTTCCATCATCATCATACTTGAAATGATACCACTTATCCCCTTTGTTGCCAACCTCTTTTTGAGTAAAAGCATTAACCCAATGTATGCTTTTCACCAAATATTCACCTCTATTATTTGTTTTTTGGGCGAATAGACTAAAACTAATACAGATTACTGTTACAATTAATAAAATTCTTTTCATATTCTATGGTTTTTAAAAATTTTGATATGCAAATATACAAGATATTTTTTTAATCTACAAATATTATTAGTTAAATAATATAAAAAAATTCATTTTGAAGTATATATTATTATAATAAGATAGACAATGAAGCAAGTAAAAAATAAAATTATCAGTCAAAAGTACCCTTCTAAAAAAAGAAATAAGCCAAGATGTAAAAAACGTTCACACCCTCAATATGGAACATCTAACTTAGAAAGAAGATTTGCATCTGATTATTTAGATGTTTTAGGAGTGGAATATGTTTATCAGTTTGAAGCTAAAGATATTGGGCGATTTTATGATTTTTATTTACCTAATGATAATTTAATAATTGAAGTTGATGGAGATTATTATCATTCATATGGTTTAACATATGAACAAATGTGCCCTATGCAGAAACGAAATAAACGAGTTGATGAACTAAAAGATAAATGGGCATTAATGCATAGTATTCCAATTTTACGTTTCTGGGAACATGATATAAATGATAATCCAGAGTTTGTATTTAAAAAATTAAAAGAAATGATACAAATACAATCAAAAAATAAAATAATGATGGAGAAAAAGAAAAAACCACATTAAATATTGATTTTTAATATATTATAAATTACTTTTTAAGTAAAAATATATAACATGGAAGGTATTTTGTATGCACCATATGTTGATTATAATAGTACTGATTCTTTTGATTATAAGAATCAGGCATATGATGAAAATTATATGGATTATTTACGAAAAGAATATGTAAAATATAAATTTACAATTGATACGGTTACAAAAGCTAGTTTAGTTGATGATAGGGTTTCAATGATAAATTCATTAACAAATAATCGTAAAGAAAATGTTAATCCAAATAATAAAATACATTATAGTTATTATCAAGCCCCTGTAAAATTGTTAGACATTTATAGTGATTCAGAAAGTTTTGATAAATTATTATACTATTTCAAATCAGGAGAAATGTTTCCATTGATTATTGAATTTTTTGATATTCAAAAAGTTCCTGAATTAGAAAGTGATTTCAAAATGTGGGTGAGAGAAACTAATAAAATAAACACAGCAAGAGGGTTAACAGATGTAGAAAGACTTAAATATCTTCCTGTAAAGGATTTGAAAGTATCTTTTGGACCAAATTCAAATGCAGTGTTAGAAAAATGTAAATTGCTTGAAGTATATTCAGTGAATACTTATGCAGTATCAGTTAATAAAATTATATTTGTAAGATAAAAATGGCTAAAACAGAAGAACAAAGAAAAAAAGAGTTGGCAATATTAAAAGCCACTAATGAATTGTTGGCAGAAAGTAAAGAGGAAACTCTTTTAAGAGGACATAAAGATGAAGCTGAATTAATTGAAAAAGCTTCATTAGAAAATAAAAGTAAGTTAAAACTTTTGGGTGCTGATGAAAAAGATTTAGAAAATATTCAATATAAAGAACCATCTTCAGAAGAGGTGGCTAAATTTGAAAGATATTGCAAAAATAGAGGAATTGACCCTAATAGTGTTTATAATAAGTCGTTAATAAATACAGTTGAAAGTTCTGCTTCTTCAATATCAACTATTGAACAATCTGATTTGGTTGAATCAATTATTACTCCTGAAGAAACTGAATATAATTTAGAGGTATCAGATGAATATTCATCTGATGTTCAATATGATGTTTTACCATTACCTTCAAATGGTGAAACTTATTCACATAAAAAAAACAGATTACCTGTTTCATTTCTAACAGCATCCGATGAAGATTTTATCACATCACCTAATTTATATAGAGATGGAAAAATAATTGATGTATTGTTGAAACGTAAAATAATGGATAAAACTATTGACCCTAACAGCTTATGTAAAGGTGATAGAGATGCTATTATATTATGGTTAAGAGCAACAGGTTATGGACCAGAATTTCCAATTACTGTACATGACCCTGAACTTGATACAGAATATGAAACAGTAATTGATTTAACAAAAATTGAGACAAAACCTTTTACATTGAAAGGGGATGCTAATGGTAACTTTGATTATCAAACAAAATCAGGTAATTTAATCAAATTTAAATTTTTGAATCATTATGATGAACTTAGATTGATTGAAATGTCACGTGAAGATAATTTAAATGTTAAACGTTTCAGATTAAACAGAATTGTAGAAGAACTTAAAACTGAATTGAAAAATGATAAAGTTCTAAGTCTAAATGACCGAAATAAACTATCAGCTAGTATTGGAACAATTGATAGTTGGTCTAAAAATATTAAGACTAAAAATATTGTTGAACAAGAAAGAGCAATTACCAATACAATGTTATTAAGTATTGTAGCAGTTAATGGTAACAGTGACAAGGATTATATTAAAAAATATGTTAATACTATGCCAGCTCGTGAAGCGTTTGATTTTAGAAAATATATTATACAGAACGAGCCTGGTATGAACTTTGAAATAACTGTTAACAGACCAGAGAATCTCGGAGGTGGTTCTTTCAAAACCTTTCTTAACATCGACACTTCTATTTTCATCAATATCGCCTAATTATGAAGCGATTTTAAAAGAAGAATTATGGGGATGTCACAAATATATGGGTTTTTCAATCACTGAACTTAAAAACATGACAATCAGAGATAGAAAAACATATATAAGAAAACATAATGGAGAACAAATGAAAAAACAAACTGATTTAAAAAACAGAGGAAGTAAAACATCAAATAATACAGCCCTTATGAATCAGGTTGCTAGAATGAGACAAGAAGAAAACACTAATATGTCAAATAATATGAAAGCTGCTACATAATGGCAGCTTTTATTATTTGTAATAAACAGAATACTAAATATTTATTTTAAACAAAAGTAGCACGTATATGGTATATGATAAAAGTTATTATGATATGTTAAATTTAATAGAGTCTAAATTAGAAACTATTAAAAATCTTAATTCAGAATTAAATTTAAATAATTTAAATTCTTCAATTTCAAATGTAAGAGAAGAAATTGAAAAAATTGATAGTAAATTTAATTCATTGGTTGATTATTTTAATTCTAGATTAAATCTAAACTTAAATAGTGAAGATGTTGATACTGCTATTAGAAAAATAAAAGAATTAAAAGAGACTGAAGAAAAACAATTAAAAGATAGTTTAGCCATTCAAAATGCTCATAATAATAAGAATATTAAAGAGGAAATAGCATATCGTAAAATTTATAATGATGAAATGAAAAAAGCATTTGATTTGAGAAATGAATTAAATCAAATTGGTATTTCTGATACATTTCTGAATGATGATAAATTAATGAATAGACTAACAAATAGTCTAGATATTGTTGACAACAAATTAAATGATATAAGACATAATATTGTTGATATTGGAAAATCTACTAAAAAACTTAATGAAGAAAATAAAGAATGGGAAAAAAATATTGATAATATCAAGAAAGGTTATCAACAATTCGCAAGTAACTTAAAGAAATCATTTAACATTATTAAGGATTCTACCGAATTTTGGCGCAAACAAGATGAACAAATAACCAAAATGGTTGCTACTTTTGGTTTAACTAATGATGAACTTAAAAAATATCGTGATGCTTCTTATAAAGCAGGTGTTGAATTAGCTTTTCAATATGGTAAAACACAAGAAGATATGGTAAAACTTCAACAAGCTTATGCTGAAGCTACTGGAAAAAATATTGTGTTGACAAAAGATAATTATGAAGCTCAATTTCAACTACAACAATTAATGGGGGATGAAAATTCTTTAGCTTTTACAAGCGGAATTGAACAATTTGGAGTTGGAATTAATGATGCAAGAGATAGATTGTATGAAATATACAAATTAAATAAAACAACAGGAGTTTCATGGTCAAAAACATCTAAAGAATTAAATAATAATTTAAAATTAGCTCAAAAATATAATTTTAAAGGCGGTTTAGATAATATGATGAAAATGACTGTATGGGCTAACAAGATGAAAATCAATATGCAAACTATTGGTAGCATTGCTGATAAAATATCTAATCCTGAAGGTGCTATTGAAACTGCTGCAAAATTACAAGTATTGGGTGGCGCATTTGCAACAATGGCTAATCCATTACAAATGTTATATGAATCTTTAGATGATGTTGGTGGTTTAGCTCAAAGAGTTGAAAAAATGTTTGATGGTATTGGACGTTTTGATAGAGATTTAGGTGAAGTGAGAATAGCTGGACCTGACCGTTTACGTGTCAAAGCTGCTGCTGAAGCAATGGGAATGTCTTATGAAGAAGCTATGAACATTGTTAATAATAAAGCGAAACGTGGCGCAGTTGAACAAGATGTTAAATTTAATCCTGAAATAACAAAAGATAATCGAGACTTTTTAGCAACTTTAGCTCAATGGAATAATGACAAAAAACAATTTGAAGTTAGAACTTATGATGAAAAGAATAGACAATATATAAATCGTAATATTAATGAATTATCAAATGAAGAAATTGAAAAATTAAGACAAGAACCTGATGATGATATAAGAAAATTAGTTGAAAATACTTTTTCTATTAATGCCAACATTGATAAATTGGTTAATGGTGCTAAGATGGAATTAGCTGCAACACAAGAAGATAAATATGGAGATACATTAAGAAATCAGTTAAAAAATGGTAATGATATGTTATCTCAAATGGAGCATCTTGGAGAAACATTAAATAAGTTTTATCTCGCTGCAATTGCTTATTATGGTATAAAAAGTAGTTTAGGTGTTGCTAAAATGGTAAAAAATGGATTACCATTATTGAAAGCTGCAAGAAATGGAACTGCCCCAAATACATTTGGTGGGAGAATGGCAACTAATATGGTTGGAAAAGGAACAAGTGCTAAATGGATTAGAGGTGGCGGTGTTGCTAGTGGACTTATTGCTGCTGGAACTGGAATATATAGAACTTATAGAAGTGCTGAAGATGCTGAAAACCAAAGAGCACTTGCTATAAAAAATGGAGATTTAGTTGAGGGAAGTGCTGAAGATAAAGAAGTTTTAAAGAAAATAAAAAAATTAAAACGTACTGGTTACAGTGGAGCAGCAGGCTCAGGAATTGGAGCTGGATTAGGAACATGGGGGGGTGCAGCAGCAGGCGCAGCAATTGGTTCTGTTGTTCCTGTTATTGGTACAGCAATTGGCGGTATTATTGGCGGTATTATTGGCGGTATTGGTGGTGGTTGGGCTGGAGATGCAATTGGCAGTACTATTGGAGATGCAATTCCTGTTGATGATGGTATAGCTAATAAAAAAACTGTTGTAAAAGCAAACAAGGATGATACAGCTTTGTTTGCGAAAGATAATGGACCATTTGATAAGTTGTTTGGCAATATCATTCCTAAGATTGATAACATAGATGATGAAATAAAGACTTCTAAAGAAACATATCAAAATAACAATGGAACTTATCATAAGATGATAAATAGTCCTACCAGCGTCTCTAAAATAAGAAATAATGCAAATTATAAGGATGATACAGCTTTGTTTGCGAAAGATAATGGACCATTTGATAAGTTGTTTGGCAATATCATTCCTAAGATTGATAACATAGATGATGAAATAAAGACTTCTAAAGAAACATATCAAAATAACAATGGAACTTATCATAAGATGATAAATAGTCCTACCAGCGTCTCTAAAATAAGAAATAATGCAAATTATAAGGATGATACAGCTTTGTTTGCGAAAGATAATGGACCATTTGATAAGTTGTTTGGCAATATCATTCCTAAGATTGATAACAATATGAAAGTTTCCAATGAAGTTTATTATAATAAAAAGTTCAATAATGAAAATGTTAATATTCCTAAAGTTGGTGATGTTAAAAATGAAATCATTGAACCTAAACCAATTGGAGAAGATGTTTCTAAAATAAAAGAAGTCAATATCAAAGATAGTGTAAGACCAAAAGATGTTAAAATACCTGATATTAATATCAAGCCTATTGATATTAATATTAATGGTACATTAAAATTAGATATGGGAACTTCTGGTCAAATAGATATTATGAAAGAATTAAAAAATAATCCTAGCTTTATGAGAGAATTAAGTAGAATGCTTGTTGAACAAATGTCTAATTCTCTTAATGGTGGAAAACCTAAGTTAGACCAAAACAGATTTGCTAGATTCCAAAGTTAATTTAGAATGATTCTAAATTAATAAAATATATTACTAAAAACTTGCAAGTTTAGTGAAAAAACAGTATTAATATAATAATATATTATATAATATATAAGGACCATTATATAATATTATATTAATTTTAATATATAATAAAATATATTAATTATAAGGTCCTTATATTATTAATACTATTTTTTCTTAAAAAAGCAAATTTATAATGTTAAAAACTAATAAATTTTTAAAAATAAATAAAAAATGAGCAAATTATCCAACATAATAGATGATGCTACTTCAACATATAAGGACTATTCAAAAGATTTAGTTCAACAAGTTCAAAAACATTATGTTTTGTCTGAACTTCTTGGAGTGCCTATATCTGGATATAGTAGTTTTACTTTAAGAAATCAATTTTATAGAAATAGATTGATGAATCTTAATATTGAACAGCATAACAAAATATTGAATAATTTTGGAGAAGGTACTATTCCAAGTTTAGGTGATGTATCAGATATTAACTACAATAATGATTTTGCTTCAGTAATTGGGGGGGATGAAATTGCAGGTAACAATACAACTAGACAAAGATTACAAGGAAGTTCAAATTATGACAATATAAATGATTTGTATTATAATACAACAAATTTATATTACGATGATAATAATAATGGCTCATTCTCCAATAAATTAAAACTAACTAATCCAAATAGTATATTGAACAAAACAAAAAAATTGTTCAATATGTATAAGGTTAATACAATTATATCACGTTTTCATACTGAAAGTTCTGATATAGACCAAAGTATTGGTTCTGCTGTTAGTGTATATGGCATGTCTCATGGTAGAAATCTATTGAAGAAAGATGCTGAAGATGCAAAAGCTGGTGTAGATTTTTATACAAATGGATATAATAACCCTTATTGCCGTGTTTGGACGCATCATCATCAATATGATGATATAAGTAAATTAATAAGACCATTTACTGATGAAAATGGTACACCAACTTCTATTGGTGATTTACAAAAAGATTGGACATTTATCAGGGGTAAAACTGGCGCAGAACGTTTAGATAAATACAGTGTATTAAACAAAAATGGTTTTGTTAATATCACACCAAGTTATGATGCTAATGAGAATTTAAAGGTTGATACAAAACATTGTATGTTTTCAATTGAAAATTTAGCATGGAAAGGATATGACCCATATTCGTTTGAAAAAGCATTATCATGGGAACAAAGAGGACCTATGGGTGGAAGAATAATGTGGTTTCCACCTTACGGTATTGAATTTACAGAAAATGTAAATGTAAATTGGAATAGTGATACTCTTATAGGTAGGGGTGAAAATATATACACTTATATTAATACAGAACGAAGTGGTAATTTGTCGTTCAAGATGTTGGTAGACCACCCTTCAATAATAAATTATTATGAAGGTAACAAAATTGTGTATGAACAATCTGAAGAAAGTCAATATGCGTGGTCTAAAAGAACTGGAATTAATGATAGTAGCTTATATGAGTTTTATAAAGGCAAAATGCCTGAACTTAAAGCAAATGGAATACCTGGTGTAAATACAGTAAAATCATTAAATGATTATGTTTCTGAAGCTGCATATAACGCTTTTTCAACACAAAAAAGTGTTGTGGATAGTGGGCAAAGAAGTGGTGCAAGAGATACTGATTTATTAAGATTTTTTGCTGGATGTGATACTATTGATGGTGTTGCAAAAAATTTAACAGATGAATTTAAACAAGGAGAATCAAAAGTTGAAAAAACTACTGAAACTAAAAAAGTTACCCCAGTTCCAAAACCAATTGTTGTTGAAGAAGTTCCAGAAGTAACAGGTTCAGTTGTTTTTTACGTTTTTTATCCAAATAATTATTCAGGTTCTTATGATACACCTGATAGTAAAGTTGAAGCAATGGCATATTTGCTTAATGGGGCTGTTTGTCAGAAACATGGAAAAGAAGATATTCCAATATCATTTAGTACATTACGAAATATTGCTAATGGAACAAATGGTATTGGTACTGGATATGAAATGACAACAAATGAAGGTGTTTCTGATTATAAATCAACATATGATTTCAATGAAGAAGAGATGTGGATAACAGGAACAACAGCAGCTAAAAAGATATGGAAATATCGTATTGATGGTGGATATGATGAAAAAAATGATAATGTTAGAAATTATTATAATCAACAATTATTATTAAAAGCAAATTATTCAGATAAAAATGGTAGTGGAGAAAACAATAACACCTTAAATTCGAATTATAAAGCTGTTCAATCAGCGTTTAATATAACAGAGATTGATTCTTTATATTCATTTGCTGAAATTGCTTATGTGTTATCTGATAGTGAAGAAGCTAAAAATATTATAGAAGGTAAATTAATTAGAGCATTAGGAGATAGCCAATTGGTTACTGAGCGTTTAAATAAATTAAAAGAGTTGTTTGATAATTTTACTATAACAAAGGCGATGTCCTATGGACATGCAAATACTCATGGAAATAACCCTAATAATAAAACTAATATTGAAAGAAATGATAAATTAGCTGAAAATAGGGCAAAAAGTGTTGCTGATTGGTTAAATAAAACTAAATATTTTACAACAAATGCAGTTTCTTTTATAAAAGAAGATGTTGATGTTGTAACAGGACAAGATGTGTCAAGCATTGATGCTAAAAAATGGCGTTCAGCTCATGTCAAAATAGAATATAGAATGTCTGGTACTAAAAAATTAGCTGAAACTAATCAAACAAATATATCTGAGGATGGTGAAATTTTAGAACAAGGATTACAAGAATATGTTGGTTATAATACTAAAATTGATGAAAATGGAAAAACAATTTATGAAGATGCTAATGGGCAGATATGGGAAAAAGATTCAGATGGAAATCTTGTATTGTCAATTGTTTTAGATACTATTATACCTGCAAGTGCAACTTCAAGAAATGAAGAATTTAACAATATTAGATATGACCAAGAGTATCGTTTTTTTAAAGTATTAAAAGAAAAAAGTCCTTCAATTTTTGAACAACTAAAAGAAAAAATTAAGTATTTTGACCCTGCATTTCATAGTATGACACCTGAAGGTTTTAATGGAAGATTAAATTTTCTACATCAATGTACTCGTCAAGGTAATACAATTGGGGCATCAGATTCAAACAATGCTAAAACTGCAACAAATTTAGCATTTGGTAGACCACCAATATGCGTTCTTAGACTTGGGGATTTTTATTATACTGAAATTGTTATTACTAATATGACAATAACATATGACCCACTTCAATGGGATTTAAATAGCGAAGGTATTGGTGTACAACCATTAATTGCAAATATTAATTTAACATTTAATTTTATTGGTGGTTCAGATTTAGCAGGTCCAATTAAAAGATTGCAAAATGCAATGTCATTTAATTATTATGCTAATGTTGAAGCATATGATAATAGGGCTGATAGGGTTACATATAAAGATGATAAAGACAATAGTGGAAATTATTCACCTTCTTATGGTGAAATAAGTAGTTATGATGCCTATAATACAAAAATGAGTAATTAAAATGAATACATACGATAGATATAGTAAATTTAGAGAGAATGGAACTATAAAAATAGTTCCATTCATTAAAATATCACCAAAAGAAAGTGATATAATTGTAACTTATGAACGTGGGGTTACAAGATTAGATATTTTATCATACAAATATTATTATAATCCTAATTATGGATGGCTTATATTACAGGCAAATCCTCAATATGGTTCAATGGAATTTTCGATTCCAGACAAAGCTGAATTAAGAATACCATATCCATTAGATTTAACATTAAAACAATATAATACAGATATTGATACATATATGAAAGTCAATGGTTTAGATTAAAGATTGACTTTATGTATAAAATAAATTATTTTTTAAATAAAAATTAGATGGCAGAGAAAGACCAAGATGTATTTAAAACATCAAAAAGTCGTATAGTATATACAGAACCTAATTTTGTTAATGGAGTTACAGCAAATGGAGTTGATTTATCAGTTCCATTAGAGGATTTATGTATTAGTGTAAATCTTATTGCTGAAGTTAAACCTCGTTATGCTTCTGACTTAAATAATGGAAATAGTGAAATACAAATATTATCATGGGGAACTAATGATAGTGAAAAAGTGTCGTTTTTTTCAGGAATAAAGTTAGATAGAAATAGTGATGATAGATATTTAACATCATATTTTACTGATATTACTTATGATGATTCAAAAAATGGAAAGGTAATTGAAGGATTGGGTATTGATTCAATTGATATTAATTTTGAATCTTGGTACACCCCAACTGTTGTTATTAAATTTGTTGATGTTAGGGGTAGTTCTATGCTAGTTCCAAATGAATATGATGATGAAAATAAAAGTTCATCATATTATACAGGTGAAAAATTATATAAATGTTTTTTTACATTTCCTTATCCAAAGTTTAAACTTTTGGTAAAAGGATTTTATGGAAAACCTGTTACTTTTCAATTAACATGTTCAAAATTTACAGGTAGTTTTAATTCTCAAAATGGTAATTTTGAAGCTACTGCAACTTTTATTGGTTATAATTATTCTTTGTTGACTGATATACAATTTCAGTATTTAATTGCTGCTCCTTATGATACATATTATGGTCAAAAATATTTCAATAATAATAGAAGTAGTGAAGCATGGTTATTAAGTGATGGAAGTGAAATGCCAACACTTAGGGAATTAGTGTATAAAATAGATTCTGCTATGGGTATTATTGATAAAAAAATGTCAACAGACCCAAATGTCATACAAAATAGAGCAATTGCTAATGAAAATGAAGCTTTACAAAACATTCAAAAAGCATATAATGACATGATGCGACAATTCCAAAATGATTATAGCAATGTTGTTACAAGTAATGAAAAGCAGATTGTTTTTGGATTTGATTCGGGGGATGACATTAAACCAATCGAATATACTAAAGATTATATAAGATACCAAAACATTTTTATTGATTTAATAAATGATTATAATGGAAATGAGTCTTATAAGAGTAGAATGATTGATAAGAGTAAATTACCAAATGGAACTAATGTTAAATTAGTTGAAGGGGATAAATTTACTCCTGTTAAAACATTTACTATAACAAAAAAAAATAATCTTGTTGAAAATATAGCAGTTGTTAATAATTCAGTAGGAAATACAGTAGACAAAGCTCTTAAAAACAGAACTTTTAATGATAAGAGAACGCTAAATGATATTTTAATTAAGGATATTTCGACTAAGTGTACAAATAAATCAACTAAAATAAAAGAATATATCTATTTGTATAACATAAATGGATTTAGTGAAGAAATAGTTACTAAATTAGTTGATTGTGATAATAGAATGGCAGCAATTCAACGAGATGTTGACATTTTTGTTAAAAATGCTGTGAAAGAAACAGTTGGTTTTGTTCCTACAATTGGTAATATGAGTAAAATAATTTTTGCCCATTTGGAAACTTTTTTACAATCAATGAAACATTGTGTTGATAATATCAATGGAGAAATTAAAAATGGTGGCAGGACATTATCTTCATATAAAATTGATTTAAAAGACACTGATTTAAATTATGTAGATAATAATAATCCTATACCGCCATTTCCGTTATATCTTGATAGAGGTTCAAAAACGCAATATTGTGGTGATAAAGATGACAATATGGATGTAATTGGTTGGATAGGTGATGTTAAAGGGGATTGTGAAGAAGTTTCATTAATTTATGGATATACCAAAGCAATGGAAACCATTAGTGAAATTAATAAGAGTAATAGAAGAGAATTAGATAATCATGGGAAAGTTCAAGAATATGTTCCAATTTCTCCTATTGATTTAAATTTTAATAAAGGACCTTTCACTTATTCAAATGTTGATGGAGAAACTTTAGAAGATTTTATTGGTCATATTGGTTTAAGAGCTACTTTATTATTTGGATATTTGTTTAATCTTAAAGATAGTTCAACATTTGATAAAAGTAAAATGAGTTTGTTTGCTGAACAAGCAGGTAAGGCAGATGCATATAATTATTATCTTCGTGGAATGACAAAAGATGAAATAAATGAAAGAATTTTATCAAAATTAGGAAAAAGTGGAGAAAGAAGTGTTGATGATATTATTGAAGTTTTACAATGTTCAGAAAACAAATTTAGTCAATATTTTCAGGGTTCTAAATCTTCACATTATGTTTTTGAACTTATTAAAGGTGGAACGCATTATGATATGTCTAGAAACTCTATGTTGTTGAAAAGTACAGATAATTCATTAATTTATAATTATATATTTGTAAATAAAATAGATAATGACCAAAAGAATGATTTGTTTTTACTTCCAACAAGCCCAAATAATTTTACTGGATATATTGGAGAGTATGCCAAAGAAGGGAATCCTTTTAGAATACCATCATTTAATGGAAATATAAATACTTCTTGTATGACATTAAATGACCAAGATATTGTGCCAAATTATAGTGGTACTGTTGATATGGAAAAATATACAAATCCATCTGTATGTAATATTTTCAGTGAAAATAACGATGTCGAAAAATTAATGAATTATTATAATTTATTAAAAAGTGGAGAAATTAATGTAAGAGATTATAAAAAAGCATCTGATTTAAGTTCATTAGTTGATTTACTGTGGCATGTTGATGATAAGGATATGTCCTCTTTTTATGATATAAATTGGGGTGGAAGTGGAGTAAATACAACATCATGGGGTGCTACTGTTGGTTCAATGCCATTATATAATCAAATATTGTATGATAAATTTGATTCTGAAAAACAACTTAATATTTTACCTTCTTCAATATCAGAAGCTATAAAAGTTGATAATATTAAAATATGGTCATTTAAAGATTGGTATGGCAAAAAAGAATTGAGAGATGGAGAAATTGTTTTGAATTCATTGAATGGTCAACCAAATAGTATTAATAATTTCACAATACCTGAATTTCAAATTGTAGAAAATAGAGTTATGACAAGTTCATTATTTGGTCATTCATTTTATTATATGCAAAATGGTAGTCTTATTGGAGAAGGTGAGTATGATAAAGTTCATAGAATTTTAAGAAGTAAAGCCTTACTCTTCATAATGTCTCTACCAATTCAGTACAACCATTTTAATATTGGCAAAAATGTTAAAAATGGTGGTATATTCAGAGTCCCTAAAGCGTTAACATTATTGATTGGTGGATTATTATGGCGTAAGAGATTATCTGATAAAAATAATATAGATGATGTATTCATTTATGATGATGGGTTACTTAAATTTACAAAACCAAAATCAAATGGAAAAAGTTGTAATTCAATGTTGTATAATGCAAGTCGTTATGGGATGATTGATGTTAATTATTGGGGAATTAATATATCTGACTATTTTGGATATGATATATTCTCATTAAGACCATCAATTAAAAATAAATTTATTGAAGTATTTGAGAATTGGGCATCAGATGTTAATGGTTTTAAACTTATACAAAAAAATTATGAATTGTTTAATAGAAATGGAAGTTCATTAACAACTAAAAATTTAATAGATTATAGTAATGAATGGGCAACAGCTTATAGGAATGGAGAATATGAAGCAGTATTTAAACAACCAACAGCAATAAAAAGATTTTTAGATAAATTTAGTAATAGCTTTTTAGCTAATTATGCTTCATTTTATTCAGGTCAAGATATGAAATCTTTCAGATTGTTGAATCGTGAAGATACCCCTGTAATGGAAGTAGTGAAAAAACTTTATTCTTCAACTGATATGGTAACAATTGGCACTTATGCTGTATTAGGTACTGATTATGCTTACCCAAATCAAATTTCATTTGATATTGATTTGGCTAAGAGTTATTTTGGTTCTGTGATAAATACTTTGGAGTCTATTGTGAATGATAAAGGAAGTACTGACACTAAAGAAGATGTGCCAACTGATTTATCAGATAATAGGGACATAAATATTGCGATGTATAGTTATTTGAAAAATATATATGATAAATGGTTAACTGGTATTGATATTTCATTTTTTAATGTGGATAGATTTTTTAAAAAAAATTTCATATTTGTTGATTCATTTTATAGAAATATTAGAAATAAAATGATTATAAATTGTGAATATTTTGCTAAAAGATATTATGAAATGGCAGATACAAGTACATTATATTCTTTTTTAGCTGATTTATATTCACATCATGGAATGCTGTTTACTCCAATGTCACATTTCCTTAATTGGGCTGAAGAGGATGTTTTAAAAGATATGTTTAAGCCTATGCCACATAATTCAATGCCACCAATTGAAGAAGATAATAAATTTATTTGTATGTATGTTCATGAACCGTCAAAAAATTTAAATATGGGCAGTGGCAATACATCTTATGGATATAAATATGATGGTTTTGATATATGGACACCAAATGAAGGAACAAGTGTTCAACCAAGAATATTTACACAAGATAGTCAAAATACAAATGATACAGTATTAGGGGATGTAGAAGAAACAAGGTATGCTTATAATATACCAGCTTTTGGTGTGGCATTTGGTAAGGCTAATCAATCTTATTTCAAAAATATTTCAGTAAATATGGATAATCCCACTACTACTGAATATTCCATTAAAGCAATATGGAAAATTGCTGAATTAGCTAAAAATAGTACAACAAAAGTTCAATTTTTAGGGCAAGATTTGTATGCAGTTTGGTCTAATTATTCCTTTACTTGTGAGGTGGAAATGTTAGGTTGTGCGCAAGTACAACCGTTAATGTATTTTCAATTGTTAAATATTCCAATGTTTAGAGGAACATATATTATTACAAAAGTATCACATCATTTATCACCTGGTAATATGATAACAAGATTTACTGGCGTAAAATTGTCTAAAAATGGTCAACCATTCAATACACAACCATTTGGTATGTTAGGAATATTATCTAAAAATGGAAGTGGATATTTTGGAGAATGGACTAAAAATTATACAACATCTTATGATAGTACATTACCAAATTCAATTGGTGATTATTATGTATATAATGACCCTGAAACAATAGTTGTTCCTTCAAATGATTGTGGTTGTGGTAAAGATAGTGGATGGGATGGTTTAAGTCCTATTATGAAAAAATTATTCTACGCATTACGTGGTAGTGTTGAAAGCATTGAAGGCAATGAAGGTGGTAAAGAATGGACTATATGCATTTCAAGTGGTCAAAGACCTGAAAGCATTGGAAGTGACCATCAGTTTGGAAATGCTATGGATTTACAAATTAAAAGAAGAGGTGTTGTTATAGGTGCAGGTCAAGATAAAAAAGAATTGGGAATTGTGTTTGATATAATAGTAACTACTTATTCTGAGTATATAAATCAATTGATTATGGAATATAAAACTAGTTCTATTATGATGAATAATTTTAACATGTTTCATACTATTCACTTTTCTTCATATGGTAAAAATGCTGAAAGAAATAAAAAAATGATTTGGCAAGCATATTCTCCATCAGGAAGTAATGTGAGAGCATTTTTTAAGCAACCATCATGGAAGTATGATACAGATTATTCATCTACAAATCAAATTGATTGGAATAAACAAATTGGTTTTAGTATTAACGAAGATGTTATAACAAGCGATTTTACAAGTAGTCCTTTTCTTAAAACGAATGATAAAGAAGATGAAAATGTTAAAAAATCTAATGAAGCTTTATCTTATATTTCTCCTTATTATAAGGAGACTAGTAAAAAACGTGTATATAGTTTTTTACCAAATAGATTGATTGATTTTAAGAAAATATTTACATCTTATAGTAATGTTGATGATACAACTTTAAAATATTTTTTAGGTATAAATAATACTTTATTTGGATTATCTTATTTAACTAAAAATAAAAGTACATCAGGCTACACATCACAAAAAAGATGTAATGATGTAAATGCATTTGTTAATAGATTGGAACAAATATCTCAACAATGGAAATTTAACCCTAATTGGTTAATGATTGTTATGGCATCAGAAAGTGGTCTAGACCCATCAGCATATAATAGTAGTGGTGGAGCAACTGGATTAATACAATTCATGCCATCTTATTATAAAGATAAATGGAATTTGACTTCTGAACAAATGAGAAGTATGGATGCAACTAAACAATTGGAATATGTTAGTAAATATTTTTCTGAATGGAAAGATGCTAAATATATTCATCCAGTTGATATGTATTTGATTACATTAGCTCCTGCTGTATTATTTGTTAATAATCGTAACGCAAATAGTGTTGTATATTCATCAGATAGTGTTAATCACCCAAGTATAATACCTTCTTTATCATCAGGAAGTACATCTGAGTATAATGGCAATAAAGGATTTGATGTTGATAATAAAGGGTATATAACAATTAAAGATGTTCAAAATAGGTTTGTAAAGAAAGCATATGAATTTGCTAAAACTGAAGATGAAAAAACACAGTTAAATTATATTTTATCTTCATCAACTTATGTTTAATATTTGCATATATGAAAAATTTGTGGTATATTTGCAGTATAGTTATGGATTTTATAAATAATAAACCATGTGTATTGCAAATATAGTCACAAAAAGAAAATTCACATTTGATTCATTGATTTGTAAATGTAAGAGTATTAATGATATAGATTCAACAAAACCAACTCTTATTATAGGGTGGGAAGAAGTTAAATCAATATATGGGAAGGATATATCCATATTGGAAAAACAAATTAATGAAAAAGTATTCTGGACATTTGATAAAACTGAAAGAAGAAATGATTATGAAAAAGATATAAATGCTTTTTATTATTTCATTATTAAAGATTTAATAAAAAATGTTAAATATTCATTTATTAATGTTATAACAGCACAATATTCCTTAATAAAGAGATTTCTTAATTTTGTTAAGGGAAACAAAACAAAGTATATATATATTGATAATAATAGATTTGTGTTCATATATTGTGATGGTGTTGTATGTGGAATATCTTTGGATGATTTGAGATATATGGATATTAATGTTAATAAATGTTTAAATATATTAAAATCTAATTCAAATAATCATATTGTAGAGAATGATTCGTTTCTTTCAATTAAATTAAAACGTATAATTGGTGATGATAAAATGATAATACCTTATTTATACTCAATTATTTAGATTTATGAAATATTTATCTAAAAAAGTAATAATATATGGCACAACGTTTTTTTAATAAGACTACACGTGTAAAATACGTTAGACCTTATAGTAATAATGCAATGGTGAAAGCTGAAGCTATTGCAGAAAATAAAGAAGAAATTATGATTGATAATAAAAAAATAGAACAAGTAGAAGATTTACTTAACAATATGGAAGGTAAACCAATGCCAAAACAAAGAGTTAAAGTTGATAAAAAAGACAAAGGCATTATTGAAAGAACTGAAAACTCAAAAATAGTTCTAACTGAAGATAATAAGATGGTATTAAACGACTAATTTTCCAATGGATAAAAAGTATTTAAAAGAACATAATCTACTTGAATCCCAACAGAAGTTTAAACAATTATGTGAATATACATTCATTAGTACACCATTAGCTGAAGATGATGATGATGACATGGATAGCAGTCAGAATCCTCAACAGGGCGGTAATAATCAACAAATGCCACCTATGGATAATAATGGCAACAATATGCCACCAATGAATGATATGCCTCCACAAAATAGTCAAGACCAAGATATGCCACAAGATGATTCTATGACAGGTGGCAAAGTACCTAATGGTGGTGAATTAGGAGATACTTTACCTGATGATTTGGGTGGTGAGGATGACACAGAAGTTGTTGATATGGAAGGTGATGAAGAAGTCATTGATGTTGATGATTTGACAAATTCACAAGAAGAAACAGAACACAAGGTTGAAGATGCTAATATGAAAATTCAACAAGTTATGGATAAAATAGATTCATTTCTTGGCGCATTGAAAGCAAATGACGAAAAAATAGCTGATTTGACACATGAATTCCAAAAACGTGTGCCAACTGAAACTGAAAAATTAAATTTACGTTCACAAGCTTCATATCCTTATTCTATAAAACCAAAAGATTATTGGGATGATAAAGCAACTTCTTCTAATTATGATGTAATGTATGATAATGATGTTGCGCCTGATAAAGAAGAGAAGGAATATACAATCAAGCAATCTGACATTAGTGGTGGAAATGCCAAAAGCATAGCAGACACTTTTGATGTTAAAGATGATATGGATTTGGAGAAGATATTTGGCGTGTAATAAACATTTACAAATATAATTTGATAATGGTCAATAATTTAATATTTATTGACCATTATTTTTTTTGTAAAAGTGGTAAGTATGGAAAATAAGTCGTATATTTGCAATGTAATTTAAGTCGGCTGAATTATAAATAAATTTTAATAGAATAATAAAATAAAAAAGTTAAGTATTAATGGAAAATGTTAATATCCCACAAGATAGTATTTGGGCACAAAAAGATGAAATAGATTCTAAGAAAGTCTATAAAAAAGTAAATTTTGATACAAAAAATTATTTAAACGTTAAGTTAAAAGACAGCGAAGTTACACGAACAGTAACAATTAGATTATTGCCTTTCACTCCTGAAGGTGGTAGCCCATTCCACTTAATCCATTCACATGGTATTAAGGTTAATAAAGAATTAGCCCCACAATCAGCAAAACCATATAAAGCATATGTATGTTGTAAACATACAACAGAACTACATGAAAAATATGGAAACAAATGTGCAATTTGTGATGCTCATGACGAATTTAGTCGCAAGATGAAAACGGCTGAGACAGAGGAAAAGAAAAAAATGTATTCTGATTTGGAGTTCCAAACTAGAAAATCTGAAAGTTGGATTGTTCGATGTATTGAGCGAGGTAAAGAAGATGAAGGTGTTAAATTTTGGAAATTTAACGTTTCAAAGAAAAATGATGGTATTTATGACAAATTATTTAATTTGTTTAAATTAAGAAATGATGAAGCTTTAAATGATGGTGATAAGGAAGGGTATAATATATTCGACTTATATAAAGGTAAAGATTTAGTTCTTACTTTGACAAAAGCAACAGACGGAAAAGTAAGTATTAGTATTGCTGACGCTGGTAGACCATCTGCTTTATCAAAAGACCCTGAGAAAATAAAGGAATGGGTTAATGACCCAAAACAATGGACAGATGTTTATGGTGTAAAAACTTATGACTATCTAAAAGTTGCTTTAGCAGGAGAAGTACCTTATTTTGACCAAGATTCAAAAACTTTTATTTCAAAGAAAGAATTTGAAGCTAAAAATAAACAGGAAACTGAAAAGACTGAACAAGAAATAATCGAAGAAGCAGCAGCAATTCAAAAAGCTGCAAATGCAACTGAAGATGAAGAATTGAGTCAGGTTGAAACGATTGAAGGACCTGCTGATGACCTTCCATTCTAAAAGAATGTATTATGAGAAATTCTGACCAAAATTGTTTTGGTCAGTTTTCCTCTAATAATTAAATGTAAATATGGCGAAATTATATTACTATTACGGAACAATGGGTTCGACAAAAACTCTAACTTTACTTACATCAGCATATCAATTTGAGGAAAAAAATATACCATTTTTGTGTATGAAACCATCAGTTGATACAAGATGCGAAGAAAATATGATTGAATCAAGAGTTGGTGTTAAGAGAACCTGTGTTACCATACACCCATCATATAACATATATTCATTGGTTGATAAATATAATCAATCAAGTGATGCAATACTTCAAGATAAACTAAAATGGATATTAATTGATGAAGCTCAGTTTTTGACTGAAGAACAAATTGACCAACTTGCAGCAATTGTTGATGAATTTGATATTAATGTTAGCTGTTATGGACTAAGAACCGATTTTAAATCTAGTCTATTTCCAGGCTCTAAACGTTTATTTGAATTGGCAGATACAATTGAAGAAATTAAGTCACCTTGTTCATGCGGAAGGAAAAGTATTATCAATGCTCGTATTGATGCTAATGGAAAATTAGTTATATCAGGAAAACAAGTAATGATTGGTGGAGATGACAGCTATATACCTTTGTGTCGTAAATGCTGGAAAGAAAGAATAACAAAAGAAAATACTAACGTTTAAATGGCTAAACAAGCAATTAAAAAGAAAGATGTCAGTGCATTTGACATCAAATCAATTAAAAATGAAATAGGTATTGGGGTTGAAACTTCAAAGGATATAAAGAAAAGTAATTCTGATAAGCCTTTGGAATGGATAACTTTACCAGAAGCTTATCAAGAAGCGGTTAAGTTACCAGGTATTCCAATGGGGTATTTAACATTGTGTAGAGGGTGGTCAGATACAGGTAAATCTACACTTAAAAATTGTATCATTGCTTCAGCAATGAGAATGGGGATTATTCCTGTTATTTATGAAACAGAAGGTAACTTCGATTTCCAACATGCGGTTGATTGTGGTATGGAAGCAGAACCTGTGTATGGAGAGGTGGAAGTAGTAGATGAAGAAACAGGGGAAATCAGAGTAGAAACACAAGTTATAAATTATGATGGTAACTTCATTTATTTTGACAATGATTTGTTAGCAAAAACGTATGGTAATAGAGATTACGATACTTCAACAAATAAAAAAGAATATAGAACTTATCCAGTCATTGAGGATATTGCATATAGTATGAATTGTCTTCTGGATATGCAAGATGAAGGAAAATTAAATAAACCATTATTGTTTATTTGGGATAGTATTGGAACAGTAACTTCTTGGAAGAGCTATAAAAGTAAAGCAGGTGGTAATCCAATGAATGAAGCAGCAGCATTAACAAATGCATTCAATATTATTACAAATGTTAGAATACCTAATTCTAGAAAGATGGCAAACCCTTATACTAATACAATGTTTTGCGTTAATAAGATTTGGAATGATGGAATGAATTCTATGAATGGTTTACCTTCTTTGGAGTTGAAAGGTGGTAAAAGTATGTATTTCAGTTGTCGATTATTAATTCATGTTGGTGGACAAGCAAAGGCTTCAACTAAAAAATTGAAAGCTACATTAAAAGGTGAAGAATATAAGTATGGTATGGTTACTAAGATTGAAATTGTTAAGAACCATTTACCAACTCCATATAATGTAACTTATAAAGGTGAAATATGTTGTGTTCATAGTGGAATTATTGGCGTTGATGACATTGATAAATACAAGAAAGAACAAATTCCATTAATTATGGAAAGATTGAAAGCAAATACAGATGTTGATTTCTCAAATGTGGATGAATCTGATATTAAGTTTGAGGAAGAAGATGAAATGGAATCTTAATTGTTTAATTTTTAAAAATTATAAAAATGAAAGTTTTACTTAAAAAAGAAGGATATTTTGAGTTTGATGAAACAAAATTCACTAAAATTCCTAGTGATGTGTTTAATGCGATGGCAACTACTTCATTTGAAAATGTTGAAAAAGTAGATAGTAATATTCCTGAAGTATTATATTTTAAGAATATGAAAGATTATATGACACATGCTTCAAGCGGAAAATATATTTTTGATAAAACAAAAGATGTTTTTGTTTCACAAAAAGGTGAAATATTTGTGTATTTAAATTCTGTTATAAAATCAGGTAGTGTTATAGTTGATAACAAAGGGTTATCTTCAACAATAACTGCAAAAGATATTAAGTCAAATGCCACAACCAATTCCGAAAAAGATAGTACAGGCAAAGCCTGAGTTAGCTGAAAAAACTTTTAATACATTATTAATTGATGGTTCTAATTTGTTAGAAATATCTTATAATGGTGATAAAAGATGTAATTCTGAAGGGAAACAAGTAGGGGGAATTTTTCAATTTCTCCTACAAATTAAAATATTACTTCAGAAAGGAAATTTTGATTATGTTTATACTTTCTGGGATGGCGATAAATCTGGTCAAATGAGATATGATTTATACCCTTTATATAAAGCAAATAGAGATAAAACGTTTGATGAACCCAATTTGTCAGATTATTCTAAATCTGTTAACGAAACAGTAAGACAAATGATGAAGTGGGCTAAAGAGAAACAAGCAAAAAAACGTGAAGAAAATCCTGAAAAGTATCAACAAAAATTAAAAGATAAAGAGGTCTTTTATTTCCAAAGAGAAGCTGTTATGAAATGTCTTGAAGAGTTGTTTGTTAGACAGTGTATTTCAGATGGTGTAGAAGCGGATGATTTTATTGGTTATTATGTAGTACACAAAAAACCAAATGAAAGAATTGTTATTTTATCTGGTGATAGAGATTTAACTCAATTGATTCAAAAAGATGTAATCGTTTATTGTCCATCCCCAAATATGAAAACATTCCTGAATCTAGAGAACCATAAAGATTTAATCGGTTATAGAGCAGAGAATGTATTGGTTAAGAAAATTATTTGTGGTGATGTATCTGATAATATAAAAGGTATCAAAGGGGTTGGTGAAGAAACTCTTTTAAAACATTTTCCAGAATTAAAAGAACGAGAAGTGCATTTAGAAGAGATTTTAGAACGTTCTAAACAAATGATAGAAGAACGTAAGGCTGATAAGAAAAAACCTCTAAAATGGACGGAAAACATCATTAATAGAGTTACTGATGGAATACAAGGCGAAAATATTTTTGAAATTAATGAAAAAATAATTAATTTAAGAAAACCTTTACTAACACCTGAAGCAATTGAACAAATAGATTCAATGATGTATGCCCCATTAGACCCAGATGGAAGGAGTTTACAAAACCTATACAATATCATTTTGTCTTATGGGATTGATGAATTGAAGGATAGTAATAAATTTGGGAATTTTTTTATTGAGTTTAAGTACTTGATTGATAAGGAAGAAAAGTTTTTTAAGAGAGAAAACTCTAAAAACAAATGATATTTTATTGGCAAATAACAAAAATAAGTTGTATATTTGCACTACGAAACGGAAATGATAATGGCGTTTTAAAAGAAATTTTATCAAAAATATGTATGTCAAATTTTGTTTACAAAAATTAAAATGGAACAAAAAAGAGAATATCGTCAAGAACGTTTTCAATTTGTGTTATCAGTTAATGATAATATTATTTGTCAACGTTATTTTAGAATAAACGGTTTCAATGAAGATTCTTTAAATTCTTTGGAGCTGAAAGAAACAGTTGATGAAATTACAACTGGTATCATTTCATCAATTCCTCTTCAGGGAATGGATAAATGTTTAACAGGGATGGACAAAGGTTTGATAAACTCTGACCTTGTATCAAAAAGTCGTGTTTATTTGTGGTACACAAATAACAAAATGCCAATGAAACTTACTGGTTTCGAAAATCCAGCTGAAGCTACATATATTGAATATGAAAATGCTGAAGCTGATATGGAAGAATGGGTTGGTAAAATGCAAAACCCGTGGGAAATAACATTCAAATTTTCTTTCTTGGTGGATGAAAGAGAAGTTTGTACAAGAATTTGGGATGGCAGTGCATACCCTAAATATGTTAGGGATAGTGTAGACATTACTAATAAGAAAAGTTCATATGAGAATGAAGATGTAAATAGATTATCTTTTTCTGCGAACCTTATCAGGCACATGACTATTGACAAGACTGACTTAGTGTATAGTATTATTGAAAAGTTTTGTGATGTATTAAGTTCAACTTATACAAAACAATATTATTATACAAAAGTTTTGAATTATGGCAATGGTAAACAAAAATCTAAACATGGCAAAAAAACTTACCATTTAAATAACAAATATTATATTAATAGTTTGGAAAAACTGTACGCCAATAAAACAAAACAGTACATGGATTCACTTTATCCATCAAGAAAAGAATGTGAATACTATAACAATTGTTTATAATAAAAAAAATATGGCAGAAAATTCAAAAAACCGAGATAATTTAGGCTATCTCGGTCCTGAATTTCAATATAAATTAGTAAGAGCATTTATGGATGACCATAAATTTTTTGTAGGTATCAATAACATTATTGACCAAAACATGTTTACAGAAAGTGCACTTAGAACTTATGTTGGAGTGTTAAAAGAGTATTATGAAGTACATGAGATGATACCTTCTTATCAACTCATGGAAATTGAACTTCGTTCAAAGTCTAAAAATGATTTAGAAATTCAAACATATGTAGATACTTTAAAAAAGATTAAACAAACACCTAATGAGGGAATTGATAGTATAAGAGATATTGCTGATAGGTTTTTTAAACAACAGAATTTAACTAAAGCTATCAATAAGATTAGTAAAGTCATTGAAAATGGCGAATATGACAGATATTATGAATGTGAAGATATAATTCGTAAAGCTCTTGAAGTTGGAAGTGAAGAAGATTTAGGAATTGGTGTGTTTGACAATCTTGAATTAGTTCTTTCAGATGATTATAGATGCCCAATTCCAACAGGTATTGGTAAAATTGATGAAACTTTGGAAGGTGGTTTAGGTAAAGGTGAACTTGGTATTGTATTAGGTCCATCATCATTTGGTAAAACATCTTTAACAACTGCAATGGCTTCTCATGCTGCAACTTATAAGTGTGATAAAAACGATTATAAAGGCTTTAAAGTCCTACAAATTGTATTTGAGGATAGAGAGAAGCAAATTCAACGTAAACATCTTGGTAGAATTGCTGATGTTGAAGCGAAAGATTTATCAAAACCGAACTTTAAAGAACAAGTTTTAAAATCTATTAATAATTTTGAAGATTATGAATTAATTAAAAATAATATCAGAATTATTCGCTTTCAAAGTGGTGAAAAAACCGCAAGCCAAATAAGACAGTTTATTAAAAAGTTAATAAATTCAGGGTTTAAACCTGATATGGTTATTGTCGATTATTTTGAATGTGTCAAACTTGAAGCAGGAACAACAGCAGGTGATAATGAATGGTCAAGAGAAGGCATTACAATGCGTAAATTTGAATCTATGGCTAACGAACTGGATATTGCATTATGGGTTCCAATTCAAGGTACTAAAGATTCTCTTGGGGCTGAATTGGTTACAATGAGTCAAGGTGGTGGTTCTGTGAAAAAAATTCAGATTGGTCATATTATTATGTCTATTGCTCGTACAATGGAAAGTATTGAACGTAATTTGGCAACCATTGCAATTCTTAAAAACCGTGCAGGTAAAGCAGGTAAAGTATTTAACAATGTTGAGTTCAATAATGGTACATGTAGAATCAGTACTGATAATATTGACGAATTTAATATGGTTGAGTATAATGAGGATAAACAAAAACAAAGAGAACAACTTGCCAAAGAAGTAATTAACGGACTTGGTAAAAAATAATTACTAAAAAACGAGTACTAAATATGCTCGTTTTTTGTTTTTATATCATAAAAATTTTTAAAAATTTTTTCTTTTTGATTATCAAAAAATTAAATAGTAAATGTTGAAGTAATTTATATTATAGCTTATAATTTATAAAAACAGATGCTTATTTATAAATTACAAAATTTAATGTTTTAATTATGAGTAAAAATTATTTATATGACCAAGTATATGAAAGTTGCTTGAAGTACTTTGATGGTGATGAACTAGCGGCAACTACTTGGATTAAAAAATATTGTTTAAAAAACAATGATGGAACATATAGTGAATTAAATCCTGATGATATGCATAAACGAATGGCAAAAGAATTTGCTAAAGTGGAACATATCTATGAATATAATACAAATGATGATTTGAAGTTAAAATTGTCTGAGTATGGTTATAATAGAGGGGTATTGGATGAAGAAGGTATATATAAGTTGTTTAAAGATTTTAAATATGTCATACCTGGCGGCTCTGTTATGTCAGGTTTAGGTAATCCATTACCTGTTAGTTTGTCAAATTGTTGGGTTATTGATGGACCTAGTGATTCGATTGATGATATATTTAGAGTTTGTAATGAACAGAGTCAATTAATGAAACGTAGAGGTGGAGTTGGTTTTGATATATCAAAATTAAGACCATATGGTTCTATTGTAAATAATTCAGCAAAAACATCAACAGGTGCGGTTTCTTTTATGGATTTATTTAGCCATGTTACTAATACTATTGCACAAGCAGGTAGACGTGGGGCTTTAATGCTATCCATCTCAATAAAACATCCAGATGCCAAAGAATTTATTGAGAAAAAACAAGATTTAACGAAAGTAACAGGAGCTAATATTTCAGTTCAAATTGATGATGAATTTATGAGATTAGCAACATCAAATTATGATAATTTGTATGTACAAAGGTTTCCTATTGATGCAACTAATGAAGAGTTGTTTGGTGTAGATTATGATGATATAATCAATTCATGTGAATTGAATAAATTGTATGATGGTAAAACAAAAAATACTTATTTTAAAATTATAAATGCGAAGGAGTTATGGAATGATGTAATTCATTGTGCGTGGAGTACTGCTGAACCAGGTATCATATTTCAGACTAATCACTATGACTATTCTCCTGATGGTGTTTACCCTTCTTTTAGAGGTTCTTGCACAAATCCTTGTGGCGAAATCTTTATGCATGAAGATAGTTGTAGATTGATACATATAAATTTAACATCTTTTATTGATAATCCATTTACTGATAATGCATCAATTAATGACGAAAAATTATATGAAATCACTTATGAAGCAATGAGACTTGGTGATGATTTGGTTGATTTAGAAGCTGATGCAATACGAAAAATTTTAGCTAAAATTGAAAATGATGGAGATACAAATAACAGTGAATATAAATTATATCAAAGATTATTAAGCCATACATTAGAAGGTAGGCGTTGTGGACTTGGGTTTACTGGTCTTGCTGACATGATAGCCATGTTAGGTCTTAAATACGATTCAGAAGCGTCATTATCAATTATTAATCATGTTATGAGACTAATGTTTATTGCTGAAATGGATTCTCAAATAGATATGGCAATTACAAGAGGAAATTTTAGTGCTCAAAATATGGAGTTTGAACATGTTGGTAATAGATGGTATGAATTTTTGAAAAATGATTTCAATAGTATCTATCATAAGATGCTAAAATATGGTCGTAGAAATATTTCTTTTAATACAGTTGCTCCAACAGGTACAGTTTCTTTGATGGCTAAATGTTCAAGTGGTATAGAACCTATTTTTTTACCATTCTACACAAGAAGAAGAAAATGCATGAGCGATGGTGACAGAGTTGATTTTGTTGACCAAGTGGGAGAAAAATATACTGAATTTGTTGTTGTTCATCCAACATTTAGGAAATGGGCAGAAACTTATTTTAGTGAATTATCAAAAGAAACTCTTAATGAGTGGAAATTAGAAGATTGGACAGCAGCTTATAAATTAAGCCCTTGGTATGAATCTACTGCAAATGATATAAATTGGGAAAAACGTGTTGAGTTACAAGGAATTGTACAAAAATATATTACTCATTCAATTTCTTCAACTGTTAATTTACCTAATAGTGTCACTGAAGATGAAGTTTCGAATATTTACATTAAATCTTGGAAAAATCAATTGAAAGGCATTACTTGTTATCGTGATGGATGTCGTAGTGGCGTATTGGTTTCAACAAAGAAAGAATCTAAACCTGAAACAAAGAGTTTGTTAATTTCAATGTTGAAAGATAATGATTTAACAAATGAAGATAAAAAGGAAATATTATATGCGTTAACTGAAGAAAAAAAAGATGATAATAAAGTTTGTATAAATAATCAACCAATATCAAAAAGACCTAAAGAGATACCATGTAAAATATTTAGATTTAGTAATAAAGGTGAAAAGTGGGTTGGTGTTGTTGGTTTAGTAGATGATAGACCTTATGAAATTTTTACTGGTATTCTTGAAAAATTAAACATACCAAATTGGGTTGAAGATGGATTTATTGTTAGAAATAAAGAAAAAAGAATGGTAGATGGTGAAGAAAAATTAATGTCAAGATATGACCTTTGTTACATTGATAAAGATGGATATAGAACTTGTGTAGAAGGTCTTTCAAGAACATTTAACCCTGAATATTGGAATTATGCTAAATTGATAAGTGGACTTTTAAGGCATAGAATGCCATTACCTTATTTGATTAAAATTATATCATCATTAAATCTTGATGCATCTAATATTAATACTTGGAAAAATGGTGTTATAAGAACATTAAGAAAATTTAATGATTCAAACATGGAAGAGGGACATTATGAAATTTGTCCTGAATGCGGTGGAAGATTATTAAATGAAGGGGGCTGCATCCGATGTTTGGACTGCGCATATTCTAAGTGTGGATGATATAATTGCTAATATTTAATATTTCAAACTATGTAAACATTTACCATTATTTAATTATATTTATATTAAAAATGGTAAATGTTTTTATGATAAGTAAAAGAACTATTGGTAAATTAGATAATGCAAATGTAATTGATATGTATTTATCTAAAAATATGACATATGATGAAATACAAAATATTTTACATATTTCTTCTAATACACTAAAAGAATATTTAGATTTAAATAATGTTAAACGTAGGGATAAGAAAAAACGTAAAGAAATAAGAAAGAAAGCCCCATTAGGAAAGAAATATGGATTATGGACTGTTATATCTGATGAAGTGAAAAGTTCTAAAGAAATTAATAGTAATTTTAAAGGGCGACAAATGTATTATAATGTACAATGTTCATGTGGTGAACAAGCATGGGTTTCTATGTCAAGTTTAAAAAATAAAGAAAGTACTAGATGTAAGAAATGTGCAAATAAAGAGTATATTAATGATGAAGGTGATGTCGATTTATTGAAAGCGTTGAAAAGTGTTTTATTAAGAGCTAAAAATGGTATAAATAAACGTAAAAAAGTTAGCAAACTACCATTTACAATAACAGTAGATTATCTGTATAATTTATATAATGAAACTAATGGGAGATGTGCATTAAGTGGGGAAGAAATAGAATTTGATAAAAATAAACAAATACGTTATCAGAATTTATCAATTGATAGAATTGATTCAAATAAAGGATATGAAATTGGGAATATTCAATTAGTTGATAAAAGAATTAATATGATGAAGGGAACTTTATCAAATGATGAATTTATTGATTTATGTAAGAAGATTGTTGAGTTCAATTCTAAGTGTGGTTAAATAAATTGTAAGGGAGATTGTAAAAGTCTCCCTTATTTTTTGTATATTAACTATTTAATTTATTGAGTTTGTTATATATATTATTATAACAATAGTTTAGTATGGCAAAAATACAATATTATAACATTCATTACCCTTTTACTTCAAATGGGGTTGAGAAATTCTTTATTGATTTGGATAGTGATTCACAAAAAGCTATGCAAAGTGATATTATGCATGTAATATTCACGCCAAAGGGACAACGTATTAGAAACCCTGAATTTGGTACTAATCTGATAAAATATCTATTCAACCCTAATGATAATGAAACATGGACTGATGTAAAAGCTGAAATTAAGACAGCAGTAGCACAATTTGTTCCAAATGTGACATTAACAGATTTGAACATTTATGCCAATGGTAGTAATGGTCATGGATTGGTCGCTGAAATAAGCTATTCAGTTAATGAAGATAATTTTACTTCAGAATATACAATAATAACAAACATTTAAAGATATAGATGGAAAAAACGATAAGTTATCTTGCAAGGAATTATAACGATTTTAAATCAGAGTTCCAAAAATATACAAGAAAGTATTATCCTTCAATGATGAATGATTTTCAAGATGCATCAGTGGGGGAATGGTTCATTGATTTAATTAGTGCTTTAGGTGATGACCTTTCATATCATACTGATAGAACTTTTCAAGAAACTGATAGCAATAGCGCACAGCAAAAAGGCTCATTATTAGACATAGCAAGAACAAATGGACTTAAAATACCAGGACGTAAGTCTGCAATGGTAGAAATTGAAATCAGTTGCGAATTACCTTTGAAGGGAGACCCTAAATTACAGTTAGCGGATGAAGCTTATGCTCCTATCGTAAAACAAGGTACAGTCATTTCAACAGGTTTAATCACATTTCAAATAATGCATGATGTTAATTTTGCTGAACAATTTAATGAAGATGGCATATCTGATAGACAAATCATTCCAAAAAGAAATGCAAATGGTTTGATTGAGAAATATACTTATAAAAAATTAGCGTTAGCACTTGCAGGCGAATCAAAAATTTATAGACAAACTTTAACAAGTAATGATATTACTCCTTTCATGGAAGTATTATTACAAGATACCAATATTTTAAATGTTGAATCAATCATATTCAAAGATGGTACTAATTTTAAAGATGACCCACCTATTTCAGACTTTATGATTGAAGATGAAATATATACACCAAAAGAAAATGGAACTAAAACATGGCGTTTCTTTGAAGTTGATTCATTGATTGACCAATATCGTTTTGGGGATGTATTAAATTCTGATGGAGTGCCACAAAGTGAGTTTTACACAATGCCTGGTATTGATGAAAATGGTAATTATTTAGTAGATGATGGTGGAAGTAATGTTTGTGTAAGAACAGCACAAATTTACAAAGCTGAATGGAAATTCTTGAAACAGAAATTCATTACTGAATACACAAATAATGGTCAATTGAAGGTTATATTTGGTGCAGGTGGAAATATGGTACTTCCAAATCCTACATCAAACTACATCAAATATCAAATGAGTAAAATGGCAAGTAATGATTTTCTTGGAGTATTGCCCGAAGCAGGTTGGACTATGTTTATTTTATATCGTGTTGGTGGTGGAGAACAATCAAATATAGCAGCAAATACATTAACAAATTTTGTATATAGAAATATTCAAATTGATGGTAATACAGATGATACAGATTGTATTGAAAAGACTAAAGCTGTTAAAGATTCTTTAAAAGTTACTAATCCAAGCCCTTCTTTTGGCGGTAAGGATGAACCAACTGAAGATGAAATACGATATTTAATCAAATATAATAATTCAGCACAAGATAGATGCGTTACATTAAAGGATTATTATGTAAGATTAATGAAAATGCCAGCAAAATATGGTACACCATTTAGATTGGGTATTATTGAAGAAAATAATAAAGTGGTAATCTACACACTTGGTCTTAATGAATCAGGGCAGTTAAGTAAATTATTACCATCTGCAATGGTGGATAATATTCAAACTTATTTGAGTAATTATCGTATGATTAATGACTTTGTTGAACTTCGTTCAGGTAAGATTATCAATTTATCGTTTGAAGTAGATATTTTCATAAGTAAAACTTATGATAAAAGTGAAGTTGTTAGAACTGTGATTGATACCATTTATGATTATATGGCTATCAATAAACATCAAATGGGAGAAGATATTTTTATTGGTGATTTGGAAAAAGATATTTCTAAAATTGATGGTGTTATTAACTTAATTGATTTGAGAGTATATAACGAAACAGGTGTTGGGTATTCTGATGATGGTACAACACAGCAAATTGTTTCACCTTATGTTTGTCCAACTGACCCTGAAGAGATGCAAGATACCGAAGTTGTGGCAGGTAGAAGTCAAATTGATTTAAAAGCATCAGATGGATTATTATTTAGTGAATCTAACTCAATGTTTGAAATTTTAAACAAATCGAAGGATATAAGATTGAGAGTTAAGACACGTTAAATTAATATATTTTTAACAATTTAAAGGCAGCTATTTTTAGTTGCCTTTTTTATTGACTTTAAGGCAAATAGATTTTATTTTTTATTCAAAATGAAAAATAAAATGGGATGTAATTGTAAAGCTCAAAATAATTTTAACAAAATAGTTTCTAAGTATGGTGATGCATTGCCTGATAAAATAGAAGGTAGAGTTGGATTCAGAGGAATTATTGATGCATGTATGAATGCAATAGGTCAAATTCTTACAGGAATTTTATTGTGTGTGTTATTTATTGTCATAGCAGTTCCAATTGTATTTTATATTGGTGGATGTATGATTGTTGGAAAAGAAGCTCATATAAAATTATTAAACTTTAAAAAGAATAAAAAGAATGGCTCAAAATAAAAGTTATCGAATAAGAACTAAAGTTGGCGAAGAACCAGGTGTAATTAATGTTCATTTAGACCAATCTTACGATTTGTTTGAAATTTTATCATTAAAATTAACACAAGAAGATGCTTATAAACTATATACTTCTTCATATGGTGTTATTGTTGGTAGAATTATAGCAAATGGTGGCTTTGGTATTCCCAATGCTAAAGTTTCTGTGTTTGTTGAAGTAAGTGACGAAGATTATATAAATAATGAGAAAAATTATTTATATCCATATTTTAGTACTTCATCAGTAAATAATGAAGGTATTCGTTACAATTTATTACCAGATGAACCAATTAATGATTGTTATCAGAATGTAGGTACATTCCCTAACAAACGTTTAGTGCTGGATAATGATACTGTATTAGAAATTTATGATAAATATTGGAAATACACATCTGTAACAAATGAAGCAGGTGATTATATGATATTTGGTGTTCCAACAGGTCAACAACAGATTCATGTGGATATAGATTTATCAGATATTGGAGCTTTATCGCAACGTCCTCGTGATATGATTTATAAAGGATATAATATAAATCAATTTGAATCACCTAACAAATTTAAACAATCAACAAACTTAGATTCACTATCACAGATATATACACAAAATACTGGTGTAAATGTTTATCCATTTTGGGGAGATTCTGAAGAAAGTGATGGAAATATTGCAATTACTCGTGCTGATGTTCAAATAGAGTACCTATTTGAACCTACTTGTGTGTTTATTGGGTCTATTGTTACAGATACAGGAACAAATGCAATTGGTAAAAACTGTACTCCAATGCCCAATGCAGGTAAAATGGACCAGTTATCAACAGGAGAAGGCTCAATTGAAATGATTCGTAAAACGTTAAATGGTACAGTTGAAGAATATCAAATAAAAGGTAATAGGGTTATAGATGGTGATGGTGTTTGGTGCTATCAAATTCCAATGAATTTGGATTATGTGGCAACAGATGAATATGGTAATATTGTACCAACAGATGACCCAACAAAGGGTATTCCAACACGCACAAGAGTTAGATTCAGGGTTTCTATTGATGATTCCCCTAATGATGCTACTGCAAGAAAAAGATGTAAAATATTAGTTCCTAATAACCCAAGAATTGATGAAAATAACCCAATATTTTCTCAAACAAAAGAGGTTGATTATGAATTTGGTACATCAACACACGAAGAGAGTTATAGAGATTTATTCTGGAATAAAGTATATAGTGTAAAGTCGTATATACCTCGTTTACTGAATAATACCTCATACAAAAATCGTAAACATTCAGGAATTAAAATGGTAAACCATTATGGTGCTAATAATCCAATTCCATATAACAATGTAAGTATTAAATTAGGTTTCATGTTTAGAATGATTTGCGTTATTGCAAAAGTTATTATTGATTTAATTGCATTCTTAAACAACTTGATTTCTATTTTAGGCTGGCTTCCTTGTGAATTGGCTTCATTTAGAATTTGTATTTTTAGATGGTGTATTAGACCATTCGGATGGATGAAAAAAGCAATTCCTACATGTGTTAGATTAACATCTGATTTTTGTGATGATGATATTAATCGTAAAACTTATTATCCTGGTTGTGGTAAACCTAAACCTTTTGGCTGTGTATGGGATTTAACTAAAGAAAAACATGAAGAAGAAAATAGAAAATTGATTAATGAAGGTAAAGAGGATGAAACAACCCAACCTGATAATAGTAGGAGTAGTTTATTTACTTGTGTGGAGAATGAATTGGCACAAGATAATGAAGTGACTTCTTTTAATTTTGCAAATGATTGGGTTAATGGTGTTCTTTATGCACCACTTTGGTTTAGAAAAATCACACCTAAAAAAAGATTTTTGTTTGGGCTAATAAAAATTAAAGCTAAAGACCAATGGTGTAGTGCAGCTAAATTTTTTGGCTCTCAAAGAGTGTTTCAACCATGTAGTTTGTGGATGGGAAAAGATGAAAGTAGAGGTGGCTCATATAAAAATAATGAAGGTAAAAATATCACACCTTATTTTGATGTAAATAATGATAAAAATAATAATTGTAGTAAAAATGGATGTCATAAAGCAATCACTACTCTAAATGCGCAGAAAGGCATTATTGTTGATAAAACAACAATGTTAAAACAAACAGTATATTATTATGCGCCTGTTTATTATGATTCAACTGAATTGAGAGATATTGAATTGTTATATGCAACTGATATTATATTACTTGGGAGCTTGAATGATTGTGATTTAGATGGTATTCCACAGTTTTTTAAATACTTAGAATCGTCAACATATAATATGCCAAGTGATATTTTGTTTACTGACACAGAAGTACAATTAACTGAGGAAGGAACAAAATTTACAACTGATACTGAAATGACAGGGGCAGATTGGGGTAACTATAATTCAAAAGACCAATGTAATAAAACTGATGGTGGTTTGTTTTATGGTATTGGTTGTTCTTCAATTGAAGTACATACTAAATCTTGTGTTAATTTACAAAGGATTTGTGAATTAGGTGTTTCATTAGATGAAACAATATCAATTAGAAATTTAGCCAACCAAAATGAGGAAGATAGTGCTTATTCATTGCTTGTTGCTGATGGGTTTGTATCTAAAGATGAATTGGCTGAATCTGATGCAAGAAGTATGTTTGCTACTTTGAATGGTAATAATTTAAGAACTAAATTAGATAATACCAATGGTTTGATTAAATATGACTTTGATTACATATATCCAAATAATTTTGATGGAAGTATGTATCAATTAATGAAAGATAGACAAAGTGGATGCGGTAGTAATATTACATATAGATTTAATTTTAACTTAGAACAGTTTAGTCGTGATTATTATAAATTTAGAATGGGAAATAACCCATATTTTTATAAATATGAAGGTGGTAGTAGAGAAAATCCTAATTATGTAATATTTCCTAGATATGAAAATTCGTTCTATTTTTATTTTGGCTTAAACCTTGGAAAAACAGCAATTGATAAATTCAATAGTCAATTTTTTAGTACTTGTTCAAATACATACAATGAACCTTTTAATGTTGGCATAATTACTCTTCCAAGTCCTTGGTGTAATTCAACAAATGGCACAATATTATTAAATTTGACAGATATTTCAATTCCTTATGAAATCATTATTAATGGTATCAGTGATGGGACTTTTAGTAGGGTTTATAAAGATATTACTGAAACTAAAATATATCTTGGAACAAAACCATCTGATTATGCTGATTATCATAATGTAACTGATGAAGATGGAAGAAATGATGGTTTACCAAATGGCGATTATGAAGTTACAATAACTGATAGTGATGGTAGTATTGTGCAGAAAGAGATTTCTTTAGTTCCTCAATATTTGATATATAGTATTGATACAATAAATTTCAAAATACCTAATAATATTTTGAAACAAACTTATGGTACATATAATAATGTTCGTGTTGCTAAGTTAGATGGATGGCAGGGAGATGGAAAAGGTTGGAGAAATGGTCAACCAGGAGAGAATAGTGATAGTATTGGTGGACGTATAACAATAGGTGATGTATATGTTAAAGATGTACAATTATCACCTGTTAAAAGTGATGGTACGTTAAAAGATACATCATTAACTCGTGGTTATACAATTCGTTTAACTAAATTGGTTGAAGAAACAACCACTGAATATTATACTGATGAAAATGGACAAATACAAAGCACTATAAAAGTAACAACTAAAAGTGTTCCTATTCAATTAACAGAACAAGAAATCTTATCAGGTATTTTGGAATGTGATGAAGGTGGGCAATCTTATCAAGTTGATGTTATTGAGCTATGCAAAGATGGTAACAGATATACACTTGAAAGTAAAAATATTGTTACTAATGTGATTCATGTTGATGAACCGCTTCCTGTTAAAATGTATATTAATGATGTTGATTATGAATTAATTCAAAATTTTAAAACAGGATGGGTTAAAAATGGTAATAAATGGGTTCAACAACAAAGTGATTTTTATGGATGGGATAGAATTGGAGATATTAACAATCCAGCATATAATTGGTCTGAAGAAATATTAAAACTTCCTGATGACGAACCTAACAAGTTACAAACAGCAGCTAAAGAAGAATTGATAGCACAAGTAAAAGAAGCATTTTGGATAACATGTGCTGAATCATCTAAGAATATGAATGTTAATGCACAAACTAATGATTATCCTGTATCTTATGGTATTCAATATCAAGCCGAAACTCCTGACCCATCAGATGACGAAGTTCATATTGTTGACGAAAATTATAGTATTACTGATGCAATATCAGTGTCAGATGTTAAAGTTCCAACATTATTGCCTTTAGATGCGGATAATTCAGGACAAATTGTAGCAAATTATGGTAAATTAAATGCGCAAAAAATACCTTATTTCTTTGTTATGAAAGATAATAATGGCACGATTATACCTGTTGGCTCAAATGTTTCATCTCCTATTGGTAATTCAGACACAAGTAAATGGTTTGGCGTTCATTTAATTAATAAAATACTTAGTGTTGATATGACAATGTGGGCTGGTGTTAAAAATCCTCAATATTTCCAAGATTTGCCTTATGGTGGTGGCTCTGAATGGGAAAAAGTAATTAAAGATGGCTATTATAACGGTTTCTTTAGAGGTATTGTTAATAATGGTATTGTAACGAATACTAAAATACAAGATGCTTCGTTTTGTCGTACTTGGTGGCAAGCATTATTCCAATCAGTGACAATTGGTTATTCAAGTCCATTAATTGAAACAACAACATTTAAAGTGGATGAAAGTGGTAATACAGTTCCAAATGAAGATGCTCTTCCAACTAAGAGACGTTTTCTTGGTAGTAAAAATGATACAAGTGTATTTGGTTTCCCATGTGTAGTTCCAAGTGGTTATGATTTAACAGCTATTTCAGTTGGATTGATTGATACTGAATTAAAAATGGAAGATAACTCAAGTAATTGTAGTTTAACAGAAGCAATTTATGGGGCTATGGAAGTTAATTTAACTAATGGCTTTAATGATAGTAATGATGGTGCAATCAGTAGTTTATCTGTAAGTATTAGTAATGGTGACACAACCAATCCAATGAAATATGTAATGATTACATCATATAATCAAGTGTACCCATATCCTAATCATGAAATTATGTCAATTACAGGAAAAAGTGCGATATATGCAAGTGGTGTTACACAAAATGATATAATAGTTCAAGGTCAAACTGATGCAATTGCAACTTCTAGTGTTTCAGAAGTTAATGAAGATGGTGATACTGTTGCTATACCAACAACAGGTTATGGAGAAACAGGTATATTTGAAAACATTACAGGAACACCAACAGTTTATATTGTTGGAATGACACAGAATAATTGTCGTGTCATTTCACCTGTTTATGATTTTAGAAAGGTAACTGCTTCAATAACTTTGGAAATGAAAGAAGAAGTAATTAATGTTGAAACATCTGGAAGTACAACTGGAGATACTTCAGGTTCTACAACTGGCTCAACAACAGGCGGCACAGAACCAAGTGACCCAGGAAGTGTTAAAGTGAAAAAATATAGATTTATAGTAACAATAGGAACTTGTGACCAATGGTATATTGCCAATTTTGATTCAGTAGTTTCTATTACTTGTAATGCTGTTAAAAATCAACCAATTGGCACAACTATGACATATAATGAGGGCAATATTGTTGGTAGTCAATTCATAATAGAAATTACTGAAGAAATGTTTGATGCTATTATGAAAAAAAATGAAAATCCACTAGAATTCCTTACAATACCTTTTGTACCAAAAGACCCTGATGGTTTGCTAGGGGCAACAACAGTTGATATTACAGATAAATTAGGAATGGTTACAAGATGTAAATTATCATATAAAAATCCAAAACCGATAATTCAATAATGAAAAAGAAAATAAGATTAAATAGTACAAGTTCTGTTAATTCTACTAATGTGACTAACTTTGTGGATGTTGAGTTAAAACAATCCACAAAGTTGTTACCACATATGGACACAGTAGATAAAGTAAATTTATATGAAGTTTTTGAAGAAGAACGAAATAAATCTGACAAATATAGGTTAATTGTCACCATTAATCCAGTATGTACAAATGTATTATTTAATACATTAACTGAAGTTGTTAAATTTGAGGGAGAAGGTAGTAAAACTGATAAAGTTGTTCTTGTTGAGAATGATACAACTGTTTCAGTGCCAGAAGCTATGGGAGATGTTAATCCTGACAGGTATCAAATGATTAAAAATACTGAATATTCAAATGATAAATGTGGATATGTTTATCATTGTGGATATGATATATTTAATAATCATATATTAAGAAATACAACATTTAAACAAGTAAACACATTAAGAAATGAAAATAAGAATCAGACAGATTCTAATCAAACAGGTTCTCCTTTATTAAGTAAAATATTCAATACTATTGGTGATGTTATGCGTTATTCAGATGGTGATATTGTTAAGTATAACAAACGATACAATATATCTTCTGCACCAACAATGAATTTAAATAAACATTTGTATGAATATAGTGATATATTATCCATAACTGATTCTATTAATCAAAATTTAATTGAAGAAAAGGGATGGTTTGGTTTTACCAATGGAATGAACATCAATTCTAAATTATACACTGGCTCAAATGGAAATATTTGGGGAAAAGAATTGGATGTTAATAAAGTGATTAACAGACAAAAAGCATGTGAGTTTATTGATATGTACCCTGACCGTTCATTATTTTCATTTAATCCAAAAGTTAATAAAAAAGAAAAACGTTTAGAATATAATTGGAAAATGTGTTTGACATATCCTTATGATATTACTTATAATCATTTATTGGTTTATGGGGATGGAATTAATGGCTTAGATTGCTATTCTTGTGTTCGTAGTAGCGGTTTGAGTGGTGATGATGTGTTAGTCTTTAGAACAACTTGTAAACATGGTTTAAAGGCAACTGATTCTATCATGTTGTATGCAACTACAAGTGATGGTACAACAATTAAGATACCTGATGCTATTACAGTAAAAGATACTGGAGATTTGGATAAAAAATATCGAGATAATTATTTTTATGTTTTAAATTATGATATATTGAATCATATTTTTGGTGATGATTGGGAGAATAATTTTGACCAAGAAAAATTAAATAATATTAATTTTAGGATAAGACACTTAATTGGCGATTTTGAATCTGAATATTATATTAGATTGTTTAAAAAACTACCTAATTTTAAATACTCTAAAAAAGAGTTTACAGAGGAAATAGGGTCTAATAGGGAAAATTTTGATAAATTTGTTAAAGAAAATGCAACATATTGTAATAAAGATATAGTAGGTACTTGTCCTGACGATGGCTTGTATATGATAGATTTTAATTATGATTTATATCAGTTAGCATTTGCTTCTACAATATACTCTGATAAATCAAGTCAAGTAACTTTTACTGATACAATTGATGTGTCTCATATTAAAGATAAGAGTGGAAAACCTATTACAGAACTTTATTTAACAATAGTTAAAAATAACGCAGGATGGGATAAGTGGTACTTAGGTGATGCACAAAGAAATGATAGTTCCGTAGAATATTCTCATTGTTTTGGCAAAATAACATCTGGTTTTAATCTTCTTAATATTAAGAAAGATAAATCATCAAGTGTTAAAAATAAAAATGATATAAGATTTTCTGATGTACATAAATTACATAATTTGGCATCAAGTTATCCTATTGTTCCTTCAATACCATTAGAAGAAAACATAACAATTAGTGGTTCTTCAAAATGGTATTCTGGTAATGCTGAACATGATATATTTTGGGGGGATTTAGTTGAATTTAATAAAAGTCAGGTAAAAGAGATAGTACTTGAAAAAGTTTGCCATAGATTTAATACAATTCAACGAGAATTAGATGAACAATATTTTAAAAATGGTGGAAATGCAAACACTTATACTAAATGGAAAACATTTAAATTTGATGAAATAGAAGCTGATGATTATGATAATGCAACTTTTACAATAAAAAATGAAAAGATAACTGATTATAATGGTTTACCTGCTAATCAAAGACCTGAAGGGTATTACTATGAAGCGCATTATCCAATTATGGTAAAAGAATTATCATCACAAATACAACAAGATGCTTTGATTACTTTTTCAGTAGCAAAAGATGGTGTTAATGTTGACAATTATTCTAATAATCCAAATTATGCGAAGATTAAGGTTAATGTAAAACATAATCTTGAAGCAGGTGATTATATAAGAGTGACAAATATTAGTGATAAAAGTTATAGTTTAGGTATAGTAGAAACAGTGTTAAGTAATACTGAATTTTTAATTAATTATCCTAAAATATATAGTTTTCAAACATTTAAAGAAAATGTTGAAAGCGGTAAATTATTACTTATTAAAACTAACAGCAATATTCCATCTTATGCAACTAATTTAAATGATGGTAGCCAAAGATATTTGTGGAGAGAAGTACAAAGGGTTGGTGATGTTAATAATACTACATTACCAGAATATCCTTTTACAAATGGGTGCTTTTATATATATGAAAATATCAATTTCTATTTAAGGAGACAAGACCCTCACAATTATAATAATCTATATTATAGTAATTTCCCTAATGATGTGGCAGGTAAAGCCGAAAACGGAAATGATAATTATGAGTATATTAATGAAGATGAAGCTTTATGTTAAAATATAAAATATTAAACAATAATAACACTACTGAATTGGTCAGTATAGATTATGATAGTTATAAAATTGGTGATAATAAAGATACAATAACTTTTAATTTATCAAAAAGTGGTACAGTTCGTAATAATGATACTATTGTTATGAACAGTACTGTTGTTATTGACAATATAGCCAACAATGTAACAAATAATGTTAATTTTGAATTAATTACAGAAGCAATTGTGACTGATGATAATGAAGTTACGCTTAATATACCAACAACATTTCAGTTAACTCCTGATAAAGTATCATTATATGAGGATAATAGTTCAGGAGTATATGTTCAATATTACATATTAGAGTTTGCGACTCCACATTTTTTTGCTAGTGATGCTAAAAATTCAGATAGAATTATTTATATATCAAACTATATTATAACAAATAGTAATGGTGAACCTATTAAGAACAAAATATATTTTGAATATAGTTCAGTTAATTCAATTTATATACCAACAAATATAAGTCAAATAAGTTATACAAATGATAAGGGTGATAATTTAACTCTTCAAGTTGATAATAAAGAATTTTTTGATAATTACAACACAATTTTCATAAACGAATTTAAAACATTTGATTATGAAAGAAATGATTTTAGGTTCATTAATCCACAAATATTAACTATTAGTAAAAGAAATAGTATTTTTAACATTCCATTAACTATTGAAAATAATTTTGAGATTGATTTGTTTAAAGAAGATTTATTAACAACAAATTTTGTAGAAAAAGAAAAGGAAAAAGCGATTAATAGAATTGTTAATATGGAAAAACAAGTTTATTACCCTGTTTATATTAAAGATGATGGAAGCAGAGATTTTATAGAAAAAATAGTTTTCAATCTACATTTTCGAGAACGTTCGGGTGATAATTGGCTTGTGGAAAATGATAAGTTTTGGAATGGGACAAATTATGACACCAACCCACCATCTGCCCCTAAATGTACTTCAAGTACAGGTAATACAACATTTTCAGTTCCAAGTAATCAATCAGACTTATTATATTACTTAGGATTCACTAATAATGATGTAAGGTATCAAAAAAACAGACTTAAAAAATCATTTTTAAGATTATTGTTTTATGATTCAACAAATCAAACAAATCAAAACTTATTATATACTTCAACTATTTTTATGGATAGTGGAACATTGTTTGGTAAATATTGCAGATATATTGAGGATGAACCTTATCTACATAACAAAGATGGTGTAATAGAAGAAAGTGTTGGAATTAAGGTGGATAGAGAACCATCTTGTGAATTATTAAAAAAATATGACACAACTATAACAAATTGTTGCAGCGAAAAAGCTGATAATGTAAGAGATGAATTAAGATTAAGCGCTCAATTAGTTGTTGAAGATAAGTTTAATAATCAAGCATCAAGTGAAGGGTTTTATCTTTATTTATTTGCAGAAGATGACCCAAAATTAGTTGGGAAAAATATTTATATGAAAGTTGAGTTTAACCATGCTGGGTATGGTAGAACATTACCATTTATGTGCCCAACTAACGATGTAAATGGTTGTCCTTTATCATATCAAGACATAATAAACGAATGGCATAAATATAAAAACTCTGATGGGGAAGTAGTTGGTTTTCCTGTTAAAAAGTATTATTCCTATACTTACATAAAATTAGAGTGCATTTATGATAAAACATTAAAAAGACATGTTTATTATTTTGCCAATCAGTGTAGTAGTACTGGAACAGAAGTTAAAAATGTCGATGAAGAAGATAGAAAAATGATAATAAATCTTTATGAAGCTAAAGTAGGATGATAATTAAAAAGAAAATGTCAATGGAGAATCTTGTTTCTAGAATACCAGGGCTATTCCCTTATATTCTAGAAGATTCTTATGGTATAATTAAATTACATAAGGCAATTGATGGAGACAATGGATGTTATGGAATGGTTATACCTGATTTAAAGGTTAATTTTACTATGACAAATCCAGATAATGATAATATTGTAGTGTTTGAGAGTGGTAAATTTTATAGTTATAGAACTTTAATGAACAATTATTATCGTTTAAAAAAATTAAATCGTACTTTAACAGCATCAGAAAGTACATTTATTGCTTTTATTGAGGAAGGGATGGGTATATTCTCTGTACCTTCATCAATAAAAGGTAAATTAGTTCCATCTTTTATGTTTTTAACAGAAATGCAAGAATGGTGGGAATGGTTTCAAATAATGAAGCCACGTTGTGATTGTTCAAAAGCACCATCTAACATTAATGATAATGATTGTTGTGCTTGTGCAGAATATTGTGACAAAGGTGGAGATGATATGTATAATTTTTTACAAAGTAATGTTAATAAAATTGACACAATTGCTAATAAGTATTATAATTATGCACTAAATAATAGTGGTAATTTTGGTGGTAGTATTAATATGAGTCTTTTATTGACTCAAAATATTGATGATATGGGTTTAGGGTTAATATATTCATCAGAATGGGTTCCAGGAAAGAAATATCATGTTGGAGATATTGTTTTATATAACGAAGAATCTTGGATATTGTATGAGGGTTCTGGTGGCACTAATTTTACTATTTGTCAAATGAATGATAACAATAGGTTTGATGAAGGTTTTGATTATTATGGTAATTATAATGGAAAAACTGATGAAATTGAGTTTGATAGTGCTGAAAATGCTCATTGGAGAAGAAATGTCACAAATGACATATCATATCTTACAGAAAATTGCAAATATAAATTTTATAAATCAAATACAGGCACAAATATTGACTTATTACCAATAAATTCTTATTATGTAAAAGATAACGATTCATATGATAAATTGCTTGCATCAACTATTGATAATGTAAGCATTATAGGTGCAACTAATTCAAAATTAACATCATTAAGACGTATTAAACGTTTAGTTGATGAAACTGGTCAAGAAAGTGTACCAAATAGTGAATCTAATGTAGATTGGTGTTGTTTATATGAAAAAGGGATTGTTCTAAATGTACAAACATGGGTAGATGATAATGGAAACATTGTATATTATGATGATTGGGAAGATATGACAGTACACAATATACAATCTCCTGGTAATACAGTAAATACAGTAATATATAGCAATAGTTTAATTGCATTTGGTGATATTTTAGAAGATATAAAATTAGGAAATAATAATACAATAATTTTTAGCTATTGTATTGGTGCTCATTTGATTGGAAACAATATAAACACATTAACATCTACAACAGAGCCAACTCAATATCGTTTTAGTAATTTTACAATTGATTCTAATCATAAAGGCATTCAATATGTTGAAACATATTATTATGACCCTGATACATTTGATTATGATGTAACAAAAAGCCCATCAGAAAATTTAAATGGTGATGGAACACAAAAGAAAGGTGAGTTTTATACAGTAGGTTCTAAGTCATTAGTTAAAAGTGAATTAGGAAACAGTGGAAAGATTTTGAATAACATTTTAACAGATTTTACCACTAAAAGAACAGAACCAGACTATATATATTCAAAGGAATATCGAACAGATGATTTGATTGGAGTTACTTTTGACCCTATTGTTGATGTAAATGTTGTTGTAGATAGAGGTATAAATGCAGCATTTGAGAGACATTTGAAATTGGGAGAGGTAAAAACATTGGATGACCTTGTTAATTATGGGAATAATTTCTTCAATGTGAAGAATGTTAATGAATAAAATATTAATTATAAAGATAATATGTCAAATGGTACATATGGAACTATAAATTATTAATGATTTAATAATATTTATTGTTAAATATAAATGCTGGCATGAAAAGATTAACAAATAATGAATTTATTAAAAGGGCTAAAGAGGTTCATGGTAATAAATATGATTATTCTAAAATTGAATATGTTAATGCAAAAACAAAAATATGTATTGTTTGTAAAGAACATGGAGATTTTTGGCAAATTCCGAATGACCATTTAAATGGCAATGGTTGCCCATTATGTAATAAAAAAGGAAAAGGCGTTAATGGTAAATTAACATTGAATGAATTTATAGAAAAAGCTAAATTAATTCATGGTGATAAATATGATTATTCTAAAATTGAATATAAAGATAGTAAGACAAAAGTATGTATAAGTTGCCCTAAACATGGAGAGTTTTGGCAAATTCCATCAAGCCATTTACAAGGACATGGATGTGCTAAATGTCATGAGAGTAATTTAGAAAAAGAAGTTGAGAAATATTTTTTAAATAAAGGTATTAGGTACTTATCTCAGGTAAAGTTTGAATGGCTTGGTAGACAAAGTTTGGATTTTTATCTTCCAGATTATAATATTGGTATTGAATGCCAAGGAATACAACATTTTAAATCAATGTCTCATTTTGGTGGAGAAAATGAATTTAATAAAATTGTTGAAAGAGATAAAAGAAAATATGATTTATGTATAAACAATGGGATTAAATTATTGTATTATACTAAATCAAATATAATAAATGATATGAATTATATACCAAATAATTTCATATTTAATTTAAATGACTTAAATTTATGACAGGTACATATGGAACTGTGAAGCCAAGTTTAATAAATCCACAAATGGATGTTGAGATTTGGTATCATTATAGACCAACAAGAAACAGTGAAGATGAAAGTTTTAAAAATTTTAAAAAAATTGATAATGTTAGTGAAATGTTTAGCAATTCCACTTGTGATACTACATTAAAAGATACTACATTACCAGGGATGTATAATTTAAAACTTCCACTAACATACTTTAATAAAAAAGGAATATATACTGTATATATTAAACCTAAAGAAATAGAGTGTACCATTAAGGATATTGGTGCTTTATCTGCATATCCTGATGTGAGAGGTGTGGTTCTTGATATGAATGATGTTGATACTGAAAATTCAAGTTTATTTGAAAATGGTCAATTGGTTGGATATAGAATTGATTATATTGATAATGGTTTAAGACAAAATTATTATAGAATTATAACATCTAATAATAAATGTGAACCAATAGCACAAAATTTGACATCATCTAATACCAATTCTAATGGTTACAGGTTTAATGATAGTTCAACATTAACATTTTTAACTGTAACCCCATCTACAAGTCCAACATATAAAGCAAATGCACAACCGTTTATTGGTAGAGTGGGACAAACTATTTTCATTACAAACACTAAATTCAATCCTGTTTCAGTTGAAATTGAACTAGTTGAACATGACATTGAAACATTGACTAATGTTGTTGAAGGAAATCAAGTTCGTTCATTGGATAGAGGTTTGGTTACAACATATAACCAAGACGGAGAAATTTACATACAACAAGAGTTCTTCACTCTTAAAGATTCATATACCAAAAGTGATGTATATGAAGTTAGAAAGAAAAAAACAGATAATATTGATTTTACGCAAGATTATGATTCGATAATGTCTAATTAATTGATAATGAGAAAATTAACGACTGAAGAATTTATAACTAAGGCAAAGAAAATTCATGGTGATAAGTATGATTATGGTCTTAGTGATTATAAAGGAAGTAAGAAGAAAATAAAAATAATATGCCCTATTCATGGAGAGTTTGAACAATTGCCAAATAATCATTTGAATGGAGCAGAATGTTATCTATGTGGTGTAATAAAAACTCATAAATGTTTATTATCAAATAATGAAGAGTTTAAGCAAAAAGCTAATTTAAAACATAATAATCAATATGATTATTCTAAAGTAGAATATGTAAATAATAAAAAAGAAGTGTGTATTATATGCAAGAAACATGGTGAATTCTATGTTAGACCTGATAATCATTTAAAAGGTTCTGGGTGTCCTATTTGTTATGGTACACATTTATTTACAAAAGAAGAATTTATTGAACAAGCTAAACAGATACATGGTAATAAATATAATTACTCAAAATCTGATTACATTAACGCAAAAACAAAAGTCTGTATTATTTGTTCTGAACATGGTGAATTTTGGCAAATTCCTAATGCTCATATTAACCAAAAGCAAGGTTGTCCTATTTGTAAAGAATCTACATTAGAAAAAGAAATTGTTCTTTCATTGGATGGAAATTATATGGAATATGAAAGACAAAAGCGATTTAAATGGCTTGGTAAACAGAGCTTAGATTTTTATCTTCCAGATTATAATATTGCAATTGAATGTCAAGGAATACAACATTTTAAGCCTATAAAATATTTTGGTGGTAATAAACATTTTGAATATGTTAAAAAATTAGATAATACAAAATATAAATTATGTGAAAAACAAGGTATTAATATATTGTATTATGCAAATGTTGAAAATATAGAAATAGATAATTATATTATATATAATAAAAATAATTTGTTTATTGATAAACAAATGTTAATAGAAGCAATCAAAAATGTCAAGATATATTAAATCACATAGTAACTACACATTAAGAAAACAACATCAGCTTGTTAAAAATGGTACTATTTTTGAACGAGATTGGGTGACTATTGGTGGAACAGGAAGGTTTACACCAGGTCAAACTCCTATATATTCAAATGGTAATTTTATTTTTACAATTAATAATAGTCCTAGTTATCAAAAGAAACATAAATATGGACATTGGGTAACTTCGCCTGATGGTGATATTGTATGGACTGATGATGAAGTTGAGGATGTAAATCTTCCTGACACAACTTCTGATGTTGAAGTGAATGAAGTCTCAAATGATTTAAGAGATTTTGCTTACTATGGTTCTTGTGTTGAATTGGTTAGAGCTTCAATTGAAGATATAATAAAATATTTCCCTGCTGAATTATATTTTAGTGGAAAGGTAACACAAATAGTAACAGGAAATACAGAAGATGAAAATCCTTTTCAAACAGTTGAAGGTTTTATTGTTGATAATGATTTTCAAATAAACTTAATTAATAATAATGTTATATTAAGTGAATATGAAAATGATTTACGTTATTTGTCTTATTCATACAAAGATTATGAAATTATAAGTGGTAATACTAAAATACCTGTTACAAGTGTTACAATTATCAATGAAGATGTTGATGTGAATTGCTTGACAGAAGGACAATTATTAAATACAATCACTATAAATGGTAATATTGTTATAAAAGGTCGTTTTGTTAATGGAGAAAGACAATTTTTTCATAACAGTACAATTGGTTTGCATATTAGACCAAAACAGAATAGAATTGACAAATATTTTAAAGAGTTAGATGGATTTGAAAAAGTATTATTAAATCGAAAATCAAGTCCAATTTACACAAATACATTTTTAACGCCTATTGAGACTAATAAAGGTATTACTTTTATTAATCGTAAATATTCATGGGCAGTTGTTAATGGATGGAATTTAGATATATCAAGTCCTAATTATTTATCATTTTTCAATGGTTTATTGGAAGTAGCTCAAATATTGGATGATTATTATTGCGATAACATATATCGGTCAATGACTCATGAAGCCATTAAAAATTTTGACTGGACTTATACAAGAGAATATAATGAAGGTGACGAGCAAGAATATGTTGTTGCAGGTACTAAAGTAGCAAATTTATTAAGGATTTGGGGGCGCATTCTTGATGATATAAAAAGATATATTGATGGTATAAAATTCACAAACACAATTACATATAATAGACAGAATAATATATCTGATTATTTTCTTAGTGACAAATTAGAGTTGGGTGGATGGGATGTTTCAACTGTTGTAAAGACAGGAACAGAAAATAATACGACTGATATTTTATATACAGGTGAATCAACAGGTTATACATATACTGAAGTAAACAATCAGTTTATGAGACGTTTGGTTTTATGTTCTAAGGCTATTTTTAGAGCCAAAGGGACACGAAAAGCAATAGAGATGTTACTTGGTATGTTTGGTATCAACAAGGATTGGTATTCAATAAATGAGTACTATTATACTTGCAGTCCAATTACCAATTCTAATACTATATCATTAATACAATCTATAAATTCAGAAAAAAGCATTGTATTATCTGATGAAGATGACCCTTATAGTGGGTTATTAGTTAAAGAAATTAATGACAATGGAAATATTTATTTAGTTCCTTGGTTTGACAAGAATTTAACATATGATGGAAATCCATATTTTCAATCTAATGGCGGATGGGGAAGTGAGAATCCTCTTCCATTGAATAATGGTAACTTCATATATAAAGAAACAATGCCTTATATTAATGTAGTTCCAACATTAGATGAATTGTTTACTCTTAATATTGGTCGAATAACGCCTAATGATGTATATTATGTATATGACATAAGTAATATTTCAGATTATAATTTTGTGTATGATAATCCAAGTTTATCAGGAAACCCAACAAATTATTTTATATTAGGTAATGACCAAACAGTGACAGATGAAAATACAATAATTAACAATTCAAGAAACGCATCTGGATGGACTTGTGTTACATATCAAACAGTTGGAAATGATAAAATAATTTCTAATGAAAGAGTTGTGTATTTAGAATCTATTATATCTAAAAATAATGGAAACAATCCTCATATTGGTTATGGACATTATGATATGGGTAAAGAATTTTTTGATTATTTAAGAGAATTATTTAAATATGCTCTTGATAATAGTAAAATTTCAGGAAGTGATAGTGAGTTAAATCAATATAAAACATTAGGTTTTACTGATATAGATTTTAATTCACCAACTTTAGACCCAATTAAAATACAAAATATTGATGTTTATAAAAGTATATGTGGTTCAGGGAAAAAAAGTACAAAAGCTACTCCTACTAAAATATTTCTAAATACAAAATTGCTAGTTATTGAAAATAAATACACAGGGAATGCTGAATATAGAAAATATTTTACAGATTATGTATTGCCATATCTTGAACAAATAATACCATCGACTGCTATATTTGGTATTAAAGGCTTTGATGAAAATGGTGGAAAATATTTAACACTATCAACTAATGAAGTTAAATTAAATGATTCTATGAATCCTATTAGTTCAAAAGATGTTGTGTTAAATGCTTCAGGAAATTGGAATTCTGTCCCTGTGAGTGCTTTGGTTAATGGTGTTTCATCAAACGGAAATGAAACTAATTTGACATTTACAGTTGAAAAAAAAAAAGACGAAAAAAAATACGGGAGTGAAAAAATAACATTTATGTTAGATGAAGATAATTCAATTACTTCAGTTTTAAATGTTACAGTTTCGCAAATTAGTGCTTCTGACATATCATTTGATGATGCAACAGGTGGTACTAAGAGTACAAATATAATAGTTGATGGATTAAGTAATAATCCTAATTATTATATTGTAAATAATGTATCGTGGGCTAATGTTATTAAAAATGGAAATACTATTACAGTAACAGCAACTCAAAATAATAATTCAAGCCAAAGAAATGGAACAATTATTGTCTATAATATGAATGATAACAATTGTTATTGGATTATTAATGTTATACAAGTTGGTGCTGATATTAGTATTTCATCATCATGTTTATACCAATCAAAAATAAATAATATACCAAATTGTGTCAATGAAGTTCCATATATAGGTGGTATTTATTATATTGATGTTGAAGCAATAGGTGGAGCACAAGATTATAACTATACATTTTTCTCAGATATTACAGGAGCGAATGTGGTAACAGAAAAAATAAGTTCTAAACTATTAAAAGTTACAATTGGTGAAAATCCAACTGTAAATGACATAAACTATACTTTTACATTTACCCATATTAATGATGATAGTAAAAAAGCAACAACAACATTTAAGCTTTTAAAAGCAACTGGTTTAAGTATCTTAGTAAATGGTAAAAGTGAAGCTGAAGGAATTGTACAATATATAGGTGGTAATATTACACCTACATTTGTAGTAACAGCTAATGGAGCATCAAAAACTTGGAGTGTAGATATTTCTACAATTCCAGATTGGTTAGAAGTTTCAATTGATGTAAATAATTTAACAATTATAGCTGATTCACTTACATCAACAACATCAAGAGAAGCAAAAATAACAGTATATCATAACGATGACCACTCAGTTAAAGCTTATATTGACATAACACAAAAAGGTGTTGGGGAATTATCAATTGTAGCTAATCCTGATACTATTACATTTGATAGTAATGGGGGAAGTGTGATAATATCAGTTGATGTATATGGTGGCTTAAAAAATTATACAATAGCTCCATCATGTGATTGGATAATAACAGAAAACAATGTTATTGGTGATTATGGGGATTATACAGAGTACAAACTGGTTGTTAATGCATCCCAATATAAAGATACAACACAAGACAGAACTTGTACATTAACATTAATACATAACAATAATACTTCAATAACAGAAGTAATAAATATTACACAAAATGCAGCAATAGCGTATGATATTTATGCAACAAAAATTGGAGAAACTACCCCTGTAACTGTTGTAACAGACATTCCATTTACCCAAACAACTGAAGAAAATGGAAGAAAATTTGATGTTTATGTTTCCCCATCTTATGCTGGATATGTTGTAAATAATGATGTTTCATGGCTTTATACTTCAACAAATGGAAATGTATTAACAGTGTGGTTTGATACTAATAGTTTAAGTACTGAAAGAAGTGGAACTGTTGTATTAAAAAATGCGTTAGATACAACAAAAACACATACTATTATATTTACACAGGCAGGAGCTGGTTTATTATTTATTGGTGGTAAGTTACCAAGTAGCACAGAATATTCTTCTAATATATCAATGCAATTTGAAGCCAATGATAGTGCTAAACAAGTTGATGTTAAAGTGGATGGTGGGTCTGCTGAGTTTATTCTTGATTCAGCTAATGCAGCAAAATATCCGTGGCTGCATATAACACCATCAACAGGAAAAACTGGACAAGTTACAATAAATTGTGATTCTAATACTGAAAATAATAACAGAATGGGAACAATTGTGTTAGTACATAAGGATAATACAGATTATTCTTTTATAATTAATGTTCAGCAAAATCAAGGTTATAATTTAACAATTGAGCCTAATAATGGTGGTAATACAATTAATACAAGTACTGTTGCAGATGTTGCACAATCAGGTATAATTAAAACATTTAATATTGCTGCAACAGGTGGAGATGCTAAATATAAATTTGTTGGGGGTAACATAGATTGGATTTTAGGTAATGGCTCTTCATTAACGAATTTATCAAGTGGTACATCAGATACTATATTTAAGTTACAAGTACTCCCTAATGATACAGGAGCAGTAAGAAGCGCAACAGTTACATTTGAACATGTAAATGATAGTTCTAAAAAAGTATATATAATTGTTAATCAATTAATTGTTGTTTATGATATTTTAATTGACGGATTAAAAGAAGTTCAATGGAATGAAATTGAATCAATGGAAATAGAAAGAACATTTGCAATAACAATTAGTGGCGGTTCAATGCAATATACTGTTGATGACCCTATTGAATGCACTTTTGATGAAGCAACAGGAACTTATAGTGAATTACCTGGACAAAATGCTGATTGGGTTAATGTGTTTAATCAAGGTAATTCTTTAATACTTGATTTAAATGAAAATGGTTTGCCTACAATTAGAGCCGCTAAAATTAAAGTAAAACATAATGATAAACCTAATGATGTTTATGCTGAAATATACTTATGGCAAAAAGCGGCTGAAATTGAATATAAAAATTATAAAATTGTAGTCAATCCAACAGCTACCACTTTTTCTAATGAAGGTGGTAATGCAACAGTTAGAGTGACATCAACAAGAGATAAGTATGTAAATGGCAATTTTATTAAAACAGAGAATGTTTCTTATAAAATTAAAATTGAAGATGATATACCTATTACTTATACAAATATATTTAAAGTATATGGTAAAGAAACTGACCAAAATTATGATATAGAAGCTTCTGGAGATACTATTGACATGGCTGTTGTGTCTGTTATGAAGAATGATACAACAGGCTCAGAAAATTTTGTGGTATGGAACGCAACATCTGATTCTGACTGGATTAACATTGATTTTATTGATTCTAACAGAATTACCGTTTCTATATTAGAAAATATAACTAATTCAAGTAGAAGTGGAAAGTTGACTTTTAAGCAAGATAAAGAAGATGCAAAAACAATTGTTATTACATATAATCAAAATCATTATCCACAAAATGTTATATGGGTTGACCCAACTGAAAATACAACAAAAGAAATTGAATCGGGTGCTACTTCTTTTATTGCATATGCAAATACTACTGCATTAACCTATAATGATGTGGTTGTAACTAAAAATCCTGACGATACATGGGTATCAGTTTCAGCCCCTTCTCAGGGAGAAAATGAATATGGTGAAAAAGCTGTTAAAGTTGAAATAACAGTTGAAGAAAATAATGATAGTGATAGAGAATTATCTATCATAATAGATAAAAAATAAAAAATTATGGCAGATTCAACATGGGTAACAACTTCAATAAAAGAGGATGAATGTGTAACTGTAAATAATATTACAGTTACAATAAGTCCTTATGATGGTAAGAAACAAAGAACTAAAAAGATAACATTTACACAATGTGAGGTTGGTGATGATGAAACTCAACCAATACCAACTATTACTGAGTATCACATTACTCAAATGCCACCTGATGTAATTGTTATCCCACCTTCAGATTACATGGTATTTAGATATTTTTGGGGGGCAGATGATGGTCGTGACTTAGATACTGCAACTGAATTTTTAAATACAGGTATTGAAAATGTTGATGACCAACCAGTTGGTTTTTCTATGAGAGGTAATAGTAATCCAATTATAACAGGAAATACCACAACAGAACCACCTACTCCAGAGTTACTAATATGGGCAGGTGATAATATGCAAAGTGGTAATGAATGTGTATATATTAATTTTAAATATTTTTTTGAAGCATATGAAGATGTTTTACCACAATCAACACAGATTGGTATATGGGCAACTTGGTTCGGTGAAATAAAAAGTGGTAATATGACGTTTGAAATTACTACATATTCAGGTGGTACGATGGTAAAAGATGGGTATAATTTTGTTAATGAAGGTGGTTCTCAACAGTTTAGACAAACATATAGTTATAATGTTAACACTAAAAAAGGTTCATCTGATTATAAAAATCAATATACTAGAATTGGTACAGTTTATATTGACAAAGATAGTAAACAAATAACCATGATACTTGGTAATCCATAGAAAAAGGGAGCAGTTGCTCCCTTTTTATTTTAAAGGTTTATTAACCTTTCGATGTCATCTTCAACATCTTCATAACTTGATATTTTAAATTTATAGATACTATAATCATTTTCAACATCGTGTACTTTATATGTCAAATCTTCAACATTCCATTCAACAAAACCATGCCCAGTCACATTTTCTCCAGCATCTTTTTGGAATAAAGAACCTGCATATACCATAGGTATTCCATTTTTCCTTATTTCTTGTCTTTTATGAATATGTCCACAAAGAACAGCATCACACCCAATAAAAGAATTAACATCAATTCCTTTATCTGACATTTTACCAATATCTGTTTTTGCTCCTGGTATTTCACCATGAAATAATCCAAAAACTTTATGGTTAGGATATTTTTCTTTAATTTCATCAATATTTGGTCTTTGGTATTTTTCCCATATTGAGTATAAAGCCCAAATAATATTATTATCTACAATGTAGCCACTTTTATAATTTAGTATTTTATCAGCATATTGAATATTTTTATATGCTCCTTCTACTTCAAATATAGGAGATAGTGCATCTTTTCTTTGTTTATTATTTTCAAGCATATCATGATTTCCTGCAATGATGATTGTAGTTGCAATGGTATTAAGATAATTTAACAGTTTAAAATATATACTATTTGCTTCAGGAGATACTTTATTTTTAAAGTCAAAAATATCACCAGCAAGAACAATTCTTACTTCATCTTTATTATAATCAGCACAAACCTTACAGCACTCAAAAATAAAGTTTTCTATCATTTGAGAATATGGTTTATCTTCTTCGACATTTGGAATGTGTACATCAGCAATGTGTATAATTTTCTTTATATCAGTCATATTATTCTTATTTTATGCAAATATACGATTTTTTTTAAATAAGAGCAAACATTTATGCAATATTTATATTAAAAGTAATTAAATTATGGAAAAATGGGAACTTTTAATCAGAATGGTTTTAACTCATGAAGGTGGTTATGCTAATGTGTCAGGAGATGCAGGTGGACAAACCTATTGTGGGATTGCAAGAAAAGCCAATCCAAATTGGAAAGGATGGAAAATTATTGATGCAAATATGCCTTTAAAACACAATCAGAAACTAAATAATTCTGAATTGGATAATTTGGTTTTTGATGTATATAAAAAGAATTATTATGTACCAATGAAAATTGATATGATAGATGACCTTATGATTTCAGCACATGTTTTTTGTCATGGAGTTAATGCAGGTAACAAAGCAGCCATAATTTTATTACAGAAAGCTATTAATGCTATATATGGCGTTAATATTGCTGTTGATGGAATAATTGGTGCAACAACATTACAATACGCCAATAGAACTGATAGAGTTATTGATTTAGGTAAAGAATTAATACAACAAAGAAATAATTTTTATCGTAATATTGTAAAAAATAAACCATCCCAAAAGAAATTTTTAAACGGATGGTTAAACAGAGTTACTGGAACAACTAATACAGTTCTTAAAGCTGAACAAAAACCAGTACAAAATGTTTTATATGCTGATTATCAAGTTAAAGAAAGTGATACTACTAATCTATTAACTTCTATTGGAAAAGGTATTATTAATCTTTTCAAAAGAAAGATTAGCTAACTCATATTCTGATAATTTTATGGTGTTTTGAAGAACTTTACGAATCCCCTTAACACCATATTCTTGATATATAAGTGATGGGTCAAACTCGTTGGGAGTGGGACACAATCTAATTTTATTATATAAATTACCTTGGTTTAATGTTTTATACACAATTTTAGCATTAAGTACAGCATCAGAATCAAGAAAAATATTTATGTTGGCTTTTGCATTAGTCATCAATGTTTTAAATATTGAATATTTTGGGTCAATAGTTTTACCTAACAATGGTATTGAGTTTGGAGTAACAATGTGGTCAAAAGGTCCTTCCACCAAATTAATATCTTCATACCAATTTATTTTTTCTTCATTAAAAACAATATCTGTTTTTTTTACAATATCAGAGCTAGGATTTTTATATTTAAACCTCCAACTTGGGAAAGTATAATCTCTTCCAACCCAATAATTTAGTCCTCCAAATCTATCATATGAAGGTATAATAATTCTTTCTTTAAGAAATTTATCTTTATTTGTTCTTGGTATATAACCTATATTATATTTTTCTATTATTTTATCACCAATTCCTCTATCATTTAAATATTTTAATGCATCACTTGAATAATAATCTTTATTTTTAAGAGGTGTAAAACCATCAGGAAGAGAAATTAATATATCATCATATATTTCATCATCATCAATAAAATCAGTTTTATTAAATTTAAGCTCATACAGTTTAGATTGCCTAATTGCATAAAGTTCGGCTCTATATTGTTGTAATATAGATTCATTTCCAAACATTTTAATTAGTTTAGAAATTTTACCAGACATTTCATTGGTTTCTCCACATACCCAACATTTGAATATATTCTTTTTAATATTTACTTCCAAATTATGTTTTCCATCTCCATCATACAACCCTTTTTCGATAGAACACATTGGGCAATTGAACTGTATTTGAGTATCATCAGACATGCCATTCTTAGATTTACCAAGAAAAGACTCTAATAATGTTTCAATGTTCTTTAATTCGTTCAGCATTTTTGTTCATTTAATAAATTGATTTCTTTTTGCTGCAAATATACAACTTATTTTCAATCAATAATAATCTTTTTTGGTATTTTTTTATCCCAAACTTCCATTAAATATGAAATTTCACTTGATTTAACATTGTCACTACTAGTAATATTGAATTCAGCTTCTCCAAACTCAATTTTATTGCAAATAGCTAAACAAGTTACAAGAGCATCTGATGCATCAAAGTTTTCTTTTTTCAATTCACCTTTTTTATCATACACCCAAGGGATATAGGGATATAGTTCTGATATTTTATTCCATAAAATAAGTTTTTTATCACAATCAAATGGATATTCACCAAATAAAACAAGTTTATTCTTTTTAATTGCTGTCAATATTTTATCCTTTGAATATTCTTCTCCTTTTTTATTGAATTTCCTAATTGCCATCAGTTCAGGAAATGCATATTTCCTTGCATCATAAGATGATATATATTCAGGTACTATACCCAAAATACGATAAACACTATCAGAAATCATACCATTGAATTTACTTAGTATATCAACAGTATTTACATTGTTAGACCTTAGTAATGGTTCTTCAATAACAACTTTGGTGATACCTTTATCTGCATATTCTAATAAGAATTTTTCTTCAAATACACGTTTTTTAAGAAAAAGTTGCTCAATACCTTTAATTTTACTATCTATTTTAGGGGCAACATGAGTAATCTCAATAATTTTTTTATTGCCATTGTTATCTAATTTTACAATTGAGACACCTATGCATTTTGTACTAATGTCCAAGCCTAATATAATTTGTTCTTGCATATAATTGTTTTAATTATAAAATATTATATAATAAAAGAAAAATAAATAATTAGCATTTTTTAATAATTAAAATTTGTTTTTTTAAACAAATTTAGTATTAATAATTTGGTCCTTATAAATTTAATATATAAAGGACCATTATGTTATATAATATTGCTTAAATTATTAATTAATAATAAATTAATACCCATAAAATTGGTAAATGCAAGAAAAAAGTAGTATATTTGCAAAAAATATTTTTTCATGTCTGTTGATGAACTTAGAAATTTGATAGAAAATAAAATTTTATATGATATTATCCAATATTGTGAACTTAATGATAAATCACCAATAGATGTTGTTAATAAGATATTAAAGGATAATTTGATTATAATGAAATATGGTGATAAACCGCCAATGTTTAATAATAAACCTAAATTTGTGCAGTTAGAAGAAGTAAAATCGGTTTTACATGAAGAAGAACTTTCTTCTTCTGAAGAAAAGCCAATTTTAGTCGATACACCTCTTCAAATACCTGATGTTTTGCCTGTGTTTGAAGAGGAAGTTCAACCAAAGAAAAAAAGAAGAAAGTTAAATGTAAAATAATATAATATGATTGAAGTTAAAAATACATCTAAATTAGTTTTTGAATTAAATGCATTACAAATTGATTATAATAAAGAAAAAGAAGATGCTTTAATTGAATTTATTTCAAAAAAATATAATGTCCCTAAAAATAGGATTGAATTTAATTTTGTTCCATTAACTGTTAATGATAAAGGTGAAAAAATATCATTAAATAATGATATTATTGAGAATATTCAAGACCCTAAATTTCAGTCATCTTTATTTAAAGAATATTTGGAACTTAAAGAAATTGAAGATGTTGATATGGAAGCAATTAATGCTATTGATGGAGAAGTTAATTCATATATTGATTTTGATGCATATAAAAACTATAAAAGATATATCTTTAAATATGTAAAATGGAGTAATTATTTGTCATATGGTTCTGATAACTATTTTGATTTTACAAAATTAAAAGGGCTGGTACTTTTAAATGGTTCACCTGAAAATCAATGTGGAAAAACAACTTTTGCCATTGATTTATTACGTTTTGCGTTATTTGGAAAAGCTGATAAATCACCAACATTGGATAGTGTTTTTAATATTTACTTACCTGAAGTAACAGATGTTGTAGTTGAAGCATGTATTGAAATTGAAGGTATAGATTATATTATTAAACGAACAGTTACTCGTCCACCATTAAAAAAAAGAACACCAAAGAGTAAAGCTAAACAAACTATTGAATATTTTAGATTGTTGGATGGTGAAACTGAATTGTTAGAAAATTGTCAAGATGAAAGTGTTGGAAAAACTAACCAGTTGATAAAAGAAAGCGTTGGTACATTAGAAGATTTTAATTTAGTAATGTCCGCAACTGCTTATTCTTTAGGGGAACTGTTGAGAATGGGTCAAAGCGATAAAGGAAGGTTGTTTTCTCGTTGGTTAGGACTTCTTTCTTTGGAAAAGAAAGAAGAGATAACTAAAAAATTATTTAAAGAAAAAATTCTTCCAACTTTTGAATCATTAAAATATAACAGAGAAACACTTCAACAAGAGATTGATGATTATTTGATTTGTATTGATAATCATAAAAATTCTATTATCAAAAAGCATGAAGAACAAGAAAAAAGTATTGAGTCTATTAATAGGTTAGATAAAGAAAAATCCACTATTCTTTCTTCTAAAAAAACTGTTAAAGATGGTTTGGAAAGATTGGATGTTACAACTATTGAAACTCAAATTACCAGACTAGCCAACGATTTAACATTGAAAAGAACTAATATGGCAAAAATGAAAGAGGAATATATAACTAATCTTAAAAATGCCGTTTTTGATAAAAGTTCTTTGGATAAAGCACGTAAAAATAAAGAAGAATGGAAAACAAAAACAGATGAAATTCGTTCAACTGTTGTTTTATTGAAAAAACAAAATACAGAAATACAAAATCTGATAAATCAAGGAATGTGCCCTACTTGTGGACAACAAATTGATGTTAATAATAAAAATAAACATATTGCTGAAAATAATGCAGAAATTGAAAAACTTATTGCCGATGGTATTGCTGCAAAACAAAAGGTTGATGAATATGAGAATGAAATTAATCAATTAGAACTTGATAAAGAAAAAGCAGAAAAGAAAGCAAAATTAGAATTGACAATGACAGCATTAAAAAGTAATATTGACACAATTAAGTTACAAATTGCTGAATTAGAAAGACAAAAAACTGAATTTGAAACAAATAAAGAAAATTTAAAATGGAACAATGAAATTAATTTAAAAGTTAATAACATTAATGTTTCTATTTCAAATGAGACAAGAATTAAAGAAAATATTATAAAAGATATACAGAATCTTAATAATGATATTAAAAATTATACAAAATCTATTGAAGATAGACGTAAATTAATTGATAAAATTATTAAAGAGGAAGAAATAAAAAGAAATTGGAATATTTATCAACAATTAGTAGGTAAAAATGGGATTGTTAAAATAGTACTTAAAAAAGCATTACCAGCAATAAATAATGAACTTTCACGTTTATTAAACGGATTATGTGATTTTAAAGTGATTTTATCAATATCAGATGATAATAAAGTTTGTCTTGATTTATATAAGGATGGTCAGAAACTTGATTTAGGCGTTGCAAGTAGTGGTTTTGAAGGTACTATGGCAAGTTTAGCGTTAAGAGCAGCTTTAGGTAACATGGCAACAATGCCAAAGCCAAATTTCATTGTCTTAGATGAAATTATTGGAACAATTGGTAGTGATAATCTTCCTAATGTTAAAAAATTGTTTGATAGAATTTTAAGTAATTATAATTTTATTATACATATTACACATATGGAAAATATTTACGATTGGCATGATATGACGATAACCGTGGTGAAAAACGGAAATGTATCAACCATTTCATCCACTATATAATAAAAAGAAAAATGAATATAATTTTTAATGAAAACTTCACAACAAGCGGATTATTGTAAAGAAATTCAAACCTATTTTGATGATATTAACAAATATAAACCTTTGTTAAAAAAAGAAGAGAGACGAATTGGTAAAAAAATAAAAGCAGGCGATAGAGCAGCAATTGAAAAATTGGTAACTTCGAATTTAAAGTTTGTTGTTTCTATTGCCAAAAAATATAAAAACTATGGCGTTCCTTTTTCAGATTTGATTGCTGAAGGTAACATAGGGTTAGTAAGAGCCGCTTATAAATTTGATTATAAAAGAGATATTAAATTTATAAGTTATGCTGTATGGTGGATTAGACAAGCAATTCAAGAATATATAAAAAAAGTCACTCTTAGTAATACAAAAGAATTATCTGATATTAGAGTAAATTCTAATTGCGCATCAGTTGATGAAAATGGCGATGATTTATCAGATAGTAAAATAATACCTAATACATTATCAGATGATGAATTTAATGATTTGGAAGAATATAAAAAAAATTCTGTGAATAAATTATTAGAATGTTTATCACATAGAGAATCTGACATTATTTCATGTTATTTTGGTTTGAATAACACTGATGATTTAACTTTAGAAGAAATTGGTGTTAAATATAATTTAACAAAAGAACGAGTTAGACAAATTAAAGAAAAGGCTTTACGAAAATTACGTGTGAATGCTTTGTTATCTAACGATTTTTTAAAATTAAAAGCAATGTAATAATTATATTAAAAGAAATTTAATATGGCTAAAAAAAAGAAAGAAGTAGTTGAACAAGTGGAAACTAATGAAATTCAAGAAGATATTATTGATATGATGAAAGAAGTATCAATGCAACCTGAAGTAGATGTTCCTACTGATGAAGAAGTAATTGATGAATCTAATGGTTTGGAAATAATTGAAAATGAAACACCTGAAGAAACAACTAAAGAAATAGTTGAACAAGAAATATCTGAAGATGCAATTGAGAATGAATCTGAAGAGATAGTAAATGATAAGTTAACAGAAGAAACAAAAGATGAACATGATACTTCAAAGGATAATAATTTGGAAATTGACAAATTAATTGAAGAAGTACATAAAAATAATGATTGCAATTGTAATTCAAAACCAAGAATGTCATGGCAACAGATGATGGGTTATGATTGGAATGGGCAAAATTTCGAAATATAATGAATGATTTTGATATAACTAAAAAAATGCTAAAAACCATTAATGAAACTAAATCAAATAATGGAAATTTTAGATTATTAACAGAAGATTATGAAACTTCTAATACTGAAAAATTTTCTAAGAATGGTAAAAGTGAAAATTCAGAAGGTATTCCAGTAACTGATGACCCTAAATTTGGAAATCAAACATTAACAACTCAAAAAGAAGCAGCAAAAGAAATAGGTGCTGATTTTAAAAATTTTGATACTCCATTAATTTTTTATCCTGAAGATGGCGATTTGGTTTTATCAGGAGAAATACCTGATATGAATAACTTAAAATTTCAGTTTAGATATAAAGATTCATCAGGGCAAGGATGCTATATATGGGCAGAAGGATTGCAATTAACAGATGATAATGTTAAGAAAATAAATAAAATACAAGGTTTCTATAAGAATTGGAAAGATGATATAACTGAAAATCCATTATTCTAATATAATGGGTTATTAATCCAACTAAATAACTGTTTAGTTGGATTTTTTGTTTTATTTTTAAATATTTATAGAGAAAGAAAATAAACATGATTGATGAAGAAAAAATCAGAATTTTAGTGAAAGAAGAACTTACTAAAGCTGAAGTTAATTCTTTAATTAACAATAAAGTAGATTCTATACTTCAGAGTAATGAATTTAAACGTAAGGTGAAAGCTATTACTGCTGATGTTTTGGAAGATTTGTATAGAACAATGTATCAGAAAAAAGCTTTTTGGCAATCATCAGTTAAACAAGGTTAATATATGAATGAAGATATAAAAAATAGAGTAAAAGAATATATTTCTAAGTATAGAAATTATGCATTGGCTTTGAATGGTTGGGTGAAACTCAAAAATAAAAGTTTCACTACTATGGATGCATTAGAAGCTATTTTTATAGCAGCTAATGGAAAACCTATGGAAATGAATAACATCATCACAGCATTAACTAAAAAAGATAGTGTATATGGAAGAAGAGGTCATGTTTATAGCGATGTCCCAACTACTTCTATTGATATAGATTATGATAATGGTAAACTATCTGTTATGGGTTATGAAGGGGCTATAAATGAGCCACAGACTAATAATATTAGTCCAAGAAACCCAAATATTTTTAGAAAAAGTGATGGTCAAACTAAAGTTCCATACCAAAAGACTGAAGAATTAATTAAAAAGATAACTAAATTTGTTAGAACATATTTAAATAGTTCAAGTGATGAAGATGTTATCAAAAATGTTAAAGCTATCATGAATTATGCTCAACAGCAAAAAATCAGTTATGATAGTGCTATGGAGAAGATAAAAAAACAGATTATTTCTAAACAAAGAACATACGAATCTAAAAAAATAATTGTTGGTGAAAATGCAATTAAAGTATTTGAAGCAATAGAAAATGAAATGACTTATTATTCATTTTTATCTAATGTAAAATCATTTCTTAAAGATTTATTAAATAATCCTTTAACAGCTAAACCTTCTATGGAATTGAATGCTAAAGGACTTAATCGTAGTAAATTATTATATTATTTAATAAATAAAGGTATAATTACAAGAGATGAAAAAATTGTTGATGAAGATGAAAATGGTAATCCACAAACGGCTGTTATGAGTGTGAAATATAAAATCCCTAAAAAGGATTTTGAAAGAAAAATGCAAAAGTTATATATTAATTTATTTGAAAAAAATTTACCTGAACCAGAATGTTCAAATTTTAAAGATGATATGACTATCATGAAAATGGAAGATGGTGGAGATGGTGCAACAAATGCAGCTTCATATGGTCAATTTTCACAACCTGTATTTGATGTTCAAAGACGTGAAATATACAATACCAAACCTAATGATGACATTGAGGAAGCTACTACAACAATGAATACAGGTGATTACCAATATACTGTACCATTTCCAGGGGATAAATCCACATTAAAGCGTAAAAATGGTAAAGATGGGTCAATTTCAATAAACAGAATTAAATAGTTATTTTATGAATAATATAAATATTTATGATATAGAAAGTGAAGCCAATGTTATTGATAAAATTAATGATATTAATTCACAAATAGAAGAAGAATTGGATAAAAATATTGAAGAGGTTGATAAGAAGAAAATATTCCAATTACGATACCAACAATTTATACAAGGTTTAAAACTTCAATATATAAAATAATTAAAAAAACAAAAATAATATAATGGAAATTACTTATACTTTTGGCGATTTAAAAAGAGTTATCAAGGAAAGCACAAATGAGTTCAAACCAAAGATGGGGGCTAATGTGATAAGAGATAACGCTAGAAACAATGTAAAGGCTGTAAAGGATATTGAAAAGGAAGTTAAGGAATATGATGGTGGTCTAACAAATGAAATAGATGATAAAAAAGTCAATACTCCTGAAGATGTGGATTATAACAGAACTACATTAGATGCTGAATTTGCTGATGAACCAGGCGAAGCATATATTGCTCGTGTAAAAGCACAAGCTAATGGTTTTCCTTCAGTTGAAAATGAAAAGAATTCAAAAATAAAAGATGAGAATCAAGGTCTTGATTTTTCTGGTAATGAAAGATTATATGATGATTTAAAGAAACGTAATGCCGAATTTACTAAACGTGAAGTTGAAAGAGCACATGCAGGTTTGAAATCACATAACATGCCTAAAAAAGACTTTGAAAACCCTAATATGTTTAAAGAAAACAAAGATAGTGATATGACTGATAATAAAAAAATGAAGAAGTTATACTTCAAACACACAAAATTCCTTAGTGAAAGTCAAATGATTAAAAAAATTCCTGACGAGTATAAGGTGGATGGAAATAAGTTCATTATGAAAGACGCATCTAATAATGAATATTTGGTAGAATGGACTGTTGATAGTAAATTTAATTATGGTGAAGCTAAAGTTCTACATCATATCAATAAAGAACAATTGAATGAAGATATGAAACGTATCAAAGATATGTTTAATTATAAAAGTTCAGATGTGTTTCAAACAACAAATGCACAATCAAGATTGAATGAAGAAAAAAAATTAGGTTCATTCATTGATGAAGTGAGAAAAATTGACACTAAAAAGAAATAACAAATAAAATATTATAATGCCATGCCTTTAGACGGAGAACAATTTTCTTTTTTGGAAAAAGTTATAAATCTTGTAGAAAAACATGGGTTAGTAAGAATTTTTAAGGCAATTTTTGTAATAACAGCTTTCTTTTTTGTTATGTACAATGGTCAAAATGTGAGTAAAATTGTTGAGAATGTTATTCATAAACAAGAAACGGAGCATAGTGCTGCATTGGAGTATCGAAAAAAGATAAATCCTAAAATTGAACTACAACTTAGTGAATTGCTTATAAATACTGGAGCTAATCGAGCATTTGTTATAGAGATGCATAATGGTACAAGTAATGTATCAGGTTTACCTTTCTATTATGGAGAGATGACATATGAGAAAGTAACTCCAAATGTAATTCACATTGATGAAGATTATAAAAACCTTAATTTATCTAGATTTTCATTCGCATATTACTTAGATGAACATAACTCATGGCATGGTAATTTGGAAGATTTGGCTAAAATAGATAATAAGTTATCTATGAGGATGAAAAGTAATGATGTTTCATATATTATTATAGAATGTATTCATGGTTTAGATAAACCAGTAGGGTTTTTAGGTGTTACTTATTGTAATAATAGAGTACCCACTAATCTGGATAATGCAATTCAAAGAGTTAATGTAGAATCAAAAAAAATGTCTGCTTTACTAGATATGAAAAGAGCCAATCTTAAAAATTAAAAACTAATCAATATGGGTAAATATACAAAACAACAAATATGGGATATTATTCAATGGGTATTGATAGTTCTTTTACTTATTGCCTGTGTTTATATTGGCAAAGAGAATTATGATTTGAGTAATAGTTTGGAGTTTAAGATGGGAAATACATATACACGAATATATGATAGTCAAAAAATTGAGTCACTTAAAGCTGAAAATAAAGCACTTTATGATTCAATCAAACATCTTAAAAATGTGGAAAGTGTTGTTGAAGTACGTTATAAGTATTACTATAATACTGATACTGTATTTGTAAATAATAGTGATACAACAAAAAAAGATAGTATTTATCATTATACATCAAATAGCGATACAATTTCTTACAACTTGGATATTTCAGCCAATCAAGTACATTGGCATAAATTGGACTTTACGTTGAACAATAAATTTTTGATTGTTACAAAAGAAAAAGATGGAAAAGTTCAAACTGATATTAACACTGATATGGGTATTATTGAAGGCACAACTATGTGGCATAGAAAAAACAAATCGTTTAAAGACAGATTTGTGATTGGTCCGCAAGTTGGTGGTGGATATGACTTCTTAAACAAAAAACCTACTCTATATGTTGGATTTGGGGTTACTTATGATTTATGGTGACAAAAAAGAAATTATGAATATAAAATGCTGCAAAATATTGACTTTTGCAGCATTTTTTTTATTTTCTTTAAAAGAAAGATTTTATGATAACAAAAATAATAGTATTTATGCTTTGTTTAGCAATTATGAACCTTTTAAAAGAAGGTACATTATTTGGAATTGCAATAAGTCGTGAAACAAAATTTGAAATTTCAAATAATAGATTAATAATATTAGGAGTTTCTATTGCATATATATTAACAATAATATTTACAGGTATAACAATTTAAATAATGGCAGCAGGAATACAAGATAGATTAATTAAGTTAGCACCATATAATCCAGGCTTTAATTTGTATAGTGGGCAAATAATAATACACGTAACTTATAAACCTAATTGGAGAGTGCTTGAATCTTATGATGAAGCGGTTAAAATTGCTCGTGATGATAATAATCAGTATCAATATTTTTATTATGCATCAACTGAAACAGATTTTAATAGGATTTTTGATGTAATTGACACAACAGTCAAGTTTAATAATGAAGCTGAATTAAAAAGGGAATTATTAATTCAAAAAGTAAATGAATTACAAAAACTATTTGAAGTGGAAGATTTGGAGACTCTGCAAACTTTGGAGTTTAAAGTTAAAAAGAAAAAATCAAAAATCAAAAAAGATAAAGTGATAGAAAATGAAAAAGATAGTATTGAAGTAAGTAGAGATGAAGAAACAAATGTTATTGTACAACAAGAAAATGAAATAAAAGATAATAAAGAATTGGTATGAGTTGGCTAATATTCATTATATATATGTTTACTGCATATGGAATAACTAATATGTTAGTTTATCTAAGAGGACCTCTTGGTGTGTTTGAATTTATTAGAGAAATTGCTAATAAAATTCATTCTAATTTGGGTGAATTGTTTTCATGTATGGCATGTTGTTCTACATGGATTGGTCTATTTTTTAGTTTAATAAATATATTAATAATACCTTCAATCGCATTAACACCAGCATTTTTAGTTTTAGGTACTACAACACATTTATGGTGGCTTAAACTAATAATTGACATGGCATGTACATCTGGTTTTGTGTGGATAATGCATAATTTTGAAGAAATGACAGAAAGAATTTATAACAATGAGTGAAATTGATAGACAAATAGAAAAAGCTAAGAATGAAAGAGAAGCGTTATTAGCTGAAGTAACAAATACACGTGATAAGTTTGCAAAATCATTACTTTCAGGTGAAGGAGAGAAGATTAAATCAGAAATAAATAAACCAATTATTATACCAAAAAAGAAAAAGTTTATGTATAGGGTTAAAAAGTTTTTTGAAAGAATAATAAATACAATATCTTAATCTTATGGCTAAAAAACGATTATTAAAGATTGCTGAATTATTTGATTTATCTTCAGCAATCAAAAAACAATTAAATGATGATTATGCATATGAGAATATGACAATTGAAATTATTCTAACTGATAAAGAGTTGAGAATGCTTGATGAAGAATTATTTTTTAGAAATAATCCAACAGCTAAAAAATCAGAATTTATACATGCTGATATAGTAACAGCAATTATTAACAACATAAAATATATTTTCAAGACAGAAGAAAAGCCTGATTAGTTCAGGCTTTTATGGTTTAGTGGAACTTCGTATCACCTTTTGTTTATTCCATCCAGTTTTATTCATAATCATTTCCATAATCCAATCTTTATTAGATTTTGCAACAATACCATTAAAAAAAACATTTCTGCATTTTGCTTTTTTAGTTTTAACCTCTAATTCATTATATAAACGTATAGCATCTTCTTGATTTTTGCAAATAACCATATCAATATCAAAATCATATTGGATGATTAGTTTATTTTTAAAAATCATAATGCGTTTGAAATAATTTTTATCATTATTATGTGCTAAAACTATTTCATTTAGTATGTAATTAAAATCTTTTCTTTGTGTTTTTGGATTAAAACCATACACCCAAAAAGACTCTTCTTTATAATATATATGTTTATCCATTATTATCCATTGGCTATTATCAACAATAACGTGGTTAACTAATTGACCATATTCATTTCTTAATTGAGTAACATCTTCACCTTCTTTTTTTATTTTCAAAAGAAGTATTTCATAATTTGATTCAACAATTCCTTTGGATATGTTTTTATTTGAAATATACTTTACAGGAAAAATAATGTTTTTTTCATTTTCATCAATAATTTCATTGAATTTTTTATAAGCACTTTGTTGCAAGTTACTTTTATATAATATATCAATAACTTGTTTATGTGAAGAAAGAGCTATCATACAAAATTCCCTTTTCAGTTTTTTTATTTTTGGTTCTTCTATAATGATTTCATGTTTTGGTTCAATACCATTTAAAATATCTTTTTCTCTTTTACGTTTGGCATAATATTGTTTATTTTTTAATGATTTTGCTAATTTACGTTTTTCTTCCTGTTTTTTAGATAGTTTCCTACGTTTCTTAGGAGTTTTCTTTTCCATAATATATTGTTAGTTAGTTAAATTATAATAAAATGGTCTTTTAAGTAAATATTAATTTGGAATTTAAAAAATTAAGTTGTATATTTGCAGTGAAAATGAAAAACAAGAGTGAAATTAGTTGTTAAACATTAAAAATTTAGAAAAATGAGTAAATTAGGTAAATTGTCAGATGAAACAAATGACATGGTTATGGAATTAGCTTCAGAAATGGGCTTGGAGAATTTTATTATTGTTGAACCAATGGCGGTACAAAAATCTAAGCAACTTATCAAAATTTCAAAAGCCAATCCAACCACAGAGTTTTTGACTAAGAAGCCCGATACAGTATGTTTGTATATTTATGAGGAAGCATTTCTTCGTCTGGAAGAAGCACAGCGTAAACTCTTGTTAAGAGACGCAATGTGTACAATCGCATATGATGCAGAAAAAGATAAGATAATTATTGGTGCACCATCCATTACAGTGACAATTGGTGGTAGAGCAAAATATGGTGATGATTTGATTAATGCTGCTGAAACTGCTGTGTGGGCAATTCAACAAATTGCTGATGAAGAAAAAGCAAAGAAGGAAGCTGAAAAAGAAGCAAAAGCTGCTCGTAGAGCACAAAAGAAAAATAAATAATGGAGTATAATATTCTTTTAATAATTAAAACAGAAAGCGGTGATGAATATAAATTCAGACTAAACAAACCGCTTTCTGATAAAGATTTTGAAATATTCATCCAAGATAATTTGCCTGATGAATATGATGAAGAGTGTGGTATGTCTATTTCTGAATATGAGTTTATTGACATAAATTCAATTAAAAAAATTGATATTTAAAATGAATAATATTAAAAAAGATTTTAGAACATTTGCAAAAAGTAATGGTACTTCTATGTCAGTGTTCGATTCATTTACATCAAAAATGAATTTTAATCCAATAGCAGGTTATATTAGTCCAACTATTCTTGAAGAAAGACAGTTGAATGTAACTCAAATGGATGTTTTTTCACGTTTGATGATGGATAGAATTATTTTCTTAGGAACAGCAATTGATGATGATGTATCTAATATTATTACATCACAATTGTTGTATCTTGACCAATCAGATAAAAACGATATACATCTATATATTAATTCCCCTGGGGGGGTTGTGTATGGTGGATATGGTATTTATGATGTCATGCAATATATTGAATCTGATGTGGCAACATATTGTACAGGAATGGCGGCATCAATGGCAGCAGTATTATTGGCAGCAGGGCAAAGTGGTAAACGTTATGGTATGCCACATTCAAGAGTGATGATTCATCAACCTCTTGGTGGCACAGGTCATGCACAAGCATCTGATATTGAAATCACTGCACGAGAAATTACTAAGATTAAAGATGAATTGTATAAGACATTAGTTTTACATACTGGTCAAGAATATGATACAATTTTGAAAGATGCCGACAGAGATTTTTGGATGACAGCAGAAGAAGCTAAAAACTATGGAATGATTGATTCAGTTCTTGTAAAATAAATTAAAATAAATTTTAAAAATGAAAGATAATTTTGTAAAAATCGTTTTTGTCATTGATGAAAGTGGTTCAATGAGTTCATCAAGAAGCGATGTAATTGGTGGTTTCAATGAGTTTATTAATGACCAAAAGAAAGAAAAAGCAGGGGATGTAAATGTATCTTTGTACACTTTTGCTTCTACTGTTTCGACAGTATTTAACAATAAAAATATTGCTGATGTTCCTGAGTTAACTATGGATAATTATCGTCCAGGTGGTTCAACTGCTTTGAATGATGCTGTTGGTAAAGCAATTAATGAAACAGGATATGAACTTGCTGCTATGCCTGAAGAAGAAAGACCTTCAGTTGTTATGATGGTTATTATGACTGATGGAGAAGAAAATAACTCAAAAGAGTTTAAGAGTGCTGAAATCAGAGATATGATTAAACATCAAACTGATAAATATAGTTGGAAATTCATTTATCTTGGTACTGACATTACTACAACAAGAATGGCTGATGATATGGGTATTAAATGTAGAGGTTTTTCAAGTAAAATGGATTTGATGAAAACAATGAAATGCGTTAGTGCAAATGCTGCTAATTATCGAAATATGGATGTAAAAGATGCTGATATTGTCTTAAATTCTGCTATGAATTGTATGACAAAAGAATACGAGAGTAAACTTGGTCGTAAAATTAGTAATAACTAATAAAATAAAAAAGAACCGCTTACTTAGCGGTTCTTTTAACAACTCTTTTTGCAGGACTGTTAGTAGTCGTTGTAGGCTTAGTAACTTGCTTGATAGGTTGTGTTGAAACTGTTTTTGATTTACAATTACATCCCATAGTATTATTAATTTTTTTCGTTTATTATATTGAATTTTCCATTTTATAGTTGGAAATTTTATCAAATGAACACATATATACTAATTGAGTTAGTTCACCTTTGAAATCATCAATTAAACTAACAACTCCTGATAGTTTCTCAACTTTATCACATTCAGTTCTGATAGGGGCTAATATGTCCATGATACGCCCAAAAAGTTTGGCTAAATCATTTTCATAGTATATGTCTAAATCTAGCTTGAAATCAGTAAATTTTGGCTTACCATAGTAGCCATATATCTGTTCGGCTAATTCATCTATTTTATCTCTGATTTTATCTTGGGCATCATCACAAAGTGAATGTTCCCAATAAATTTCAGTTGATAAATGAATGGCTTTAATCATATCTGCGTATAAATACATACGCATGATTGAATCGCAAAAATTTTTTATATCCATTTATATGTTTTTACATATAAATATGGTAAACATAACAAATAGTAAACTTTAAAACAGAAAAAATATGCTAAAAATTTTAGAAAAGGAAGATGTCAAAGAAGTGTTTTGTAACCTTCTTGAAAATAATGGAGAGGTCACTTCCAAAGAAGTGAAAGATGAATTGAGAAACAGGGGATTTTGGGCAATTCAGGCACAAGTATCTTGGTTTATTAAATCAAATTATAAAGATTGGGGGGCTATTTTACATTATAATGGCAAATTTAATGTGTATCTTCCTGAAGATGCTGAAGAAGATGATGAAATACCTGTAACCAATAATATTGCTTCTGTGTCAATTGATGTTGATGAAGAAGATGATAATGATTCAACATCAAATCAAGGTAAAAAATGCCGTATAACAACAATGAAAAGATTTTCAGATGATGAAATTCATATTGATGTGTTTTCTCCAAAAGAAAATACTAATGTTAATGTGATTGTTAATAGGTTTGATTTTGATGAAGCACAATATATCATATCTTACAATAAAGATGTAATATGTTTTGTGGGCAGTAAAGATACAACACTCACAAATAAACAAGCAAGATATTACGCATGGAAAGTTTATAAAGATGAATATCCAGGGATGGAATATTTTGATGTAAGATGTAATAAATTCTTTTAAAAACAAATTATGGGAAGATTCGCACATTTGGTAATGGTCACAGAAAACAATAATAATAAATTTTATAAGATGACCGAACAATCTGATGGGACTATTGCTGTTGAATATGGTCGTGTAGATGCCACTAAACAAACAACTTCTTATCCAATAAGTAAATGGGATTCATTAATTAAGTCTAAAGTTAAAAAAGGGTATAAAGACATTACTGATTTAGTAGCTGTTGAGGAAGTAATCGAAAAAACTGCTGATGGTAAAGAAAAAGTAAATTATATATCTGATGATAATGAAGTTAGAAAATTAATTGAACAACTTCAATCTTGGGCTAAAGCAACTATTCAACAGAATTATAAAGTGTCAACTAGTAAAGTGACACAGAAAATGGTTGATACTGCACAGGATTTGATTGATAAATTGACTAAACAGTATAAAGATAATGAAGATTATAAAATACTGAATAAAACAATTCTTGAAATCTATACTACCATTCCTCGTAGAATGAGTGATGTTAAATCATATCTTCTTAAAAGTAATGATAAGAAAGAGATTGAATCATTAATTGACAATGAACAGAAATTGCTTGATACAATGGCTGGTCAAGTTTTGGCTAACAAAGCTGTTCAAGAGGATGAACAAAAGGAAGAAGTTACTAATAAACCAAATAGTTTATTGGAACAATTGGGGCTTGAAATCAAATATGTTGAAGATAAGGATGTTCTTTATAAAATATCAAAAATGATGGGGGATTCTTCTCATTTGATGGGTAAGGTTTATGAAGTTACAAATATAAAAACTGAAGAAAGATATATAAAAACTTTTTATGCAGATAAAAACAGTAAAGAAGATTTGTTGTGGCATGGAAGCAGAAACCAGAATTGGTTTAATATTCTTCAAACAGGTTTATTGATTAGACCTTCAGGTGCTATATATACAGGTTCAATGTTCTCTGATGGACTTTATTTCGCAAATAAAGCAAGAAAATCAATTGGTTATACATCATTATCAGGTTCTTATTGGGCAGGTGGAAACAATAGTAAAAGCTTACTCGCAATATTTAAAGTAAATGTAGGTAATCAAAAACACATTTATAAACATGATAGTAGTTGTTATAATATAACAGAAAAGAATTTGTTACCATATAATTCAGTATATGCTCATGGTGGTGCAGACCTTAGAAATGATGAATTTATTGTTTATAATCCAAATAGGTGTACAATAAAATATTTGGTTGAAATAAGAAAGTAACCCTTAACATAAATTAACGAGAATCATTTGTGGTTCTCGTTTTTTATTTCTATATTTGCAGTATAATCAAAAAACGAAATAAATATATGAATAAAATTATTGCAAGGTATAAAATTACATATCCAGATTACGCAGATGGGAATGGAATGAGTCAATATAAAAATCTTATTGAATATGATGATTATATTGAAGATATTAAACCTAAATATAATGAAATTGCACTTCTTGAAGCTGAACAAACGAAATACAGTAAAAAGAATGAAAAATATAAAGAATGTGATAGAAAAATTTCTGAGCTTAAATCTTATATCAAGAAAAATTATGGTGATGAATTTTTCACAAATAAAGGACTTCTTTATAATTCCAAAAATAATAATGGCATTATGGTTTTACCTGAGTGGCAAGGTGGTGAACATAGGGTCATATTAGAAATTTATAAATAGAAATATTATGATAGCTGAAGGGTTTGAGGAATTTGTGGATAATATGTTGAAAAAACAAGAACAACAAATTAAAGAGCGACAAGATTGTAATAGAGAATTGGTGAAAATTATCAGTGAAATGGTAGAGAGACATCATGAATTACGATTTGGACAAATTTTATATATATTAGGCGTATATTGTAATAATATTGATTTGTTTAATGAAGAAAGTAGAGTAATGCTTGATAGAGTTGAAGTTAAATTTAAGAAATTTGAATAAAATGAATACAATTGTAGTTAATGGTAAAAGAATGCAGGTAGAAGGTAATAGTATTTCTATTAATGGAAACAAAATCTTTGTAGATGGTAAAGAATTGAATTGTGAAGAGTTAAAAAATGAAGTTACTATTAAATGGGAAGGGGATTTAGCGAGTCTTGAATGCCATAATGCAAAAATTAAAGGAAATATACAAGGAAATGTTGATTCTCATAATGTTGATATTACAGGTAATGTTGGCGGTAATGTAGACTCTCATAATGTTGAAATGAAAGGCGATGTACATGGGGATGTAAAAGGTCATAACATTGATATATCAGGAAATGTTTATGGACAGCAAAAGAAAATATAAATATGAGGTTATTGGTACAGAATGCTCTAATGAAGGAATATTAGAAGGGGTGTCAAGTGAGTTTGATACATTATCAAGTGCTAAAGAACATGTAGAAAAATATACCAATAATAAACTTAGTATTGTAACAAAACAATATGTTTCATCAAATCTTATTTTCAAATTTTATATGATAGATGGTTATGCTAAATATGTTAAAAGAGTGTGGGTCTATAATGATAAAAAGTGGTATTCTACAAGAAAAATAAGAAAATATCAAATGTTTATTGAATATTAACAAATAATATTTGGAGAATTGAAAATTTAGTTGTATATTTGCATTGTAAAATTTAAAAACAGAAAAGAAAATGAAATTAATTAAACTATTGACATTTAGTTTATTTAGCTTGATAATGCTTACATTATCAAGCTGTTCGGTAGCAACTGTGAATGCAGATGAAGAATTAGTTTTTGTAAAAAAACCTATCATTTTTGGTAGTGGCGGTGTGGATTCTGAACCATTAACAAGTGGTTCTCAATGGCGTTGGTTTTCTACTGACGAAGTAATCTTTAAAGTTTCACCTATTCAATATGAGGAAGAATTTAAAGATATATTTACAAGTGATAATACACCAATTAATCTTTCTGCAAATCTTTTGCTTCAAATTGAAAAAGGAAGTACACCTAAGTTATTAACTGATTTTGGAGAAAAGTGGTATGATAATAATATTCAAGTACAATTCGTGAAATATGTACGTGATGAAATATCAAAATATCCTATGAAGGAACTAACATCTAAACGTGAAATATATGATAATGTAGAGATGGTTGTTAACGAAAAAGTGCAACAAATTATTAAAGATAAAAAGATACCTGTAAATGTTTTGGCTGTTGTAGTTAATCGTGCTGTACCTAAAGATGATGTAATGGAAGAATTGACTCGTACTGCAATTCAAATTCAAGCACAAGAAACACAAGAACAACGTGAAAAAACAGAATCGAAACGTGAAGCTGCTGAAATTAAAAGAGCGCAAGCTGATAAAGCATATCAAAGGGAAATGAGTTTAACGGCAGACCAATATATTAAATTGCGTGCTCTTGAAATTGAAAAAGAAAAGGTTGAAATGATTAAAAACAAACAAAATGTTAAAATTAATATGTTAATGGGTAATGGAGCACAACCTATTTATGATGTAAATTATTAATTTTAATGGTTTAGAATGCTTGGTGGTAGAAAGTTTACATTTAGATATTTTTATGGATAAAAATAATATGAAATATAACTAAATAATAATCTATGTGGGTTCGAATCCCATCATTCTAACAAAATTATAAAATATGGATAAGGAAATTTTAAAAAGATTTACTACTAATACTGATGAAACAGGTCGTATGATTGTTACATCATTAAAAACAGGTAGAAAGTATTTTATTGAAGCTATTGGAAGTGGATATAATGAAGTGTGGGGTGATGTTGACCCTGCAACCAAGAAAATGACAGGAAGTTATGGAGATAAATATACAGGCTCGGTAAGACCTGAACAATCTTTGATAACTGAAGAAAATGGTTTTAAAAATATAGTAACATTAAAAGTTGGCGAATCTCCTTTTGATGAAATTGATAGACGTGATAGAGAATATGAGAAAAAATCGTAATATTATATTTTAAGTAAAAAAAAAACAGTATTAGCTCAGTTGGTTTAGAGCATCAGCCCATAATAGAAATTTTTCAGTATTTGAAAAAACAGCAATATAATCTTAAACACGCAGAGGGTCATTGGTTCGAGTCCAATATACTGTTCTAAAAAATAAAAATTATGGTAAAAGATAAAGTATCATTTTATGAAATGATGAAAGCCTTAGATGAAGGCGGATATGCGTTTTTAGCAAATGGGTGTATTTTGTTTAAACAAATACCTGCTGAAATTATGCCTGATACAATTCCTTTATTGAAATCAGTACCAGATTTAGTTAAACAAAGAATGCTATCTTTAATTGAAAAAGATTCAGCTAAAAGTGCTAAGTATGAAAACCAATATATAAAAATGAATCAACAACTAAGAATGACTTATTACATATTTACAGGAGATGATGTAAATAGTAATGATTGGACTGTTGTTGTTAAAGATTAATGTTATGGGAATATCAAGAAAACAAATAAAAAAAGCTATTCACAGATTAAGAGTAGATGGTAAAACACCACATGATGTAATAGATTTTATTAATAAAAAACTTTGCACAAATAAGGTGGAATTTGAAGAAATACAAAATTGTGGTGATAATAAAATACTTTTGCCTACAAGTACTATATTATCAGATGTTTCAAATTTAAAAGGTATCATGAATGGTATTACTTTTAATACAGGAAATGGGCTTCTTATTAAAAGAACATACAATACGTTGTGTAATAATTTTAAAAGAATAACTAAGAAGCAGTTTCCATTATCATATGAAGAAACTAATGAAGTGATTCAAGCTGTGAAAGATGGAAACAAACTTCAAGCTGTGAAATTGATAAAAATTAATTCAGGTCTTGGGTTAAGAGAGTCCAAAAATATTTTAGATGCAATGTTTTTTGTATAAATTATTATAATATGGCACAAAGAAAATTAAAGCAAGGAATGGTTGTTGTTCTTGATACTGATATTTTTAGTAATGAAGCTGTTGTATTATTATCAAGAGTAGGTAATAAGATTAAATCTTTCTATTTAAGAGAATATGAAGTTATTGAAATTGATAAGGATGAAATGTTAGAAAATATTAAAAAAGGTAAATGGTTACTTAGAGTACCTGATGAACTTTAACAGTAATAAAATGAAAGGAAGTACTAATACTAAGCAGTTTAAGAATTTTCAGATTAGATGGGCTGAAAAATTAGGGTATGAAGATAATCCATACCTTATAAGGTGGACATTTATCTTTTTTGGCTATTCAATGAGAATACATCATTGGATTAAATCAGACGATGATAGATATTTTCATGACCATTCAGCTAATTTACTTAGTATTGTATTGAAAGGACATTATTGGAACGTAAAACCAATTGATGAAAATAGAAATCCTTCTGATATAGTTAAGGAACTTGATGATTGTGTTATAAGGCAAAGACTTGATTATTATGTTGAAATGAAAAATACAAAATATTGTTATGTAGAAGGTATTTTTAATTCTTTTCGTAATTTAATCAATATGAGAAAATCTATTTGGTTTTCAAAAGCTGAAGATAGGCATTTTTTACGAATACCTGAAGGTGGAGCTTGGACATTGATGTTTGAAGGTAGACCAAAACATAAATGGGGATTTTATGTTAATGGTCATAAATGGAGACCACTAAGATATTTTCATAAGTTTGGAATAAGACAAGATAAAAATTATCAATAATGATATTAGGTATAACAGGTTATATTGGAAGTGGAAAAAGTTATGTTTCCAACCTTTTTAGAAAAAATAACATTCCTGTATATGATACAGATAGTAAAGCAAAAGAAATTTTGAATACTAACCATCAACTTAAACAGGAATTAATTGATTTACTTGGCAATTCTATTTATAAAGATGGTGAATTAAATAAAAAACAATTAGCATTTTATTTGTTTAGTGACCAAGGTTATACTGATAAGATAAATGCAACTATTCATCCTTATGTAACAGAAGATTTTAAAAAGTGGAGTAAAAAAGAACTTGTAACACATAAGATAGTTGCAGTTGAATCAGCTATACTTATTGATAGTGAGTTAGTTAATTGTGTTGATAAAATTGTTTTTGTTGAAGCACCTGTTGAATTATGTATTGAAAGAGCCACAAAAAGGGATAACACAAATAAAATTGATATTATTAATAGAATTAATAAACAACCATCGCATTCTGATATAGTTAGATTTTCTAATTATGTTATATGTAATGATGGAAAAAAAGACAACGACATTGAAATGCAGGTAAAAAATATAATTGATAACATTTTTTAAGATTAAAAATTTGTTAGTTTCAAAAATAAGTTGTATATTTGCAAAGTAAAAAGAAAACAAAGCGTTCTTTGAAAAAATTAAAACGAAATTTTATTAGTTTTTTTATTGAAAATGGAAACATTTGGAAATGATAAACTATTTAAAATATACAGTTAGCCCTCATAACTGTAAGGATAACGCAGTAATGTAATAAAGCAAACATGTGACGGTGTTTGCGATGCTTAATAAGCATTCCATAGAAGGGCAATATTGAGTATCATAACAAATGGAGTAAGGACGGGCAGAAATGAAAGTTTGTTATGACAAGGGGGATAAATCCTCTTTGTTGATACAGAAATGTAAATAAGAAAGTATTGGATAATGGTGCAATTCTTAACCGAGAAACGTGCTATTATAAATCATGTGACAATTTAGACTTCGTAGCTCTCCCAAAGAGCGATTAACGAGTGGTGTCGAATAGTAGAAATGCAAAGTCTTTGTTAGAATCAAAAACTAACAGTCAAGTGGTAGTACAAAACATCTCAATTCGGTTAGATGTGTACAGATTGGTGTTTAAGTGGATTGTACTCAAAAGGTACAAATGCTTTGGGTCGCACCACATCAATCAGTTAATTAGATTTAATTAAAAGATTATTAGGAATCAAATTTATGCAGCAAAAGTGTGCGACACTTGTAGGTTAAAATGACCTTATTCCTCTGCAATATGAGGACAATATGAGTACCGCAAGGAAAATATTGAGAAAGTAAAAGTAATGATTTATCTAAGAGGGGTCGCCTTCTGAAGCCGAAAGCAGTTAGTCAAGAAATGAAATCTATGATACCTATGAGTAAGTGTTTAGTAGTTTTCACAAAACTATTGGTCATGCTATCTACTTAGCAGTAATGTTAAGTGTGAACATTCAGTTCCAACGCTGAAGTAATGATAGTATTAATGGTCATGTTCTCAGCCATACTTTTAACTCAAAGTGGGAGTCAATACAGATAATGTTCTGTTGGAATGGTTCAATTCCATTTAAAAGTCCTTTAAAGGAAATGTAGCAAATATTTTAACTATCGAATTATCAATTTGAACAAAGTAGAAAATGTTTCCTGTTAAAATGGCTCTGTGGCGAAATTGGTAGTACGCATCAGTCTTAAACACTGAGGTCCTTACGGACGTGTGGGTTCGACTCCCATCAGAGCTACAAAAAAAAATAAAAAAGTTTTTTAAAAAATTGAATTTTTCAATTTGTAAGTTATATTTATATTAAAAAGTAAAAAAATTAACATTATGGCAACACTTAGTCAAACATATAATCAAATATCGAATTCAACATTTAAATGTTGGAACGGGTTTGTTATGCACAATGAACAAGTGAGACCTAATGGTATTGCGTTTTATGATAATAAACATAACAGAAAAAGCGTTCGATTACGACTGAAGGATGATATAGTACAAGAAATAGACTATTAGAGTTTGACAATACATAACTCAACATATATCCCAAAGCTGTAAGAGAACGATAAAAAGTTTGAATACAGCTTTTTTATTTTATATTTATTTAAATAAAATTTAATGAAATAAGATATATGACAGTTAATTTGATTGTTGCAATCAGCGAAAATAATGCAATTGGTAAAAATGGCGATTTGTGTTTTCATATTAAAGATGATTTAAGAAGGTTCAAAGAACTTACAATAGGCAAACCCATAATAATGGGATATAATACATATAAATCATTACCAAATGGTGCTTTACCAAAAAGAGAAAATATTGTTTTATGTGATAATAAAGTAACATTATTAAAAGAAATACCTAAATTATGTGATTTTGATGCAACTGAAAAGGGAAATGTAATTTTGTTATCTTCATTAGAAGAAGCTATACGATATTGCAATGATAACTGTTATGATGATATTTTTATAATTGGTGGTGGGATGCTTTACAAGTATGCAATTGAACACGATTTAGTGGATATTTTATATATTACAAAAATACATGAGATTGTTGAAGATGCAGACACATTTTTTCCAACTATTGATTATAATCAATGGAATGAAAAAACAAAGGAAGATAAAGAAACTGAAGATGGAATTAAATATAGTTTTGTTAAATATAAAAGAAATAAAGTGAATATTTTATTAAAAGAAGGATGGAAACTTAATGAAAATGAAAAAATTGTAAAATCAATATTAAAAAGGTGTGATATGAATGAAGGGTTATGTCCTTGCCATAATGATAGTAGAGATAAAAAATGCCCTTGTTCTAATTATATAGAAGAAAATAAATGTTGTTGTGGCTTATATATTCCATATGAAGTGTGGAAACCTATTAATGGTTTTGAAAATTATTATGAAATAAGCAATTTTGGAAAGGTAAAAAGTTTAAAAAGAGGTTTAATATTAAAACAATTTTTAAGTAGAGGTTATTTAGAAGTTCATTTAAGAAAACCAGGAATTAAAATACATAAAAAAATTCATAGATTAGTGGCTGAACATTTTTTGGAGAACCCAAATATGTATGTTGAAGTTAATCATAAAGATGAAAATAAAACCAATAATATATTTACTAATTTAGAATGGTGTACAAGGCGTTACAATATGAATTATAATAATAATCATATAAAAATCGGTAAAAAATTAAGAAAAGCAGTTGTACAGTATGATTTAGATGGAAAGTTAATTCGTGAATATTCATCACAAACAGAAGCATCACAAATTACTGGTATTAAACAGGGTAGTATATCTGATTGTATAAGGAAACATTCTAAAACCGCAGGTGGATATATATGGAAATTAAAAGAGTAATAAAGGCATTTTGGGATGGTAGCTCAATGGTAGAGCAAGAAGCTGTTAACTTCGAGGTTGTAGGTTCGAGTCCTATCCGTCCCGCAAAATAAATTGGTGAGATTGAAATGTTGGTCAAATTTTTTCAGTATTGAAAAAGTAGCAAATATCAAGAAATTCAGTTTAACAGTAAATTAAATATAACGTTGGTTCGATTCCAGCTCTCACCACAAAACGTTTTTTAACTTTGAAAAGTTGCATATATTATTTAAATGTTGTATATTTGCATTATAAAAGTATTTATATAATATATAAATTTTAGAAAATGATGAAAAAATTATCGCTTTTAGCCCTAATTTTATTAATTGCAACATCTTGTATTGATAAAGTTGACTATTCCAAAAAAATGAAGGAATTAGTCTTGAATTGTGAGACTTTTAAGGATTTTAAAGTTCCTGTGGTTGAAAATTGTATAACTGTTATGACATTGAATGGTGATACAGTTGCTATTACAAGTAAACCAATGACTATTAAAGTACCAAAAAATACTCTAATGGCAACCACTCGCAGTAGTGAAAATGATAAACTTATTAATTTCATATGTTAATAAGGATGATATAAATATGAAGAGCTTGAAAAACGTACTTATGGAGCATATTGGCAAGCTGTAATGTTTGAAGATTCAAAAAATGGTGATTATGATTACAATGATTTAGTTATTCATATTTCAAGCGTAATTGAAACTCCTTGGAATACTAATAAAGCATTACAAACAATAAGATTACAACCAATTGCATTAGGAAGTAGTAAGAATATTGGATTAGGCTGTGTTTTATCTGATTATAGTGAACATATAATCAGCAATAATGTAAGAGTCGATTTATTTGGTGAAAATCAAGGGTTTATAAATACTCTTGATGAAAGAGAATCAATAAGGTTTAAACTTGAACCAACACAAATTCTGAAATATGAATTTCCTTATGATGAAAATAAAACATATTGGGTTGCATGGTTTATTGAAGTAGATGGAACAAGACAATATGCTGTAAGTGGAGATTTTGAATATGCAAATTATAATAATGTAATAAGCAAGGATTTATTACCATATGGTCTTGTAATTGCAAATGATAATGGCACATTTAAATATCCAAAAGAAACAATTAGTATATTTGATACATATAAATCTTTTAAAGATTGGGTTTATAATTCAAATACCAATATTGGTAAATCTGAGAAAGAAAATGTATATAAATATTGTTTTGATAAAAGTATAAATGGTGAGAACAAAATATGGGATTACCAAGATTTAAAGTAAAAAAAAAAAAGAGAAAAGATTATGATTATAAAACGAAAACATATAAAACAGGTATAATCACTACATACACCTAATGGGCATGGAGTGATTTAATAAATGACTCCGAAGCATTTATGGTGATGCACTAGACTTTTAATCTAGGTAATTGGGTCCAAGTCCCAACGGGGTTACTATGTAAGAGTTATAAGTAATGTTAGAAAAATATATTTTTGAAAAAGGCTATACCATTAATGAAAATGGTATGGTATTTAACAATAGTGGAAAAAGAATTGGTCATTTAAGACATAAAGCAAATGCACCTTATGAAATTATAAGATTTAGAATTAATGGTAAAATATGTACAGTATATACTCATAGATTACAAGCTTATAAAAAATTTGGTGAACAAATTTATAATAAAGGAATATTAGTAAGACATTTAGATGGTAATTCGTTAAATAATTCATGGGATAATATTAGTATTGGTACTAATTCTGATAATCAAATGGATATTGAAAAAGATAAAAGAATTATTAGGTCATCTAATTCAAATAAAAAATATAGTGATAATATGGTATTTGAAATTTGTGAATATAAGAAAAAACATACTTATAAAGAAACGATGGAAAAATACAACATAAATAGTAAAGGAACATTACATTTTATTTTAAACAATAGATTATGTCTAAATAATGTCTGAAAAATATAGGTTGTTGGTGCAATGGTTAGCATAAGTGACTCCAAATCTCTTGATAAGGGTTCGAATCCTTTACAACCTGCAAAATTATGGAAGCGTAAGCCTAATTGGTAAGGCAGTGGTCTTGAAAACCACCAGTAACCGTGTAAAAGCGGTGTGTCAGTTCGAGTCTGACCGCTTCCGCAATAAAATGTTTAACATGGTGTTTGTAGTTCAACGGCTAGAATGTCAGATTGTGGTTCTGAAGATGTGGGTTCGATTCCCACCTTACACCCTTAATTTTAAAAATGATTGTTTATGAAACCTTATGGAGTTAAACGTAAAGACCAAGGCTGTTGTCCTGGGCATGATAAATTCCCATATGAATCTTATGGAAGTAGAGTTTCAATGAGATTGAAAAGGAGAACAGACCAATTAGCTCATAGAAGAGCTAGAAGTTGGGAAAGACAGGAAATCTTTAAGGAATTAAATGACAATGATGATTTTTAATGTATGGCAAGTATAAATAAAAGAAAGAAAGCCGTTAATTCATATTGTAATGGTTCTTTAAAAGAAAAAGATATGAAGATGAAACGAGTATTATTTTTTAATTCGTGTGTTAGAAAGAAATTGAAAAACGATTTAAGAACAATAGATATTAATGAAGGAAGTTAATTTTAATGTTATTAAAAAGGTAAAAGAATATCCTTGGTATTATTTTAAAAAGAAAGATGTTTATCATGTTTTTCAAATTAAAAATAATTTTGGGTTTACAAGTATTAATTCAACCAATTTGGGGGATTATTCTTTTGAAATTGATAATTCAGAACCTTTTTATGTAAAGACATATCAAGATACAAAACCTGGATATTCATATAATGTATTAACAAGAGATAGATATTATATTGAAGATATTCAATTTTTAGAAAATAGTCTTGATGAATATCAACTTAGAGTATCATGTATAATGTATGTTATTACTGATTATATTGAATATAACAAATGGAATGTAAAATGTTCTTATAGAAAAGAAGTACCTTTCGTTAATGAAATGAAGAAATATATTAAAATTAAACTTCTTGAAGAAAGTGATAAATGATAACAATTTTTAAGATTAAAAATTTGGTAAATATAAAAATTAGTCGTATATTTGCAAAGTAAAAAAGATGAAGATTGCGAGGGAATGAAACGGATATATAAATCATGCAAGGCTCATAACCTTGTTATAGTAGGTCCGACTCCTACACTCGCAACATAATTGGGGATTAGTTCAGTGGTTCAGAACGTCACTTTTACACAGTGAAAGTCGTTGGTTCGATTCCAACATCCCCAACACAGAAAGGTGATTTGATATAACCTCTAAGACATATTAATTAAGTTTTAAGTTATATCTTACGCCTACGAAATTTAAAACATTTTTTAACAAAAAAGATTTTGTAGTTTGAAAATAATTACTTATCTTTGCAAAGTGTTTTAGAAATGACTTATATGGATTCGGTAGATACAGCGAACCATCTTATAATTGGGGAATTACATTTAATTGTAACGTGGTACTCGGATTGTATAAGTTATTTAAAATAGTTCTTTGACATGTTGGAAACCAAAAAATATAATTTTTAAAGACTAAAACAGGAGATTATAAATTTGCGGAGTATAGATAAAACACATGGAAACATGGAGATTTTTGAGACAATGCGCTGTATTTAGTCATAAATTAATACTATATATTAATGGTATTAATTTATATTTCGATTTAGCTCAATGGCAGAGCACCTTGCTCATATCGAGGTGGTTGATGGTTCGAGTCCATCAGTCGAAACTATAAGGAAACGTAGCAAATATTTTAACTATCAAACTTTTAATTTGACGCAGTAAAATATGTTTCCTGTTTTTTGCTCCGTTAGCTCAGTGAATAGAGCAACGCCCTTCTAAGGCGTGTGTCGATGGTTTGAATCCATCACGGAGTACTAATTTTTAATATGAGTTTAAATGAAGATAAAATGTAATTGTACTAAATGTGGAAAAGAAATAATTAAAGATACATCACAAATAAAAAATAATAAGAATGGTCATGTGTTTTGTAGTAAATCTTGTGCTTGTTCTTATAATAATTCTTTATTAAGAACTGGAAAAAATCATCCAAACTGGATTGATGGGTTTTATAAAACACAATATTATGCAAAAAAAGCGTTTAGAACTTTTGTTCATAAATGTGCTGTTTGTAATTTTGATAAAATCCATGCTTTAGAAGTTCATCATATTGATGGTGATAGAAATAATGATGATATTGATAATCTTATTATTGTTTGTGCTAATTGTCATTCTTTAATACATTATGGTGATTTAATTATTACTGAAAAAATTAAACAAAATAGGAAAATCATTGACTAGGTGTGAGGGAGTCAGGTCAGCCCTGCTGGATTTGGAGTCCAGATTGCGCAAGTTCAAATCTTGCCACCTAGACAAATATACAAATCTAGGTATGGTGGAGTAGGTAACACGCTACATTTGGGATGTAGAGACCGCAAGTTCGAGCCTTGCTATCTAGACAATTAACATGAAGTTTAATTTAAAAAACAAAGAATGAAGAAAATCATATTATTGATTTGTCTGTGTTTGTCTTGTGTAACAATGAATGCACAAAAATGGTATGCATCTGCTACAACAGGTTGTGATACATATACAAACCTTTATAAAGACTTAAAGTTTGGAAAAACTTTAGCTCCAACAGCAGCGATTGCTATTGGAAGAGACCATAATCCTTATCTTGGTACAAGATTGGAAGTTAGAACAGGTAATGCATTATTTTCAGATGGTGAAAATATTCGGATGAATACACCATTTTTAATGACATTTGCTGATATGACATTTAATCTGACCAATGCGGTTTGTGGATTAAATAATCGAATTTATGATGTTATCATATTTGGTGGTGTTGGAGATGTTTATAACTTCAAAAATAGCACATATAATATGAAAAGTCTTAATAGTTTTGCTTTAAGATATGGTATTAGCTGTGATGTATATGTTTATAGTAATGATAAACTTACATTGTTTGTTGAACCAACTTTTAATGTAAACAATTATTTGATTGATAAAAAATTTACTTCAGATTATATTTTGAATTTATCAATTGGGGTATTAGTGAAATTATAATGATGTATGATTCAAGGTGTAAAAACCTATGGGAACGGCTTCTCGGTTTAAGTGGCATTGGGTTCGAATCCCCTTGGGAGTAAGGTCGGCACAAGCTCGGAAGGTATTCTATCTTAAACTGTTTCATATTAAAATATAACAATACAACTTTATGCGATAGAGGGGGATGGTGATTTAGGTCTTGATATATAAGAATTAGCTACTTTTATATATTTCCCACACATGAAATAGGGCAAGACAAGCGTTATTTTTTTAAAAGATACATGGTACGTAACGTGTTGAATTGAGTTGTAATAATGTTAAATCTTAACTCGCTGCTCGCTTAGGGCAGAGGAATTGGTTCGAATCCAATTATCGCAACAAAATTATGGGAATATCGTATAGGTGGTCATTGTACGTTGGACTGAAAATCCGAAGGCTGGGGTTCAACTCCCTGTGTTCCCACAGAATTATTTTAATATTAATGCAGATGAATATCAGTAAAGATGAATTAAATGAATTGATAACTAATAGTATTAGTTATTCAGAAGTTTTAAGAAAAATGGGTTATCATGAGATGGGTGGAGGACCTTGGAATAAATTAAAAAAGAAAATAAAAGAGTTTAATATAGATACTAGCCATTTTAAAGGTAAATCACATGGTACATCAAATACAATAAAGTATGATATTGATACTATTTTAATTGAAAATTCTCCTTATGTTAATTTAAGAAGTTTAAAAAAGAGATTGATAAAAGAAAAAAGTTTTGAATATAAATGCGCTATTTGTGGTATAAATACTTGGCAAAATAAACCCATTTCTTTACATTTAGACCATATTAATGGTGTTAATAATGACCATAGAATTGAGAATTTGAGATTTCTATGTCCTAATTGTCATTCTCAAACTGATACTTATTGTGGCAGAAATATATACAAGTAATAATATTAGGTCCCGTAGCTCAGTTGGTTAGAGCAAGACACTCATAATGTCGAGGTCATGGGTTCAAGTCCCTTCGGGACCACTGATAATAATACGCATAATTCTTGATATACATCAAAAAATATGTTTTAAAACATATTTTTACCTTATTATGGATATTTATAGAGGTAATAAGATAAAAATAAGTTTAATAAAAAATGTTTAAAAAGATGATTAAGAAGTTAAAAAAAGCTATCGAATGGTATTGTGATAAATGTGCAACAACTAACATTTATGTACCAACAGGTATTATACCTTATAAAATCGTTGAAGATGAAAATAATAAAGTTGAAAATGAAAAATGATAGTTTTATGAAAAGGTTCAAGAATTTGACTATTGAATGTTTAGAAATAGTTGGAAGAAGTGTATTATTAGGAAATTGGTATAATTAAGTTTACTCAATTTCCTTTTTTATTATATGTTCGGTTCGAATAACGGTTAGTTCGCATCCCTTTCACGGATGAAATACGGGTTCGATTCCCGTACCGAATGCTATAAGGGAACTGTAAGCAATAAAATTAACTTTAGATTTGTAGTTTAGTGGGTAAAATTTCAGGCTTTTTACCTGAAGGTCAATGGTTCGAATCCATTCAAACCCAAGTGAAGATGTTCCCTGTATATGTACTGTTAACCAAGTGGTTAAGGTAGTGGTCTGCAAAACCTCGTTCACAGGTTCGAATCCTGTACAGTACTCAAAAAAAAAATAATGATTTTTATTTGGTATTTATAAATAAAAGTTGTATATTTGCAAAGTAAAATTGCGAGGTGTAGCAGTGGTAGCTAGTCAGGCTCATAACCTGAAGGTCAATGGTTCGAATCCATTCCTCGCAACTTAGTCATGTGGGTCTTAGCCTGAAATGGTAGTAAGGGGCAGACGCTTAATCTGCTTGACTTAGTGAAGTTCGAATCTTCACCATATGACCAATTATTTTATTAATTCAGATGGATATTGTTGATTCAAGTTCTACACTATTCATAACTTTTTAAATTGGGGGGTTAGTTCAGTTGGCTAGAACGTCTGCTTTGCACGCAGAAGGTCGTGGGTTCGAGTCCCACACTCTCCACATTATTATATGTTCGGTTCGACTAGTGGCTTAGGTCGCCACCCTTTCACGGTGGTACATTGAAAAATGTCAGGGGTTCGAATCCCCTACCGAATACAAATATGATGGGCTTGTTGACTTGGATAGTCAAAGAATAATGCAAGGGTTCATGGAGAATTTAAAACTATCCATTCTCGTGATGAACAACTTAGAAAGGCATTTCGTGGTGTAGTTATCAGAAACACCAAAAATTGCACTGTTAGTATAGTGGTTATTATACTGGATTTGTAACCCAGGGACATCAGTTCAATTCTGATACAGTGCTCACTCTCATTTCGAAACATATTTTTGGCTTTTTACTTGATTTTCTATTATAATATTTTTATTTTTTATAAAAAATAGAATATGGAATTAAATGAAGTTATTAAAGATTGTAATAGTTTAATTGATACATATAAGGCTGCTAATAAGAATAGTTGAAAGGAAAGAAAAAGTATTTCTAATTTTTTTATTCACTGTTAATCCAGAGATGGTATCAAAGGTGGTTTTCATGTGTGTACAACATGAATAGGTTCGAATCCTATTACAGTGACACGGTTGCCTATGTTTGGATGCATACGAACATAGAACGTAGCTTAGTGAACGGTTCTAGTTTTTATGAAAATTAAAAACAACCGCACCCGTCACTCCAAATCGTTAGGTTGGCACTACCCTTTGTGAAGTAAAAGAAGGGATAATTTTAAAAAGAAATTAGATGTATCTCAATGGTTATTATTAATTGATGAATAAGTTGCAGTGGGCTAATTTCAAAGCATTCCAAAATTAGTTAATATTTATATGTTGTATTTTGAAGTAAATTTTATTGATAGTTAACAATTAATAGGTTTAACATTAAATATGGCATATAATGGTTATCTAAAAGTAGCAATAAGGTTTTTCTTGTGAGATTGAAGAATTGTATAGAATGTGAGCGAATTCATTGTGTGAAAGTCACATACCCTTACAGTAGGAGTCTGTATAGATTAGTTTTAATCAGTCTGATTTCTTTTTAAAATAAATGCCCTGTTAGTTCAGCGAACAGAACACTAAACTACGGATTTAGGGGTCGGGGGTTTGAATCCCTCACAGGGTACAAATATAAATGGGGAAGTAGCTCAATTGGTAGAGCAAATGTTAAAAAATGTTTTTAGTATTAAAAATGTAGCAAATTAAATGATGAAGTCATTGTGTCATTGGTTCGATTCCAATCTTCCCCACTTTTTAATAAAATTTTGCAATAAAAATTTGGTAGTTTACTAAATTAGTTGTATATTTGCAATGTGAAATATAAAAAATGAAAAGGTGGTCGTCTAGTGGAAAGACACGTAAAAAATATTTTCAGGAAGTGGAAATGTAGCAATTATAATATAGCACTGTCAATGCCGTTACGGTGGTTCGAATCCACCCCACCTTTTTTATGAAAAAAAAATGGAGTATAGGTCAAACGGTTAAGATGTCTCCCTGTCACGGAGAACGGAGTGGGTTCGACTCCCATATATTCCGCAAAATGGTGTGGTAGTTAAATTGGAAACTTTCTTTTTATGTCAATAACATGTTTCATTCACCAACAATTAGAATGATAGTGTGAGATATAAAATAGTTTATAAACTAAATGTTGAATAAGTATTCGAATTAAGTTCAGTAATAAGTTTATAAATGAAACGATAAGATAATGCACCCAGATTTGAGGGAGTGATTGCAGGTTCGACTCCTGTTCATACCGCAATAATGGTCTATTCGTTCAACGGTTAGGATGTGGCACTGTCTATGCCAAGACGAGGGTTCGATTCCCTCATAGACCGCAAAAAAAGGAATGTGTTATCCTGAGTGAATTAGTATAGTGCGCTATGTTAATCAATCAAACAACTCTTTGCTGTCAGTCGTTTATCAGACTAAAACCAGACTGTCATTTCACGGGTTCGTCTAATGGTTAGGACGCTTAAAAATTTTTAAAACTTTTTTCAGTATTGAAAAAATAGCAAAAAATAACTAATTTAAAATTATGCAATTCCGAAGCAGAAATAGAGGTTCGATTCCTCTACCCGTGTCAAAAAAATAGTAATTATGGCAATTTGTTTTTATGGGGATGGTACAATTCTTTTAAAGAAAAAGAATGCAAAAGAATTTGTAGATAAATTTATTGAATTAGCTAAACAGTATAAAACTGATGATAAAATTACATATAAAAAAGATGTTTTATTAGAGTTTGAAACTTATGCAAGACATTATTTCATGTCTAATTTAATTGAAATGTTGGAAGAAAATATTGAAGATGTTGAATGTGGTAATATATGGTTTAGTTGTCATGATGAAGATTCTTCTGATGAAGAAGGCTTTCCTTTTATAAATTTTGTTGAAATAAGTAATGGAAAGTTGTATAAACAAACTTTATACAGAAGATTACCATGTGATTGGACATTTCATTTAGATAGTATAACTGGGGATGAAAGTTTGGCTGAAGAAAGGAATTTATCAAATAGTGATGTTTTGATAAAAACAGATGATGAAGATGATTTTCCATTTTAAAAGAAATTAAGAAATTATATACCAAATTCTAGATTGGAGTGGGGAAATAAATTGCAAATGAAAGATGGTTCGAATCCATATATATAATTTCTTATATTGGGCTATGGTGTAATGGCAGTCACACAAGATTTTGATTCTTGGAGTCTAGGTTCGAGTCCTGGTAGCCCAACAAATATATAATAATGGGAGTGCGCCACAGTTGGAGAGGTGGGACAGACTGTAAATCTGTTGCCTTCGGGCTGAGTAGGTTCGAATCCTACTACTCCCACATTTATGAATATTAAATATGTTTATTAAAGTATGTGTAAGATTAAATTTTTAGAAGATACATCTGAAGGGTATGGTCATAGAACTTATATAAATGCTGCAAGTGCAGATGTTACATTAGCTTTTGCTGTTGATTTTACAACAGGTGGAGAAAAATGCACAAAAGATGCTGCATTGAAAGCAAATAAGCTATATATACCAATAAATTTGGATGATTCTAATTGGAAAATTGATATATCTCATACAGCATGGATGATAAAAGAATTGCATTCTTTGAATATTGCAGGTAATGGTATTTATACTTTAAGTAAATATGATATTTCACAAGACAAATGTGATAGAATGATTTATTATTTTATTGAAAGACTAGTAAATGAATATGAGTGTGAAATAACAAGTATTCGTAGTGGTGGTCAAACAGGTGTTGATGAATCAGGCTTAAAGGCAGGTGCAAAGTTAGGTATCGAAACTATTAGTCTTTGCCCAAAAGGATGGAAATATAGAACTCCAAAAAAAGATATTTGTGATGAACAAATGTTTAAAGAAAGGTTTAAAGAATATATTTAATTGCGAGTGTCGCATAGTGGTCGATTGCACTAGATTTCCAATCTAGAAATACCGTGGGTTCGAATCCCACTACTCGCTCAAATAAGGGAACGTAGCAAATAATTTAAACTGGATAATAAATTTAAACTCGAATTTTAATTTTAGAAGGTTCAAATCCTTCAACTCTTAGGAGTATAAACTTGTTCTCTGTTAACTTCTAGAGCCTAATGTACTTCGAACACTGCATAAGGCAGAAAATAAAGAATAGATTCGAAGATTTGTCAAATATGAAAGTTTTCATATGAAAACAATACAGCATTTATTGTTGATTAGAATTGATAGTCTTTCATGTTACTATTTTCAACCCAATAATGCATCGAGATTGGTTTTTTGGGTAACAAATTGCAGGTATAGCACAACGGTTAGTGCATCGGCTTGCCGAGCCGAGGATGTGAGTTCGATTCTCATTACCTGCTCAAAAGAGATTATTGGTTTTTCATCTTTAAAAAATAAGGAAACGTAGCAACTTAAATATTATTATTGGGGTTAATAAATAAAAAATGTTTCCTGTACATTCTCCGTTAGCTCAGCTGGTGGTAGCACCTGACTGTTAATCAGGGGGTCGTAGGTTCAAGTCCTACACGGAGAGCAAAATATTGTCCCATCAGCTAATCGGTTAGGCTGCATCTCTGATAAGGATGTAATCTCAGTTCAAATCTGAGTGGGACAACAATTTAAATATTATTAAATGAAGTATAAAATTTCAGATGAAATTAAAAAGTGTATAGTCGAATTAAAATTGAAAGGCTTTAATTATAATCAAATTAAAGAAAAAGTTGGTGTATCAAAAGGTTCAATATCTTCAATACTTAAAGAGTATGATTTATCACAAAAAGCCCCTGTTATAATAACAGAGGATTTGATAACTCAAATACAAAAAAAATATGATGAAGTTAAAAATATTAAAATAGTTGCTAAAGAATTTAATATTTCTTATGAAAGACTTGCAAAAATTGCAATATTAAAACGAACAAAGCTCAAAAAGAGTAATTATGATACAACAAAAGAAAATAGATATAAAAAAAAGAAATTGTTAGTTAAATATAAAGGTGGTAAATGTGAGATATGTGGTTATGATAAGTGTTTAGCAGCATTAGAATTTCATCATATTGACCCAGATAAAAAAGATTTTTCTATTTCATCTTCATCTAAATCAATAGATGAACTTAAACTTGAAGCTGATAAATGTATTTTAGTATGTGCTAATTGTCATAGAGAAATACATAATAATTTAATTAAATTATGAAATTGGGAATGTGGCGCAATTGGTTTGAGACGCAACAGACTTAGAATCTGTAAGAGGTAAACTCTTGTGTGGGTTCGACTCCCACCATTCCCACCATTAAAATTATATTTCTTGGGGATGTTGGCTTGAAAGTAGCCATCGTTTAAAGAGTGTGCAAAAAGTGCCATAAGAGTCTTAAATGACAATAGAGTTAATAGCTATTGTTGATAGACTGTAATGGGAATATCCACAACATGAATCTGCCCAATACATTTTGATAAAAGTCAATCATTAGATAGTATTTGAGTTAACGCCTAATGTTAACGTATATAAGGTAGTGTGGCGAGGGTACGAACTTAATTCTTGGTAAGACATACAAGAATGCTTTGGTGTAATAACACACCCAAGAAGATAATTTATTTTTAATCCTCTTGCTTTCTTGTAAGAGTTAAGCCATTCTTTAATGGCTTTTTAAATTTTTGGAGAGTAAACCCTGATGGTGATGGGGGCAACCTGCTAAGTTGTTTCGCACTGTAAAAAGTGTCTGGTTCGATTCCAGTGCTCTCCGCATATTAAATTTAAAACAATTAGTTATATGGCTATAAAAATAATTTCAAAGGAACCAGATAAATCTGTTGTAAAAAGATGTGTTTGTAAAAATTGTGGTGCAACATTAGAATATACACCAAATGATGTTGAATATAAAACATACCAAGATTATGGTGGTGGTTCTGATACTTATGCTGAGTTTCTTTGTCCTAATTGTGGTAAAAAGCTTCAAATTATACAATAGAATATTGGTAACTTAATGAATTTAGTCGTATATTTGCAAAAATATTCGATTAATGAGTAGAAGTATTTTAAGAGATGGTGATGAACGAGGTGAAAAAATTGTCTCTGAATTTTTAGATAAACACTTTTATATAGAATGTGAAGATTTTCATAGAGTTGTTGATAAGGTTCAACAAATAAAAGGTGTTGATACTACATTTGTAAAGAATGGTTTCCAATATGTTTGTGATGAAAAGGCTGCATTGAAATATGTTAATAAAAATTTACAAACATTTTCAATGGAGCTTTCTTTTTTTAATGCTGCTGACAACATTTCAATTGGATGGCTTTTAGATTCTAATAAAATTAACAATTCATTTTTATTTTGTTGGATTGATAGTGCCATTAATGATGTTTTGTCATCATCTGATGATATTGTTATAATGGAAGTTGCATTAGTTAGGAGAAATAAAATTATTGATTATTTGTCAAATATAGGATGGACATTAGACAAATTATTTCTTAAATGTAAGAAAATAAGAGAAAACCCTTATGAGGAATGTGGTAATTTTTATAAAAATGAAGTAAAGTTTAGTAAATCATTTCAACTTAAAGAAAAACCTATTAATCTTTTAATTAAAAGGAGTAAATTATTAGAAATTAGTGATTTTAGTAAAAAAATTAGTAATGGCAAATAAAAAGAAAAATTCAGATAAAGCCATATATCGTTTATATATGGATTTTCGTGGTGGAGAAATTACAGGTATGTTTCTTGCAGATAAGAAATATATTGAATATATGATTGAACATGAAGTTTCAGTTCATTTTGGTGAAGTTTTAGGAAAACATTCAGATGTTCGTACTACTATTTGTGATAGTGATATTGAAATGGTTAGCGATGAAGAAAATGTGATTGATTTTTTCAAAAAATATAAATTTGAAAATGGTTATAATCCTTTAACTGAATTTTTTGACCCTTATGGAACTGAAGGATTTAATGAACCTGAAGATGGTATTGAGTGGTCAGATTGTTGTGTTGAGGAATGGATTGAATATAAAATGTTTGGTACTCTTCCTGAATGGTATGAAAAATGGTTAGCTTCTCAAAATAAAACGAATGAAGAAAAATAATATAATATTATGGTAGTAAAAGATATTAAAGAAATTGTAAAAGGTAAAGCTACTTTGGCTTATATAAAAGCAGGTGGTTTTGCTGTTTATGATATTGCTGCTGTTGATGGTAATTTATATCAATTAACAATTGATATGAAAGACACAAATGATGTTGGTGCAGAAGCCTGTTTTTTACCTGTGTATGAAAAGGCTATTACATTAATGCGTTGGATTAGACGTAGCAATGAAAATGGTACATTACTCAAAATAAGTGAATGATGTATTAATTTGAATAATAATAAATAATAAAGATAAAAAAAATGAAAAAAGCAATTTTTAGTTTAGCAGTTTTTGTTACTATGTGTTGTTTAGCATCTTGTGGTGGTAAAACAACAAGTACAACAGTAACAAATGATTCTGTTAGTGTAGATACAATGGTTGTTGATACAGTAACAGTTGATTCAACTGCCATTACTGTTGATTCCATTGCAGAATAAGTAGTAATGAATTGAAAGCTTTAAGAAAAAACCGATTAGATAGTTGTGTTCTAATCAGTTTTTTCAAGAAGTTTTTATTATTTTAAACACATTAACAATGAAAAATCCGTCAATTTTGGTTTTTAACATGTTTGGACTATTTATTAGGAAATAAATAATAAACTAATAATATAAGACATGGAAATTTTTAATGAGTTATTGGAACAAATATACAGTAGCCCATATAAAAAAGTAACATTCAGTATTTTCAATTTTATTGAGAATGATGGTTTTATTGATGAATTGTTTTGTGCAGACAAGACAAGGTATGGGATTGACGATTTTGAATATATTAAGTTTTCAATAGATGATAAACAAAAAAGTGGTATAAAATATTCTAAAAGAGAATATACAAGATATTTTAAAGCATTTAAAGAATATGTAGAAAAAGACCTTCAAGAAACTGCTATTCCAAGATTAAGAATATATTTAATCAAAGAAAGTGGTTCATTGATTGCAGTTAGATTATCATCATTTAGATTAGATAAGACCTCAGATAAGTAAATCTGAGGTTTTTTAACTATATTTTTTTGGAAAATACAATAAAAAGTCGTTTATTTGCATAAAGTTAATTTGAAGCGATTTAAGCAACTTTCCTTTATTGTAAAGAAATTATAAATAAAAAGAGTTTAAGCTCTATATTGAGCTTGTAAATGTGTTTAAAACTTATTTATATGGGTATTAAGAGTGATATGAATAAAATACCATCTTTATTAACAAAAGCATTAAATTTTCAGAGTAAAATGAAAAATGTTTTAGGTAGTGTTCAAGAATTGATAGAGCCATATATTGATTTAAGTGATTATGATGGTGATAAAGAAGATTTTTTACATGACATTTCAATTGTTGAAACAACAGATGGTTTTTGTTTTGTAATTGAAATGAATGATGGGTATGCACCTCATAATGTTCCTGTTGCAGAAGTTATGAATTTTATTTTACAAAATGGGAAAATAATGTATAGTGATTTTACTAAAATAAGTATATGAAGATAGGAGAAGTAATTGACTTTTTGAACCAATTTAATCAAAAAGCTGAGTTCAAAGTTGTAAAACCTGACGGTTTACCAGTGAATATCAATAAAAATGATTTTGGATGGGGTTCATGTGGTGAAGGTGGAACTAAGATGGATGTTGTAGAAGTTTGTATAATGTTAAATAATTCTGAAAGTAGTAAATAATATGAAAGATAATAGATATGAATGGCGTATGTACAGTCTTGTAATGTACAATATATCAAGTATGCAAAAAGGTGTTCAAACGGCTCATGTTGTTTTAGAATATGCAAACCGATATAAAGATGATAATGATTTAAAAGAATATATTCAACATGATAAAACATTGATTATTCTTGATGGTGGTACATCACTTGATTTAAAACAATTGTTTGATAATTTATGTGAAAATGATATTAAGTTTGCTCATTTTATTGAACCTGATTTGAATGATGCTATTTCGTCAATTTGTTTTTTGGCAGATGAAAGAGTATGGGATAGAAAAAACTATCCTGATTATAACGATTGGTTGACTCAAAATGGTCATCTTTTAACAATTTTAACATCATATCCTACACAAGAATTTGTTGATGAAAAGTTGTATAAAGATTGGGTGGAGTTTATTGGTGGTGAAAAAAATGTGTATTTGAGAGAAATAATAAAAGGAAAAAGATTGTCAATGTAATTTGACTATCCGCAATCATCAACAAAGGGTGATTGATGGATAAGAAGATTAGCCTAAGCACAGGTTGCACACCTGTGCTACGTTAGAAATGAATGTATAGGAACGTTGGGATGTTTATCCAAGTCCCAACCTCTTCGGTCAGTGATTAAACAGTTTGGAAACGAGCAGTGTTGCTGGCAAATTAAGGAAACCATTTCATAACCTTGGCGATGGGTAATTTTTACGGGAGGAGTCCTGGGCAGCTCTATTTTAGCTACCGTAATACTCAAAAAAAAAAAATAACAAAACTAATTAATAAACTTATGGTATATGTCCTTAATAAAAATAACAACCCAGTAATGCCATGTTCAGAGAGGAAGGCAAGCCTTCAAAGGTTGGTATTAAGTTTACCAGATTTAACAAGGTTAAGTTTAATGGTGTTGTTTGCTTCATCAGTGGAAGCAGTAATGGTTTTGCTTCATTAAGAGATATAGAATGGAATAAGGTTAACGGTTGCAAGACCGTTGTAACCATTAATAAATTGGCATTAGTTTCCAGATGTTATGGCAGCATGTTGTTTGGGGAATTATGCGGATAGTCACAAAAACAATAACTGATTTAGGATATAGAATAGAATGGCTGTAAATTTGAATGCTCCAATAAAATATTTTGGTGGAAAAGGGCAAATATTTAATAAAATAATTGAACATTTTCCTGATTCTTCAACTTATGATACATATATAGAACCTTTTGGTGGCTCTTTTTCAATTGGATTGAAAAAACCTAATGAAACACCTATCGAAATCTATAATGATTTAGAGAAAAATGTTTACTCATTATATAAAGTGTTATCAGATAAAGAATTATTTGAACAATTTAAAATTAAATGTGATTTATCTTATTATATAGCTGATTTAAGAAATGAATATAGGGATAAATTAAAATCAGATGATTTATCTTTACTTGATAGGGCATTTTATTTCTTTTATGTGAATAGAACTTCTCATAATGGTATTGGTGGTTTATCTGTTAATACTGTTGTTAGACGAAACATGTCTAAATCAGTATCAGATATGCTTAGTTGTATTGATAGATTACCTGAATTACATCAGAGGTTATCCAGATGTATATTTCTAAATCAAGATGGGATTAACTTGATAGAGAAATATAATAAAGAAAATGTGTTTATATACTGTGACCCACCTTATGAGTGGTCAACTAGAACATCTACTAGATATAAGGTTGATATGGATAGAGAAGGACATTTAAAATTCATAGATGCTTGTTTGAATAGTAAATCTAAAATATTAATTAGTGGATATGATTGTGAAATATATGATGCTTTAACTGATGCTAATTTCACTAAAATTAAATTTGAAGTGAATACTGTTAGTGGAAATATGAAACCTAAAACTAAAGTTGAAACATTGTGGAAAAATTATTGAATTATGGTTAATATTGAAAAAAAATTATATAGAAAAGTTAATAGAAAACCTTCTTTTCAAACTCATGGTTCTGATTATAAAAAAATTCATTTTAGGTGGGAACGACATACTAAAAAAAGTAAAAATTTATTACTTGAAGGTGTGAATAAAATTCCAATGAAAAAAGGTAAAAGTCGTGTTATGGAAAATGGATATGACTACACGCCTTTATTTAAATATTTACTTAAACAAGTTGGTCGTAAATGGGATGATGTATATTCAGAAGTAATACCACGTCTTAATACAACAGAACCTGTGTTTTGGATGGTTGATGTAAATAATATTGATGATGAAGAATATTTCAAAGCTGGTGAAACCTCTTTTTATAGTAAACTTTACATTGATGATAATGGTATATTATGTAAAGTTAATCCAAAATTAAGTAATATCCATCCAAATTGTAATTGTCATACTTATACATTTAATGGTAATGTTGTTGGCAATAAAAATTATAATAAGATATGGCGGTAATTGTTTATAATAAGAATCATGAAGAACATTATGGTGACAATGTATTTTACATAGGACGTGGAAGTGTGTTTGGCAATCCTTTTACACATATAAAGGATAGAGAAACAAAAGCAGTTTTTGTTGTTGAAAACAGAGATAGAGCAATTGATTTATATGAGCCATTTTTTGATAAAATGTATGAATGTGATGAAGAGTTCAAGAATGAATTTGATAAAATATATGAAATGTATAAAGAAGGGAAAGATATTTATCTTGGATGCTATTGTAAGCCATTAAGATGTCATGGCGATATTATAGAAAAAAAGCTCATTCAATTTTCAATGAAAGAGAAAATTAAACGAGCTATGAAAGAAAGAAGAAAATAACATTTAGAAAAACGGATTATCTTTTAATGCTTCAATAATGTTCTCACATTTTTTACATTCATCAATGAATGACATTGCCTGTTCATCTGTTAATTCAAACCATTCATTTTTGATGTTATCTGAATGAAATCTATGATGCAACATAGATTCAACTTTATAAGGATTTTCAGTTTCATAATAATTGCAGATATGTAGTTCTGAGGAATTACCTGTCTGCAATTCTTTTTTACGTTTATTTACAATATTTTTAGTAACACCAATCTTATATGCATTAACCTTATCTAAATCACAAATTAAATATACGAATCCCATTTTTCATTTACTATTATATGTTAATAATATAATATTTATTGTAATAAAAGTCAATAGGAAAAATGAAGAAAATAAAAGATTTTTTAATTAATTTATGTAAAAAAATAAAGAGTTCTTACAAACATCAAAGATTTCATGTGTTTATTGGAATTATTGTACCATTATTTTTATGGCTAATTGGTTTTAGTTTCATATTATCATTGTTATGTGGTTCCCTTGCTGGTTTGTTAGAAGAAATTATATATTGTTATGCTCCTTTAAAATCCATTAAAATTTGGAAATGGCATATAAAAGTTCCAGACTTTAAGAAATGGAAAGAGGAGTTTAAAAATGGAAGTATTAAAAATAGACATAGTTTTGAGAATGAAAATTATAAATATAATTTTATTGGCTTGTTTACTTTCATAATTATAATAATACTACTTAAATTGTTATAATGTTATGAATGATAAAGTAATTTTATTAAATTCAAATGAGGTTGTTGATGCAAACCCAAAATTATTAAATCCTGATAATGTGCAATATGGCGAATTAGGCGTTAATTACCATAAAGGTACAGAAACCATTTCAACTAGGAATGATGAAAATGGTATCGCTGAATTTGTACCTTATTCAGTTTATGATGAAATTGTTGATGGTATTCAGAATGAAGTCTTTTATGAAACTGACGAGCCTATTGGAAAAACAGGTGATATTTGGATTTATAAGACACCACCAATTCCATTTACATTAGAATTTAATGTATTGGCTGATGATTTATCAATTACATTGCCTTGTAGTGGTAATGTCAACTGTGAAGTGGATTGGGGTGATGGAAGTGCCAAGGAAACTATTACAACTGATAAACCTTCTCATAATTACAATAATATTGGTGTCTATGTTGTAAAAGTTTATGGTGATTTTGAAAGAATGTATAAATGTTCAATTAATATTACTAAGGTAATTAGTTGGGGAAATTCTAATACATTTCTTAACAGTATGTATGAAGCATTTATAAATTGTGCTAATTTAATCAGTATTCCAGATGATGAATATGGCATATTTTCTAATGTTACAGACTTTAATTTTACATTTAACAGTTGTACTAGTTTGGTAACAATACCAGAAAATTTGTTTACTAATTGTTCTAATGTAGGAAATTTCAATGGTACATTTATTGGTTGTACGTCTTTAACAGGCTCAATACCTGAAGATTTATTTGCTAATTGCCTTAATGCAACAAGTTTTCATGAAACATTTAGAGCTTGTTCAGGCTTAACAGGTTCAATTCCAGAAAATTTGTTTAAGAGTTGTCCAAATGTTGTGAGTTTTTATCATACATTCAGCTATTGTTCAGGATTAACAGGTTCAATACCTGAAGGTTTATTTTCCAATTGTCCAAATGTTGTGAGTTTTTATCATACATTCAGCTATTGTTCAGGATTAACAGGTTCAATACCTGAAGGTTTATTTTCCAATTGTCCAAATGTGACAAGTTTTGATAGTACATTCAATAATTGTACAGGTTTAACAGGCATTCCAGAAAACTTGTTTGATAATTGCCCGAATGTTACGAATTTTGGTTATACATTTGGTTATTGTTATAGTTTAATAAGTATCCCTGAAAATCTATTTGCTAATTGTCAGAATGTTACGAATTTTAATAATACTTTCTGGTATTGTTCAGGTTTAACAGGCTCAATACCTGAAGGATTATTTGCTAATTGTCCAAATGTGACAAGTTTTGCTTATACATTTTATAATTGTAAAAATTTAACAGGCTCAATACCTAACAATTTATTTGCTCATTGCCCAAATGTGACAAATTTTGGTAGTACATTCAGAGATTGTACAGGCTTGACAGGTAATACGCCAACAGGAACAGATGGTTTGGAACTTTGGGAAAGAGCAGGTCAGCCTGGTTATCCAACAACTATAACAGGTACAACTTGTTATCGTAATTGTACTAATTTGACCAATTATAGTTCAATTCCTGCAACATGGAAATAAAAAATTTGTAAATTCAGAAATAAAGTCGTATATTTGCAAAAACTAATTATATATGAAATACTTTCTATTAGATAAAACAATTTGGTTATTGCATAAGTTTATGCAATTCATGTACGATATAAGATATAACTCTATGTTATGTTATCAATATTTTGAAAACTTAATATTAATCTGTTTAGGAATATATTATTCTTAACATAAATTAACGAGAATCATTTGCGGTTCTCGTTTTTTGTTTCTATATTTGCATCATAAAACAAAATATGATATTAATAAAATTTATAATATATGAGACAAGATTTTGAAGCAATAGTTCCTCTAATTCGTACACTTTGGAGAGAATATTTAGTTAAGCATAATATTAAATCAGTAGTTAATGGTATTAGTGGTGGCTTGGATAGTGCTATTAATTGTGTTCTATTGAAGCCTGTGTGTGATGATTTGGGCATTCCTCTTATTGGTAGATATATTCATATTGAGACTAATAAGGAAGAAGAACAAAGACGTGCTGAAGCAATTGGAAAGTATTTCTGTACAGAATTTCAATCTATTGATATGACTGATGTGTATTTGGCAATGTTGCCTAGAATTGAGGAAACGGGTCATATTATATATGTTGGCGATAATGCATCTGCAATGGAATATAAACGTAAGATTAAACGTGGTAATATTAAAGCTCGTTTGAGAATGATTAAATTGCGTGACCTTGTGGCTGAAAATGATGGTTTGCTTGTTGATAATGATAACAGAACTGAACATGAACTTGGGTTCTTTACATTAGATGGTGATGTGGGTGATGTGACTCCATTAGCTGATTTGTTTAAAACAGAAGTGTTTGCATTGTCTAGGTTTGTTTTAACTACTCTTGTAAGTGAAGAAGAAAGACAAGCATTACAAGATGTAATTGATGCTGTTCCTACTGATGGTCTTGGAATTACATCATCTGATGTTGAACAATTTGGGGCAAAAAGTTACGATGAAGTAGATGACATTCTCATGAATATGCTTGGATATACTGAAAACAATCTTTTAACATTTGAAGATTTGTATTATATGATGCTGAATAAGTATGGAGATGTATTCGTTAAAGTATGGGGTAGACATTTAAGTTCAGAGTTCAAAAGAAATTATCCATATCGTTTTAAACTTTAAAAAAAGTTAATAAAGTTTGCATTATCAATATATTAGTCGTATATTTGCATAAATAATATGATTAATATATGATAATGATTGATTATACAAATTGTGATAAGACAATTGATGAATTGTCAGAACAAATTAATATTAGCAAAGATGAAATAATTGCTGATATAGCTAGGAAGTACAATAAAAGCGTTATTGAGGTCAATAATTGGATTAAGATTGGCAAAGGTAATGTTAAAGTAGCCGCAAATATTTTAGATGGTTTGTCAAAATATAAGAGAAGTGATGATGTAGAAACAAAAGAACCTGAACAAAAGAAAAATGAGCCTGAAGTTCGTGCAATGAACTTGGATAAATATCATACATTGATGGAAAAAGCGAAAAAAGAAGGTGTTAAACCTAGATTTTTCGCAAATAAATATCTTGAAAATAAAACTATTGATTTAGGTTCAATGTTAGAAGATGAATTTAATAAAACATCTAAAGAAATTGATGATTTGATGTCTGTAAATGATAGTAAACAATATTTTGAACCATCTAATCAGATAGAAAATTCAGAGCCAAATGATATTGTTAATCAACTTCAAAAGAAAAAGTATGTAATATCTCAAAAGAATGAGACATCTCCTGTATATTTGAAAATGGATAGTGGAGAATTAATTGGACCATTTTATCGTAGTAAAAAACATGAGAAAACTGCATTAGACGCTTTTGTTAAAGATACAATGTATGAGGAAGTTAAAGATATGATTAAAAAATATCCTAACATTGAAGAAATCATAAAAGAAGTTAGAGCTGAACTATCTCGAAATTACGATAAAAATGTTATTAATGAAGGTGATGTTTATACCGCAGAAAACATTGTTGAAAAACTTAGAAATAGTCGTATTGAACAAATGCAAAAAATACATCCTTCTAAGGATTATTTAACATTTGATGAAGTAATTGCAACTAAAAAATCTACTGAAGAGACCCCTTATAATAAATTTGATTTTGAATGGTCAAAGAATATTATGGATAAAAGTTGTGGTCATATTAAGGCTAAATCTTATTCAAATGAAGAGTTATATCAAATGATTGAAAATTTAACAACAGAAGTGAATGCTCTCGCTGTTGAAATTGGTGTCAAGTTAAAATCACGTACTGTTCCAATTGAACAAGTTGATGAAAAACAGAGTTTAAAAGAGTTAGTATTAAAGATAATTGAAAAATTATGATAGAAAATGTCTCATATATCACACATTTTAAACAGTAATAATATTTATGGTTAAAGTGAATGATATATGAGACGTTTAACAAATGAACAATTTATTGATAGGCTTAAAAAAATATATGGTAAAAAATATGATTATTCAAAAGTAGAATATAAAAATGCAAAAACAAAAGTTTGTATTGTATGCCCTGAACATGGTGAATTTTGGCAGACACCAACTCATTTATTAAATAACCATGCTTGCCCTAAATGTAGTTTTAAAAAAAGAAGTGATGATAGAGTTTTAACAATACATGAATTTATTGAAAAAGCTATAAAAGTTCATGGGGACAGATATGATTATTCAAAAGTAAAATATGTAAACTATAATACAAAGGTTTGTATTATATGCCCTGAACATGGTGAATTTTGGCAGACACCCAATAGTCATTTACAAGGTAAAAAATGTAAAAAATGTTCACATAAAAGTTATAAATCTACAATACATGAATTTATTGAAAAAGCTATAAAAGTTCATGGTAAAAAATATGATTATTCAAAAGTAGAATATGTAAATAATCATACAAAAGTTTGTATTATATGTCCTAAACATGGAGAGTTTTGGCAAGAACCTAAAGAACATTTAAGAGGATATGGTTGTAAATCATGTAAAGAAAGCCATTTAGAATCAGAAGTAAGAGCATTTTTGACTAAATATAATATAAAATTTAATTATGATGTTAGAAATTTAAGTTGGCTTAAACCGTTAACATTAGATTTCTATTTACCAGATTATAATATAGCAATTGAATGCCAAGGTGAACAGCATTTTAAACCTATAAAATATTTTGGTGGTGAATACAAGTTTATTGAAACAATGAAGAGAGACAAAGAAAAATATATTAAATGCATTAATAATGGTGTAACCTTAATATATTATTCTTCATATTGTTATAATAATACAATATATACAGATTTAAATGAAATATATGAAAAATGGATAAAGAACAACAAATAGGAATCACGGAAACAGGTGAAGTCGCATTCAATTTGGAAGCATTTGATAATTTAAGAAAAGCTAATATTATTATTACTAAAAGGCTAACCAATAATTTAATTGATAAATTGATTGAACATAAAAACAAATGTATTTTGCACCTTACTGTGACTGGTATGGGAAGTTCTAAATTAGAGCCACTTGTCCCTTCTCTTGAAATGAGTAAACAAAAATTTGATTTATTAATTAGTAAAGGTTTTCCTGTTGAGCAAGTTGTATTGCGTATAGACCCCATTATTCCAACTCCAAAAGGAGTTCAAACAGCTTTAAAAGTATTAAAAACATTTAGAGATAGTGGAATTAGAAGAATAAGATGGTCATCTCTTGATATGTACAATCATGTTAAAGAAAGGTTTACTGAAGAACATATCAAAATGCCATATGATACATTTCATGCAAGTAAAGTGTTGATAAATGGTTTATATTCCATATTAGAAAGCATTTGTTATATTAATGATATGGAGTTAGAAGCTTGTGGAGAACCAGGTCTTGACCCAACTCCTTGTATATCTCAAAAGGATATTGATATATTGGGACTTTCTGGTGAAATTAATCTTATTGGGAGTGCAGAACAAAGACATGGTTGTAGTTGTCCGTCCAATAAAGTTCAAATTTTAAAGCAGAAACCAGCTCAATGCGAAAATAAGTGTTTATACTGCTTCTGGAAGGATTAATAATGGAAAACGTTGATAAAGTAGTGTCTATTAATGAAAAAATGGCACAAGAAAAAAAAAACCATTCAAGAAAGATGGGACAAATTAGGTTTTCTTGATGGATTGCAAGGTCATATCAAAGATGATATTGCTAAATTATATGAAAGTGAGACGAAACATATTATAGATAATATTAAAGAATAATTATTTAACTGATTTTAACGATTATAATTTGGATAGTATATAAATTCTTCTTATATTTGCATCATGAAAAATCAAGTAATTAATTTAATAACAAAAAGAAATGGCTAAAAAGAATTTTTTAAACATTGTTAAGGGAGCTTTTGTAACTGTGGTTCCTGATGAAACAAAAGCCGAAGAAGTTGTTCAACCAACAGTTCAACAACCAACTCCGCAACCAGTAGTTCAACCACAACCAGTTGTTAGTGTTCAGTCACCTGTTGCGACAAACACTCTAATTCAGCCTGTTCAGGGGAATGGTCAAGTAGTTGGTCAGGTAGATTCAAACATTTTGGAGAATTTATGTATGGTTCTTGATGAAAAGAACCTTCCAGGACCTGATTATTTGGAATTGAAGAGTGCTGCAAATGATGCTGTAATGCAAAAAGCAATTCCTGATGAAACGGCTCGTTTTACTTGTGCATACATTAGTATGAAAGTAAATGCTCCACATTTGAATAAGGAAGTTATTATTGGTAGCATTGACAAATATGTTGAATATTTGGAAGCTGAAAGACAAAACGGGTTAGATGAACTTGCAATTAAGTGGAAAGAAGAAGTTGATGATAAAGAAGCATTAGTTGATGCTGCTCAAAAAGAACTTCTCGAACTTCAAGAAGCTTTGAATGCTAAAATCAAGTTCATTTCTGAAACAACTGCTGAGATAACGACATCAAAAAATCAATGTAATGTTAGCAAAGCTAATTTTAATGCAACAGTTGATTATGTTATCAATAATCTGAATACAGATAGAACAAAGTTAAGTGAAATATTAAAAGATTAAAAAGATGATGAATAATTTACCTTCAATGGATGAAAATACGAAAGTGTCAGCATGGCAAAAACCAGGTGGTACACTTGGCATGGTTGTAGCAGGTGTAGCAATTGCTGGTGGTGTAATTTTGATTAACAAAATTCTGCCATTTCTTATCGCTTTGACTACTAATATAATTACATTAACATTTCTTGTTGCTGTATTAGCAGGAATAGCTTTTCTTGTAACAAATAAGCAGTTTAGAAAAGCGTTTTCAATGACTTATTTTATTATAATGAGAAAGATTACAGGTCTTATCATTGAAATTGACCCAATTGCTATTGTTGAAAAGAAAATTGGTGAAATGAATAATAAGATTTTGGAAATCCAAAAACATATGGGTAGTCTAAACGGTCTTATTATAAACAATAAACGTAAATTGGAAGATAAGAAATCTGATTTTGAAAACCAACTACGGAGATTAGAGGAATACAAACGACAAAATAAAATTGCTGATGCAAATGTAACTGAAAGACAAGTTGTTCGTTTGAAAGCGACTATTGAACGTCAGGCAAAACGTTTAGAAGATTCAAAGAAATGGTATGAAATTTTGAAGCAGTTGAAACATGCTGCTGAATTAACAGTTCTTGATACTCAAAACGAAGTTAATGATAGAAAGGAAGAGTTTGAATCAATTAAAGCTCAACATAAAGCGTTCTCTTCTATTATGTCTATCATGAAAGGAAGCCCTGACGAAATGGAAGATTTCACTCGTGCTATGGACTTTATGGCTTATGATATTACTCAAAAATTGGGTGAGATGTCTAATGTTATTGATGAAACAGGCGGTTTGTTGTCACAAATTGCTGTTGATGAAGGAGTTGCATCTCATAAGGCTGATGAATTGTTGCAACAATATGAAAAATATGGTATTGATGGTTTATTTGCAACTTTCAAAAAAGTTGAAGAACCAAAAGCAATTGCAAATGATAATGTATCATATGTAAATTTGAATAATTTAAAAAGTCAAAAACCAATTGAGGTAGAAGCTACACCAATTGGTAGAAGTGAAACATCATTATCAAAAACTGAAAGAAAATATTTTTAACATTTTTTAAATAAATAAATTTGGTGATGCGAAATATTTGTTATATCTTTGCATCATCAAATTAAACGAAGAACTAATAATTTAAATTTTAAAAGAAAATGAGTAAAACAGTAGTTAAACCTTGGGTTAAAACAACAGGGATTATTTTGGCAGTAGCAGCAATCGTTTTTGGATTGTGGTACACAGGTAAAACAACAGGTCTGATTGAAGAATCAAAATCAAACAGTGGCGATTCAAAAGGCTTCCTTTCAGGATTGTTTAGTGGTGGTGGGAGTGATTATATCACAGTTGGCACTAATACTTATGCAGGGTTTTTGCCTTTCATGTATTTGAATAATGGTCTTGACCCAACAGAAGATTGTATTCTTTATAAGGAGTATGGTTTGAAGTTAAAAATTGTGGTACAAGATGACTTTCAAGCAGGTCGTTCAGCGTTTAAAAATGGAGATATTGATATTATCTATTGTACAGCAGATGCATTTCCAGTAGAAATGTCAGAAGGTTCACAAATGGCAGATGCACGATTCTTTAATATTAGTAACTGGTCACGTGGTGCTGATGCAATTGTTGTTAATAAAAATATCAGAACAGTTGGTGATTTAATTGGTAAAGTGGTTGCTTGTTCTGAGGGTACTGCTTCTCATACACTTTTGTTAAACACTCTTGAAACTAATGGTATTGGTTCTGATAAGGTTAATACTAAATCTAACATTGACAAGTCAAAAGTTAATATTAAGATTGTAGGTAGTGGTTTGGATGCAGCTTCAATTTTTAAAGCAGGTCAATGTGATGCAGCCGTAGTATTCTCTCCTGATGACCAAGATATTGTTGCAAGTATTGCAGGTTCTAAAGTATTGGTATCGACAAAACAAGCATCAAACATTATTTGTGATGGTTTGATTGCAAAACAATCTTATTTGGATGCTCATAAAGAAGATGTTAAGAAACTTATTTCTGCATTGCTTTCAGCTAATGTTAAAATGAACACAGATGATGCAGCAGTAGCACAAGCAGCTAAAGCGTTTGCTAAGTCTTATGGTACAGATGAAGCGTTTGCAATTAGTGGTTCTAAGAACATTCGTTACATCACGTTGGAAGATGCAGCTAATTTCTTCGATTTGAATAGTTCATATACAGGTATTAAGGGTGATGAACTTTATTCTAAAATGGCTCGTACTTATGAAAGTTTGAATTTGTGTAAACGTCCTCTTGCATGGAGAAAAGTATCAGATGCTTCAGTTATTGAAGAGTTGATGGCTGACCCAAGTATGATTAAGGGAGACCAACACGCAGAAGCTAAAAAGACATTTACTGCACCAACTAAAGAATTGGAAACTAAAGCTGAAATGTCTAATAAGAAATTGACAATTGAATATCCTGTAAATGGAGACTTGCTTGATAATGATGCTAAAGCATTGATTGATAGAGAGTTCGTAAGTATTGCTAAACAGTTCTCTGGTGCTCGTGTTAGAATCGAGGGTAATACTGATAATACAGGTAATGCAGCATACAATGTTGAATTGTCAAAGCGTAGAGCACAAAGTGTTGCTAATTACTTGATTAAGGAGTATGGTTTTGATACAAACCGTTTCATCATTGTGGGTAATGGTCCTAAGAAAGCTGTTGAAGATGGTGTTTCAGGAAGTAATCAGAATTACAGAACCACAGATTTCCAACTTGTAAATGAATAACAAACATGATTTGGGGAATATTTTCATAAGTGTTCCCCATTTCTTTTAAAAACAATCCAAGATATGAAAAAGATTGTATTATTCCTCATATTGATTATTATATTGGCATTTGTGATGCCAAGTTTGCTGAATGCAGCTTTTACTATTGGTATTTTGGTAATTATGACTGTTTTTGGCTATGCTATCTATAAAATTGTAAAGTTTATGGATAACACAAACAAGAAAAAAGAGATGAAACAATAGATTGTATAATCTAAAATTAAGCAATAATGTTTAAAAAATTATTCAAAATGGGTGGAGATAGTAACTTTAATAAACTATCTTTACTTTTGATAACCATAGTAGGTTTCACATTAATTATTGGTGCATGGTATTTTGTGACATATTTACAAATCATTCCAACCAAAGTTCTGCCTAATCCTTTTGATGTAATTGGGAGTTATGGTAAACTAATCAGTGAATATAACATGTTTGGTAACGCATGGTATTCAATTAAGTTAAACTTCATGAGTTATTTTTATGCAATTTTGATAGCGTTACCACTTGGATTCTTTATTGCATTATATCCTATTAATAATATTCTAATTGGTAAATACATCAATTCTGTTAGATATTTGCCAATTCCAGCAATGAGTGGTATTTTTATTGCGATATTTGGTTTGACATTTGGAATGAAAGTGTCTTTCTTAACATTCGCATTGTTGATTTATATTTTACCAGCGGTTGCCAATAAAGTTAATGATTTACAAAATCCTAATAATGATAAGGACTATGTTTATCTTCAAACAATTAGAACATTGGGTGGAAGTAATTGGCAGAAATTTAAGTATGTATATTTCCCTTATGTTACACGAAATATTTCAAATGAAATCATTAATTTAACAGGTATTTCATGGTCATATGTTGTTATTTGCGAGTTGTTATATAAAGATGGCTCAATTAGTGGTATTGGTGCAATGATTAATAATATGATGCGCCAATCTTATGTACCTGAAGCATATGCATTGTTATTTTTAGTGATTCTTATTGGATTTGGACAAGATTATTTGTTGAAAGGGTTGGATAAAGTATTATTCCCATCAAAATATAACAAAAAACCGTTTAAGATTAGTAATTGGTTTATAACAGAAAAATAATTAGATATGGCAGGAAGATTTACAGCGTTTTTCAAAAAGAATGAAGAAAAACCTGAACAAAACGTTCAGCAAACAGTAGAAGTGGTAGAACAAACAACTGCACCAGAAATTGTTGATATTCAACAAACAATTACTGAAACAGCAAAGAAAAGTGCATCATTTTTAAACGGTGTTATAGATGTTGTGAAAGAAGAGTTGGCAATAACTCCTACACCTATTGTTTCTACACCAGTTCAACAAGAACCAAGTACAGATGTAAATGGTAAATTCGAATGTGAAGCCGTAGACGTAATTAATTTGACAAATATTTGTCAATCATTTAAAACTGATAATGGTGAGTTTAAACTGTTTGATAATTTTAATTTGGATATTAAAGACTTTAAAGATGTTGGACAGTTTGTTTCAATTATGGGAGCTTCTGGTTGTGGTAAATCACAGTTGTTGAAGATTATTTCAGGTTTAAATAAACCAACATCAGGTTCAATTAAAATATATGGTAAAGAGCAAACAGATAAAGACTCTATACCAATGGTATTTCAGCAATATAGTTCTTATCCTTGGATGACAGTTCTTGAAAATGTGGCATTACCACTTAAAATGAGAGGTGTTCCTAAGAAAGAAAGAGAAGAACAGGCTCGTAATATGCTGAAGATTGTTGGATTAGAGGGACAAGAAAATAAATGGGCGCAATATCCAATTTTGAGTGGTGGTCAATTACAACGTGTATCTCTAGCTCGTAATCTTGTATTTTCATCACAAATATTGTTGTTGGATGAAGCAACAGGCGCATTAGATATTAAATCTAAAAGAGACATGCAAGATACACTTTTAGATGTGTTTTATAACGCAAAACTTGACCCAACTATTATTTCAGTAACACATTCAATTGAAGAAGCTGTTTACTTATCAAATCGAGTTTATATATTGACCGCAAATCCATGTACAATCCATTCTGTGATTGATATTGATTTTGGTAGCCAATATCCAAGAAGAACTTCAGAAGTTAGACAAACAGCCAAATTTGCTGAATATGTTAAACAAATTGAAACTATAATGGATGAAATAAACAAATAAGACTGCCAAAATGACAGTCTTATTCTGTGGCATATAATTTGAGAATAAAAAGATAAAAATTAGAAAGTAAAAATGAAAAGAATTAATATTCGTAGAGCCTAATTTTATAGTTTTTGGTTGTATTTATTATTAAATGATAATATAATGAGTACAACCAAAAAGAAAACGACTGAAGAATTTATTATTGATGCTAACTTGATTCATAATAATAAATACGATTATTCAAAAGTTGAATATGTGAATAGTATCACTAAAGTTTGTATTATTTGTCCTGAACATGGAGAATTTTGGCAAACACCAAAAATTCATTTGCAAAATAAAGGATGCCCTGTATGTGGTAAATACAAAACAAGAAAAAAAAGCAACCATTCATATAGTACAAATTTAAAATATACATTAGAAAAATTTTTAGATTTGTCTAAAGAAAGATATGGGGATAAATATGACTATTCAAAAGTTGAATATGTGAATATGAAAACTAAAGTTTGCATCATTTGTCCTGAACATGGTGAGTTTTGGCAAAGACCAATAGACCATTTAAATGGATGTGGTTGTAAAAAATGTATAAGTGATATTAAAAGAAAATTATTTGCATCAAATAATATAAAGTTTATAGATAAAGCCAATAAAGTATTCAATAATTTGTTTACTTATGATAATGTTGAATATGTTAATAATTCAACTAAAGTGAGTATAACATGTAATAAACATGGAGACTTTCTTTGTACTCCAGCTAATCATTTAAGAGGTCGAGGATGCCCAATATGTAGTGCTGAGAAATATGTTTATGAAGAAAGATTATATAATTGTTTATTAACGATTTTCAATAAAAATGATATTATAAGGCAATATAAAGCTGAATGGCTAACTAATAAAAAAAGTATTGATTTTTTTATATCAAAATATAATATAGCAATTGAGCATCAAGGTAGTCAACATTTTAAACCAATTAATTATTTTGGTGGAGTAAAAAAATATTCAAGAATTGTTGAATTGGATAAAGAAAAGTTTGAGGAATGTAAAAAAAATGGTGTTAACATATTATATTTTTCATATGAAAAATATAATATGCCAATAGATTATTTTTGTAAAATCTACGATGATGAAAATGATTTAATGAATAAAATAAAAAATATTATAAACAAAGATGAATAAAAGAATTTTAGGGATTGACTTAGGTAGTACAAATTCCGCAGTGAGTGTGATTGAGAGTGGAAAAGCAATAATTGTAGTTAATGAGGAAGGTAGAAGAACTACCCCATCTGTGATTGCATTAAAGAATGGGGAAAGAAAAGTTGGAGAAGCTGCAAAAAGACAACGTGTTGTTAATCCTAAAGAAACAGTATCAATAATTAAAAGATTTATGGGGGCTGATTTTAATTCTTCTGAATGTCAAGAAGCTATTAAAAAAGTACCTTATGAAATTATTAATAAGGATGGTAAAGCAAGAGTTCTAATTGAAAATAGAGAATATTCTCCTGAAGAATTATCTTCTTATATCATTTCTAAACTTAAAAAATGTGCCGAAGATTATGTAGGTGGGGAAATTAAAGATGCTGTTATTACAGTTCCAGCATATTTTAATGATTCACAACGTACAGCAACTAAAGTCGCAGGTGAACTAGCTGGTTTGAATGTGTTGAGAATTATTAATGAGCCAACAGCAGCTATCCTTTCTTCTGATATTGATATTAAACATGGTGAGAAAAATATTATGGTGTGTGACTTTGGTGGTGCAACAACTGATTTTTCTGTATGTAATTTGTCAGAAGGATTAACAGAAGTATTATCAACTTATGGTGATGTATTCCTAGGTGGTAGTGATATTGATAATGCTATTGCAGAATGGATTATAAGCTCATTTAATGAAGAAAATGGTGTGGATTTAAAGAGTGATGCCCAAGCATTACAACGTGTCGTAGAAGCAGCCGAAACAGCTAAAATTGAGTTATCATCTTCTAGCTCTGCTGAAATTAATTTGCCTTATATTTGTAGTAAAGATAATACACCATTACATTTACAATATACATTAACAAGAGCTAAGTTTAATCAGTTAACACAACCATTAATTGATAGATTGATTAAATGTGGTAAAGAATCTTTGAAAAAAGCAAATCTTAACACAAATGAACTTAATGGTATTTTGCTTGTTGGTGGGTCTTGTCGTTGTTTGAATGTACAAGATGCTTTAACCAAAGAATTTGGTGTAGAACTATTGAAATCAGCTAATTTGGATGAAGCTGTTTCATTAGGTGCAGCTATTCAAGCTAATATTATAGTTGGTGGTGAAGGAAGTTCTGATATGGTATTACTTGATGTAACTCCACTTTCAATGGGTATTGAAACAATGGGTAATGTGATGACAAAACTTATTGATGCAAATACAACAATTCCATGCAAAAAAAGCCAAATTTTCACAACTGCTGTGGATAATCAACCATCTGTTGATATTCATGTATTGCAAGGTGAAAGACCAATGGCTAAAGATAATAAAACAATTGGTATGTTCCAATTAACTGATATTTTACCAGCAAGACGTGGTGTACCACAAATTGAAGTAACATTTGATATTGATGCTAATGGTATTTTGAACGTTTTTGCAAAAGATAAAGGCACAGGAAAAGAACAATCAATTAGAATTGAAGCAAGTAATGGTCTTTCTGATGCTGAAATTGAAAAAATCAAGCAAGAAGCAAAAGAACATGAAGCAGCAGATAAGAAATTGAAAGAAGAAGCTGATATAATTAATAATGGAGATGCTATGGTTTTTCAAACTGAAAAACAGATTGAAGAATATGGTGATAAAATTTCTTCAGATAGTAAGAAATCTTTAGAAGAACTAATTGAAAAGTTAAAAAATTCTTTAAAAGATAGAAATATATCTGATATTAAAGAAAACACTGATAAAATCACATCACAATGGCAAAAAATTACTTCTGAAATGTATGCAACAGGTACTAATGGTGGCACGCCTAATTTTGAAGATATTTTAAGAGGTGCAGCAAATGGTAATACAAAAACAGATACCAAAGAAGATAATGTAACTGATGCTGATTTTGAAGAAGTTAAATAATATTTAAGGTAAATTAACATTAATAATGGTGCAGATTACGAATTAATTTTGTATATTTGTACCATTATTCGTTTAATAAAATATTATAAATATTAATATGGTAGAAAAAAGAGATTATTATGAAGTATTAGGTGTGAATAAAACCGCATCAAATGATGAAATAAGAAGAGCTTATAAAAAACTTGTGATACAATTGCATCCAGATAAACAGCATGGAAAATCAGAAGAAGAAAAAAAGAAAGCTGAAGAACAATTTAAAGAAGTAACCGAAGCTAATGAAGTGTTGTCTGACCCTCAGAAACGTGCTGAATATGACCAATTTGGCTTCTCAGGTAGAAGTGGTCAAGGATTTGATGTAAATATGGATGATATAATGGAACAAATGATGCGGATGCATGGTTTTGGTAATCCATTTCATGATAGAACACAACAATATCAAAGATTTAGAAAAGGGGATGATATAAGAATACCTTTAACAATATCATTAGAAGATGTATTTAATGGTGTTCATCGAACAGGTAAATATAAGAGAAAAATAAAATGCCCTGATTGCAATGGGAAAGGTGCACATAATGAAAAAGATATAAAAGAATGTCCTCATTGTCATGGAAGTGGTACTTATCGTGAGGTGATTAGACAAGGGAATATGATTTTTCAAAGTGATATTCCATGTCCTTATTGTGGCGCTACTGGACGAATTATTGCCAATCCTTGCCCAAAATGTCATGGTGAAGGTTTAATTTCAGTTGATGAAACAGTTGAAATAGATGTTCCAAAAGGTGTAGAAGAGAATATGGCAATTACTTTTAATGGTATGGGTAATTTTCCACAAGGTGAAGGAGTTCCAGGGGATTTAATTGTAATAATTAGAATTAAACCTAATGGGGTATTTGATAAACAAGGAGCTACTTTATATGCAATGAAAGAAGTGTCAGTTGTTGACTGTATTTTAGGCACTAATTCTACTATTAAAGGGATTGATGGGAATGTTTATAAATTTAGAGTTCGTCAAGGAACTATGAATGGCGAACAATATAGAATAGCAGGGAAAGGTTTACCAGTATTAAATACTGATAAGAGAGGTGATTTGATTGTTATGATTAAGCAAGATATGCCAAAAAATCTTACATCAGAAGAAGTTGAATTGTTAAAGAAATTGAAAGAAATGCCACATTTTAAAACTGAAGAAGAATGAATGAAAATGAAATCTTAAATTATATTGAAAAATATGATTTGCAGAAATGTTTAAAAGTTATACTCCGACAAAGTATAACTTTAACATCGGCATCAAATCCTTATCATAATAATTTTCATGCATTGTGTGTGTTTTATAATGCAATGAAAATTGTTGATGATATTAATAAGACACATGCAACTATATCTTGGCATCAAGCAAGAGCTTTAGGTATTGCATGTTTATTTCATGATTGTGGGCATGATGGTGGAAAATTCAATTTGGATGATAATAATAATGTTAGAACAGCCACGAATAAAGCATGGGAATATTTGATTGAACATGATGATAAAAAACTGTTTGGCACAGTTGAAATGTTAATTGAAGCAACTGAATTTCCTCATAAATCAGAACCATCTAGTATTCTTGAAAAAGTTATTAGAGATGCAGACCTTATGATGATTTTTGAACCAAATTTGATTTATCAAATGGTTTGCGGTATATGGCAAGAGTATTTACGAAAAGGTAATTTTTGTGAGTTAGATGAAATAATTGAGTGGTGTATAGGGTTTTATAGTGATGTCAATTATTATACTAATTATGCTAAAAAAATGAAAGAAACAAAGCTATCTGATAGTATTGAACGGCTTGAAAAATTGATGAAGTTATTAACTTAATTTAATAGTGAATTGTAGTTTTAGTTAGATTTTAGTTGTATATTTGCAAAAACATTAATAATATGACTGAACAGTATATTAATAAATTATTAGATTGTTTAAGGAAAACTGAAAGTAGTATCAATGTTGAAATAGTGTATGGTCTATATGATATTGATGCAACAGAGTTAAATGATGGAGAAAAAATGTCATTAATCATTTTGCTATATAACATGTATGAATATGGATGTAAAAAGAAGTGTATTAAAAAAGTTTTTCCAGAATGGTCTGATAATAAAATAAAAAATCTTGCTAAAGAGATAGGAACAAATGTAGTAACATTATTTGATGACGAGGGACATTTGGCAGGAAAAGGCTATATGTTTAAATGGGATTATATAAGAGCTTTTATGAAAGAATATAACTCTCGTTTCAATAAAAATTGAATTAATAAAAATGAGTACATCAGCAGGTATTATTCCATATAGAGTTAAGGATGGGCATATTGAATTTTTTGTTGGTCATCCAGGTGGACCTTATTGGAAAAATAATCCATATTATGCTTTTTTGAAAGGTGGGCTTGAAGAGGGAGAAAACAGCCTTCAAGCTGCAATTAGAGAGTTTGAGGAAGAATCAGGAATACCACTTCCTATAATTCCATTTATTAGTCTGGGAGCAGTAAAACAGAATTCAAAGAAAACTGTTTATGCTTATGGGGTCGAATATGATATAGACCCTGAAAAGTGTTTTTCTAATGAATGTGAGGTAGAACATCCATCTAATTCAGGCATTAAAATAAAAATTCCTGAAATTGATAAATATGCTTGGATGACATTTGAAGAATTAAAAGAAATTACAAACAAAAACCATTTACCTTTTTATAAAGAAATTATAAATTATAAAAGAACCCAAGGTTTATATAAGGGAATAATGGATGAAGATGGTAATATTATTAAAGGAAAGTAATGAATATTGTTAAGGATTCAGATTTAATATGGGACACAGATAACTTTGATGTTATATTAGTGGGTACAACAATATATTGTTGTTTGCCTGATGGCTTTCAAAGAAAAATGAGACGAAAATATCCATATATTAATGATGCTAATAACACAACTCCATATGCTGACCCAAGAAAGTTAGGTAAACGATTGACTATTCAAGGAAAACCTATTATTAGTTTGTGTTATATTTCTAAGTTTAAAACTAAAAATGAGTTTATTGATTATAATGCATTGGAAAATTGCATTAAAACAGCAAATATAGAATTTAGTGGTCTTAATGTGGCAACAACTATTATGGGTTCATCTTGTTTTGATGGAAATGGTGATAGGGAGAAGATTATGAAATTGTTAGAGGAAAATTCAGATAGAATGAATTTAACTGTATATGATTATAATCAAATGTCACGTGCTGAAGAAAATAAAAAACAGTGGAAATACATTCAATCGTTTAAAAAAACTGACCCTGAAAAATACAAAAGATTAACTGAAAGTAGAAAAAAAAATTGGGATAAATTATATTTGTAATATGATAGGTGAATTAACAGAAGAAAGATACCTTCAATTAAAAATTGAAGAATTTAAAATTGAAAAAGAGCATTATCGCTTATTAAAAGAAAATTATAGGGATTTACAGTTGGAAAACCCAACAAATGATGCTTATGAAGTGTTATTTAGACAGGTTCAAGACAATTATGATTTAGTCAGTGAGAAGTTAAGTGTTTATAATAGTTTATTAAGAAAAATATAAGAAAAATGGTAAAACGTTTAAAATTAACAGAAGATATTATTTCTCTGATTTCAAATTTTCGTTTTAAGAAAATTAATGATAACATGTCAGGGTTTGACACTTATGACTTGTATGGTGGAACATATCTATATGAAGATATGGCATTTATTCTTGGTAAGTTTGACCAAATGATACCAGGGACAGAAAATAATCCAATGGGTAGACAGTTTCCAGAAGAACTTGTTAAATATTTTAAAGAGTTGGATGAATTTATTATAGAAAATTTAACTGACCTTGAAAATATTGTACATCAATTTATTCGTAAAGGTTTGAAACCAGGAATTTATGAAACAATTGATTATGAACAAATTTGGAAGTTCAAAGAAGAGGTTGTTGAGAAGAAAATTGAAAAAGTAATGTAATTTTTTTTAATGGCTAATATTAAGAATAAAATCAATGAACCACGAATTAATGATGAAATTCGTGGCGTAGAAACTGTTAGAATCGTTGGGGATGGTATCGAAAGTCGTGAAATCTCTCTTAGAGAAGCTAAGAAAATAGCTAATAGTTTAGAATTAGACTTAGTTGAAATCAATGGGAATGTTAAACCGCCTATTGTTAAAGTGGTTGATTATTCTAAGTATATGTTTGAACTAAAGAAAGCATTAAAAAACAAAAATAAAAAGACTTGTGTTTTGAAAGAAATACAGTTAAGTACAAACATATCATCTAATGACCTTAATACAAAGGTCAGAAAAGCAAAAGAGTTTATTGAAGATGGCAACAAGGTGAAAGTTGTTTTAACAATGAAAGGTCGTGAATTAGGACGTAGAGAAGATTCTAAAAAATCATTATTGACTTTTATTGTTGAGATGGATGAAGTTGCTGTACCTGAATCATTACCAAGAGATGAAGGAAATAAGTGTACTGTTATTTTAAAGAAAAAATAAATTTTAATTAATATATGGCTTTAATTGTAGATTGCAAATCATCAAGTTTGTATTGGAATCGTAATGATGTTACAATGTTATATTTTGATGATATTAAAAAGTATGATATACTTACACCGACAGAAGAATATGAATTATTTGAAAAAATAAAGTTTGGTACTCCATCGGAAAAAGTAAAAGCGAGAGAAAAAATAATACAATGTAATCAACGATTTATTGTATCAGCAGCAAGAAGATGGTCAACATATAACAATCTTCCTGATTTAATCAATGAAGCAAACATTGGATTGATGAAAGCCATTGATAATTTTGACCATACAATTAATAAAAGGTTTTTAACTTATGCAATATGGTGGATTCGCAAAGAGTTGAATGCATATTTAATAACAAAGGAAAATGTTGTAAAAACAAAAAATGCACATAAAATATACACTTCAGCAAATAAAGTTAGAAACGAATTTTATTCACGTGAAGGTAGATACCCAACCACTGAAGAAATAAAAGAATTAATTTATAAAAATTATAATTATGATATTCGTCATAATGAAGATTTATATGAATTAAGAGTTTCATCAATTGATGAAACTTATTCTAATGATGGTGATGATGCAAGTTTTACAATGGAAGATAATAGTGAATATGCAATGGTTTCTTCAAGTTGTAACATTGAAGAAAATATTGAGAAAGACTATGAAAAAAGTTTTGTAGAATCATTATTGGTAACATTAAATGACAGAGAACAAGAAATAATTAAATTGTTATATGGCATTAATGAAGTTCGAGAATTAAGTATTGATGAAATTGCAGATAAATTGAATATGTCTCGTGAGAGAGTAAGACAATTAAAGTTTGCAATTCTTGATAAATTGAAAAAAGAAATGGAAGAGTTAAGAATAGCTATATAATTTGACTATCCGCAATCTTCCCCAAAGGGTGATTGATGGATGAGCAGATTAGCCTAAGCACAGGTACAGCCTGTGCTACGTTAGAAATGAATGTTATAGGAACGTTGGGATGTTTATCCAAGTCCCAACCTCTTCGGTCAGTGATTAAACAGCTTGGAAACGGGCAGTGTTACTGACAATTGAAACCATTTCATAACCTTGGCGATGGGTAACTTACGGGAGAAGTCCTGGGTAGCTCTATTTTAGCTGCCGTAATACTTAAAAATAAATGACTTAGCATTACTTTCCAGACGACATGGCAGCATGTTATTTGGGGAGTTATGCGGATAGTCATAAATAATAATAATAAATGGGAACTATGTAGTTCCCATTTATTATTTACCAATACCTCTAATTAATTCATATAGTTTGTTAATTTCATCAGGTGTAAAATGTCTTACAACACCATCTGCATCAGGTTTACCAGTTGCCATCTTAGAAAACAAAGAACGTAATTCATCCTCTTTCTTCTTATCTGATGGATGCCATAAATCTCTCATTAATTGTGCATGATTTAAACTATCATCTTTTAATGAGTTCATTACTGATTTATATTTGTTTTGTGTCATGCCACTTTTTTCCGCTTTTTTCTTTTCCTTGGATTTAGGGATAAATTTGCGCTTTGCTGCTTTTGATGCTTCATTTAATTTAGATTTAATTACTTCTTGTAATGATTCAGATACAACTTGTTCAACTTGTTTTCTAATAACAAGTTCTTGTAATGATTCTGAAACTATATTTTTAATATTATCTTTTGATATGTTATGTGTCATATTATATAAAACATTTTATATATAAATATCTAAATTAGATTAATAACATATTTTAATAGAAAAAAATTCGATAAATATTTGGTAAGTTCAATATTAAGTTGTATATTTGCAATGTCATTAGAAATAATGATAAAGAGATAAAGAAAAATAAGCAATAATTTAAAAAGTTTTCTGTTATGACACAAAATTTATTTTTAGCAAATTTAGGTAAACATGCAGCACAAACAGCTAATGGTGCAGTAAGTAATTCAACAACTGGTCGTCTGTTAGTTGACCAATTTGCAAAAGCAGGTGCAGCAAAAGGAAGAAACATTCAAGAAGTATTTGCTGACCAATCAGCTATATGGGGTGAAGATGCATTAGGTGCATTACGTTTTGCATTCTATTTGCGTATGATTACTCGCAAAACAAAGTTGTTTGGTGGAGAACAAACTGAAACTGTTCAACGAGGACAAGGTAATCAAGATGAAGCTTTAAAGCGTATGCTTTGGGTAGCTTTGTATCATCCTGAAACATTCTATAAAAACTTGTGGATTGTTCCACTTGTCGGTTCTTGGAAAGATTTGTGGATTTTACTTACAATGTCTGATGAATTGAAAAAAGAAGAGTTTTTCAAAACAATGGCTGAAGGTATCAATGATGAAAATCAAAAAGGTCTGGTATTAAAATATTTGCCTCGTATTCGCTCAAATAAGAAATGCGTTTCAGAATGGGCAATTAAGACTAATCAATTGGCTAAGGAATTTTGTAATTTTATTGGCTGGAAAGCTGAACATTACCGTAAATTTAAGTCAACAGGTATTGCACATAAGTTCCAACAACTAATGTGTGGTGGATTATATGATAACATTGATTTTAATCAAATCCCTGGTCGTGCATTGTCTATTATGTTGGCAAATGGTGGAAAATGGTTAAAAAATCACAATCTTGAAAAAAAATATCAAGATTGGATTGAAAAACAACCAGTAGCCAAATTTACAGGTTTTGTTTATGAACTTGGAAAACAAGTTCCATCAGTAAACAATTACATGACGAAGCCATTGTCATATATTCAAAAAATGACAATTGACAAACAATTTGATGGATTAATCAAATTGGCAAAATCAGATAATGGTGGAATTAAAGGTAATGTGTGGTGTTGTCTTGATACTTCAGGCTCTATGAATGCTTGCATTCATGGTTTGAAAGATGTGAGATGTTGTGATATTGCTAATTCATTGGCTGTTTATTTTTCAACTTTAAATGAAGGTGCATTTCATAAGAGTGTATTAGCATTTGATAATACAAGTAAACATTACAAATTGTCAGGTACATTTACTGATATGATGTCTAATCTTCCTCGTGTTGGATGTGGTGGTACGAACTTTCAAGGTGCTATTGATGAAATTCTTCGTGTAAGAAGAAGTAATCCTAACATTCCATTGGAAGATTACCCAAAAACATTGTTGGTAATATCAGATATGCAATTTAATCCAACTAGCAATAGTGGATATTGGGGAGGTTACAGCAATCATAAATTATCAAAAACTGAAGTTTCCACAAATTATGAAGAATCCAAAAGAAAACTTCTTCAGGTATTCCCAAAAGAATTTGTTGATGAAATGAAGTTTATATGGTGGCATGTAACTTCTCAATATAAAGATTTCCCATCAAGTATTGATGACCCAGGAACATACATGTTCTCAGGTTTTGATGGGGCTGTTGTTAGTTTACTTCTTGGTGGAGATGCTACTGTTGTAGATGAAAAAACAGGTGAAACTCGTCAACTTTCAATGGAAGAAATGGTTCAAAAGGCTTTGACACAAGAATTGTTATTGCAATTGAAGTTGTAGAGATTGGTCTTTAATTTTAAGAGGGAGAGAAGCAAAAATCTCCCTCTTTTTGTTAAAAAATGAAAGTTATGAATATAATCGAAAAAATAGATAAAAGATTTGCTATTAATTCAAATTATAATGAAACATTTGATAAGTTTGCAATAGCATGTTATGATTTACATGATAATGTAAATCAAAAATATGATAACAATCCTTATTCTTTACATTTGAGAATGGTAACTAATATGTTGCCAATTGTCTTTAATGATGCGTGGGAGTGTGGTTTTATCATTAATAATATGTATGAACAAACTTTATTAAAAGACTATATAAAATGTTTTTACTCTGCATTATTGCATGATTCAATTGAAGATGCAAGACTTACATATAACGATGTAAAAAAAATGGTTTCTTCTTATAATTCATTTTGTTTTTCTTGTTATGATGATGAAGAGATGCGAACATTTCATTATATGTTAATGATTGAACCTGAAGATGTTGCTGATATTGTTTATGCTGTAACAAATGAAAAAGGTAAAAATCGTTCAGAACGAGCAAATGAAAAGTATTATCAAGGAATTAGAGAAAATAAACTTGCTGTTATTGTGAAAATTTGTGATAGGCTAGCTAATGCACTCTATTCAAAATTAATTAATAGTAGAATGCTTGACGTTTATAAAAAAGAACATGAACATTTTATAAATTCAGTTATTGAGGATGATAATAGTGAATTTTATAAAAGAATTGAAGCACATTTTACTAAAATATACAATGATGAATTAATATGAAAAAAATATTTACTCTATCAAAAAAAGCTTCATTAGAATATAGTGCAGCTATATGTAGAATTGGCGAAGTAAAGCCAATTAAAGGCTCTGAATTTTTAGGACAAACAATTGTGTTTGGTCAGTCATTAGTTGTTAGAAAAGATGAAATGAAAGAAGGCGATATTGTCATATATTGTCCTATTGAAACTATTCTTAACAAAGATTTTTTATCTGCTAATAATCTTTATGAAATGAGCGAAAGAAAGCGAAATGCTAATTTCGAAGAAATTCAAAAGTTATATGAAGAAGGTAAAGAAGAAGAAGCTAAATCTAAAGTGGGCTTTTTTAATAAACATGGACGTATTAAATTATTAACATTAAGAAATACGCCATCAGTAGGCTTTATATTTAAACCAGAAAATTTATTGAAGTGGAAACCTAATTTGGATTTATCTGATATTGAGTCTCATATTAATGAACAATTTGACACAATTGATGATGAATTATTTATTAAAGTATATGTTCCATATACCCCACCACAACAACAGCCTTCTGGTGATAGAAAGCTCAGAAAACGCAATAAAAAGATAAAGAGAATGAGTAGAATGGTTGAAGGTGAATTTTCATTTCATTTTGATACCAATCAATTTAACAATAATGTGTGGAGATTTTCGCCAAACGATATTGTAACAATATCTCTTAAAGAACATGGTACATCTGCAATTTTTGCTAATATTTTAGTGAAACATCCAATTGTATTGACTCCTGTTCAACGGATAATTAATAAACATATTAAAAAAACAATAAGAAATACATCTATTACTTTTGGCAAAAGTAAAAATAAAAATATTTCTAATAGTTGTTATAAAAAACTTCATATGTTAGAAAAACATATAATACCATCATATACTTTAAAGTATGGAAATGTTTATTCTTCAAGAGGTGTTATTAAAAATGAGTTTATTAACCAAAACGTTACAAGCGGATTTTATAAAACTGATGTATGGGGAGAATATAATAAATTAATCTCTCCTTATATTGAAAAAGGAATGTCACTTTATGGAGAAATTGTAGGATATGTATCAGGTTCACAAAAAATGATACAAAAGTCTTATGATTATGGTTGTATGGAAGGTGAAAACTATCTTATGATTTATCGTATAACAACAAAGGATAAAGATGGGGTTAAAAAGGAATGGAATGTAACTGATGTAGAAAAGTGGACTAAAAATTTATTAAAAAAACATCCTGAACTAAAGAAAAATGTTCATCCAATTAAGATTTTATATCATGGTACATTAGCAGACCTTTATCCTGAAATATCAACAACTGACCATTGGCATGAAAATATATTAGAAGCTATGAAAGCTGATAAGATGCACTTTGGAATGGAAGAAGATGAACCTTATTGTAAAAATAAAGTTCCAAGAGAAGGAGTTGTTATTAGAATTGATAATGATAAAAAACCTGAAGCTTTTAAATTGAAATGTTTAAAGTTTTATCAAAGAGAACGAAAAATGATTGATAAAGGTGAAGTGGATATTGAGATGGTACAAGGTTATACAGAGGAAAACTAACCTGGCAAGGTCGTAGCGAATGGGAATAAATTGTTTATTCTGTTTGGTGAAAGTGGGTTCAACTCCCACCATTCGCTCTATTTAATCTATTATGTTGAACAAGGGTTTAAAGTAAACTATACAAACCAGAAACCCTGAACCTTTAAGCAATTATTGGTAACAGACCATTGGGTAATTCCATAGGAGTGCTGTTAGGTATAGTATATTAGATTTTCATAATTTAAATTGATAATATGGCATTTAAGTTTAGTTTTGATAAATATATGGAAGATGTATATTCTCAGTTAGAATGTAATGCATCAAATGAATATGAAAATATGTATATTACTTTTACATATTCAAAGGAAGAAGTAGAAAACAATATAGATTACTTTAAAAGATGTTATAACAAAAATATATCGGCTTATAAAGCATTAACATTTATGAAATAATATGAACAAAATTAAAATTGTGTTTGCTTCACATAACAAACACAAAATAGATGAAATTAAGCAAATTCTTGGTGATAGATTTGAAATTACCAGTTTGACTGATTTAGGCGTAACAGAAGAAATTCCAGAAACAGGAAACAGTTATTTTGAAAACGCAAATATAAAAGCAAGTTATGTTTACAGTAAATTTGGTTTAAATTGTTTTGCTGATGATAGTGGTATTGAATTTTCAGGTTTATTAGGTGAACCAGGTATATTTTCAGCTCGCTGGGCAGGCGAAAATGCCACAGGTGAGGATTTGATTGAAAAGTCGTTAAAATTGCTTGGTGACTCTTTAAATAGGTCTGCAATGCAACTTACAACGATAGTAGCTTATATTGATGGAGAAATGCATATGTTTAATGGAAGTTTAAGTGGGTTCATCACTTATCAACCATTTGGCTGTAATGGGTTTGCTTATGATAAAATATTTGTACCTAATAACTGTGAAAAGACTTTAGCTGAAATGACAAATGAAGAAAAGAATGTTATTTCTCATAGAGGTATAGCAGTTAGAAAATTAAAAGAGTTTCTTTTGAATAAAATATGTTAAAAAAGATTAGAAAATTCATTCAAAGTGAGGATTTTGCAATTTATTTTAGTATATTTGCATTACTGATTATATTTGCACTTGTTTACATAACATATATTAAACCAACATTATGAAACGTAGAATCGAAAAAAGGAAAGACCCTAAGTATTTAGGGATTCCAAATATAAATTTTTCTTTATCAAAATCATCAGATAAAAGAGAAGGAAGATATATGAATCAAAGAAAGTTAAGAGGATTTGATGATACAGAACTGTGGTCATTAGATTGTACAATATGCAGTTTTATTGCACCTCGTTTAAAAGTCTTTATTAAAAATACAATGGGTTCTTACCCTGGTAAATTTATTGATAACCCTGATGAATGGGTTAATATTTTAAACAAAATGTTATATGCATTTGAACATTATGATGTGAATTATAAATTGGGCGCAAATGCTGATAAAATAGAAGAAGGGTTAAATTTGTTTCATGAATACTTTAATATGTTATGGGATTAAAAGAGAATGAGTTTATTATATGTCCTAATTGTAAAGGTAGAAAATATGTATATGACCATATGTTAGGTTGTTTTACATTAGGAATTGGATATTTGATGGGCAGAGACGATAAATGCCCTACTTGTGATGGTAAAGGATTTATAAAAGTTACAGATAGTAAAAAATAAAACAGAAGTATTATGATTAGTGATAAATTAGACAATTTGATTGCAGAAGCAATGAAAAACCATGAAACTGAAAAGTTAGAAGTTTTAAGATTAATTAAGACTAAGTTCATGGAGTATAAAACAGCTAAAGCTGGAAATGTATTAGATGAACAGACTGAAGCAAGTATATTAATTAAGATGATTTCTCAAAGAGAAGATTCAATTAAACAATATACTAATGCAAAACGTCCTGAATTAGCTGAACAAGAAGCAAAAGAAATTAACATTATCAAAGAATTTGCCCCAAAACAAGCAACAGATGAAGAAATTGAAAATTTCACAAGTTCAGCCATTACAGCTTATAAATTAACAAAAGAAGAGGGTTATGTAATTTCTATGAGAGATATGAAACCAATTATGGAAATTGTCAAAGCTGAATATCCTATGGCTAACGGAAAAGTTGTTTCTAAAGTAATGAATAACTATATTAATAGTAAATAATGGCTAAATTTATAGTAGGTAGTATAGGAACAATACTTAGTGTATTGATTATATTGTTTGGGAGTTATTTATTAGAAGGTATTATATTATGGGTATCATACCCATCATTAATAAAATTATTTCCGATTTTAGGATGTTATTTACCATTAAGTATATCATATTGGAATAGTGCTATGATAATGGCATTATTGAATTTAATAATTGGAACTATTAGTAAATTATGGAAAAAATAAGTAAATATCCTTATCTTGGAAAGTTTAGTTTTCCAAATAATGAGGAAATGGCATATGTTGTATTGTTCAATCGTCCTAAAACTGGTATGATTGTTTCAAGTAACATAGTTGGTAATACATTATTAGAAATTGGTAGTTATTCTGAAGAATGGGATGAAAATTCATTCACTTACTTACCAAAAGAAATTGATGTAAGATTGAATAATGATTAAATAAAAATAAAATAGAAATATTATGATTAGTGACAAATTAGATGGTTCAAGCCAAATTTTAACCAAAGAAGAGGACTTGTCAAATAAAGAAAGCGTTTTGAAAAAACGTAAATAATATATGAAAGAAGCTTGTAGAGCTAAATTTACACAAAATTTAGATTTAAAAGAGAAACTTCTTAGTCATAAAACACAAACTTTTGTTGAAGCTTCTCCTTATGATATTATTTGGGGTGTTGGATTAAGTGAGGACAATCCACAAATAAATAATAAGGAGAATTGGTTAGGAGAAAATCTTTTAGGGGAAATTTTAACTGAATTAAGAGATGAACTTAGTAAATAAAATAATATGGGTACAGATAAAGTGACTATTGATTTACCATCTTATTTGTCAATTGATATTGATGATGGTTTAAAAATTGAAATTGATACTGACAAATATCTAAATTCCTTGAAAACTTATGACATTATATATCATCTTGAAGGTAGGCATGATTATGACCCACTTGATGATGCGGACGATGATGATTTAATTGAAGAATTAAAGAATCGTAATTATGATTTCTCAAAAGAATTAGATGATTATGATATAGATTGTGAATATTTTAATAGAGGTCTAGGGGACAATGCAAGTGTAGTAGATTGTTTAATTCAAGCAGCCAAAACACTTGCGCCAAGAAGAATTTTAGATAAAGCCACAATTAAAGAAATAATAAATGATTTTATTGATTCATCATTAGATAATAGATGCTATAAATAAGTGTAGTTTTATTTTTTTATTATATTTAATATTAAATGATATTACATACAATGAATAAAATTAGTATTAAAGAATCGGTATTAATGGCTTGTATTATTGAAGCGATACAAGCATCTTTATTTGATGATGGCATTTCTCCTGAGCAAGAAGAATTATATAATAAAAAGAAAATTGCAAGACAAAATGCAGCAAAGAAAGCGGCTCAAACTCGTTCTGTTAATAAACAGAATAAAGAAAAAGCAATTAACAGAGCACATGTTATAGCAAGAGGGACTGGAGAAGATTTATTTGGTAATAAGGTATCTGATGATGAACGAAAAGAAGCTGAAAAACTATCTTCAGCAAAATGTGAAGAGAAAATAAAATGGGAACTAAGGATAGTTCCCATTTTTGTATATAATAAATCTATTAATTAGTATTAAATTTATTAAAATATTTGGAAGTTTTAATTTTTAATTGTATATTTGCAAAGAGTTAAAAAACAATCTATCATAAATAGTGTGAATGGTGTTGTAATATGATTTATTCTATTATGCTCTTTATAAAATAGAATAGTGTTAACGAAGTTTAGAACATTAATAAAAACAAAAATAATTATGAAACTATTAGAGAAAATTATAAATCAAGAAACTTATATGGTTAATTGGGATGAAGTGGCAAAAATACCAGAATTTGGTGTTTTAAAAAAAACTGAACAGAATCCTAAATGGCATTCAGAAGGAAATGTGTGGAATCATATAGTAAATGTGGTAAATGAAATGTATAAATTAGTACCATATAACGAATCAGATAAAATATTCTCTGATATTAGGCATCAAAGACGTTTAGTTATGGTTGCTGCTGCTTTGTTTCATGATATAGGTAAAGGTGCTACAACCAAATGGTCAGATGAAAAGGGTTCATGGACTTCTCCACGTCATGCACCTGTTGGTGAACAAATCACACGTAGATTGTTATGGGATGAAGATTTTTTTGTTAGAGAAAAAATATGCTCTCTGGTTAGAAACCATATGAAACCGTTATATATTTATGATTCTGAAACTCCTGTTCGTGATGTAATATTTTTAGCTGAAGAGCCTGTATCTTTTAACGATTTAATTACATTAAAAATTGCTGATTGTTTAGGTGCAATTCAAACTGAAGAAGATGGATGGAGAGATAAATTAGAATATGTAAAAGAAATAGCCCAAGACTATAAATGTTTAGAAAATCCTTATAAGTTTTCTAATGAATATAGTCGTTTTGAATTTTTCCATAATCAAAAAATGGAATATCCTGTGGATTTGTATAATCCATCTAATGTAGGTAATTTTACAGTATATTTTATGATTGGATTACCTGGTTCAGGCAAAGATACATACATTAAGAACCATTTGTCTGATATTCCAACTGTTTGTAGAGATGAAATTCGCACTGAAATTGGTATTAAAGGTGAAAAGCCAATGGGCAATAAAAAGCAAGAAGATGAAGTTACTCGTATTCAAAATGAAAGAATTTTGGAATATGCAAGAAAACATCAATCTTTCATTATCAATGCAACTAATTTAAAAAGAATGTATCGTGATGGGTTTAAATCAATGTTAGCTCCATACAATGCTCGTATCGAATATGTGTATGTAGAAGCACCTGATTTTAATAAAACACTTGAAAGAAGAAAAGGTACAATACCACAAGATGTTATTAAAAGAATGAGAGAATATTTTGAATTTCCACGTCCAAATGAAGCTTATGCAATAAGAATTGATGTACAAAGAAATTCAATTTATGGTAAAACAACTGATTATGAAGGAAAAGACAAATGATAAACTTCAAACACCATATGAATTATTTGGTGTTGAATGTGGAGATGGGTGGAAAGGTTTGCTAAAACCCATCTTTGATTATATTGAAAAATATAATTCTGAACATACAAAAAATCCAATTGTAATTGAACAAGTTAAAGAAAAATTTGGGTGTTATGATAAAGAAACTGAAGTTTTAACTAATAAAGGGTGGAAATATTTTTCTGATGTACAATATGATGATTATATTATGTGCCTTGAAGATGAATATATTAAGTATAGACAACCAACTGACATTATTAAATATCATTATAAAGGAAAAATGTATCATTTAGTGAATAGAGGTGTTGATATTATGGTTACACCAAATCATAATTTGTATGTTTCTAAAGGGAGCTATTTTAATCATAAAAAAAATAATTTAAAAAGAGAATATAATTATGAATTGGCAACTCCTGATAAATACTTTTTGAAGGATAAAAAGTTTTTAAAAAAAGGAGGTATATGGGAGGCGACAATAAATGAAAATGTTATATCAATTCCTAATATGATTAAAAAATGGGAGACTTATAATGGTAGTGGTAAATATAGAACATATACAATAAAAGGTCATAGTTTTGAAGTAATACCCTTTTTGAAACTTCTTGGTTTCTATGTAGCTGAAGGTTATTCAAATGTTAAAAAGGGGGAAATTTCAATTGCATACAATCCATATGATGAAGAAGATTTAATATGTAATTTATTGAATGAATGCAATATAACATACGCTAATAGTACTCCTGGCATAAAAAAAATATATAGTACTACATTGGCATTATGGTTATGCAAAAATTGTGGACATTTAGCATATAATAAAAAATGTCCACAATTTATCAAAAACCTATCAAAAGAATATATTGAAATATTTTTAAAATATCTTTATATTGGGGATGGTCATAAAACTAAGACGAGTAATATTTTAACAACAACATCAAAATTGTTGAGTGATGATGTACAAGAATTACTATTAAAAGCAGGTTATGCTTTTAGAGTATATAAACCAAGAAAAAGAAAAATAATTGAAGGGCAGAAAATACAATCTAAACATGTTGTTTATGAGATAAATTGGCTTAAAAATGCTGAATGTGAAATAGATATGAGTAAAGCCAAAAAAAATAAATCATATGTAGAAAGATACGAAGATTATGATGATTTTGTGTATTGTGTTACAGTTCCAAAACACATTATATATGTTAGACGAAACGGTAAAGGGTATTGGTGTGGTAATTCGTTGAGATTTTATGTTAATTTTGAAACAGAAGAACTTTCAAAATTGATTGAAGATGCTGAATGTGATTCATGGGAAACATGTGAGTTATGTGGTAGTAAAGAACATATTGGTCATACAACTGGGTGGGTTATGACTATTTGCCATGATTGCATCAAGAAAAATGCTGTTGGTAGAAAAAATGATAGAATGTGGATTAATTATGCCAATGATAAGAAATATATTATTTCGCATGATGAAAATATATCTGATAAAGAAATAGTTAAAAATGAAAGAAATGTACAATAACGAGATTGAAATATATAAAAAACAAGTAATTGATAAATTACATATTCTTATAGGAGCAATGATATTAGATGGTTATGATGAATATGATTCTTGTGTTAAATATGTAAATGAATTGATTAAAGAATTAGAAAACGAATGACTTAAATATAGATTAAGAATAATTAACGGAACTTATTTGCAAGTTCCGTTTTTTGTTTCTATATTTGCACCATAATAATAAATCATAAAACAAAATGGAAGAACAAAGAATTAGTAATTTTGCAAGTTATAATGAGGAAATGAAAAAATCTTTAATGGATAAAATTTATTTCATTGGTTTGACTGAAGCAACTGTTTTTGTTGATTTTGGTTGTAGTGATGGAGAGTTAATTAAATTTATGAATGCATTGTTTCCTGAATATACATATATTGGATATGATATATCTGAAAGAATGATTGAAGCGGCTCATATTAATATTGCAGGTAAAGATAATGTTAATCTTCCAAAAAACATACATCTATATAGTGAATGGAATGCATTAGAAAAATTTTTGAATGAAAACTATATAAATTCTAAAAAAGCTATTATTCTTAATTCGGTTATACATGAAGTATATTCTTATTCAACACTCCTTGCAATTGATACTTTTTGGGATGTAGTATTTGGTGGAAAGTTTGAATATGTAGTTATTCGTGATATGTTGCCAAGTATGTCAATTAATAAAAAATCCAATATAAATGACATTGTTAAAGTAAGAAGAAAGGCAAATAAATCGCATCTTTCTGATTATGAAAATCATTGGGGGGGTCTATCAATGAAAATAAGAATTTGATTCATTTTCTACTTAAATATAGATGGATTGAAAATTGGGATAGAGAGGTAAAAGAAAATTATTTTCCAATTTATGTGGAAAATTTTATGGAACATATTACTGACAAATATGTAATTGACTATTATGAGGAATTTATTTTACCTTATACTAAAAGACAAATATTAAAAGATTTTGATATTGAATTAAAAGATAATACACACATTAAATGTATATTGAGACTTAATAAATAAAAGAATATGAGTTTATATGATTTTGATAAATATAATAAAAACCATATAGGTGAAGATTATATTTTTGTATGGAATGATAAAAAAGGTAAAAATTATAGTTTTGAAGCCTATTTTATGAAATGGAATGGTTATAGTCATGAAGTGCTTGCTGATGGTTATGGTGAAGATGAAAGAGATGCATTATATAACCTATTAGAAGATATTGAATCTAGAGTAAAAGAATTATCTAAAATAAATTTAATGATTCAAGAAGTTTTTGAAAATTGTGATAAAAAATCTTTACTTGTTGACTAATGAGAAAACGTTTTCATAATACATCACTTTCTAAACCTATGATAATTAAATTGACTGATGTGGAAAAAGATAATATAAATTGTCGAATTATTGGAAAAGTGGGCTTATGTGGAAGTAGATGTTATCTGTTTCAACAAAATAAATGCAAGCACTGTAAGGTTAACATTTATTAATATTATTAAATACCATATATCAAATTTAAATTGTATATTTGCAATAAGAAAATAATATAAATAGATATGAATCAAAGTAGACAAGATAAATATGGTCATATTATGTTTGACCTTGAAACATTGGATAATAAAAATACATCAAGTATATTATCAATTGGTGCTGTTGAATTTAATTTATATACAGGAGAAATTGGTGAAACATTATATGTAAGAGTTGATTTACAATCTTGTATTGATGAAGGATTAACTATTAGTGCTGATACTATTATGTGGTGGTTACGTCAATCAGATGAAGCTAGAGCACGTATTTATGGTACAAGTGGAATTCAATTAGAAGAAGCTTTAGACAAAGTTTTCAATTTTGTTGAAAGTTGCGGTGAGGATGTTGTGGTGTGGGGAAATGGCTCAACGTTTGATATTTCAATTTTAGAATATGCATTTTATAAATTTTATACAACACTTCCGTGGAAATTTTATAATGTGAGTGATTTGAGAACAATTGTCAATATAAATCCTAAGATAAAGAAAAATTGTCCTTTTGATGGCATCAAACATGATGCAATAGCTGATTGTAAGCATCAAATAAAATATTTGTGTGATACATATAAGACAATAAAAGTTATTGACTAATGAAAAAATTATCAAATAAGAGAATTTCTGAATTAATTGATAAAGCAATAAATGATATGAATGAATGGAATAATTCTCATACCATAGATGAATATGTTATTAATTCTATTAGAAATATTAATTTAATTGATGATGAAAAGAAACTTAAAGACGAATTAAAATATTGGTCATGTTCAAGTAATTATTGGATTGGTGTATCAGCTTTAATGACTGCATATGAAGAACGATTAGATAATAAAGATGAAGAATATGCAATAATTGATGCTATCACTAGTAGTAATCCTACAAATGATTTGTTAATGCAAGGACAATCAGCTATAATATTAGATAAAAACAATACAGATGTTTGCCAAATAAACTCTGATGGTACTAAAGAAATTATTTTTAAAGTTAAAAACAACTTTTATAAAGTAGAAAAAAGGAAATTTAAATTAAGAAAAGATGTATAAAATTGAAAGTTTTATAGCTATGGGATGTGCTCATTCACTTCATTGTGAAGATGATTTTTATGTATATGAAGATGAAGAAGTGATTGTTGCAGCCGTTTTTGATGGATGTTCATCTGGTATTGATTCACATTTTGCATCCACTATGCATAAATATTGTTTGAGAGAAGTTTTAGTTGATATTCCTTATATTATAAGAGAAGATATTAATGAAAGTGGAAAAGAAATTATACACTTACTTTATGATAGAATTTATCGTCTTAATTATAAAGTAAATAGTGAAATGCTTAGTACAGTTGTATTAACACTGGTTAATAAACTGACAAAAGAATATTTTATATGTTTTGCAGGTGATGGTGTATGCAAAATTAATGATAAAATACATTCTGTACATGATTCAAATAGTAATGCTGTGTGGTATTTATCTAGTGTAAAGTATTCTGATTTCAACTTTTATTATGATACTTATTGTACTAAATATAGTGGAATATTTGAAAACGAAATTTCCATATCATCAGATGGCATGGAATCTTTTAAAGATAAATTTGGGACAGATGTTACAACTGAAGCTGAAATTTTGTTTTTAGGATTGAATTATGATGAATTGAAATTGAATGATAAATATAAAACAATACCAATGTGTCGTTTATATAATATGTTTCAAAACGGAAAGATTGATGAATTTAAAAATATTCCAGTAAAGAATTTAGATGATTTTACAATTATTAAAATAACTGAAATAAAAGAAAAAAGTAATGAAACGTCTATTGAGTCTATGGAATAGATATGTCAGATTTGTTCAGTTCCGTAGCCATAAAGCAACCTTTATTGACTATGTTTATATAATATTTGCGAATGTATTTACACTAGCATTTTTATTTCACATATTCTTTTTAACACTAACTATATACAATTATATAGCTATGTTCTTAATAATGGGACTGCTTGTGTATATAGAATCAAGCGAAATTAAAAAATGGAAAAGATACAAAAAGATAAATCATATAAAATGAAAAATATAATGTTGATATTGGAATTTTTATTGATATTAACATTTATGATAGCATCAATTTATTTGATGACAAATGCTATTATTGTTGGAGTGTTTGCTCATATATTTTTTATATCTTTTTGTTTATGGTGGGTATATGAGATATATGGTTTATGGAAAGATTTTTTTAATAGGATTAAAAATGAAAAGAATACCTAATGTCACGCCTTTATTAAAAGATAATCAAGAATTATTAGCTAAATTAAATGATATTACTAAAGTATCATTTTTAGATAAAAATGGTATTATTTGGAAACCGTTTAGTAATGGTAAATGGTTTGGGAGAACTGCATACTGGAACAAAAAACTTTTAAAATATGAATAAAAATGGAAACAAATGAAAAGAATAATTTGACTGAAAATACCATTGTTAGTTTTAATATAAATGATGCTATTAAAGGTATAGGTATTATTAAAGGAATTGCAAATAGAAGTTTACCTGTAATTGGTAAATCTTATATTATAGAAATTTTATCTTCCAAAGGTATTGATAAGAAAACATATCCATATTCTAGTATAGTAGTATTTGAGAAATTTATTGAAGTGAAACATTTTTAAAAAATAAAGTAATATGAGATTAGATACTTTAGAAAAAAGAATGCTATATTATCGCAGTTTAACTGATTATAAACTATTACCAAATGCACCTGTATTATTAATGTTAGATGGTAGGGCATTTTCCAAGTTTTGTAAAAGATTTGAAAAACCATATGATGAAAAATTTATTGATATGATGAATCAAACAGCCCAATATTTGTGCGAAAACATTGAAGGTTGTAAATTTGCATATGTACAATCAGATGAAATTTCTCTTTATGTGACTGATATGGAGAATGAAAATTCTGAAAGTTGGTTTAGTTATCGAATGGTAAAAATGTGTTCTATTGCAGCAAGTTTGGCTACGGCTAAATTCAACCAATTGTTAATGATTGATTATTTAAATGAAAAATCAATTGAAACATTAAAAGAACAGAAACTAGTTGAATTTGATTGCAAAGTGTGGAATGTACCAACTTTAAATGATGTTTTTGCGTGGTTTTTGTTTCGCCAAATTGATTGCATAAGAAATTCTAAACAAATGGCTGCTCAAACTTTCATTCCTCATGACCAATTAAAATGTTTGCACACTGACCAACAAATTGCAAAACTTAAAGAATGGAAAGGTATTGATTGGAATGATTATTCAGATGATAAAAAATTCGGTCGTTTTCTTTATAAGGAAAGTGTAGTAATTCCTTATATTATTCCTGAAAAATTTAAGAATGGTAAAGTTCCATCTAAAATGTTAGAAACGCTTATCACTGAAGATACTGATGATGGAACTTTTTATTATATTAAACGTAATAAATGGATTGCTCACAATGGTTTTGAACTAACAACTGAAGAAGGTAAACAACAATTTTATGATATACTAGGATGGCAACAATAAAAGATAGTAACGGAAAAGTTTATAAAATTGAATGAGATTGTATAATCTCATTCAATAGTTCATCATAATTTGTAAAAACTTTAGAAATATATGAATTATTATTTGTATTACTAAAATATATTATATTAATTCCATTTTGTTTACATAAATCATATTTTAATTTATCATTTTTGCTAAGTTTAATATATTTTTGTAAACCACCAAAGTAATTAACAGGTTTAAAATGCTGTATTCCTTGACATTCAATTGCAATATTATAATCTGGAAGATAAAAGTCTAATCTTAAATTATATTTTGATTTAAGCCATTCAAAAGTTTTTTCTCGTTCATAGTTAATATTGTTTTTAACTAAGAAATTAGAAATTTCTTTTTCTAATTTACTTTCATTGCATATTGGGCAACCTTGACCATTTAGATGATTATTAGGCTGTTGGCAAAATTCACCATGTTCAGGACATATAATACAAACTTTGGTTTCGTTATTAATATATTTTACTTTTGAATAGTCATATTTGTTACCATGTACTTCTTTGGCTTTATTGATGAACTTTTCATTTGTTAACTTACATTTATCGTTTCTATGTTTGTTAGCACAAATTGGGCATCCTTGTTTACGATTTATGTGTTTTTCAAATGTTTGTTCAAATTCGCCATGTTCAGGGCATATAATTGTAGATTTAGTGTCAATGTTTACATAGTTAAATTTTGAATAATTGTACTTATTATTATGCACTTTATTAGCACTTTCAATCCATTCATTAATAGTTTTATTTAAATTACGACATTTAGGGCAATTATGTTTACGATTTATATGTTTAACAGGTGTCATCCAAAATTCACCATGTTTAGGGCAAATAATACAAACTTTGGTTTTATTAGTTTTGTATTCAACTTTTGAATAATCATATTTGTCACCATGAATTTCTTTAGCTTTATTAATGAATTCATTAGTTGTTAATTTTTTCATATATGTTTTATTTACATATAAATATATTAAAAAATATTAAAAGTACCCTTACCTCTTTGAGATTATTAAAAATAGTTGTATATTTGCATAAGTTTAATTTAAGTTGTTGTATATGAGTAATATTGTGTTACATGATGATAAAGGAAATAAATATAAAGTTTCCATGTCAAATGAAATAAATCGTGGTGGCGAGGGGATGATTGTATCATTAAACAATGGCAAAGTTGTTAAACTATATTTTGAAGCTTCTAGAGCCATTTCTCAAAGAAAGATAGATGAACTATCGCTTTTAGATAATAAATTGTTTATAAAGCCCGAAATTGCAGTTTCTGGTGATTATAATGGTTTTATAATGCCTGAGCTTGATTGTGTTGATTATTTTCCATTATATTCTCTTTATTCATTAAATTTTGCTATGAAAAGAGGATTACCATCAGATTATCAAACAAAAATAGCAGATAAATTAATAGCAGCAGTAAAAAATGCACATGATAATAACATCATTATTGGTGACTTAAATCCTTTTAATGTTATGGTCAATAATAATTTAGATGTTAAGTTTATTGATGTTGATTCTTATGAGACTACATCTTATAAACATAATGATAAATTATTAGAAGAAATAAGAGATTATAAAAATAATGGTTTTGTCACTAAGAATAGTGATTATTTTGCATTAGCTGTGTGTATTTTCAATTTGTTTACTGGTATTCATCCATATAAAGGCATTCATAATATATATCGTGATAATCTAAAAGACCGAGAAGTGAATGATTTATCATTAGTTAATAAAAAAGAATTTGGGAATATAAAAGTTCCCAAATTTTATAAAGCAATTTCTGATACTAATCTTTTAGGATTGTTTGAAAAACTGTTTAATAATAATGAGCGATTTTTACTTGATTTACATGGTGCAATTATTAAACAAATTAAATTTGACAAGGTAATTTGTTCTGATGATTTATTGATTACTACTATATTATCAGAAAATATTGTATCAGTTACTTCTTCACAAAATTATTTATGTATAACAACTGATACACATCATTTAATCATGTCAACAGTATCTAAAGGAGTTGTAATGAACTTAACTATAATTGATAAATCAATCAATATTATATTGACTGATAAATACATATATGGATTAAAAGGAAATAAGCTAAAACTTTTTGATATTAAAAAACAAGAATTTATTGATATTACATCATTAGCAATTAATAATGTACATTGTATAAAACAATATGAGAATATATTATTAATAATAACAGCAAATGATACTATGTACAAGATATATTTGGATGAAACATTTTGTAATTCAGTTAAATATACAGTCGAAAATGTATATCATAAATCTTTTATTAAACGTGATGGGCTATTTCAACGGCTTGGTATTAATAATATTATATTCTATAATAATGGTAAAACATTAAATTCTTGTATATATCCTAATAATATTGCAGATATTCAACAAGTAGGAAATGTTGGATTAATCACAAGTGTGCAAAATTCTAAAATTGTTTATGAATTGTTTTCAATAAACAAAATGGGTAAAATGAACACAATTCAAATTCCTGAACAATATAATTTTACAGCAAATGAGAAGTTCATATTGTTATTTAAAGATGATAAATTAAGGTTTATTGATAAAGAAACATTAAATGAAGTAATATCATTTAAAATAAATGATGTTGATGATTACCAAATGTTATCAACAAAATCTGGAATTATTGCATATAATTCTAGTAATGTTAAATTATTAAATACTAAATAAAAATATATTAAAATTGTGGTAAATATGGCAAATAAGTCGTATATTTGCAATGAAATTAATTTTAAAAAAATAAATAAAAACTTTAAGAAAAATGAGAACATTAATTGTAAGTGGATTTTTAGCTAAAGATGCTCAAATTGATACTATTCCCACAAGTGGAAATAAAGTATTGAAACTTGTATTGGCTTCTAATGAATATGGTGATGAAAAAAATGCAGATGGAACAAACAAAGCTGTGTGGGTTAACATTTCTTCTTTTAAAGAAGAAGCTATGAGAATGGCACAGTATTTGAAAAAAGGTAGTAATATTATTGCCATTGGTGATATGAGAACAAGGATGTATCAAAACAAAGCCCAAGAATGGGTATGTGGTGTTGAAATATATAATGCTGATATTAAGTTTAACGGAACTGGTACAAAGAAAGAAGATAATGCATCAACAGATGAAACTCCTGCATCTGTACCCAAAAGTACAGCAAAACATACTGACATGAATATTGCTGTACAACCTGCACCATCAATACAAAATGATGATACAGATGACCTTCCATTCTAATATAGATTTAGTTATGTAATAAAAAAAGCCATACAATGTTGTATGGCTTTTTTTGTTTATTTATGGTTTTCAATTAAGTATTTATTAATAAACAAAATATTATGATTTTAACTGTCGTTTTAGTAATTGCTGTTATTGGGTGTGCAATTGGTTTTTACTTTTATAAGAAAAACAATAAACCACATGTAGACCCTACTCCAGAGCCTAAACCAGAGCCAACACCTGACCCTGAACCAGAGCCTGAACCTGTTGTTGATAGTGTTAAATGGAAAAACACTAAAACTGTTCATATACCAAAAAAAGGTAAAGTATTAAATGATGTTGAATTAGATATAACAGGAGACCCTTTTATTAAATTTGAAGCAAGAGTAAATGGTGTTATAGATAATAGTATCAAATTTACACCATCAGAAGGAAACGGATTCACCAAAACTACAATATCAGTAGATGAAAATACTTCAGATGAATCAAGAATAATCGAAATTACTGTAAAGAAAGATGGCGAGTAAAACAACAAAAATACAAGTATTACATAGCAATTTTCCAATCGTTCCAAGTTTAGATAAACTTGATGAAGGAGTTATTGCAATTAATAATAGAAAAGATAAAGAAAAAATTTATTTTAGAGGTGAAGTAGATGAAAGCGGTACAACTAAAATTGTTGAGTTTGACCCTACTTCAACTATAATGAAATTAGTTGACCAAAAAATACAAGATACTGATATTGGTCATTTACAAGACCAAATTGATATTATTAATGGTGGCGATAATGTTGATGGGTCATTTGCACATGCTGATAAAGTTTTGGAAGATAAATTAACCCCACTTATCAATAATAAAGTACAACAAATTAATGCTGGTAAAGGTATTAAAGTTACTGAAAGTGTTGTTAATGATGTTAAATCAGTGTTGATTGAAACAGTAGTTAAATCAAATGATTTAGTATTGTCAGTAGATGCAACTAGTGGTATTACAAGTACTATTAAAATGAATATATCTGGTAACACAATATCTTTATTAGGGCGCAATGATATGGTTATTAGTAGTATTGTTGTTCCTGGTATGAATTTAACCTTTACATCAACTGATGGTATTGATTTAACAAATACAAACGGTGATGTTACAGCAAATTTAAAAATAGATTCTAATCCTGATAACCGTTTGGAACTAGGTAATAATGGGCTTTTTTCTTCAAGAATTATTAATTGTGGAAACTATTAGAATAATTATTATATAAAAAGTAATAATATTTTTAGTTTAAATGAAAAGAGATAAAGTTATAAATTATTCAAGCAAAACTGCAACAAATGATACTATCTTAAAACACTATTGTCAATAATAGTGATGCTGATAAAAATTTGTTAGTAGGTGAAATTGCTGTTGTTATGACCAGTGATAATGAAGCCCTTTATACACTGAATCATAATAAAACTGCTCTTATCGAATATAAGCCTTATTACAAAATTAAGGCTTATATTGATGAGTAAACAGCAGGTGTTATGAAAAATGAAGAGGTGACAATAACTTTTGCATCTAATGTTGGAAATATACCTTCTAATGCAAAAGCTATTATTACATTTAAAGATGAAGGTATTGAAACTCTGTATTTTAGAAATGAAAAAGGAGATGGTTTACTAGAATTTATTGAAAAGAATTCAATAGTTGATTTAATTAATGAAATTTTAAAAAATGCTGATATTGGTGAGTTTAATGAAAAATTGGCAAATAAAGTTCATAGCATTATTGGAGAAAAATGCATTAACAGTGTTGAAGATAAAGATGATGAAGGAAACAAAATAGTTAGATTATCAGTTAAAATAGATGATAATGTGGCAAATAGAGCAACAATTAACGATAAAGGTTTATTTGTAAGTAATATAATTGATTGCGGTGCATTTTAATAGTTAAAAAATATAAAGTCTGTAATTGGATTACAGACTTTTTTGTTTTATTGGGTTTAAAGTCGTATATTTGCATAAACATAAATAATTTTAATATGACTATATTTTTAATTCTCATAGGATGTGTTTTAATATTTGCTCTTTTTGTTAGATGGATATTTTTAGAAATATTCAAGAAAAATATTGATATAACCAGAAAACTAAGAGTTGTTTCTATTTCTGAAAGTAATACTATTAGTGGAGAAAAATATTATAAAATAAAATGTAAAGCTTGTGAAACCAGTAATGAATATCTTAATTTAGAGATTGATTTTGGTAAAGCAATTACAATTAATTTATTTGATATAGGGGAAGTGAATGTGGGTGATGAAATTGTGTTTGAAAAATTTATAAATAAAGAATTAAAATGGGATAAATAATGTTAAATATAAAAGAAATCTTAGAGTTTAGAAAAACTAATCCAGAACCTAAAGAAGTTACTAAAATTAGGGAGAAAATACTATCAACTTTTAATAAGTTACAATTTGTTGAAGAAACACACCAATATTTTCTTCCTGATACAAAAGGTAATCTTATAGAATATGATTGCGTAAGTAATGTAACACATAAATTTGTACCACATGAAAATTGGGATTTAATTGCTGAAAATTATGCAATTAAACATAATAAGCCAAAAGAATTAGTACAAGAAGAGTGGCATTATAATAATATAAGAGCAACTAATAGTGGTACAGGAGTACATTTGTATGGAGAAATGTGGATGGAGCTATTTTTAGGTCATCCAGACAATATTTGTGACATAATTAAGCCACAATACCAAGATGGATATTTATTGCCACATTCACCAAAAGAAGAAGCCGTAGCAAAGTTTAATGAGGATTTGTTTAGAACACCTAATATGTACCCTGTGTTAGCTGAAACAAAAGTTTATACAGGTGTCAATGAAAACGTGAAAAAATTAAATAATAACTATGCAGGTACATTTGATATTTTATATTATTTTAAACACCCAACAGATAATGAAAAAAGTGGCTTATTAATATTGGATTATAAAACAAATAACGATTTATACAGTAAATATAATATTGATAATAATAAAATGCTATTAGAACCATTTACCAATATGGTGAACCAAAATTTATCATTATATACACTTCAATTATCATGTTATCAAATACCACTTGAAGATATTGGAATGAAAGTGTTAGGTAGAAGAATAATTTGGGTTAAGCCTGATGGAAATTATGAAAAAATACCTGTACCTGATGTAACTAATGTGTTAAGAAATGTATTGTAATTATGACAAGAGAAGAAATTGAAAAAGATATAGAATGGGAGTTTGGCAATTCTTGTGGCATCTGGTGCCCATTTAGAGATATAATAGATAATTATACTGATGAAGATATATATGATGTTATGATTCAATGGGCTAAAAAACATGGTGCTAAGTTTGATGATGAATAATTAACTATATTTAACGAGATTTCTTTTGGAGTCTCGTTTTTTATTTGTACATTTGTGTAATAATAAAAAACCATAGAATTATGAAACGAGAACATTATCTTCCAAAACAGCCTAAATATGGCAATAAACAGTGTAAAACTTTCTCTCATATAGATATAAATGGAGAAAAAGTTATGAAAAATAAACAAAAATATGATACTGATAAGGAAGCAATTGAAGAAGCAAGAAAATTAAATTGTTTACTGAAACAATTCATAAAGTAGTTGCATATAAGTGTATAACATGTGGAAAGTGGCACATTGGTAGAACTAGTAAAGTTTTAACTGAAAAAGAAAAAGAGCATTATAGAAGTCTTGGAACGCCTTTTAATTTTAAAAAAGTCATATATAAAACTGATATATCAGAGGGTAAGTTTAAACGTGTAATTCCAAGTGCTGAACAGGAACTTATTATTAAAAGAAATTTAGGTTTATTATGAGTAAATTAAAAAAAGCACAAAATATGAGGGCTGATTTCATAAATTTCATAAAATCAGTTGTATTCATGAAAGGAAAATTAAATATATGTGGTGAACAAGAGATAAATTTTGATAATTTATCAAATGTAATTTCTTTGGATTATTTTGATATTAATGGTGCAAGTCATTCAAGTTATATTGAAAGTATTTCATTATGTAATGATAAATTGGCTTTTAATACCAAAAATGGTGATATATTAACACCATTAGATTTAGAAGTGGAAGCTTTGGGGAATATAGTAAATATTTTGAAATAATAGTTAAATATGAAGTTAAATAAAAAATATATTAAAATACTTCAAAAAGCATTCAGAGTATGGAGTAATAAATTAGATGATTATGATTTACGTTATGCAATGGATGAAATTTATTATGCTAAAAGTCCAGCAGCCGCAATTCAGAAATTTTTATCTTCTGAATATGGATATGATTCATCATTTAATGACTGTAAAACACAACGTGTTCCAAGTGATGACAAAATTGAATATAATGATGGCATAGTATTTAAAACAGGATTTAGAAGTTGTGTTGAGGATAATATGGAAGAACTTGAACGTATGAATATGATTCGTAAACTTTCTGATGATACAATGTTTTACATACAAGATAGAAGAAACTATGTTGGCAATTCAGTTCTTTGGTGGGGTTTAAATAGTGGTGGTTATGTTACAGACCCAAAGAAAGCAATGAAAGTATCAAAAGAATATATTTTAAAACATGTATGGAGAAAAACTGATATTATATGGGAAGCGACTGAAGTAGAAAATAATATTACATCACATGTTGATGCTCAATATCTTAATAAAAAGAAAAGTTTTTAATATGAAAAGAGGTGATAAAGTATTAATTAAAGAATGCCCTATTAAAAAATATATAGGAAAAGAAGGAGTTATTACAAATGTAATTTGTAAATGGAATTGTGAAAAATTGTATAAAGTAACAATTGGCAATACAACAATTAAAAATTGGGCAACAGATGATTGTCTTGAATTAATTGTTGAGAGGAAAGCAACAGCAGAATTGTATGATACTGAAACTGAAGATATTAAACAGAAAAAAGAATATAAAGTAAGTGAAGAATGTTATCATTGCAAATATAAATATAATATTCCAGGAAATGCTCATATTGGATGTCGTAAATATTGTGAAGGAAACACATTTGCGTCTTATGGTATTGCAAATGGATGGGTTATTAATATTCCAACATTAGGAATTTCTTGTTTTGACCCAATTTGGAAAGATACAAAGTGTCCACATTTTGAAGAAAAAGAATAATATGAAAAAAGTTGATATTAATAGAATTTTAACAGATGTCTTATCTGTTGTTTTTAACAATGAAGGTAGTAACTCTCCTGAAGATATTACTGATTATGTAGATTCAGAAACAATTCTTGATTATATGTTAGAAGATAATGATTATTTTTTAAGTAATTTTTTAACATATCTTGAAAGTGCATATATGAATGGTAAATATCCATGTAATGATGGCGATAAATGTTATTATAATGTGTTATTTGTAATGATACGAAATCCTCATTATAAAGAAAAATGTCAAGACTTCATGAATCGTTATGGGTTTGATTTAGATATAATTAATAGAGATTTTTTGTAATATGCTTAAATTATCTGATATTAGAAAACCATTAAAAATTGATGTTCAATCACCTTGTGTTATAACAAGACTTGGGAGAATTGAAAACAGATATGACATTGATTGGGATATTATATTAAGCGATGGAAAACCATTACAAAGAGATTTTTGTTGGTCGCATGAACAAAAATCTGAATTGATATTATCAGTTCTTAAAAATATTCCAATACCACCTTTTAGTTTTATCATTGGTGGTAAAGATGACAAAACATTAAGAGTTATTGATGGTAAACAAAGATTATCAACTTTAATTGATTTTTATAAAGGAGTAATTTCATTTCATTATGAAGGGAAAAATTATTTTTATAAAGATTTAGATAAATCTGCACAATTTGAATTTGAATATTTTGATATTATGGCTTCAGTGGCTTATGAGCCTTTCGTTGAAGATACCACAATTAAGAAAAACAGAAAATGTGTACCATTTAATGATGAAGATATTATTGAATGGTTTAAATTAATCAATTTTGCAGGAACACCTCAAAATAAAGAACATTTAAATATATTAATTAAAAAAATTAAACAATATGGAAGGAATAATTAAATCAATTCTCGATTGCGACCTCTATTCATTCTCGATTCAATATCTTTATTTACAAAAATTTCCTCGTGCAAAAGGAACTTTTAAATTCAAAGATAGAAGTAACACAGTTTATCCAGAAGGGTTTGCTGAAAAAGTAATGTCTGAAGTTAGAAAGATGGATAATCTTCAGCTTCAAGATGATGAAGCTGAATGGATGGAAAATAAGTTGTATTATTTTCCTAAATGGTATATTACAACCTTTTTAAAAGGTTATCGTTTTAATTCTAAAGAAGTTAGTTTGTGGCAAGATGAAGAAGGACATTTACATGGAGAGATAAAAGGATATTTGTGGAGAACACTTTTTTGGGAAGAACCAATTTTGGCAATTGTATCAGAACTTTATCATAAAGAAATAGGAGAAGTAGCTGATTTACAAGAAGTGGCTGAAATTACACGAAGAAAATTTGAAAAATTCCAATTACATGGCATTACATTTTCTGATTTTGGAACACGTAGACGTTTTTCATTTGCTGTACAAGAAACTGTTGTGAAAGTATTTGATGATTTATCAAAACTATATGCTCGTGGCACATCTAAAGATAGAATTTGTTTCAAAGGTACATCAAACACATATTTGGCATTTAAATATGATTTGACACCTATTGGCACAATGGCACATCAAATTGTATCTGCAATTGGTGCACTGTTTGGATATAAAGAAGCTAATTATTTGGCAATGGAAAATTGGTTTGATGTTTATAATGCAGACCTAGGAATTTTTCTTTATGATACCTATGGGTGGGACGCATTTGAAAAGAACTTTGCTAAAAAACATGCACTTCTTTATGATGGATTACGAGTTGATTCAGGTGATAATATTGACCAATTAGAAAAAATTATTGCTAAATATACATCTCTTGGAATTGACCCTTCAACTAAAAGTGTTGTATTCTCAAATGCACTGACAACTGATGATGCAGTCCAAATTCATTTAAAAGTACGTGGACGTATTAAAGATAGTTATGGAATTGGTACACATTTCACTTGTGATATTCCAGGTGTTAAACCGTTGAATATTGTCATTAAATTAGATGAAGTTTCTATTACTGAGAAAACGGAAACTAAAAAAGCTATAAAGCTCTCTAATGATTTTGGAAAATATACTGGAGATGCTGATGAAGTACAAATAGCATTACTAACTTTAGGTATAAAAAATAAAGAATAATGGGTGTTATGGATGCAGTACTAATAACATTATTTATAATAACATGGGTTGTATGTATAGTTATTGTAAATGTGTTTATATATGAGTCTTATAAAGAAGAACATGATGGAATAACAACAGGTCAAACTATTGTAATGAACACTATTGGAATACTGCCACTTTTTAATCAATTGTATGTAATATATTGGTTAATAATGAAAGCATATCGTAATAGAAAAATAATTATTAAAGGTTTTTCATTGACAAGTATTGTTAATTCATTTAAAGTATTAAAATTATAATATATGTGGATATTAGTATTTTTTTGGATATTTGCTATTGCAATACTCTTGTTTCTTGTAATAAATTTTATTAATTTTTTGTACACTAAAAATATTAAATACAGAGAATTAAAAAGAAGATACAGAGAATATGTAAATTACATTAAAGCAAATCAATATATTTTTGAAACCGCAATCAAAACTTTTGATGAAATCAAAGATGATAAATTTGAGGAAATATTATCTGACGAATCAGTTGTTTTTGGTATAAGAACTAAAGATGGAAAATTAGCTTGTTTTAACTCTGATAATTTAATGAAAGTGAAATTTGGGACTTATGTATTTCATATACCTTATATTAAAGAATATAGAAATACAATAAAAAAGTTACAATTTCATATTAATCATATTTCTCTTGGTAGAAAATTTAATGCTAATAAAGAAATAATTGATAAAGCACATAAAATTAAAAACGATATATTAAAAAATAATATATAATTAAATGAATAAATTAAAATACTATAATGAAGAAAAACTTACTAATTTTAAAGAACATTTTGGCAAATTAGTAAATAATTGTAAAGCATTTGATGATATGCTGAATGAGTTACTGCAATTAGAAGATAAGAGATTAATATATATCATCATTAATAAATTTTGGTTTATTGAACGACAAAGATGCCACTATTGGAATAATTTACCAAAAAACGTAAAGAGTTATTATAGACCATATTTTATGAAAAATATGAGAAATGTAATGATAACTACATTAAGTAAATGTGGTCATATTGATATAACTGCTCATATGGTAAATGAAGAGGGAAAACCTGTATGGGCTGATGAATCTGAAACTACATATCAATTTAATAAATCAAGGTGTCATGGTTTTATTTTAAATGTTCTTTCTACTTATTTTAAAATAAGATGCAAAGTATGAAACGAATTTATATAGATTATACCCATATTGGTGGTAATAGTTATCAAATTGGTCTAATGGATGAACATAATTTATCAACTATTTATTTTATGACAGTTATATGGTCAGACGATAATAGTCCACAAATTATAATTCCTTCAACAAAATTATTACATAAACAATGTTATGATGAAATTAGTAGTATATTATATTCAATAAATTCTGACCAAGAAGATATTTCAAAAAAGAAATTATCTGATATACTATTGACTAATGGCTATACAAAAAATCCACTAAATTAATCAATTTTAACGAGAATTCTTTCGGATTCTCGTTTTTTGTTTGTATATTTGCATTATAAAATAAAAAAACAACAAAAAATAATATTGTATGAAAGTAGAAATTATTGACTATATTTCTGGTAATCAAGAGATTGAAACTAAAAATAGTGGTATTCTTGTTTATGATAAAGATGGAAATGAATATCATATAAAAGAGAGTCAATGGGGCGGATTGGAAGTTTATTCTACAAATGATAAATTATCAATTGAACCATGTTATAGTAATTTAATTTATTTAAAGACAAGAAAATGAAACTGAGAACACAGAAAAATTTTAATACCAGAACTCATGAAACAGTTTATGGCGTAAGTATTATGGTGGATGGTAGCCGTATGTATTGTAAGTACCCAATTGGTTATCAAGAGTTTAAGACAAATAAAGATGCTAAAGAAGCATTGGAAAAAATAAAAAACATATTAGATAATGGTGGAACAATACAATATGCTCCATCAGGAAGTGCTGGATTAAACAAATCTGAATATGTTTTAATTAAAAACAAAGAATAATGAAATATCTGGTAATTCTAATAACTTCTATTTTAATGAGTTCTTTTTATATAGTAAATGATGTAGAAGAATTTCATATTAAGATGGAAGGCAAAAAGAATGTAGAAACATTTAAGAAAAAACACCCACAGATTATAAAAGATAGAGCCGTTTATATAGCTTATTTACAAAAATATTATAAAGGTAATGAAAATGAATTTATATCCCTTTTAAAACATTAATTATGAAGAAATTTTTAGTATATATTTTTTGTGGTATGTTACTGTTTTCATGTACAACAGCAAGGATTCACAGGATGGGTAAACAATATGTGACAATATATCACATATTTCCGTCTCCTGATAAAATAGGACTTGATTATGCTCGTGTATATTTGGCTGATGATACACTTTGTACTAAGCCATACTTTATTTATGTACCAAGTAGGTTCAAATATGAAGTCGGAAATACACTTTTGTATAATTTTGAATATTATGACTTTTTAACTAAATAAACTTGTGTTGATGCAAATAAAGTGTTATATTTGCATCATAAAATTAAATAATAAAAAAAAAATGGAACAGCACGAAAAATTAATTAAAATTACGCCAAGTTGTTGGCATTACAGGCTTATTAAGTACATTTGGAAAATTGACCCCAAGATGTTTATGAATCTTTGTCCATATTTCTGGTTAACAATTGCATCTTTATTTGTGTTGCCATTTGTTTGGCTATATAATGTAATAAAAAACGGTTTTATCACTTTTTTTGATAAAATCAGTGAACATATGGATAAAATTTTCGATAAAGAATTGGAAAATTGGGTCAAGACATTAAACGAAGCTCAAATTATTGAACTTGATAAGTTTGGCTGGAATTCAGAGGATGTTAGTGTTCCTTATAGTTTTAAGAAAAAGGCTTCACCTTGGGATGCAGTTCATAAATGGTGTAAATTACATAATGTATCAACCACTGAACTTTATAAGAAAGTTGGTCTCTATGAAGAATTTAAAGAGAAAATGCGTCTTAGAAAAGCAGAATTGAGGAAAGTAGCAGCCGAAAAAGAATCACGTAAACAAGCTATTACTGATAAACGTAAGGCTGATAGAGAAAAAATGAATAAAGTTATTAAAAATACAAAACAAATAGCAGGTTTCATTATAACTCTTTTCTTAGCATTTATATTTTTCTTTATCGTAAAACTGTTTGTATCCATTTTTACATTGTTTGTTGAATTTGTAATATTAAATTCAGTAGAATGCGGATGTGCTATTGGTTATATGGCTTTGGTAGCATTGATTGACTTTATTATATACCTCTATTGTAGAAGAGTTAGTTCAATTGTTGATAGAATTACTGACAAACAACATGCAAGTTTTAAAGAATGGGTAATGGCAACTCCTGCATTAATTGTTATTGGGACTTGTTATGTGATATTCTATTGCATTATATATGTTTTCTTGTGGAAATGGATTATATATGCAACTTATGTTGGGCTTAGAAATGCATTTTTCACATTTACAGGCATATTTGGAGAGTATTTTGGAGCATCTTATTCAGACTATTGTCCTGGAATTGAATGGGATGAAAAAGAAGAAGATTAACATTAAAAACAATTAACATGTACACCTATATTTTAATAGTAATTTTGTCGTTTATAATTGCATCATGTATTAAAACTTCTTTTCCTAAGAAATTTGTTTTGATAGGGTGCGCATTAATTAGTTTGGCGGTTTGTGTTGTTATAAACTGTGTTTATTATGGTGTTAATTATAACACTATGGAAACTGTTAGAAACACTAAAGTTAAAATAATCTCTGATGAAGAATTGGAGATTAGAATTAAACGTGATTCTATCATTCAAATTGAAACCAGCACTTCATTGTATAACATTTCAGTTAATGGGACTGAAAGTGAAATGGTTAAATTGGACACAATTAATAAGGTAACAACGATTAAAGATGAATTTGTTGATAATAATGAATGGATGATGATTTCAAGTTACCCAACTAAACACTCTGTTGCTATTATTGGACTTAAAAAAGATAAATATGATGTATTTAAGGCTTATCAAGATTCTATTTGCAAAAGAAAAGATACACTATCAAAGAATGGGTAATCTATTTCTTGAACTTAAAAATATAGGTGGAAAGTTAATTGCTTATCCTATTATATTTTGTTTAATAACATTTTTTCACTATTGTTTTGCTTTGATGCATACATCTTTTGAGACATTTATGTTTTTCTATAATAAAGATAGATTCGCATTAAATGTTGCTAATATGGAAAAACGTTTAAATAAAAAATAACATGGTAGAATTAATTAAAAGATACTATAATCAGTATTTTTCTTTGAAATATCGAATAGTTACAGACCACTTTGCTGGCTATGAATGTCAAGTAAGTTTGTTTGGGATTATTTGGTGTGAAATGAATGGTACTAATACACAATCCAGTATTGAAACATCATTACATTATATATATCAGCATACTGGAAAGCATTTTAAATTTGAAAAATTAAACAAGATGTTATATGAAGAATGTTAATGAACATACACTGAACAATTTAAAGAAAAGATTTGTTAGTGATAATCAGATACCAATTATAATTTTTGAAGAACCTGATTTTGAATATTTTCTTGACTTGTATGAAACACAATTTCGCTCTCGCACTAAATGGGATAAGTTGATAAACATTATTGATGAAAAATTCAATGGCAATCCTAATTTATTTCTTGAAGAGTTTTCAAAAGTGAGAAATAATATGATTGAAAGTATTCTTAAAAATAAACACTATCAAGAATTTAATGACAGTAAAGATGTTCTTTCCAAATACGACTTGCCAAAATTAAATTATCCAAAATCTAATGTATATAAAGAGACTAATAATGAAAGATATTTCTTATCAGTTGATTTGAAGAAAGCTAATTTCTCTGCATTAATGTTTCATGATAGTCATATATTTGGAGAAGAAAAAGTGATTTCTTATGAAGATTGGGTTAAGAAATTCACTGATTTGGAATACATTATTGATTCAAAATATACTCGACAAGTCGTTTTTGGAAAATTAAATCCATCAAGACAAATTAAAATCGAAAATTATATGATTTATCAAGCTTTACAAAAATATTTAACACTTTTTGAAAGTCTGAACATTAATGTGGAAGTGGCAAGTTTTTGTACTGATGAAGTTGTATTTGATGTAACAGATAATTTCAAATATGTTTTTGATAATATGTATGCAATTAAACACTTACAAAAGTGTTTAAAAGAAGATGATAAAATCAATGTTGATGTTGAACTCTATCATTTGAGATTGCAAAAATTTAAAACATACAAAGATGCTGAAATACCTGTTTATATGAAAGTATATCTTGAAGAAAAATATAGAGGAAAATTCAGTGCTGTTGTGTATGACTTATTTTCAGTGCCATCTTTTTACTATGCGCAGGTATATAAACTTATTCATGGTATGGATGTTAATGAAACTGATATGAAATTTTATATGGAAGGTCAAATTGCTAGATTTTACCACCCATTAACTTATGTAAATTCAATTTTAAACCATGATAAGTAGAATATTAATTAAGAAAATCAAAAAACATGGTTTTGGTCAAAAAGATTCTTTTACTGTTATTGATGTAGCTCCAAAAGAATATTATAAGTTAGTCAAAATTGATAAACTATATTTTACCAAAATTATTCTTGGTTTCAATAAAGTATTGGAGAACATTAAGCCACATGATAACATTGATGAAGTATTGCCTGATGGTACTCCATGTAAAACAATGGTTGGTAATGAGTTTGTGCTTTCTCTTAGTGATTTGATTAAAAAAGCTGATGCAATATATTTTCCACCTAATAGTAATAAGGAAAATGAAGAAAACTCTAAGTATTACAACGTTTTACGTAAATTAATACAAACTGTTGAAAAGCATGGCTATCATAATAGAGTGATATTTGTATTTGAGAAGAATTAATGGGATTTTTTAATCCCATTAATTTTTACATACAAACTGCACTATGAGAGGTAGAATACAAGAAATTTGTTAAAAGTTTTCCTAAAGATTCATATTTTTCATTTTTAGGCTTTAACATTAAGAATGTAGATGGAGAATAACAATCAAAACAAGAATATTCTTGTTCCACTTTTATCATCCATTCAGGCTTTTCAATTTTACCAGTTAATACTTGTTCAATAATAATTGATACATAATTGATTTTATCACTTGTTGGAGTCATATCAGAGGTTAAAATATCAGGGACTTCAATATTATCAGTATTGTATGTTTCCCAATCAAAATTAGCATATGTTATATAAGCACAGAAAATCCCAAAATAAAATATATCATCTGCCCTCAATGGATTGGATGATAAATCAAACATTTCATCAATTAAGTTTTTAACTGATGATAAAGTACCACTTGAATAAGTAAAAATCATTACACGATTCATAATCAACTATTTTATGTATAAATAGCCTTAATAATGTTTATAAAATGGATAAAATAATAAAATATCTCAATCAAACTGAAGAAAAAACTAATGAAATAATTGCATTAAAACATGAATTGAAAGAGGAAAGCCCTGAAAATCAAAGATATATTTTTTATGATTATAGGAGTAATCAAGGATTTTTTTACAATAAGGACTCATTTTCTCCAATAACAAAAAAATACATAGAACTTTTATCGAAAAAAGATTTGCAAAAGTTTATACATGATGATGACAAAATAAGTGTATGCCAATTCAGTTATACACCAATGTTTAATAAAGTCATCTTTTTTAAAAATGAATGTAAAAATGGCTTAACTTTTGATAAGAAAACTAAGAAGATAAGATTTTGGTATGGTGGAAATATGACTGAATCTTCAGGATTAATTCACGCAATGTTAAGAGAACTAAAACATGAATGGTTTTTCTCAATGCATTATTTTTTCCAAAATGGTTTAACAAAAACTTTATTGGAAAATATATTAAGTCAAAAAATCACTAATCCTGAAGATTATATTAAGAAATGGATGAAAATTTCACTTAAATATAGTTTTCACTACAAGTTGATTAAAAAATACATTGAAACTGAAAAATTTTATTTTAGAAAAAATGAAGATATTATACTTCCTAAAGATGTAACTCCAGAGAATGAAAATGAATATATAGAGAAGCATCCTGAAGTTAAAGATAGTATTAAAGAAGAATTACCTACTTGGGCTAAAGCAAGTAATGAAAGATTTACGTTTTTTACTATTTATCCTTGTTTCAAAAAAGAAGCGTTTTTAAGATATATCAAAGATTACACCATTGAGCCTAATTTTTCTATACAAAAAATTTTAAGTGGTGAATTATCTAAAGAATATATAGATACACTTAATGATATGTTTGACCAATGCAAATTATTAGGTGAAAAAATAAACCTTCATTGGTCATATAACAGACTTCAAGAAGAACACTTAAAATTTTCTAGAAAAATTGCATCCATTAGATTTGTTGATGCTGATTTAGAACCTATAATATACTTTGGAATGCCAACTAATCCTAAATGTATTAATTATGAAATTATTAGTGATGAAAAAATGGCTTTTGAAGAAGGTGTTGAAATGCATAACTGTGTTTATACTAACTATTGGAATAAGATTAAAAATAAGACTTACTTCATATTTAAAATAACTTATCCTGAAAGATGTACATTAGGTGTTTCTAAAAAATATACTAGCTATAATGAAACCAAAACTGATTTAAGATTTAGTATTGACCAAGTTTATATTAGTCGTAATAGAAATGTAAAACCTGAAACGAAACAGATATTAAGTGAATGGGTTAATACTAGAGAAATGCAAAACTTCTTTGTAATGAATTATGATATTTTAGATATAAAAGATGTTCAAACATTAGAACAGATAGAAAAACTTGAAGAAGAAGCTAAAAAAATAATCAAAAAAGCAGTTTAGTTTTTTTTAACTAAATTAATTTTGTGGATTGTATTTTAATTCCTACATTTGCATAAAGAAAAATAGAAAAGATATGAAATTTTTTATACAGACAATAAAAGAAAGAATAACATTTGATTTTGCATTGGAATTAGTCAATTCAATTGAATCACATAATTACTTTTATCCTAACGATAAAATCGAATATATTCTTGATGATGATTATAAAGACTATTCTTGGGAAGATAAATTCAAAGAATGGTGTCCTGTTGGCAGTGTAGAATTTGTATGCGGATGGTTTAGGCATTTTTATGGTGAAAACATGGTTCCAAAACCAATTAATGTGCCAAAAGTATTACAAGACCAATATTTTACACGAAGATTCATTGAGGAAGAGGTTATCAATGAAGAATTTAGAAAGAAAACTGAGTCTTTCATATTAAAGATATTTGCAAAAGACGTAAATAAGATTAAATCTGAAAATAATGGATTATATGAATTAGGATATAGAAATATTCCAGATGGAACATATCAAGTTTCAAGTTATATCAAAGAAATTAAAGCTGAATTTAGATGCTTTATATTTGAAAATAAACTATTAGATGTGCGTTTATATGATGGTGATTATAAAATATTACCTGACTTTGATAAAATACAGAAAATGATTGATACATATATGGTTGATGCTCCTGTTGCTTATACTCTTGATGTGGCAGTAAATGAAGATGATGATACTATTGTTATAGAAGTGCATGATTTCTTCTCTTGTGGATTGTATGGTTTTATGGAAACAAAAAGACTTCCTTATATGTTTTGGAGATGGTATTATAACCATATAAACAAAATTAATTATTCCAAATTAAAAAGTGGCTTATGAATATAAAAGAGTTTTATCAACTATTATCAAAAAATAAAATAACTATTGATGATAATCATCATGTATTTAATTTGACAAGATTTATAGATAATATTAAATATCAAATTGAGTATTATATGGTATTTGGCTAAAATATATTAGAATGTATCGTTATAGTCCCACACAATTTATTGTTTGTGATTCATATAATAATATGATTGTGTGGAAAGATTGTAATGAAGAAAATTTATGTAAAAAATATTTAAATTCTCATTAATATGGTAGATGATTGGATTAAAATTGATGAAGTGGAAATCACTTCAGAAATAAATTGTATTCATTGTGATACAAGAACATTTCATGCAAAATGTAACATTATTGATTTCAAAAAAATTGAAAATGATAGATATTATGAATTAACATATAACAAATTCATTGATTTTCTTGAAGAAAAGAAAGGTAATATTGATGAAAAGTATTTAATTAATATTAATGAAATTATACCATTTTTGTTAAATCTACGTGAAATCAAGAATTATGCAAATGAACCGATACTACGTTTTAATGGTGTTTTAGGATGTGGTTTTTGGCTTAAATATGTTCGTATGTATAAAATTAATGATAACCAATTTATTGTATGTAATTCAGATTGTGTTCCAATTGAATGGAGACTTTTAAGTAAGAATAATGTAGCTATTACTAACTATGAAAATAAATAAGAATGTAACTTTAGAATGGCTTAGAAAAGAATTTATTTATTGTAACCATTCTAAATATCGTAAGTATGTTGATGAATGGCTATCAAATCTAACAATGGCACAAATTGAAGGATTTGAATTACAAAGAATTGGTCAAGAAACTAAATCTAAATGTATATAATATGGGATTTATTTGTAGTGCTCTAATAAGAAAAAATACTAAAGAAATCCAATCAAAATTAGAAGATATTGGATGGGTAAAAGCTGAATATGTTGACGAATATCCTCATATAGAAACAAAATTTAATATGCACCCAACAGGAAAATTTTTTGGTTGTAATAGTGGAGAAAAAGGTGAAACTATATGTGGCATTCCTTTATCATTATTTATTGAAGGAGTTGATTGTGATAAAAATGAAGATTTGTTTTTTGCTTTATCTTCATTAAGAGATGATACTGATGAAAATCAACTTTTTATGATGGATGTTGAAATATATAATGATATTCCAAAAGATAGTACATTTTACTCAACTAATATCGATGGAAAATATCATATTGGGACTAAAATAGACCCTTTTTATTGTCATAAAATGACTAAAGAAGAAATTATTAATTATTTTAATAAAAATTAACAGATAAAATTTTAATATATAAAAAATAATTTGTATATTTGCATTGTTAAATTTTAAAACATATAAAAATGAAGAAAAGAGCAATTTTAGGTATTGACCTACAAAACGATTTCGTTTTAATTAATGGTGCTTTGAGTGTGAATGGTGCAGAAGAAGATGCAAAACGTATTGGTGCATTTATTTCTAATAATAAGAAAGATATTCATCACATTTCTCTAACACTTGATTCACATCACCCTTTGCACATTGCAAACCCTATCTATTGGAAAGATAAAGATGGCAATCATCCTTCACCTTTCACAGTGATTACTTACCAAGACATTAAAGATGGTAAATGGACTACATCTATTAACCCACAATGGTCTTTCCGTTATGTAGAAGAGTTGGAAAAACAAGGAAGCCAACTAACAATTTGGAATGAACACTGCCTCCTTGGTACTGATGGATGGGCAATTGTTACTCCTGTTATCAAAGCATGTATTGAATGGGAAGAAACTAATTGTAAGCCTTATAATTTGTGGTTTAAAGGAAGTAATTGGTTTACTGAACATTATAGCATTTTTAAAGCTGCTGTAACATATCCTGGTGCTCCTGAGACTGATTTGAATCAACAATTAATTCAGGTATTGAATGAATATGATGAAGTTTATATTTGTGGAGAAGCAATGAATTATTGTTGTTTGAATAGTATTAAAGATTTGAATACATATGCTCCAGATTTAATGAAAAAAGTATTAATTCTTGAAGATTGTATGTCTCCTATTGGCACTTTTGACATCAATACAGACCCAGTTTATCAAGAAGCTGTTCGTTTAGGGGCAAAAATTATAAAATCAACTGATGTTTTGTTTTAACACAATTTGAACAATATTTTATTACTGTATATACTTTATTTTTTATTGTTATTTTTGAGTTAAATCATTATATTTATAATAAAAATATAATGAATACTGAAGAATTTATAAAAAAAGCTAAAAGTATATATGGTAATAAATACAATTATTCAAAAATAAATTATGTTAATGCAAAAACCAAAGTTTGTGTAATATGCCCTGAACATGGAGAATTTTGGCAATTACCATATAGTCATTTTGTAAGAGGTTGTAATAAATGTTCAAAACCAATTTTCGATAAAGATTCTTTTATTAAAAAAGCTAAAGAGATACATGGGAACAAATATGATTATTCTAAAGTAAAATATGTAAAATGTTCTGAGAAAGTTTGTGTAATATGCCCTGAACATGGAGAATTTTGGGTATCACCAAATAATCATTGTAATGGTAAACACAAACAAGGATGTCCTAAATGTGGAAAATTAGAAGCTCAAAAAGATAATAAGAAACGTCTTGTAACAGCAGCTAATTCATTTATTCAGAAAGCACAGGAGATTCATGGGGATAAATATGATTATTCAAAAGTGATATATAAAGGGGCACATAAAAAAGTTTGTCTAATATGTCCTGAACATGGTGAATTTTGGCAAACACCTGATAAACATATTAATGCTAAACAAGGATGTCCTAAATGTAAAGAAAGCTTATTAGAAAAAGAAGTAAGATTATTGTTAGATTGCAACAACATATATTATGAGCAAGAATATTCTGCCAAATGGTTAGGAAAACAACGTTTAGATTTTTATTTACCTAATTATGGTATTGCAATTGAATGCCAAGGAGAACAACATTATAGACCAATTGATTTTGCTAACAAAGGAAATGAATGGGCTAAAAAATCGTTTTTACAAACCCTAAAAAATGATTATAATAAAAAAAGAAAATTAATTGAAAATAATATTGAACTTATATATTACACAAAACCAGAATTAAAACAAATAAATGAATTTATAGATAAAGAAGATTTATTAACATATATAAAAAATATAAAAGATGAACGAACAAGAAACTTTTCAAACCACAATGGGTATTAATTTTACCAATTTTGATGTAAATAATATCCAAGAAGCTGAAACTATCAATGTAGTATTTGTTATTGATAAATCATCTTCAACAAACCGTTTTATCAATGACTTGAACAACACATTGAATGAGTTTTTACATGAATTTCAACGTTCTCATGTAGCAAGTAAAATGCTTATTTCAGTTATTGAATTTAATGATAAAATTGATGTTGTTTCAGCATTTCAACCTATTTCAGACTTGAAAGACTTTAATGTTCAACCTTATGGTTGCACAAATCTTTATGGAGCAGTTCTTGCAGGTCTTGAAAATGCTGTACAATATCGTAAAGACCTTGAAAATAATGGAATTAGTGTAAAAACTCTTGTTTTCATTATTACTGATGGTGAAGATAATGAAGGAGTTGACCCATCATTGGTAAAACAAAAAATTGATGAAATTTATCAAGATGAATCAAATTGTTTTAGTTTCACTGTTATGATGTTTGGTCTTGGTGATGAAGCTAATTTTGATGAAGCTCGTGAAAAAATGGGTATTAAACCTGAAATGCTTGGCAAACTTGGAGCTACTGCTAAAGATTTGCGTAAAATGGTGTCATTTATTTCAAGTTCCGTTTCTTCAAGTGCAAGCGGACAAAATGTTTCTGCAATCACATTCTAAAAGATTGCAACACTTTATGGTGTTTTTATAATTAATTATAGTAGTAAAACCATTTGTCTGTGAAGATAGATGGTTTTTATTTTTTTTTAACTAATAAAATTTTGATATTATGAGAAAATATACTATATTTGCATAAGAATAATAAAACAAAAATTAAAATTAATTATTGAAAAATGGAAAAAGAAAAATCATCTAAAAATTATACCATTATTGGTATTATTATTGCAATTGTGTTTATAATTGGTATTGGATTTGCAATGAATATTAATTATAGTAACAAAGAAGTTAAACTGACTAATCAGTTTAATATGGAGATGAAAAATCGTGAAGCTACTTTTGATAATATGTTTAAAGTAGTTAACCAAACAGCACAAGTTGCTGAAAAGTACAAAGAATCGTTTAAAGACATTTATGTTCACATTACATCTGAAAGATATAGTAAAGATGATGGTGTATTAATGAAATGGATTCAAGAAAGTAACCCTAATTTTGATAGTAAATTATATGACAAACTAGCGTCTGAAATTGAGATTAAAAGGCAAGAATTTCTAATGGTTCAAAGAAAACTTATGGATATTGAGAACCAACATAATAATTTACTTGATATGATTCCTTCTTCATGGTTTTTAAGTGGTAAACAACGTCTTGAATATAAAGTGATTAGTTCAACTCGTTCTAAACAAGTTATGGAGACTGGTGTAGAAGATGATATTGATTTATTCAACTAAATAAATAAGCCATATGATTTTTTTATTAATTGTCTTATTTGCAACATTCATTTATATAATTACAGTACTATTAATTTGTATTGATAGATACAGATTTTTCAGTGGTGGAAAAATAAAAGATTATTTTAATGAAGAATATTATGGAGATTCTTTATACTCTGATGAAATAACAAAGATTGCAACATTTATGCCATTTATAAACGTTTTATTTGCTTTTATTAGATGTATATATTTGTTTGTTGAACTTATAAAATGGATTTTAACCAAAATTGGTGTTACAAAATGGTATAATCATTTTATTAATTTAGATTTAAAAAAATGAGTAAAATTTTATATGTAATATTAATAGCATATATATTACCAACAATTATATCAACAATTGGATTTTATCTTTATGATTTTAAAGGTCATACAATAGGAGAATTTTGTGAATATCTTACAACAGAAGAAGATGACATGAAACCATTACCTTTTATAGTGTGTCCTGTGGTTAATATATTATTTGGTATTATTGCAATAATAATCATATGTACCAATTTAATAATATTACCAATAAAGATATTAAATAAGAAATATAAACTTTGGAGCAAAATACAAAAAATTAGAATAAAATGATAACAGACATAATATTATTAATAATATATTTTTATATTATTCCTTTTATAATTGTAATTGTTGGATATTATATAGATTTTGAAGGTGAAACTTTAGGGGGAATTTAAAGAAGATATGTTTTTTATGGATGAACATGCTGATGACCCAGTATCAAAATTTATGCAATCCACAATACCTGGTATGAACATAATAGTAGCATTTATATTTTTAGTTATTGGTATTATCAGATGTATAAAATTTCCATTTAAGATTATTAATAAAAAATTTGATGTTTGGAACAAAATTAAAAATTTAAAGATTAAAAAACACATATAATGGAATATCTAATTTTAATTATACCTGTTATTGCTGCTATAATACTAGCCGTAAAATTTAGAGAACAAACTGTGTGGTGGGAATATGGGCTATTGTTAATTCCATCAATTATTATTGTGTTTACCCTTAAATTTTCATTTGAAGCTTATGAGACTTCAACTAAAGAATATTTAAGTTATTACTATGTGAAAGCTCGTCATACTGATGAATGGAATGAATGGATTCATAAGACATGTACTAGACGAGTTCCTAATGGTAGAGATTCTAAAGGAAATACTACATATCGAACTGAAACTTATGATTGTTCTTATTGCCAAACACATCCTGAAAGATGGATTTTAATTGATAATACAGGTAATGAAATCTATACTAATAAGACCACTTTCGATAGAGTAAGAACAAAATGGAAAGCTCCAATGATTTTTGTGGACATGAATAGGCATTATTACACAAAAGATGGAGATGCACAAGATTATTATTGGGATAAACAAGAAATGACTGCTGAGACTTATACAGTTGCAAAATCTTATTCTAATAAAATTAGAGCTTCTAGGTCAGTTTTTAATTTTAAGGAAATTAGTAAAAATGAAGCTAAAGAATTAGGTTTATATGATTACCCTGAAATTATAAATGACCATCAAAATCCTCTTATTGGATATAAAAATCCACGTTCAATTGATATTAATAGATTAAGATACATTAATGCTTTTTATGGTAAAACAAAACAATTTAGAACATTTGTTATAGTATTCTATGATAAACCTGCATCCATAGCTGAAATGCAAAGGTCTTATTGGTTTGGTGGGAATAAAAATGAATTTGTAACATGTGTGGGAATAAATTCTCAAACAAATGAAGTTGATTGGGTTAATGTTTTTAACTGGTTAGAAACTCCAAAAATGAATGTTGAATGTGAATATTATTTTTCAGGTAAAAGATATTTTGACCCATGTGAATACGCTGATTGGATTCATAATAATATTAATCAATGGCAAAGAAGAGAGTTTAAAGATTTTGATTATCTTGAAGTAGAATTATCTGACACACAATATATGTGGATGTTTATCGTGACATTAATATATAGTATTGGGATTTCTATATTCATTGTTATGAACAATGCAAGAAATGATGAAAAAAACTATAAAAGAAATCGTTACAGATATTGATTATGGAAACAATAAATGAAAATACACGCATTTGTCCTTTATGTGGGAAAAAAATTCATTATAGAAACGTTTATGAAGATGGTTCTGATTGGTTAGGTCATCAAAGAGGGTCATCAAAATCATATACTATTGGTTATGAATGTACATGCGATAACATCAAATTTAAAAAAATGTGTTTAAATTGTTCGTTTTACCAAGCTGATACTTGTATCAATAAAAGTGTAATTGAAAAATATAAAAACACTATTGAGACACTTGATAGTCCTTTTTCAGTTGAAAAAATTTCAATTACTGTAAAAAAACCGACTAATGCCTGTGATTGTTGGAAAGTTAATTCTGAAATTATTTCAAGAATTTTTAAGCAAACAATTTAAAACCTATTTATTATAAGTAAAAACATATAATAATATGGCAAACACATTAAAAGTTACAAGAAAAATTTTAGAAAATATAGTAGAAAATACCATTAATGAAGTAATGGATGAAATAACTGCTTATCATGGAACTGATGCTAATTTTGATAATTTTGATTTAGCATATATGGGAACAGGAGCAGGTAAACAAGATTATGGATATGGAATTTATTTATCAATACTTCCTGATGGTACACAGCAATATGGTAAAAATGCTTACACAGTTGAAATCCCAAGTGATAACAAAAAATATTTAATAGCAGATAAAGTTTATTCTCCATCTTTTGTTAATAAACTTAAAAATAAACTTTATCAACTTATTATCACACAAGATGATACCTATAAAGGTGCAGAAAAAGAATTAATGCAAGATTTGAATATTACCTTCAATGATATTGATGGCACTAGTATATATGGCAGCATTGAAACTTATTTAGGAAGTGATAAAAGAACTTCAGAATTCCTTTACTCAATGGGTTTTATTGGTCTTAAATATCGCAATGGGAAATATGAGAATGTAGTTATGTTTAACCCAAAAGATATTAAAATTATAAATAAGAAATTGGGATAAACAATAAAAATATCTATTAAAATTTGCATTTTAAAAAATATAGTCGTATATTTGCATTGCTTTTGAAAAAGAGCAATATTGTTTAATTAAAAAAATAGATTAAAAATGAAAAAAATTATTTTATTATTAATGGCACTAGTACTTACTGTTAGTATTAATGCGCAAGAAAAAGCTGTTAAAACAAGTCAAGTGACTGATAATGTTTTTGTTGGTATTAATGGTGGTGGTTCATGGTCATTAATGAATAGAGATTCCAAATTCTGGAACAATGTCAATCCAATGGCTACAATTAATGTAGGACGTTACATTACCCCAATAACAGGTTTACAAGTTTCATTTGAAGCTGGAGCAAGAGAAGGTGGCAGATGTTTCATAGACCATACTAATTTGACTTTAGATGGTTTATTAAATATGTCAAACCTATTTGGTGGATATAAAGGCTCACCACGTGTATTTGAAGTTGTTGGTGTGTTAGGTGGTGGTTGGTTTCACACTTATGGTAATGTAAGTAATAGTGCTTCTGTTAAAGGTGCTGTTGAACTTAATTTCAATCTTGGAAAAGAAAAAGCATGGCAATTAAATATTATTCCAAGTTATACTTATTTACCTGCAAAAGCAATTGAAAATTCTTATGTAGCTCTTTCAGCAGGTTTTACTTATAAGTTTAGAAATAGCAACAATACACACAATTTTGTATTAGTGGATGTAAGAAATCAAAATGAAATTGATTTACTTAATCAACAAATTAATGCTTTACGTGAAAAAGCTGAATTGTTAGCTAAACAAAACGAAGAAAATAGTTCTTTGATTAAGGAACAAATGAAAACCATTGAAGAATTGACTAAATGTTGCCAAAAAGCAAGAGAAACAAAACAAGTGGTTTCTTTAACTAATATGGTATCATTTGAGATTGGTAAAGCTAAAGTAGGTGAACTTCAAATGGCTAATTTGTCTCAAATTGCTAAAGTATTGAATGAAAATTCAGATTTAAACATTGAAATTAAGGGATATGCTGATAAAGATACTGGTACAGCAGAACTTAACCAAAAACTTTCTGAACAACGTGCTTTAAATGTTAAAAATGTGTTAGTAAATACATTTAATATTGATGAAAAGCGCATTTCAACAGTTGGAGTAGGGGCTACTGAACAACTCTTTGATGAAAACAATTGGAATCGTGTTGCAATCTTTGTTAGTAAGTAATCTTATTAACGTTTTGAACATATTAATGATATTTAACGAGAATCTTTTTAGGTTCTCGTTTTTTATTTGTATATTTGCAAAAACTAATTAAAAACAAAAAATAATGGATATTGATAACATCTTAGCAAAAAGTACAAAGAACGGGGGTACTATATTAACACAACATTTATCGAATGTTGGTTGTATATGTAAACATATGGCAAATATTCTTGGATTATCAGAAGATGATAAAAACATTCTCATTATGTGTGGTTTGTTACATGATATAACAAAGTGTTTTTCAAACTATCAGGAATTGTTTAATGGCAATGAAAATGATGAGAATAATATACGTCATAATGTAACAGCATGGGCTTTATTGAGCAATAAAACAATATTACTTAATGAGAAAAAAGTTGATATTAATAAGATTATTAAGCCAATTCTTTTTCATCATTCTATCAATGATGAATATAACAATACAACTCCTGAAACAATAATTGACCAAATTAAAGAAGAAAATATTGAGAATATTGAAACCTTTAATTCTTTAATAAAAGAAATTGTGTTAATAGCAAAAAATAAATTTGATATTAATCTATTAATCAAAGATTCTGAAAATATAAATACTAATGAATTGCCACATTATTATGAAAGTCTAAATAGTAAAAATATACTTTCCCCATTAACCCGTAATTCAAGATTGGCATTGTATAGACTTTGTTTGGTTTCTGCTGATAGATATGCATCTAAAGCTGAATCAGAAGGTGTAGAATGTAATGAAGATTATATCAATCAATTTATAAATAGTAACATTTTTTATCAAGACATTGCTCCTAATTTTCCTGATTTTGATGCTATACGTTTTGCAAATCAAAAAGATTTTGCAATTAAATCAGCAAAAGAACATACTTCTATAATAACAGCCCCAGCTGGATATGGTAAAACTTTGTTAGGGCTATTATGGAATAATCAATTAAATAATGGCAAAAAATTATACTGGATTACTCCAATTAATGCTATTGCACGTAATTGTTATATATCATTAAAACGTGAACTGGAAGAATTTGGTTTTGATAAAAATATTACAATAGGATTATTAATTGCCAATAAATTTGAAGAGGGTGATGCCAATTCTGATATTATTGTAACCAATATTGATAACTGGTTAAGACCAACTTTTAAAGGTGATAAAGAAATAAATTCATTTGAATTATTATATTCAAATGTTGTGTTTGATGAATTTCATATGTTGTTATCAAGTGACCCTTATTTCAGTGCTTTTATTTTATATATGAATTGTCGTAATAAACTATGTAAGAAATCAAATACGTTACTTCTTAGTGCAACTCCTAACAAGTTAATAAATGAATATTGGGATGTTGACTCTTGTAGAAGTGCTGTTTTCAATTGTGATTCACAAATTAGTAACCAAAAATATAAATTTACTTTTGATGGGAAATTACCTTCAAATAAAAATTGTTTGGTTTTAAAAAATGCAATTAAAAGCAGCCAAATTTCATACTATAATGAATATGATAAAGATAACAATACCTTAATTCATTCATCTTTTATTGATAGTGACTATGAAAATAAATTAAATGATTTGTTATTAATACATGGCAAGAAAAATATAAAAGATAACAAAATTCCTTTAAATACCATTGTGGGAACAAGATGTATTAGCACTTCTTTAGATATATCGTTTAAAAATGGAAGTGAATCTATTTGTAGTCCTGAATATACATTACAATTTGTTGGAAGATTGGGACGTTTTGGTGAATATATTGATGATGTAATATCTGTTAATGTAACAAACGAAACTCATGATAAAAATGGAAGTGAGAGAGGTGCTGTTAGAATATTGTATGATACAAAGTTGACTGATTTATGGTATAGTTTTTTAGTAGATAAAATACATGGAAATATAATAACTAACAAAGAACTTTACCAAATATATAATGAGTTTTATGAAAAATATCATAAAGATATACAAAGATTAATTGAGCAAAAATTAATAACATCTTTCAATTCATTAGTTAACATGAATTATACAGTTGGAGAAGGGAATGGAAAAAGTAAAAATAAAATTAGAGGGAATAACAATAATACAATTTTTATTTACCCATTAGATAATGATTCGGACAAGGAATTTATTAAAGAACCATTAAGCATAGAGATTTATTCAATTGAAGAATCTGAAGATATTGCAAATATTAAACAAGAAAAACACTTTAAAACTATATGTAATTATATCAATTCACATGATTTAGCTAAAAAATATTTTAATACAAAAGAAATATATGTGAAAGATGCACTGAATAGGATTAATGCCAAAGTTAATCTTATGGTTCGTAAAGCTAGAGATAGAGAAACACCATTATTTCTTACTAGTAGAAGATACAACGAAAAATATGGCTTATATGATAATATAGTTGAAAATTTTATTTTTAATATAGATTAACAATAATAATTTTGTAAATACATTAATTAAATTTATCTTTGCATAAAGATAAAATATATGAACCTTAAAATAATAATTTAAAATGAACGAAATTTCAACAATTTATTTCCGTGCCAAGGGCAAAGGATATGGAGTTTTTCAGAGTGATTCAAACAATCAAAAACAAATGTTAATGGGGCTTAATAATTATGCCGCATTAAATAAAAAGGATGATAATCAAGGTCATTTTAGTAAAAAAAATTTTAATAGAGATGAAGATAATAAAACTTCATTTAAGTTGAAAATTACAGGTGATTGTGTCAAATATTATATGAGATACAATGAGTCAGGTGAAGTGCAACGAGCAACATCAGAAACAATGAATATGGAAAAAGCATTTTCGTGTGCTGTAATGGCACATCCTTTTAATTTGTTAACTGGATGGTTGATGACTAAAAATCAATCTCTCTCATTTAAACATCCTAGTGCATTGCATATGTGTGATTTTATTCAAACTAATGATGCAATTCCTTACATGGAAGTACGTTCTTCAAGAGATTTAGTAACTCAGAATCAAAAATCTTTCTTTTATGAAGAAACAATTGGAGATGTTGAATATGTACTTGAACATGGCGCAATTTCAATAAAAGATTTACAATTTATGATAACTGAAGAAAATACATGTAATGCTAGCATACCAACTGATGTGGAAACAATCAATACATTTATTGCTATGCTGAAAATGAATTTTCCAAATTCAGATTTTAAAGACACATATTATAAGCAATTAGGCTCTACTGGAGAAAAAAACATACCATTTAAAGGCATTTTATTGGATAATAATTGCATTAATGCAATTGTTAGAGACTTTTTCAAACGTTTATATAAAATGAAAAAGAATAAGAATGATTCTTATTTTGAAGTTACTGAAATTGAATACAAAATGATAAATAATCCATTTGACAATCCTTATGATAGCGAATATGGATGGGTGAAAATCAATTCTGTTGAAGATATTGATAATATCAGCTTTGAATGCAAAAAATATTTCGAAGAAATTAAAGAAGAAGAAATGCCTGTTTATAAAGTATTTTTGGGAAAAATGGAAGTTCTTAAAAAAGCGATTGAGGAAGATAGAAAAAAAGCTGAGGAAAAAGAAAAAAAAGATAAGGCTAAGAAAAAAAATGAAGTTGAAACTATAACTGAAACTGAAAATGAGTAAAATAATACATTTGGGCTTTGATGGTAATATATTCCTGGATGAACCATCCAGGAATAAACTATCATATTCTAAAGGCTTAGTAGAATTTAAAAAAACTGGTTTACAATGTTCACCTTATTTCAATAAAGATTTAATATGTAAATCAATGTTAAAAAATGCTATTGTTAAAATGTGTGGAGAAATACCATTTTCTACTTATAGAAAAAGTTTAATTGGAGAAATATATCAAAATAAAGATGAATTCAATTTCGATACTTCAGTTTATGAAGAAGTATCAAGATGTATAGATAAATCTTTATATAATATATCAGTCTATAAGAGATTTGATGGTGAAAATGATAGATATAACATTGAGTTTATCAAAGGTTTGCCATCAACTAAAGTTAGTGGATGGGACACAAAAACTTATACATTATTTGATGGAAAATATTCTTTTATTAACACAAGTGCAATTACATTTGAAAAAATGAAATATCAAACTGATGTTAATAAAGAAACATTTGATGATTTTTGTGATTTAATGTATGAACTTTCAGGATTAAAGCCTTATGATTATGAATTAACTGATATTATAAAAGTGATTCATAATCAAGAAGATAAAACACTTATCAAGGAAAAAATAAATTTATTTAAAGAAAACCATAAAAAATCAACTTATCTTTATAAAATGTTAGATTTTATGATAAATCCTCTTATCGGAAAGGTAAATGGAGATAGATATGAAATTGACATTCGATTAAATAAAGGTAAACGTCCAGTTTTAAACAGAACAAGTGTTAAATATGCTATACCTGTAAATGGAGAAATTTATTTTTATGCTTCTGATGAACTGTTTAAAAGAATGAAGGAATGGTATTGTGAACCTCGTTTCTATGATGGTGGAAAATTATATGTAATAGAAACAATTGAAGAATGTGAATTTAATTCCAATCTTCTTATTGGAAAAGGATTTAAGAAATGTAATCAATTAAAAGAAAAACATTATGAGATTTAAAATTAATTTCACTCAAAATACAACTCCAATTTCAATTGAAAAAAGTTGTGAGATATTAAACTCTTATATTCATAGATGTTTGGGAGAAGATAACCCATATCACGATAAATTTAGCCAATATTCTATTTCTTCTTTTCAAGGGGGTAAATTAGGGAAAGATGGTAATCTTGATTTTAAGGATGGAATGTATATTATTGTTTCAATTCCTGAAAAGAATACAACATTTTTTTCTGATTTAATTAAAGGAATTATGTCAGGAGTTGAAGTAGGGTATGGAATGAAATTTATTAACATCGAACCTCTTACAATTGAGGTTGGTAAAAAGTTTGATTATGTTCAAACAATAAGTCCTATTATATTAAAGAGTAAAGAAACTAATAAATTTTTAACTTTTAATGATGGGAAATTTATTAATGAATTAACTAATAGATGTGTTAAAAAATTACAATATTATGACGAAAATATAAACCTATCAGATTTTAAAATTGAGGTTGTTAGTTTATATGGAAAGAATAAAATTAAGAGAATTAAAGTTAAAGATTTCAATAATAAAGCAAACATGGTTAGATTAAAAATTACAGGAAATGCAAATACAAGAAAAATTCTTTATGAATTGGGCATTGGAAGCTCCACAGGTTCTGGTTTTGGCGCAATAAAAACGCTTACAAACTCCTATAATAGAGACAAATACTAAGAATGAAAATGTTTTTATATACAATTTTAGTATGAAATACAACTTGATGCTGCTGCATTAATATCAGCTAAAGAATGTTTTTATATATAATTTTATAATGAAATACAACTGAGTGTGAACTCTCCGCTACCATTACTCCAATGTTTTTACATATAATTTTAGTATGAAATACAACCATATATAAATTAATTCTATCATCAACCAAAATGTTTTTATATGTAATACTTCTGTGAAATATAACTTGATTTGACGGATAATCTTTTTCATGATAATGTTTTTATATACAATTTTATAATGAAATACAACCCACACAAATTGATTGGTTTGATGATTTATAATATTTTTATATATAATTTTATGATGAAATATAACCTTTATATGTTTTATGCGTGTTGCAGTCTTAATGTTTTTATATATAATTTTAATATAGAATACAACATACACCCAAGAAGATATAGACCAATTTTTAATATTTTTATATATAATTTTATGATGAAATACAACTAATATCTAAACCAAGATAAAATGCTTTTATATATGATTTTATAATGAAATACAACTGGTGTTGAAAAAAGTAGTTCTTTGAGTTAATGTTTTTACATATAATTTTAATATGAAATACAACTGGGTTCGTTCGCTCCGAAGCTATCAGAATGTTTCTATATATAATTTTAATATGAAATACAACCGTTAGCGTGCAAAAATTTAAGAACAAGCCAATGTTTTTATATATAGTTTTAATATGAAATACAACTTCCGTTGGTACTTGATACTCTTGCAAAAATGTTTTTATATATAATTTTAATATGGAATACAACACATGAACGAATTAACCAAAAAGAAAATAAAATGTTTTTATATATAATTTTAATGTAAAATACAACTCTCCCTAAATGATTATGTATCAGTTCATAATGTTTTTATATATAATTTCAATATGGAATACAACTTGAGGTTGCTGGGGAAAACTCGGAATTTTAACGTTTTTATATATAATTTTATAATGAAATACAACCAATATCATTAAGTACGTTTTTAGGAGTTTAATATTTTTATATATAATATTTTTATGAAATACAACTGAATTATTTAAAGATATATCAACTATTTATGATATATAAATAACATAACAATGGATATTTTCAAGAAAAAAGAAATAATAGTTGCAAATATAAAACGCTTTAACGCTAATAACATTAATCCAAATGACGTTATATTATGCAACACTGATGAAGAGTTATTAAAATTAATTCTTCGCCAATCACCTAATTATTGGTTCAACAATTATGTTTTAACATTAGAAGAATTTGTTGATTTCTTCTCCGATTTATTTGAAAAATATAATATTTTTACAACAGGAGAACATCATTTGTATGGAAGCCATAAAGGTTATGCATTTGGGGATGCAATATTATATGTCTATAACAATTATGAATTGTATGCTTATCAAAAAGCAACTGTATATGCCTATACACAATCTCATATATACACTCATGACTTTACTAAAGCTGAAGCTCATAATTTAGCTTGTGTTGATATGTTTGATGCAAATTGTCATACTGAGTATTTTGATGAATCATGTGGCTATATTCATAATGGAGAAGCTATATCAAATGATAAATCAAGTATAGTTTTAATTGAAGGTACTTTAACTTCTCATAATTATTCACATATTAAGACTTTACCTGGCGGTTATAAAAATGTAACTGCAATGGATAATTGTACTCTTGAATTACATGGTTCTCCTTGTGCTGATTGCTATAATCGTTGTCAAGTGAAAGCATATGATATGTCAGAAGTAATTTGTCATAACAATGTTTGTGTTGAATCATATAATAAGTCACAAGTCATATTAAATGATTTATCTTCATGTGTTGCACATGATACTTCAATAATCCATATATGTGCAGCAAAATGTGTTAAACTAATGGATTTATCTATTGGCTATAATTATCATGACATTGCAATTCAAATGGATGTATCAGGCACATCTTATTTATGTGATTTAACCGATACGTTTACGCAAGTACAAAATAATGGTACTATTAAATGGGAACAATCAGGAAAAATATTCTCAAATCAAAGAAATTTAAATTAACCATTTTATTTTAACTATATTTAACGAGACTTCTTTTGAGGTCTCGTTTTTTATTTATACATTTGCATAAACAAAAAATAAATAATTAAAAATGGACAATAATCAAATATATCACTTTGTTAAAGTGAAAACTAAAGGTGATGAAGATTCAAAAGGAACTTGGTTACTTGAAGCTGATTCATTAAGAGTAATTAATGAACACTTTAAAAAATATGTTGGAGCAGAAATTAAACAAGGTATGAAAGAAATCATATCTCGTATTAATGGTAAAGTAGGTCATTATACAAATAGTTTTGCTAGTACTGTTGATACAATTATGCAGTTTGGTGAAAAACCTTATTTAGTTGTTGCTACTGAATTGGAAAATGAAATGCTGCAAACCAGAATAAAAGGTTATCTTAATGATAGAAAGCAATATCTATCCGATTCTTTATCTGTTATTATCATGTCTCCACACTTAGAGATTATTGATGAAGAATATAAAGATGAAATGGTATATCCTCATGAAGTTAAACCATCATTAAATGATGTAAAATATATGACATGGTATGGTGGAAAGCATTGGTATGCTAAAATAGGAAAAATTGATATTGTTGATAGAGATAATAATCAGAAATGGAACACTCGTAAAGAAGCTGAAGAAGCAGCAAAATGGTATATTGAAACATTCTATTAATTATGAAAAAACATATAACTTATTGCAATCAATGTGATAATTGTAAGGTATATCCTGACCCAGACTTTGATGATTGGTTTTGTCATGATGATATAAAAATTGTCTGCAATGTTAACAACATGACAATGGCAAGTGCATGTCGTCCTTATGAAATAAATTCATTTAAAGTACCAAAAAATTGCCCATTAATGAATAAAATGGAAGAAAAACCTATTAAAAATGCTAATGATTTGATTAGAAAGTTTATGAAGGATAATAATCTTGAAGAGATGCATATAGGTGCATTTATTCTTGAAGAATACAATAGTGTATGTATCAACAAAGATGATATAGATAAGATAAATAATATAATTAACTTTAATAAATAAATTATGTCAGAAATTAAAATTACAACAGAAAAAGTAAGAGAAGCCTACAAGAAAAGTAATGATTGTGTAAAAGGTGTATTGCAGAATCTTTTTGGAGAAGAAGTATGCGCTCCTAAAAATGTAATGGATAGAGTGAAAACATTTGAAGATGCTTGTATTGAAACAGGTACAGATATTCAAGCATTCAATGAAATAACAAAAAATTTGGATGAACATGTGGTAACTTACATGAAGCTGAGTATTATTGTTAAAGCTCTCAACGAAGATGATAAGTTTCCATATTTTACAAAAGAAGAATGGAGATATTACCCTTATTTTTGGCTATATACCAAAGATGAATATGAAAAAATGAACGCCAAAGATAGAGAGAAAGTCTCTCGTGTCCTCTTTCGCTCGTATTACTATGCGTATTCGAATGGCGGTGTTGCGTTTGCGGATGCGGGGCACGATGCTTCGAATCCGTATAGCAATGTGGGTGCTCGGCTTGTTTTCCGAACAAGAGAACTTGCATTGTATGCAGGAAAACAATTTATTGATTTATATGTAAAACATATATTTGATGCTGGCATAATAAAAGATTAAAATATATTATGAAGAAAGAAAAAAGAAAATGGGTCAAAGATGAAAAAAGATTAATCAAGCTGTTATATAGAACAGGTATTATTGACAAATATACATCAATTGATTCATTATATTGGGATTATTCTGGGAAGTTTCCCAGAATAATTTATACTAAAAATGATTATTTAGATAATATTAATGATTATATTATTGTTGATATTGTCAACAGGGAGGAATATGGAAACATTTCACGAAAATCATTGATTAAACTTCTTAGTAAACTTCCAATTAAAAACAACAAAACAATAAAAAACGTTTAATAATGATTGAAACTGTAATTTTAGTTGCATTAGCAATTGTGTATTTCATAGGATGTATAACGGTTCACATTTATAAATGGAATAAAAGACGAAAAAATTAAGAATAATTAACGAGACTTATTTGCAAGTCTCGTTTTTTGTTTTTATATTTGTATTATAATTAAGAAACAAGATATGAAAATAGTTGATTATATATTACTCAGTCTAATTTGGCTAATTATATTGTTTTTATTTGGTTGTGTCTATTATGTAATGTTTATTATTAGATATTAAAATATGGAAATTGAAGTAAAAGAAACTGTAACAAGAAAAATAAAAGTTTATCCTTGTATTAAATGTGGAAGCGAAGATATTGAAATCTATAATTGTGGTTATAGTAGTTTCAATTGCGCAGGTGGAGAGTGTAAAAAATGCGGTCATACTGTTGAAACACATGCTAGTTGGGATGTTAAGAAATCAAGTTTGATTAAGGCTTGGAATAAAGAAAATGACCCATCTATCATCATTGAACGTTTGGATAAAGAAAGGCTTAAAATAGTTGACGAAATAAAACGTCTTAAAAAACTGAAAAATAAAATGTCTAAATTAATAGAAAATTAAAAATATGATAAGTATAGATTTTAATAAAGTAATGCATGGAGAACAAATATTGTTTAATAAATGCAAAGGAAAAAATATAAAAGACACTTACATTGGTAATAAAATTTTATGTATTATATTTGATGATAATAGTTTTGTGTATTTAGAAGAATATGATGATTATGGAGACATATCCAGATTTGAAGATGTAAATGTCAACTATTCTAATCTTAAAGATTATATTGGATATAATAAAGATGGTGAATTGTATTATAGTGATGTTATGGCATTTATGATAAAAAATGAGTTATTTATTAAAGATGAATTGAGGGAATATTTACTTCCTCTTTTTGATGAAGAACAAGAAAAATTAAAAGAACGAGAACTTGCTGAATATAAAAGAATTAAACGAAAGTATAATTTAAAATAAAAATAAATCATGAGAAAATTAATTGGAACTATTGTAGTGGTGTTATTGATTATTATTGGTTTTACAGGTGTTAATTTGAAAGTGAATGGAACTGCATTTAAAATCCCACCTTACATTAAAAATGTAGTAACTGATAAAAAGAAAATGGAAGAAGCAAAGAAAGTTTTTAATACTGCAAAGGAAAAACTTTCTGATGAAATTAAAGATGAAAAATAATCATTTTAAGACGTTTTAAAAGACTTTATATTCTAAATGAAGAAGTTATTGAGTTTATAGATAAAGTGCCTTAAAATTAAAATAAATCACATTATGGATTATATTATTAATGGAGAAAGAGTTAATTTATTGGATATTGTTGAATGTGATATTCCATTTCAGCTAACAGAAGAATATGTTAATGAGTTTAATTATTTAAACACTGATGCTGGATTTACTAAAAATATATTAAAAAAGGAAGATATAGGAAAATGGATTTTTATTATAAAAGTAGAAAAAGATAGTTTTAAACGTTTAAATAATATGGGTAGCTTATATCCAGCAAAAATCAAACAGGATATTTGTTCTAAGCCATATGGGACAGAGAAAAAAGCATTTAATAGTTTTGAAGCATTCTCTAAATTCCTCAAAAAAGAGCTTAAAAAGAGAGTTATTGAAATTTAACATAATTTGTTTGCAACTTACAAATTAAAACATATTAATATTATTATAAATTATATTATAACTAATATTATATATTTTATAATAATATATTAATATTATAAAGGACCAATATATTATTACCAGTTATTTTTTAATTTGCAAATTTTAATGATTAAAAAAGATTAATTTATGGAAAATAAAACGTTAGATGAAAAAGTAGCTGATTTAAGAAATAAGCTTACTCCATTGTATAATTTAGCAGCTTTAATGAATGAAATAATCATTAATAAGGGAGAAATTGAAATTAATGATGTGGTTAAGAATTGTATTATTGCTTCTAATGATTCTCTTCCAATTATCAGGAAGGTAATTGATTCCATGTTATTTGATGAACCAATGACTAAAGAGCGTTTAAAGAAAATATCCAAAGAGTTTGCTAATAATGCTTGTATGCCTTATTGTTGGGAAGATGTTTATAATAGATTAATTGATGGTAGTGCATTACCTTTTAAAATTGAAACAAGATGAATGAGTTTATTGGGACGATGGTATCAAGAACAATATATGCTTATGTATCAGAAATTGTACTTGGTCCTGGATATGATGAAAAAGAAAATAATTGGTGGGTGATTGTTGATGTTATTTGGAATGATAATGGTTGTCCAATGCGAGAAAATTGTAAAATACTAAAGTTTGATACTGAACATGAAGCAAAACAAATTAAAATTGGCACATGTGTTGATTCAGAAAAAAAATTTTCATGGATAGATTAAATAAAAAAGATGTTTGGCATGATAATTGTCAGCCAAATGTAGGGCAGTTAGTAATAGTAATTGACGAAAATAATACAATATATGACTTTGGCTATTTTTGTTTTAATGATTATGTTGATTATAAACATGGCTTTAAATGGGCATATATGAAAGATTTAGTAAATATAACAAATGGAAAAGAAGAATAGAACATCATCAGCGATTGTATCTTATAGATATGGTAGCATTGTATATGGAACAGATAATGAAAATTCAGATGAAGATATGATTTCAATTATATCTGATGATTTTGAAGATATGACTGAAAATGAAGGTCAAGGAAAAATTGGTGATTATGACATTACTTTTTATAAGGAAAGTTATTTTATTGAAAAAATTAAAAATCATTCTATTGATGCTTTAGAATGTATCTTTCTCCCAAGTGATATGATTATTGGAAATAATAAGTATCTTCAATATTTTCAACTTGATTTACCAACTTTGAGAAGTTCCATTTCGGCTATATGTAATAATTCTTATGCTAAAGCAAAGAAAAAATTAACAATAAAAAAAGATTATGACTTCTATAAAGCTATGAAATCTTTATTTCATTCAATTAGGATTTTTGAATTTGGAAAACAAATAGCAATATTTGGTAAAATTACCAATTATCAAGCTTGTAATCATATATGGCACATGATTACCAAAGAAACATCTACTGATTGGGATTATTATCATAAAAAATATAAACCAATTTGGAATGAATATCATAGTGCATTTGTAAAAGTAGCAAGGAAGAAGCTTACTTAACAGTTTTTAACTATAATATTTTTGGAATTTAAAAAATAAATTGTATGTTTGCATTAAAATATAAAAAATGAAAGGTGTAATTAATTTTTTTAATATCATTATAGTACCATTTTCCATTCTTATGGGATTTGTGCTTGAATTTAAATATATGTGGTTAATAATAGCCTTATATTCAAGTCTTATGCTTGTTAATATCACAATTAACACAATAGTTACTTCTATTATTGAAAAGAAGTATGAAGAAAGTTATTCAGCTTTCTGGAGAACATTATTTGTGATTATATCAGCAATTAGTTGGACATTTGTAATTTATTCTTAATTAAATAATAAAAATATGAGTAATATTATATTAGATTTCTTTCACAACATTACAAAAAGGAGTAATCCAAGGTTAAATGCAAAAGATGCGTATTTGAAAGCAAAATATCAACGTATTCAAACTGAAGAAGAAAGATTAAATGAATTTAAATTTAATCTTGATACTTTAATCTCAATCAAGTGTGATTCATGTACATGTTGTTGTGTAGTGGAACTTGAAGAAGATTTGTCCAAGCATTTGGATGATATTATCAAAGAATATCGTGAATTAGGTTATACAGTTATTAATTTAAAAGATGAAGTAGAAGATATTGATAATAATTATCTTTTTCTTTGTTGGGATAAAAAATATTGATATAATGATTACACAAGATATTATCAATGTTTTAAATTCCATTAATGCTTCAATTCCACCTAAACCAAAATATGTGTTAATAGCATCTGAATTTATAGTTGATTTAATAGTAAAAAATAGTGATTCTGCATTCAATTTTGAATATGATTTCTGGATATATAAAACACCTTATCATAACATTAATATTCGTATAGAACATATGTTTCAAGGTTATGAAGCTATTTTATTTAAAGATGGAAAAGTAAAGGTCACTATTGACAAAGAAGGTAAAGGGAAAATTTTTACATAAAATATAAATTAATATTATTTAACATTTTGGTATTTGCAATTAATCACTTTAAGTTGTATATTTGCATAAAATAAGAGAATAAATTAAAGTGATTATGTCAGAACAAATGAAAAATAATACAGTTGCTTTTATATTTGAAGGTAAACTGGATAATTTGTTAACAGATAATGGAAATATTAAATCAAGTAGATTGATTAAATTTGGGAATGAAACCGAATATGGGAATGAACAAAATTGGGACATTCAACTAACATCTTATAATAATATTGAACCTAAACATGAGAAGTTTGATAGTTTATTAGGGAAAAAAGTTAGAATTATTGTTGAAACCATAGAATAAAAAATACAAAGATTGTTATGGATAGAACTTGGATGAAAGAAAAAATTACAATGAGTTATGAAGATTTATTTAATTATGTGATTCAATCAAGGGTTCTTGGGGATATGTTAAACGAGAATAAACTAGCTGAAGTGGGATTCGAAATCCCACATCTAGTTTATATACAAAAAAATAATAAATCACCTTATATGGAAACTGAAAAAAAGTCTAAAGAAATATTATATACTAATGGAGATGCTACTTCTCCAAAAGGAGAAGGTAAAAAATATATAGTACACGTTTGTAATGATATTGGCGGATGGGGACGAGGATTTGTACTTGCATTATCAAATAAATGGGATTCTCCAGAAAAAAGTTATCGTGAATGGAATCGTAATGGGTTTTATGAATTGCCTGATTCAACTAAATGTAAATTTGAACTAGGAAATATTCAAGTAGTTCCTGTTGAAGAAAATTTATCAGTTATCAATATGATTGGACAACATGGTTGTTATCCAACAATAGTTGATGGAGAAAAAATACAGCCAATTCGTTATGATGCTTTAAAAGAGTGTTTAATGAAGGTAGCAAAACTTGCTAAATCTACAAATGCTAGTGTTCATATGCCTATGATTGGAGCTGGACTTGCAGGTGGTGATTGGTCTATTATTGAAGGAATAATTAATAAAACTTTAATATTCCTTGGTGTTGATACAACTGTTTATATATTTGATGAAAAATGATATGGAAAAACCTATTATTAATGAAGTATTTGCAGATAATGGTGAACATTCACATTGGGAATTAATAAATGCTGAAACAGGAGAGTTATTATGGAGCGAAGATACTTTTAATGAGTATATCCCAACTGATGATACAATTGAAGAAGTATTAAAGCACATACCAAGATATTTTGCCTTTGATAAAGTTTCAGGAAAACTATACAATAGTAATTCTCAGTCATATGAAGGAATTGATGGTGATACTGTTGTTTATACAACTTATATTAAAGGTGAGAAGAGAAAACTTAAAGGTACTGTTAAGGGTTATACAGAACATCAAATTGTTATAACATACGAATATGGGACAGATATATTAACAGCCGAAAATGCTCAAAGAAAAGAAATTATTAAAAATAAAAAGTGGATTAAATGACAGAAGTAGAGAATTATACAGATGATTTCTTTTATGATGGTGATGAAAGAACTATTGGAAAAAATGATTATTGCAATTTCATGATTGAAGGTAGTGATTTTTTTCCTTGTAAAAAAGTCAGTAAGTCACTACCAAATGGATATTATACAATAAGAAAAGATTATACACGAGGTATTTTTTTTAGAAAAAAAGAAGTTAATTTAGATAGATTAGTCAAATTTGACTCTTATCCTATGTATCAATTAATTTTAAAAGATATTGAAACTTTTTGGAATTCTGAAGAAGAATATGTTAAAAGAGGGAGAGTTTATAAAAGAAATATGCTTCTTTATTCTCCACCAGGAATGGGTAAAACATCTTTAATTAATTTATTAGTTGAAGATTTAGTAAAAAATCGTAATGGTTTTGTATTGTCATTAACTGATGATAATGATATTTTAAATTTTAATGATGCAATGTCTTATATTAGAGCAATTATGCCAACTAAGCCAATTATTGTAATAATTGAAGATATTGATAATTTCATTGGTGAAGGTGCGGACAATAAATTAGAAACTGAAATTCTAAATATGCTTGATGGTATTAATAAACATAGTAATATTCTTACTATTGCTACAACAAATTATCCAAAGAATTTGACTGAAAGATATTTGAAAAGACCATCAAGATTTAATCGTAAGTTTTCATTTACTTATCCTGACGAAGCATTAAGACGTGAGTTCTTAACAAAAGTTAACTTAGCTGAAGATATTGCGAAAATAGATTTAGATAAATGGGTTAAAGAAACAGAAGGGTGGACAGTTGATTATTTAAAAGAATTAAGTGATTCTGTATTTATTAATGGTTATACTGAAGAAGAATCATTTAAAGAAATCAACGAAATGATTAAAACTAATATTGTCAAAAATGACAAGCCAAAAAATAAACAAGGTGGTATTGGTTTGAGACCAACAAATCCTTGTATTGAAAAAATATGTAATTCATGAGTGTAAAAACTTATAATTTTTATAAAAAAAGAGCCTATGTAGTTGGTGACATACATGGGCATTTTGACATTATAAAAAATCAAATAAAAACTTGTAAAATTACAAATAGTGTAATTATATTTGCAGGTGATATTGGACTTGGTTTTGAAAAACCTGAATATTATAAACAAATTTTTCCTAAGCTAAATAGAACAATGAAAACACAAGGAAATGTTTTATTGTTTACTAGGGGAAATCATGATTCAAAAATTTATTTTGAAAACGAGTTAATTAACTATTCTAATATAAAATCAATTCCTGATTATTCGGTTGTTAATATTCACCAAGATTGGGATGAAGAAATGAAAGAGACACCAAAATTTTCAATACTTTGTGTTGGTGGCGGTGTATCAATAGATAGGCAACACAGATTGGAAGTTGAAGAAGCTTCTGTTATTGAATATAAGTATTGGCATCCAAATGCATCTAAAGAAGATATAGAAAAACATCGTAAAAAATATTATTGGAGTGATGAGCTTCCGTTTTATGATGTTGATAAGTTAGATGAAATAACAAAAGAAGGATATAATATTGAATATGTGGTAAGTCATACTGCTCCTGATTTTTGCTATCCATATACTAAAAAAGGAATTGAATCTTGGATGCGATTAGATGAAAATCTTGAAAAAGATGTTGATTTTGAAAGAAATACAATGACAAGTATTTACAATTATCTAATTAGTCATAAACATATATTAACAGGATGGTATTATGGTCATTTCCATTCTCATTATGAATCATATTATGATAATGTAAAATTCACTTTGCTTGATTGTGAGCATCATAAGTGGGATATGGTTGAAATTGGATATAAACCAATGGAGATTAATTTATGAAAAATAAAATACAAAAAATTATTAAAGCAATATATTGTTTTTGTTTTGGTTGTGACCCTATATCTTTTGACAAAAAAAATACTGTAACAACAGATTAAAATTTGAATATATGGTTGCTAAGAAAAATGGTAAATCAAAAAAGAAACTTACTAGCTCTGAAATTATGGAGAGAGTTATTGATGTTGAGGAGCTTGAAAAACGAAAACAAAATTTAGTTAAAGAAGAGCCTGTTTCTAAGGAAGAAACTGTTATTGAAAAAGAAAAACAATGGTGGCAATTGCCAATGAAAAAGGCTCTTTTTAAAACTAAAAAGCATGAAGGTAAGTTTTATGGACAATATGAAGGATGGAAGGAATGTATTTGGATTGGACCTTATGATACTGAAAAACGGTTGAATGATGTCATCAAGTCATATGTTGAAGAAACTAAAAAGCCTGTAATGGATAGGAATATAAAAAATGTTCATTCCATCCTTTTAAATATAAAAGAATAACATATCAAATATTGAATGATTAAATTAAGGATAAATCAAAATGAATTAGAAGAAATAATTAATGATGTATTAGAAAAACTTCATATAAACGAAACACTTCCTAGTAGAGTTGTGTTTGGTGAAATGTTAAATAGAAATATAATCACTGAAGGATTAATCACTACTTATAGTCCAAATGATACCATTAATATATTAAATAATAGCAAAATTAAATTTTATAACATAAGGGCAAGAAGAATTCCTAATTCAATTGATAATAAAACAATATACAATATTGTCCTTTATTTCGATTCAGGACTGCATAATATTGGAGTTGACTATTTTAATAATATTATTCATTTACTTGATGTCTGTGGATGGTTTCCTTCTATTATATATGTTAATGGTAAAAAAATTAATGATATTGATAATTCATATGAATTATTAAAAAATAATAATATGCCATTTGATATGATATGTGAGGCTAAATTTGATGTTAAAGTAGATGACAATGATTTACCTGATAAGTTATATCATATAACAAACACAATAAACTTAGATAAAATAAATAGAAATGGATTAACACCAAAGAATAAAATAAAAGTATCATATCACCCAGAAAGAGTATATTTTTTTGATAAATCAGCTATTAATAATTTTGATAGAATTGCTAAATTCTTTTATGAATTAGATAATAAAAATAATGCATTCACTTTGATGGAAGTTGATACTAATCAATTAAGGTCTAAAATTGATTTTTATTATGATGGAAATACTGATTTAAAAGCATTTTATTCATTAGAGCCAATTAGTCCATTATTAATTAAAAAAATAAAAGAAATAACGTTATTTGACTATCCGCAATCATCCCCAAGAAATGAAGGGTGATTGATGGATAAGAAGATTAGCCTAAGCACAGGTTGCACACCTGTGCTACGTTAGAAATGAATGTATAGGAACGTTGGGATGTTTATCCAAGTCCCAACCTCTTCGGTCAGTGATTAAACAGCTTGGAAACGGGCAGTGTTACTGACAATTGAAACCATTTCATAACCTTGGCGATGGGTAACTTACGGGAGAAGTCCTGGGTAGCTCTATTTTAGCTGCCGTAATACTTAAAAATTAAATTAATAAACTAACTAATTAATAAACTTATGGTATATGTCCTTAACAAAAATAATGAACCCTTAATTCCATGTTCAGAGAGGAAAGCAAGACTTCTCTTGAAACAGGGTAGGGCTGTCATATACAGAAAGGACATTTTTACCATTAAACTAATAAATGGAAGCTATGGATACAAACAGCACATAACACTAGGTATTGACTGCGGAAGCAAACATATTGGTATTTCTGCTACAACTGATAATAAAGAACTGTTCTCGGCAAATGCCGAATTAAGAAATGATATTGTTAAACTACTTTCTGATAGAAAGTCATTAAGACAAAACAGAAGGTATAGGAAAACAAGATATAGAAAAGCGAGGTTTGACAACAGACGCATTAAAGAAGGGTGGCTTGCACCCTCTATCAGACAGAAGATTGATTCACATGTGAGGATTGTCAGTTTAATCCACAAATTGTTACCTGTGAAACAACTTAATGTGGAAGTGGCTGCATTTGATATACAGAAAATAAAGAACCCTGACATTGAAGGTGTTGAGTATCAGAAAGGGGAACAACTTGATTCTTATAATGTAAGGGAATATGTACTGTTTAGGGACAACCACATTTGTCAGCATTGTAAAGGAAAAAGCAAGGATGATGTATTGCAAGTACATCATATTGAGAGCAGGAAAACAGGTGGTAATGCACCTAACAACTTAATTACTCTTTGCAAGACTTGTCATGAAAAATACCATTTAGGTGAAATAACATTAAATATTAATCGTGGCAGGTCATTTAGGGATGCAAGTGCAATGAGCATGATGAGGTGGTTCTTATATGAAGAACTTAAGAATAAGTTTAGTAATGTGAATATTACTTATGGTTATATTACTAAATACAAGAGGATTAAGTTAGGTTTACCTAAGGAACATTACAATGATGCTTATTGCATTGCTGATAACCTTAATGCAAAGAAGATGGAGAAGCATCATTTGATAAAGTTCATTCCTAGACATAGTAGGATATTGCATGTGCAGACTTTCAGTAAAGGCGGTAATCGAAGGAGCGCAAGCGCTCCCTATTGGTTAAATGGTGGCAAACCTTCAAAGAGTGGTATTAAGTTTGCCAGGTTCGATAAGGTTAAGTTCAACGGTGTTGTTTGTTTTATCAGTGGAAGTAGTAATGGTTTTGCTTCATTAAGAGATATAGAATGGAATAAGGTTAACGGTTGCAAGACAACTGTTACAATTAATAAATTAGCACTAGTTTCTCGAAGGCGTGGCAGCATGTTGTTTGGGGAATTATGCGGATAATCATAACGTTATAAAATCATGAGTTCAAGTATTTGGGTTAAATGCCCTAACTGTAAAGGTAGTGGAAAACTAGAAGATTTAACAATATGTCCTACTTGTAAAGGTAAGGGCATTATTAGTGAGGTAACAGGTTTACCGCCTGGGGAAACGGAAGATGTAACAATACATCCTTTCACAATTCCAACTTTTCCTAATACATCTCCAACTGTTGCACCACAATATCCTTGGTATATAAATCCAAGGATAACATGTCAAAATACAAATAATACAAATATTGCCAAAGGTGATGATAATTGTACAATAAGTTTATTAAAATTAGACGAGGGTGGCAATATAAATTATGAATTTGGGCAAGAATGTGGAAACGATTTCTTAAAAGTATTTGAGGATATTGTTTCAAAGTATATAAATAAAGAAAATAAAAAATAAATGAAATGGCAGAAACACATTTTCATACGATATTGGTAATAGGTGAAGAGCCTGAAAAAACTGTTGCAAAATATAGTTCTGTAACTGAAGTTGAAAAACATTTAAAAATTAAAAGAGATGATGCTCCAAAATTGTTAAATAAACATATTAAAGCAATTAAATCATTTTTAGACAGTGATAAAATTAAACTAACTTCTAATCAAAAAGATTACTTTAAAGAAACATATCTTTCTTTAAAAGATATGGATGAATTTGATTATTTCTTGGAAATAACTAAAGGATGTACTTATGATGAAGAAACAGGAGATGCATATACAACTGAAAATCCAGATGCAATGTATCAAATGTATTATATTGGAGACAAATGTCCGTTTGCTGAACCATTCATTTTAAATGATGGGACAACATCTTATAGCGCTAAAGTACAAGATATTGATTGGAGTAAAATGCATATGAGTGCTGCTAAAATGGAATTATGCAAACTTGTATGGGCATTGATGGTAGATGAGAAAAAGCCTGAAAATGAAAGAGAAGAAGAATTAGTTAAAAACTGGGAAAAAAATAAGGCATATTTTAACAACTTTACTGATTGTGATGAATATGTAAAACATACTTGTTCTTTTTGGCATTATGGGGTTACGGATGGAAAAAAATTCTCTGAAGTTGATTACACCATTTCTGACAAAGAATGGGTTGCTACATTTTATGATAAATTTGTTAAAGATTTAGCACCTGAAACATTATTAACTGTGTGTGAAGTAAGAAAATTGGATGACTAATTGCTGTTTTTATTTTTTTGCGTAAAAATAGAATTTTTAAATAATTTTAACGAGAATCTTTTTAGGTTCTCGTTTTTTATCTGTATATTTGCAGTATTAATTGATATTTTTATGGAAAATACATATAAATATTCTTGTAAAGTTGAAGTAAGTGATAAAAATACATTAAAAGAATTGTATAGATATTTACAATATCATAAATATGCTGTTGATGTACCATATAAATCAGTTGGAAAGTATTTAGCAAATATTTTAGTTACAGTTAATGATAAAAGATGGCTTTCATATTATCGTTATTATAGAGAAGATGAAGGCTATGCTGTTTTAACAAGAAGTGATGCTATAAAATATCGTACTAATATTGTTGATTGTGGTACTGATATTGAATTATTTAAAAGATTAGTCGTTGTCAAGAGTGAAGAAGATGATTTTGATATTGCTCTTTATAATTTAAATAAAACATATGAAAAATAAATTATTAACAAGACAAGATTTTAAAGAAGAAGTCTTTAAAAGGGATAAACATAAATGTGTTGTTCCTGGATGTGAACAAAAAGCTGTTGATGCACATCATATAATGGAAAGGAAATTGTTTTCTGATGGTGGCTATTACTTGAATAATGGCGCATCATTATGCGCTGAACATCATTTGGATGCTGAAATAGGTAAAATAACAGTGAAAGAAATATTGGATTATGTTAAGGTAAATATAGACGAAATTCCAATTCCTGATAATATAACGATTTTCGATTATGTAGGATTGATAAAAACTGACTCACTTGATAAGTGGGGAGAAAAAAAGAAAGAAATTGATTCAATTAATGAATGGTGGAAACAATATGAAAATAAGAAAGGTAAAAAAGAAACTAAAGAAAAACAATGATTTCATTAAAATCATGTGGCTTAAACATATTAAAGAATGGTGTAATTTAAGTCATAAACTTTACAATACCTATCCAACAATTACTAAACATTATATAAAATTTTGTAACAATAAAATAAAATGAGAGAAGAAAATATTATAAAAATAAGGATAGCTTTATGGATTATTTTATGCCCTCTTATCCTTATGTGGTTGTGGAACTTTGTAATGCCTAAATTTGGTATTATTGAAATTAATTATATTGAAGCATTTGCATTAAGAATTATTACAAGTATATTATTTAAAACTAATCAATCTCTTTTAAATGATTTTAATGAGATAGGAAAATAAACGAGAAATAGAAATGAAGAAAATAGGTTTATTTTTTGGTACGTTTAATCCAATTCATAATGGTCACTTAAGGATGGCTAATTATATTATTAATTATACTGACATTAAATCAGTATTGTTTGTTGTTAATCCAACTGCACCTTTTAAAGAGAAGGACAATCTTCTTAGTTTTAAAGATAGAATGGAAATGGCTGATTTAGCGACATTTAAATATAGGCACATTCAAGCAACTGACATAGAAAATAATTTGCCATTACCTGCATATACTTATAACACTTTTAGATATTATGATGAAACATATAAAGGAAAATTTGAATTTGCATTAATTCTTGGTTGTGATAATTTAAAAACATTATCACAGTGGAAAAATGCCACTGAAATTATTGAAAATCATGAAATATATGTTTGCCCAAGGAATGAAATAGATTATGATAAAGAAATTATTAAAATTAATGATAAATTCAAAGCTAAAGGAATTAATGTAATAAAAGATATACCAGAGTATAACATAAGTTCAACATTTATTAGACAACAAATAAAAGAAAGTAAAGATATTGGACTTTATGTGCCAATTGAAGTTAAAGAATATATAGAAGAAAATAAATTTTATTTGTAATTTGTTATTTTTTTAAGTAGTTTACTAATAATTAGTAAACTAATAAAACAATGGCAAGTACATTTACTATTTTTCAAGAGGGAAAACTTAAAGATTATGATATTACAGTAGACTTACATACTGATGGGGATGCTGAAAGAGTGACATGTAGGATTACATGGACTGATAGTGATGGTAATACTGGTAGCCAACAATTAGATACTAACAAAATTTCATCTTATACAATACATGTCAGTGCTAATAATTCAATTTCTATAATAATTTCAAGGGTTGGTATATCATATTATCATAATGGAGATGAATCTGCATGTTGGAATACTTCTGTATATGTTGAATGTAATCCACCACTTACATGGTCTGAGATTGTAAATGAAATTTCAGGTGAATATCCAGGTGGAAATGCTTCTATATATGGTTATGGAGAAATATGGCAATAATGTAATTTAATATAATTTAACGAGAATTCTTTTGGATTCTCGTTTTTTGTTTATATATTTGCATTATTAATTAATAAGCAAAAAATATGAGGAAATTTATTGTAGCAAACATATCATCTTATATTGGACAATGTGTTGAAGCAGAACATTATTATTGTACTATCTACAAAAACATACAAATTGATATTGATAAAAATATATCAGTTTTACATCATTGTAGAACTTCTTTTGAAAAAGAAGAACTTTATAAAGTTCTTAGTAAAGAGGATGCTGAAACTCTTAATAAGAAAGATAATTATTCCTTTTGGGAAGAAGGTAGTAAAGTTACTCGTTTCAATTCAATTGCTGAAATTAAAGAAGAATTATTAAAACAATTCCCTAATGATAATATTGTTACATATGAAGATTGTGAACCTCATAGAGAAATGTTGATTAAAATTGATGGTGAAATAAAATCAATTGATTTTTTAGGTGAAATTTGGAATACAGTACCAAATTCAGTATGGAAAGATTTACTACCTGAACATTTTAAAGTTAAATGTGAATGTGGTAAAGAATATAGTGAAGAGGAAGTACAAGAACTTATTTTCACTCATAGAATTGGAAATAGAGAACTTGCTGTTTTTGATATAGATTTTTGTTACTGTTGCAAAAAACCTTATTTAATGTGGAATGTAGTATTATGAAATATTGGATATGTACTTATACATCTACCAATGACCAGGGATTAGGGGTTGGAGTTGTTACAAAAAGTGAAGAAGAACCAAGAATTGAATGGGAAAATGTTGAATGGAAAGAAATATCTGAAGATGATTATAATAATTGTCTTGACCCTGTTAATGGTAGCCGATTTATTAATCAGATTCTTGATATACCACATTATATCATCACAGATATAGTGGGGAAAGTTGTTTATGAAGGCTCTTATATGGCTTGTGAATGGTATAAAGAGAAAGGTGGGGATGTTAGAACTTTTGGCGGAAATATTGTTCTAAGAAAAACACATATTGAGAATATCGCTAAAAAATCAATGAAAAGTGTATGGTGGAATACAATACAACGTATAATTGAAATTGAAGGTGGAAAACTTAATTCAAATAATATTAAATTTGTTGATAGAATAATAACTGATAAATTAGTGCCGTATAAACATCAATTGTCACAAGATAAAGCTGTATTGAGAAGTTTTTTCAAAACTAAATTTATAACATTTAATGATATTGATACACCTGTTGAAAACAGACAGATAGTATATGATTTGGGAGAGTTTATTCGTTTTAGATTAACATTTGGGGATAGACCAATTAATCATGAAGCTGTTGTTGAAATTAATATAAACTTATTATAATATGGAATTACCAATTGAATTTAGGTTAGTAAAAATCAAAAACTTATATCAAATAGAATATAGGATTGTTGATATTTTCAAAAGTGTTCCAACATTTTCAAATTTTCTAAACAAGAGTAAAATCAAATGGGAAACCATACCTTATTATTTTATAGAAGATAATAGAGTGAAAGAAACTACTTTAAAATATAGAGATATTGATGGATGTTGCATGTTTATCAGTAAACATCAAAAAGGCTCAGATATTAATAATTGGTGTTTTAATATGAAAAACATGTTAGAACAAGAATTATGTCAAAAGAATATTGTAAGTCAAGAAGATAACGAGCTATATGATAAATATAGAATTGTTGAAATTATTAATGGAGATTAAACATAAAATTAATATAACAATGAGATACCTAAATAAACTTAAAGAAATTATTAATGATTGGTTCAGAGATAAAACAATGGAACAATATGAAAAATATCTTCTGAATAATAAAGGTAAAAAATGTCGTTTTCATATTGATAGAGGTGACTATGGAATAATTCGACTAAAGTTTAATGCTGAAAGCAAACATGGTTGGATAACTTTTACTCATTTCTATTGTTCTTCAACTGAAGAAAAAATTGAATATTACGAACAAACATTTGGTAATGAAAGTGTTAATGAATTTATTGAAACCCATTCAATGATTGATGATATTTTAAAAGAATTTGAAAGAGATAAGGAGCGAATTGCAAGAGAAATACAAAGGCAAAAAGACTATAAACGGTCTTATAACATATATTAACTTTAAAAGTTTTTATATTATACAATAATTTAGTATATTTGCGTTATGAAAGAATATATAAAACGTTTTTTGGATAAATGGTTATGTTGTCATCAATGGGAAACATATGAAAAGATATTAGTTAGAACTGATTTTGGTGGCTCTTATTATCGTTATATCCTTATTTGTAAAAAATGTGGAAAGATAAAAAAATTAAAAAGCAATAATTAAATGTTATATAAAGGTTTAAATATAATAAATTGTGATTGTGTAAGATATTTTCAACTTATGAAAGATAATCAATATCTTGCAATCATTGACCAAGAAGGTATTATAAAAGCTTCATTTATTAAAATGGGTGGGAAAATTTATGAATATTTTGACATATTCACAATTAAATGTCTTGATGATTATAAAGAATTTGCTTATTCATTATCATTTTTGTTTAGGAACGAACCTAATGCAAAAACATATATTTACCATATTTGTGATGAATATGAATGGAATGACAGATTAAAAGCTGCCAATCTTAAATTGGCTAAAGAAAAACTTAAAGATAATAATTCTAATGCCAAACTAATATATAGAAAAATTTTAAAAGATGGTGGTAAATTCGTATCATTTGGTTCACTACCCAATGATGTTGGTTTATTAGTCTGTGCAGTTTCAAGTGACGAGGATTATTATTGAGCTTATGTAGAAACAAATTTAAAGGTTCATTTATCATCTTGTGTTGGTAGTTATGAAATTATTGAAAGTAATGAAGTAAAGTTTAATATATTAAAACATTTAATAGAGAATTTGACTATCCGCAATCATCCCCAAGGAATGAAGGATGATTGATGGGTAAGCGGATTAGCCTAAGCACAGGTTGCACACCTGTGCTACGTTAGAAATGAATGTATAGGAACGTTGGGATGTTTATCCAAGTCCCAACCTCTTCGGTCAGTGATTAAACAGCTTGGAAACGAGCAGTGTTGCTGACAACAATAAATGGAAACCATTTCATAACCTTGGCGATGGGTAACTTACGGGAGGAGTCCTGGGCAGCTTTATTTTAACTGCCGTAATACTTAAAAATTTTATAACTTAACCGAAGAAAATTAATAAACTTATGGTGTATGTCCTTAATAAAAATAATGAACCATTAATGCCGTGTTCAGAGAGGAAATCAAGACTTCTCTTGAAACAGGGAAAGGCTGTTATATACAGAAAGGACATTTTTACCATTAAACTAATAAATGGAAGCTATGGATACAAACAGCACATAACACTAGGAATCGATTGTGGAAGCAAACATATTGGAATTTCTGCCACAACTGAAAGAAAAGAATTGTTCTCAGCAAATGCTGAACTAAGAAATGACATTGTTAAACTTCTTTCTGATAGAAAGTCATTAAGAAGAAACAGAAGGTATAGGAAGACAAGATACAGAAAACCCAGGTTTGACAACAGAAGAATACTTGAAGGGTGGCTCGCACCCTCAATCAGACAAAAGATTGATTTACATGTAAGGATTATCAGTTTAATCCATAAGTTGCTACCTGTTAAACAGGTTAATGTGGAAGTGGCTGCATTTGACATACAGAAAATTAAAAATCCAGACATTGAAGGTGTAGAGTATCAGATTGGAGAACAACTTGATTCTTATAACGTAAGGGAATATGTACTTTTCAGGGATAATCACATTTGTCAGAACTGTAAAGGAAAAAGCAAGGATGACATATTGCAAGTTCATCATATTGAAAGCAGGAAAACGGGTGGCAATGCACCTAACAACTTGGTTACACTTTGCAAGACTTGCCATGAAAAATACCATTCAGGTGAGATAATGCTGAATGTTAATCGTGGCAGGTCATTTAGGGATGCAAGTGCAATGAGCACAATGAGGTGGTTCTTATACGAAGAACTGAAGAACAGATTCAGCAATGTAAGAATTACTTATGGCTATATTACTAAGTACAAGAGGATTAAGTTAGGTTTGCCTAAAGAACATTACAATGATGCTTATTGCATAGCTGATAACCTGTTAGCAAAGAAGATGGATAACCATTATTTGATAAGGTTTATTCCCAGGCATAGTAGGATATTACATGTACAGACTTTCAGCAAGGGCGGAAAGCGAAGGAGCGCAAGCGCTCCCTATTGGTTGAATGGTGGTAGACCTTCAAAGAGTGGTATTAAGTTTACCAGGTTTGACAAGGTTAAGTTTAATAATGTTGTTTGCTTCATCAGTGGAAGCAGTAATGGCTCTGCTTCATTAAGAGATATACAATGGAATAAGATTAACGGTTGCAAAACCGTTGTAACCGTTAATAAATTAGAATTAGTTTCTAGAAGGCATGGTAGCATGTTGTTTGGGGAATTATGTGGATAATCATTTCGAAAAATAGTAATTATATGGAAACAACTAAATATCCACGAACATTTACTGAGAAAAATTAGTTGTTTATCTATTTTTTCAGTATTCCTTTCATATTTATATAAAAATAATAAAATATGAAAGAATATATATGCCCTTTTTGCAATAAAGTAATGCATAGAAATGCTATACATCACATTTATAATTGTAAAGAAAATGAACAAAATATTTCTAAAGATGAAATAAGAATTAAATATTTGGAATATAATTTTAGTAGAGAAACCATTAAAAAATTGATAGAAGATTATATTAATTTATATTCTCTTCCAATGTTACAGGAAAAATATAACATAGACTATAAATCAATTCAATTTATATTAAAATATAATAATATTGAAATTAGGAATAGTTCTAAAAGTGCAAAGTTAATATCAATGCCTAAATATAAAAAAACTTGTAATATGAAATATGGAACTGATAATGTTTCTAAATTAGACTTTATACAAGAAAAAAAGAAAAAAACATTTTTAAAACATTATGGTGTTGATAATATATGGAAAACTAAAGACTATGTAAAAAATATATGGAAAAATTATAGTGAGGAAAAAAAACAAGAAATAATTAGAAATGTTTATGCATCAATAAATAAAAATAAATCTGTTGGAAGCAAAATAGAAAAAAGAGTTGCGTCTATTTTAGATGATATGAATATATCATATTGTAGACAATTTTTCATAAATGGTTCAAGACATCCATATGATTTTAGATTAACTAATTCAAATATATTGATTGAAGTTAATGGTAGATGGTGGCACGCAGACCCAAGATATTATAATGAAAAAGATATAATTAAACAACCAGGTAAAAAATATAATTTAAAAGCCAAAGATATTTGGGATAAGGATAAAAAAATAATTGATTTTGCTTTGAAAAACGGTTTTATTGTTGTAACTTTGTGGGAAGATGATATAAATGACAAAGATGATTGTGAGTTAATGAAATTTATTATAGATACTTTAAATAACATATAATATGAATAATAATGATAGAAAATATCCAAGAACTTTACATGTACCTTTTAGTGAAAGTATAACACCTGATGATAGAAGGTGTGAAAGTGATTGGTTTTATTACTTAAAAGATAAAACACTTGTTTTAACGGAAAAGTTAGATGGTTCGCAAAGTTATATCTGTAAATCAGGCGTTTACGCTCGTTCTCATGCAACTGTTACTGATAATCCCTGGGATAAAAATCTATTTGAAAGAGGTGGCACATATGACCAAGTGAAAGGATGGCTTGCAGAAAATGAAGGAATTTATGGTGAAAATATGTATGGTGTCCATTCAATTGAATATAATAAGTTACCTTCTTATTTTTTCATGTTTGCTGCTCGTGATGATAAAAGATGGTATTCATGGAAAGAAGTTGAAGAACTATCATCCATATTAGGTATCGAACATGTACCAGTTCTTGAAATAAGACGTTTTGAGACAGTTTCAGAACTTGAACAAGCAATTGCATTTCACATGAAAAATGGTAGCAAATATGGGGACACAATTGAAGGAGTCGTTGTAAGAAATATTGAATCATTTCCATTAGATGATTTTTCTAAAAATGTAGTTAAGTATGTTAGAAAAAATCATGTTCAAACAGATGAACATTGGAAAAAGAATTGGAAAAGAGCTAAATTAATATATGAATATTAAAATATGAATTCATTTATGATTGCTGTGTACATAGTTATGATTTTTGCAATAATTATGTATTCATTACTTGACACAAGAGACAGCTTTTTATTAAAAATAAAAAATTTAAGAGGTTTCCATCTAACATAATATTTCTTGATGAAAATGGTAAAAAAGTTAATAATTCTGAAATATATTGTATTGAAGGCGAAAATTTAGCTTATAAAAATTTTCATGATGGCGATTTTGTTCTCATTATGAGAAATCACTCTTTTAAAAAAGGAGATATTGTATTAACTAATGATTTTGAATTATTTGAAGTTAAAACAAGGCATAAAAATAATACAGTATCTTTATACAATAATAATAAAAAAAGAGTTGATATAAAAGAGATAATAGGAACTGTTGTTGGGTATTACAAATATAAATAAAAAATATGACAGAACAAGAAGCTTTAGATTTTTATGAGGATTATGTGAAAAGTAATCCTCAATTTAATCAAGTGAAATGGGAACGTTGTGAATTTGAAGAATATCGCAATTGTTTATCTAAGTTTCTTAAATATCCACAAGGGCATAGATGGAAATTTCCTGAATGGTTTGATATTCAAGATGTTGCATTTAAAATACTTGTTGATAAAAGAAAAATAACTGAAGAAGAATATAAATTTTATTGTCTAAGATTTAAAATATAAAAATGGGAAGAGTAATTAAATGGGTTTTGGGAGCTATTTTGATAGTGTTAATCATACAAGCTGTTTTTGTTGTAGTTCCTTACACAATTTCTACATTCAATGAGCAAAAGGATATAAGAAATTCTTATAGCCAAAAGGTTCAAGAAAAAGAAGTTATTATGAATGAATTTACATCTTGTTTAACAAGTAGTTTGAGTATTAGTAATAGTAATGCTGAATATTTCAAAGAGAATATTCAAATTATCATGGATAACAGACAAGATGGGATGGGATTAATGTGGAAATGGGTTAGAGAGATAAACCCTAATGCAAATTATAAAGAAGTTGCAGACATATTTAAAAATATGCAACAAATGTATAGTGAAAAACGTGATATTATCATTAAAGCTAATGCTGATATATTCATGTTACAAAAACGAGATAAAGACTTAATAACTAAGTTTCCATCCTCAGTTGTTATTAAAGTGTTTGGGGAAACTACACCAATAAAATAGATATGGAAAATAGTTTTATAATTGAAGAATGGGTCTTAGAAGATGTTATTGACACTTTAAGACAAATGAAAAATTATCGAGATGAAGTTTCTACAACTGAAACTGCATTAGATAGAAGTATTGCTAATAGTAAAAAATTGTTAGAAAACATAAAGAATACTAAGCCAATTTTTTATGGTAAATTTCACAAATATTAATATATAAAATTTTGTAGTCTTAAATATTTTGTTTTACTTTGTAACATAATTGTTAAACTAAATATTAAACATTTAAACTTAAAAGAAAATGAGTGAAAAAATTGAGAGCAGAAAAGATGTTAGAAACGTGGCTGTTGTTTTTGGAAACTATGTTATCAACACACCAATTTTGTTGTTTGCAATATTTGTTGCATATTCAATATTAGTTGGTATTATTACATTTAACAATCCAATCCCTGAAATTTTTGGAAATAATGCTAAAGGAGAGTGTACTGGTTGGTTTGTATTTTATTGTGCTATTGAAATTATAGCATGGGCTGTTTATAGTTTTATTTACTTTATGGCTTCATATGAAAGTAATTCAACAGAAAAAGATGTGAAATCAATTCTAATACTTGACATTGCAAATAAGAAAGATGAAGAAGATGTTAATAAAATTAAAGTAAGTTGGAAAAAATTGGTATGGCTTATTATTGCAGTTCTTGTTATTTTTAGCGGATATAAAGCGACAAAATATTCTTTAACTGAAGGTGTGGCTGTGTATAACGAACAAAAAGATATTCGTAACACTTATGAGCAGAAGGTTCAAGAAAGAAATATTATGATGTCTGAATTTATGGACTGTTTGACAAGTTCTCTTAAAGTTAGTGAAACTAATGCAAATTATTTTAAAGAGAATATTCAGTCTATTATGGAAAACCGTAAAGATGGTGATAAACTTATGTGGAAATGGGTAACAGAGGTTAATCCTAATGCAAATTTCAACGAAGTATCTGAAATGTTCCAACATATGCAATCACTTTATTTAGAAAAAAGAAGTTCAATTATTGCAATTAATAAAACATTGTTTGAACTTGAAAAAAGAGATGCTAATCTTAGAACTATGTTCCCTTCTAATATGATTATTAATCTTGTTGGGGAAACAGAACCTTTAATTAGAAAATAACTGATATTAAATCTTTTGTATGATTGATTACAAAATTGGTGATTGGGTAGAAACTTGTCATATAATGCCTGGTATTGTTCAAAGTGTTGATATTAAACAAGGTATTGTAGAAATTTTCTACCCACATTATAAAGAACAAGATGATAGATATACAGGTGGTTCTTGTTGTTCAACTGAACATTGTGGTGTTCATAAAATTACTGAAGAACAAGCTCATATGATGTTATCTATTGGTGAAGAACGTTTAACTCGTTTGTGGGATTTTCTTAAAAGAAATGTTAAAATAAATTCAATTGAAAAACGTATTGAATTTTATAAAAAACAAGTGAAAAAAATTTCTGAACATATTGATGATGCTAATTTTAAACATTGGGCTTTTCCTAATATTGAAAAAGGTAAATCATCTTATGATTGTGCTTTTAATTCATTTAGTAGGGGCTTGAAAGAATATGAAGAAAAACTTTATGAAGCGTGGAAAGAACATGAGAGATTATGGGAACAAACTATTGCTGATTTGTACAATGGAGTTGTAAATAATATAACACAAGGTATATGGCTATCTTATCCTAAAGTATATATTGAAAAAATAGAAGGCGGTTTTAGAATTTTAACTATAAGAACTGGAGAACGTTTTCTTGCTAAAAAAATCCATTGTTTGAAATGGAATCAATCAAGTAAAAAAAAGTATCGTAAAAACAAATATGTAATAATTAAAAAAATATGATACGTTTTATAGAAACAATTAAATTTGAATGTTCAAATAGAGGTAAATTACTATGGATTACAACACCTAATAATGTTAGGGTTATCGGATTTTGGAATAATAATTATGAAACTGACCCCAAGAGAAGAAAGTTTTATCAAAAATGGTATAATGACCATACATCATGTGGTGGTTAATAAATTCATTATTATATGGAAAAAATTTTATATTTAACATTGAAAAAACAATGGTTTGACCTTATTCATTCAGGAATAAAAACTGAAGAATATAGGGAGATTAAACCATATTGGATTAAACGTTTAACAAAATGTAAGGGTAATAACTCTTTTGATAAGACAGGTTTCTTTTGTGTTAAAGCTAATTGTTGGTCTTGTTTAACAAGAACTTCAATTGGTTTTCATCCAGCTGATTATACACATGTGCATTTCAGACTTGGTTATGCTAAAGAAGCACCTACCATGAAATTTGAAATTAGTGGCTTCACAATTGGATGCGGAAATCCTGATTGGGGTGGTACAGATAAAGATGTTTTTATTATTAAATTAGGTAAAAGAATATATTAACTATGGCAGCATATTTAACAGTAAATAAAAATGGTGATGAAAGGATATTTGAAGGGTGTCCTACTTATCATAGATTAAAAGAACAGTGGGTTATTGAAACTGAAAGAGAAGGATTGGTTTATATTGACAATTATGATTATTCAGCAGGTACACGATGGGAAACCGAAACTGAATATTATTATGGTGTGCCACTTCCAAAAGGTTCTATTAAAAAACTTATTGGAAAAAATTTAACTGTTATGGATGAACCCTTTTTAATTGAATAGGATGGAAAATAAAATAGAATACAAAGATGTAATAAAAAGTACATCTCATGACCAAAAAGAAATTATGTATAATATCATGCAACTTCATAATGGTGGAAAACCGTTTTATGCTGATATGACATATAGTAGTGGAAAATTTTATGAGCCTAAAAAGGGTGACAAATATATAATTCCTGCTCCAACTGTTAAATTGGATGTTGTGCCACAATTTAATGATGTATTAAAATTAGAACCATTGGGTAAACTTCCATTTGAGGATAATTCTATTGAATCACTTGTTATTGATTTACCTTTTGTTATTGCTCCACGTGATTCTGCTTCAACAAAACTTACAGACCAAAACGGAAGAAATGTTATTATGAATCGTTTTTCGTCTTATTATCCTGTTGCTGAAATGCTTGAAAGTTATCATCATTGGATTAATGAAGCATATAGGGTATTAAAACCTGATGGCATTTGTGTGTTTAAATGCCAAAGTACTGTAACAGGTGGAAAACAACTTATGAGTTGTGAATATAGTTGGCTTTGTGCAACAGCAGCAGGTTTTTATACTTTAGACCAGTTTTTCTTATTGGCTAAGAATAGATTACATAGTGGAAAGATTAAAACACAGCAACATGCAAGAAAATTCACATCTACTTTTTATGTATTTAAAAAATCAGACAAAAAGAAAATTTCTTATATGAAATGGATGGATGATGAAAAACAATCTGAATTTATAAAAAATTTACAAGACCAATTAGTATAATTTATGGGACATAGTACAATTATAACTAGAGGAAAAGAATTGGCATTTCTTCTTCGTCATGATAAAGAATATAAGTTTGATAAACATGGATGGAGAGAAGTTTCAGACCTTATTAAGAATCATCACTATACAATGGATGAACTTAATGAAATTGTTGAAACGAATGATAAAAAACGTTATGAATTTTCTGATGATAAAAAGAAAATTCGTGCAAGACAAGGACATTCAATTGTTGTTGATGTGGAATTGAAAGAAACAACTCCACCTGATGTTCTTTATCATGGGACTGCTACTCGTTTTATTAGTTCAATTAATAAGCATGGTATTTTAAAAGGTACAAGACAACATGTACATCTTTCTGAAACAATAAGCATTGCAAAAAATGTTGGAAAGAGACATGGAAACCCTTGTGTTTTTGAAATTGATTCTAAACAAATGTTTGATGATGGTTGCAAATTTTATTTATCAAATAATGGAGTATGGCTTACTGATTTCGTGGATAAAAAATATTTTTTAAAATGTATATTTTAAATGGAAAATACTCTTATTTCTTTACCCTTAGCAGAAAAAAAGTTTATTGCTAATAATATTTTGCTTAAATATCATAGAAGATATAGGGAACGTACAAGTAGTATGTATTATCATTGGACTTATTTAAAAGAGAAAAATGGAAAGCTACTTCTCATAAAATGCTATCAACATAATGATTCTTGTGTTTGTAATGAAGAAAATCCTGTTAATATAGACCAAGTGTTTAAAAATGAATATGATTATGTAATTGCTTTAATTAAAGAATATGGCGGTAAGAAATTTTAACAAAGAAATGAAAGATATATGTGAATGGAATAATGGTAAATATGTTATTCCTTGTTTAGTGGATTTTGATGGAACAATTGTTAAACATTGTTTTCCTTTAATTGGAAAACCAGTTCCACATGCTTTAGATTTAATGTGTGAATATTCACAAAAATATAATTGTGGATGGATTTTGGACACAATGAGAAGTGGAAAATTGCTTCAAGATGCTGTTGACTATTTAATATCTAATGGCATTAAATTGTATGGTATTGGGAAACATCCTACTCAATACAAATGGACAACATCTAATAAAGCGTATGGAATGTTTAGATGGGATGATAATTGTGCATGTGCTCCATTAATTGAAGAAAATAATGAGAGAGGGTATTTAGATTGGTTAGCTGTGGATAAAATTATTAGACCTAAATTAGAGCTTATAACAAAATAAACTTAGCCTTTTTTGAAGTGCATATATTTATTATTAGTAACAATATAAATATATGAGTAGAAAAAAGACATTAAATGAATTTATTGATAAGGCAAAAGAAATACATGGTAATAAATATGATTACTCAAAAGTGAATTATATAAACTCACAAGAAAAAGTATGTATTGTTTGCTATGAACATGGTGAATTTTGGCAGCTTCCATTTAAACATTTAAAAGGTCAAGGATGCCCAAAATGCTTTAGAAATAATCTTAGTGATATATTAAAATTTTCAATAGATGAATTTATTGATAAGGCAAAAGAAATACACGGAGATAAATATAATTATTCAAAAGTAGAATATATAAATAATAAGACAAAAGTTTGTATAATATGTCCTGAACATGGCGAGTTTTGGCAAACACCACATAATCATTTAAAAGGTTATGGGTGTTCTAAATGCAGTGGAAATTATTTACATACATTAAATGAATTTATTGAAAAATCTAAAGAAATACATGGCGATAAATATGACTACTCTAAAGTAGATTATATTAATGCACTAACAAAAGTATGCATTGTTTGCTCTGAACATGGTGAATTTTGGCAAACACCACATAATCATTTAAAAGGACAAGGATGCCCAAAATGCTTTTATGCTAAAAATAGTGAAAAAAAGAAGCTAACTTTAGAAAATTTTATTGAAAAAGCAAAAGAGATACATGGTGATAAATATGATTATTCAAAAGTAAAATATAAAGGATTTCATGATAAAGTATGTATTCTTTGTAAAGAACATGGTGAATTTTGGCAAACACCTGCACATCATTTAAGTGGGCAAGGATGTAGAAAATGTAATGAAAGTCAATTAGAAAGAATAACAAGAATATTTTTAAAAAAACATAATATAATATCTATTCAAGAAAAGACTTTTGATTGGTTGATAAAAGACAAAAATCTAAAATTGGATTTTTATTTACCTGAATATAATGTAGCAATTGAATGCCAAGGAATACAACATTTTAAGCCTATTAATTATTTTGGTGGGTTAAAAGGATTTGAATATATTAAAAAATGTGATTTAATAAAAAAACAAAAATGTTATGAAAATGGTATTAAATTATTTTATGTCAATTATTATGATGACATAGAACAAAATTTATTAGAAATTATAAATAAATTAAAATAACATTTTTTAATAATATTAATTTGTTTCTTTTTTAAAAACTTGCTATATTTGTATTACTGATTTAAATCATTAATAATATGAATAAAAGAGAAGCGAAGATATTAGCATTAGAAGTATTTGCGAAATATGCTGATAACCTAATTGAAGTGGATGAAGTTTGCAACAATATTCGCACAACTAAAGATTGTGATTTAATTAATATTGCTTTTTCCGAATTAGCAATATCACTTAAAAAGAGAGCTGAGAAATTAAAATCTAATAAAACAAAATGATTATGGAATTAAGTTTGGCTAAAAAAGACCCTAAAGAAATGATTTTACTGAAACAAAATGATAGAAAAGCATATGTTATTATGGAATATTATGGTCATTATGAAGATGCTTATCAAAAAGTTTATGGTGTCACTTTGGATAAAGTAAAAGCTGAAATACTTAAAGCAGAAAGTATTGAAAGTCATAAGAAAAAAACTGAATCAGAGCTTCCAATGACATGGGAAAAATTTGGCGAATTGGAAGGAATTTTTCAAGAAAAATTGGAAGAGTTCAATTATAATGAAGATGCTTTATTTGCTTCTGGATGGTGTTTTGATGATTGTACAATGGAAGAGTTTTACATGATGGAAGATTTATATGATGATTATTTTTATAATGATTATGTAATGACTCATATTATTGAAACTGATTTGTTTTAAATGTAATGCTCAGTATTTAAAATTTGTTAAAAAGTGCATTTTTATTTATTAACATTTGCGTTTTGTTTAAATAAGTCGTATATTTGCAATACAAAAATGTTAATAACTATGAACAATTATAGAAGATTTAAGTTTGTTAAAGAACTAAAAAAGAGTGAAACTGAAAAAATTCCAGTAGGTTCAGAAATTACAGTATTAAATGATACCATATATTTTAATGGTGGAATGATTACACCTGCAAATTATAATTACTTTAATAAATTACTTGCTAATGAGATAGCTTATCCATATTATTTGCAAGAAGTTATTATACCTGTTGATAAGGTTTAAAGAATAATTTAAATAATTTGGGTATGATAGGTGGGGTTAAGAGATACTGTACAGAGAATGTACTTACAAGGACTTGAAGATGAAAGTCTTGTGATGGAAGTAACCAAAAGAAAATTTGGTGGGAATGTAAGAAAGTCTACAAAAAATGAAGATATGAAGGAACATATTGATTTTTGGTGGATTTCTGATGATGGTAATGAATACGGTTTTGATGTTAAAGGCGTTAAGAAAAATAAACGTACTGATAAAGTTGGTGATGATAAAATAAATTGGATTGAATTAATAAATGTTCAAGGAAATCCAGGATGGGTTTATGGAAATGCCAAATATATAGCATTCCTAACAAATGAATCTGTATTATATGTACCAAGAAAAAAATTGGCTTCTTATATTGAAGAAAAAATAAAAGGAAAACCACTTTCAACAGTTAATCCATCTTCTTGTTACATACCATATCAAAGATATGGAAGAATGGATATGATTGTAAAGGTTCCAACAAGCGATTTGAAAGAAATTGCTAAACATGAAATAATGTTAGAATAAAATAAATATTATGAGACTAACTGTAACAAATAGAAAATCTATTTCTGATGATTTGTCAATTTATGATTTTTTAGCTAAAAAGGGTGATTTTATTGAAGTTACTGAATGGGCTAATGGTGAAGGATATGATATATCAGTAAGAGATAAACTAATTTCTTTAACTCATGGGGAAATAGAAGCAATCAATTATTTAATTAAATGTTTAGATTTTTCTGAAAAATAAATAGTTAAAAAATATGAATATTAGAGAAGATGTAAAGTTTGGACAAATTACTTTTAATTGTGTTGCTATCTCAAACTTTAAGCATGATTGTGATGCTGATATTATGCAAGAAGAACATATTAAAAGTGTTGTGCTTCAATGAAATAAAGAAATTTATATTAGAAGATTTTGCAGCAAAATTATATTCATTATATGAATCATATTATATGTCAATACCTTATTCGATAACAACTTATAAAATTTTCCAAAATAAATATGGTATTGAAGAAACAATGGTAAAGCCAAAAAATACAATGATTAATTCAATTGACATATCAATTGATGAAACTATTATATATTGTGAAGAATATTTTGAAAAAATGATTCCAGCAAGATTTCCTAATGGAAAATCTTTAAATTATAATATACGTTCTTTTTTTGGTAATGGTGAGTTTCCTATTATTAGTACATTGGTATTAATATATAAAGATAGTATTTATTGGGCATATGGTATAAGTAGATAAAAATATAAATATGATGAAATATGAAAACAGTTGAAGAATATGAATATTTTCTTTCTTATTTGCGTTATAGATTTCCAGCTATGTCTATATGTGAAGAAGAGTATGAAAAAATTATTCATACATTAAGATTAATAGCTCTTTATTGCCCTGATAATAATAGACTTATTTTTCATTATGACCATATTATAGATTTTATTTGCATAAAAGGAATATTTTTTAGACCTAAAACAAGAAATTCTGTTCCAGAATTTTATGAAATATCATATGTAGATGAATTTTTTTGTATAAAACCAATACCATTTAATCTTAGTTTTGTCGAACAATTATATGAAATAGTACGAAAAGAAGTAAAAAATAATACTGATGAAATTAGTAAATAAAGGTGAAATATTATCTGATAGTGTAGATGATATATATGATATTATCTTTAGAGAATATACGCATAAAGGATTTTGTGATGTTGATTTTGAAGGAGTTAAAGCTATCACAACTAAATTTGCTGGTAAATTATTTGGCAGATTATATGATAATTTAGGCAAAGAAGAATTTTATAAAAACATTCACATTATTAACATGTCTAATGATGTAAAAATTAGTTATGAAGTCGGATTAATCAGATATATAAAATACTTTATATAAAAAATGTAAAAATTTATGAAAATAAATCAAGTAAATATAGAAAGTCAGCCAACGAATCAATCTACACAACAGATTTGGTTCACGGCTGACCTGTGAGTCTGCATTTTAGTCATAAAAACGTAATTAAGCATTGTCCAGAAAGGGCACTTGCAGGAAATTTCAATATAGATGATGTTGAAGCTCATAATAATTGGCTTATTGAGAAATGGAATAATACTATTAATAAAAAAGATATTGTCTATGTAATAGGTGATTTCTGTTTTGCAAATAGAGAAGAAACAATTAAGATACTTAATAAGCTAAAAGGAGAAAAACATTTGATTTTGGGAAACCATGACAAATCATCAGACCATTTAAACGGATATTTTAAATCCATATCACAAATTAAGGAAGTGAAATTTAAACAGCAAAATTATCCTTTCTTAAAAGAAGATTTTGACATAATCATGTGTCATTTCCATATGATAAATTGGAATCGAAAACATTATGGCTCTTGTCATGTGGCAGGGCATAGTCATGGAAGATTAGATGATTATAATTTATCAATTCCTGACCTTAGAGTTGATGTTGGCATTGATGGTAAATTAGCAAATTATGAGTTTATTTCATTAGAAAAACTATACAAGTTTTTTAAAGAAAAAGCTGAAGGTAAATTGTTTGCTGATTATGCAAGAGAAAAGAAAGATGAAAATATGCTAATTTAATATTAAGAAAAATGGAGGTAATTTGACTATCCGCAATCATCCCTAAAGGATGATTGATGGATAAGCGAATTAGCCTTGGTGAAAGAACTGTCTATGGTTCTTGAACTACGTTAGAAATGAATATATAGGAACGTTGGGATGTTTATCCAAGTCCCAACCTCTTCGGTCATTGATTAAACAGCTTCTAAAGAGGCAGTGTTGCTGGCAAATTAAGGAAACCATTTTATAACATTGGCGATGGGTAACTTACGGGAGAAGTCCTGGGCAGCTTTATTTTAGCTACCGTAATACTTAAAAATTAATAAATAAATTAGCATTAGTTTTCAGACGACATGGAAGTATGTTGTTTGGTGAGCTATACGGATAATAATAAAATATAATAAAATGAGTAAATTTAAAATTGGTGATATTGTGTTAGTTAATCAAGACACAATAAATATTGAAGGTTCAATCACACGAATTGAAAAAGGCTTTTATAATAAAGAAAATGGTACATATACACTTGACAAATATTATGTTTCACCAACAAATTGTTTAAGTACCGACATTATTTGTAGTAAAAGAGAAATTACATTAAAAAAGAAAGAACATACTATGACTACTTCCAATTTGGATAAAAATAATGCAAATGATAAAAAAGAAACATTATTCTATACAAAATACAATAATGTTGTAGTTGTTGGTATAAGAACAGAAGAAAAAGAAATTGCAACTAAGGAAATGAAATCTTCAGTAAAAGTTAAAGGAAGAACAATTAATGGCACTTTTACTGCAAAATATACAAAACCATTAAGACGTTTTATTATTGGTTATTCAATTTGTCATTCTGATGATGAGTTTGATATGAATATAGGCATGGAAGTTGCTAAAAAAAGAGCATTACATAAACCAGCTGGTGAATTAAGAAGTAATAATTGGACTATGCTACAAGACGACCAATGTGAAATGCTTGTTAAGTGTGAAGCTGAATATATTTTTAATAATATTAAAAAATATATTGATAGAAGATAAAATATAATAAATTGTTATTTTTTCATTTAGTTTACTAATAATTAGTAAACTAATGAGAAAATGGCTAGTACATTTACAATTAAACAAGAAGGATATAATGACCCATATACATATCGTCTTGGTATGGTTGGTGATGGAGTAAGATTATGTATTGCAGTTAAAAAGGGAGGTGGAAGTCAACAATTTAGAAAAGAAGATGATAATATATGGACTTCCATTTCATATGATAATAATGGAAAATATATTGCTTGTGGTATAACACCAAATGGTACAGGATGCGTAAGTTTTTCATCTGATAAGTGTGAAACGTGGTCAGATACAAAAATTTTGGGTGATATATGGGCTGGAGTTGCATGTGGAAATGGTAAATATGTTGTTGTAGGCAGAAATGGATATGTTGGTATGTCAACAGATGGTGAAAATTGGAACATATCTCAAATTGATGATAATTTAAATTGTTTAAGTATTGCTTATGGTAATAATATGTTTATTGTTGTTGGTAATACTATATCAACTCCAACTGTTCCTAAATCTTATGTATTAAAAAATGGTAGTGATGAATGGGTAGAACTTAAATATAGTTCAACAAATTTTACTATTCAATCAATTACTTATAGTGAGTATGCAAACAGATTTGCTAGTGTTGGAAGTAATTTAGTAGCACTAACAAGAGATACTGATTATTGGGATATTGAGAGAGTTGCAGATGGTGCTGATTTATATGCAATTGCATATGCAAATAGAGAAATTGCAGTAGGTAATCATGAAGAAATTTATTATAATGGTGCAAATGGATGGAAATTAGTTCCATATGATTCACCTGGTAATATTATATGGCTAAGTGTTGCTTATATTCCTGGGATGAAAGCTCATATAGCTGTTGGTACTTCAGGGTATTCAGTTGCATTTACAGATAGTAATAATAGAACTGCAAAAACAAGGTTTTGGACTAAAGATTTATTATGTGTTATTAATGTTGTTTAATTTAAAGCCCTATAATTATAGGGCTTTTTTATTATCCTGATACACTATAAGTAAAACTATTATTTGAATTATCAATTATGACTTTAGTTTCATCATTTGATTTTAATATAATCTCAAATACTTTTGCCGCCCCACTTGGTTTAGGGTCAATACATGAAATTACTCCATTTGGATAATGTTCTGAACTACTATCATCCAAATAACAAGATTCTGGGTTTTCAGTATTAGGGTTTATATGCAACATATAAGAACTATCGCCACTATTTTTGTAATAGAATTTTAATAGATTAAAATTATCTAAAATTTCAATATCAATATATTGAAACCAATCAAATGTAGGGGAATTTCCACTATTTGTTTTAGCTTTTATTGGCAATTCATATATTCCACATTCATACCATGTACCATTTAGATATGATGATGATGAATCAATATACGCTGTAACTAATTCTTCTTTACCTGCTTGTATAATTTTAAATGTGCTCGCCATATTTGTTTAGTTTACTAATTATTAGTAAACTATTAAGAAAAATAACAATTTTTAATATTTTTTATTCACGCATTTCAATAAAAAGTTGTATATTTGCAGTGTAATCAACACTTTTGCATATAATCACATGTTATGATAATATGCATTATATATGATTATTAATTGATAATTAATGAGTTATGACAAAAAAACAAGATACTGAGTATAAATATTGGTGTAAATTCCAAGAAGAAAATTGTAGCTATTGTTGGGGAACTGTATTTAATTCTACTCCACAAGAGTTTAAAAACAAATACAATGCAGTATGTTATATTGAAGATGTTGATAAAGCAGTTGGGGTTGGGGTATTTTTAAGAACTTTAGGCTATAAAATACAAAACATGCATCATCCTAGAATATTTTATGATGTGTGTTCTTTAAATCATACATTGTATGTTGCTGAATTTGGCATATCTTATAATGGTGCAGACAGAGAAAATCCATTAGAATTTATTACTAAATGGGTTTTTGATAGAAACAAAGAACGTGCTGAAGGAAAAGAATTTTATTATCAAAATGAATTTATTGATTGTGGTGATAATGTGGAATTATTGAAAGCTGTGGCAAGTTTAACGGATGTTGATGATTTAAATCAACCATTCATTAGAACATTGCCAAATGGAGAAGAAGATTGGTATATAAATACACAGTGGAAACATTTTAAAACTGATTGTAATGTTGAATGGGCAAAAAAAACTTGTAGAAAAGCGACATTAGATGAAATAATAAATCATTTTAAAAATAATGGAAAATATTAAAATAGAAGATAGGGAAGTTTATTTGGTATTGAGACCAAATGATTTGATAGAAAAAATTATCTATCAATCAATGGAATGATTTTATTACAAGGTATGAAAATGATAAACTTTCATTAGTTACCCCATATAATGAAAAATATGATGGATGGTTTTTTGTTACAACAACATTAAAAAACATAATTGAAAATCATTCATTATATGATTTAAGATTTCTTTATGAGTATAGAACTGAACATCATTTATCTTTTGAAGATAAAAGATAAATTAATATAATATGAAAAAATATACATTTGATGATATTAGAAAAGAGGGGCTGTTAATATATGAATATATTCGTGGCTCTCATGCTTATGGTTTACAAAAACCTGATGGTACCAGTGATGTTGATACAGCAGGTGTTTATCTTGAACCAATTGAACAAGTTTTAGGACTCGGATTGGATTTTCAAGAACAAATTGAAGATGAAAAACATGATAATGTTTGGTTTTCATTAAGAAAATTTATGGAAATGCTTCTTTCTTCAAATCCAACAGTACTTGAATCTTTGTTCATCCCTGAAGATAAAATTTTGTATGAACACCCTATAATGACAGAAATTAAAAAATATAGAAATGCCTTTGTGACAAAGGCATGTTTTAAACCATTTATGGGTTATGCTAAAACGCAAATTATAAAAGCTCGTGGTCTCAATAAGAAAATAGTAAATCCAGTCAAAGAACGTTTAGAACCTCTTGATTTTGCTTATACTTTTTACAATCAAGGAAGTACTAAGATTAAAAATTGGCTTGAATATAGGGGTTTAAAACAGCAGTATTGTGGGCTTGTACATATACCTAATATGCACGATACATATGGTGTATATTATGATTGGGGTAATCATTTTAATCATAATGGTATAACTGTTGAACAATTATGGAATGACTATGTTAATATGGAGAAAGATAATCAATTATCTCATATGTGTGAATGTATTGTTGATACATACCATATAGTTGGTCATGCTGAACTTGAAAATTGGTTTGAAGAACAAAAACCAATTGGTTATAAAGGTATGGTTGGTGAAGATGGACTTTCAAATGAATTAAGATTATCTTCAGTTTCTAAGGGTGAAATGCCAATATGTCATTTGACTTATAACAAAGATGGTTATACTAAACATTGTAAAGATTATAAAGAATACAAAGAATGGGAAAGAAATCGTAATCCTGAAAGATATAAAGAAAACAAGGAAAAGGATTTTGACAGAAAAAATATGTCACATAGTGTAAGATTAATGCACATGGGACTTGAAATTGCAAAAACTGGACAAGTTAATGTTGATAGAACAAATATTGACAGAGATTTCATTCTTGATATTCGTCTTGGTAATTCAACTTATGATGAATTGATTAATTATCTTGATTCAAAAAAAGAAGAAATGGAAAATGCGATGGCAGAATCTACTCTGCCAGAAAATATTGATGTTGAGTTTGTAAATAATCTTTTGTTGAAAATTCGAGAAAAACAATTGAATTATTGGAAAACTTAATCATCTTTAGAAAATCATATGTCATTTAAAATTATAAAACAACTACCATATGTCAAACAAGATGGTAGTTGTTTTATATCTTTTAATTAAAAAGGACAAATACCATATAGAAAATTTTCTGGTATATTTCCATTTTCATCTTTTAACTGTATTGGTGTTGTCCAATTAATACCATCTGTTGAAGTGGTTATATATCTTACGTCTCCAACTGCTACAAATTTCCCACCTCCTATGAATCTTCCATAACAAACACTTTTCCAACTGTTGTTTCCTACTTGTATTGGCATTGATTCTGTCCAGTTTATACCATCTGTTGAAGTAATTATATAACCAAAGATTCCAACTGCTACAAATTTCCCACTGCCATAACAAACGCTATCCAACGAATAATCA